GGAATTAACATTCCTACTGTAGAGCCCGCAGTTGCACCTTCAGGTGGAGTATCAATTATGGGAGGAGCTATTGGAAATGTTGACGATGTTCTATCACAAATCTAATAAGTAGTTTCAAAAAAAAAAGGAGATTCGAAAGAATCTCCTTTTATTATACATTGAGGTAAGACTCATTGTTGAGTACCCAATCTTTTTGTTTATCTACAAAATCTAATATTCCAAATGCATTTATTTCTGCAAGTTCTTGAACATGACCAACAATAAAGTTTGCATCTGCAGGAACATCTTGGAACATATTTTCAGTAATTACGGAAGGAATTTTACTCCAATAATCACCATTGTTTGATACACTCATTGGTGAAACTATGCTGTAATCACTAAGTGCAGTTCCTGCAGTAACACTGTTTCCATATTTTACCCCACCATTGAATGTCTTTACATAGCTATTTCCTAAATATTGTGTAGCTACATCAAACAAACTGTTAGCCAAAGGAGCAGATAAGTTTGCTCTATGAGTATCTGTAGAAACATATACTGACCAGAATCCATGTCCGCTTGGCATCTTTGACCAAGACCTTCCTCCTCCTGCAGCATTCAAATGAATACTTACAAACACTGCATGCTTATTTCTATTCTCAGGAAGCTTCATTGTATCTGCAGCCATACGTTTTCTTTTTGTAAATTCTTTTCCCCAACCATCATCAGCACCAAGACTAGGAACAGTATATTTTACTGTAATGTAAGGGGCAGTCTCATACAAAATACTTGCAACTTGTTGTGCAATCAAACGGTTGTATTCATACTCTTCAATCGCAGGTCCTCCACTTGCATTAGAATTTATATCAGGATACATAGCAGCAGGACTAGCCTTCTGTGTTAATTTACCCTCTGAATTGTGTGTTGTTTTATAGTCATGACCAGGGTCTAAGAATACAATGACATTTTCATAGCTCTTGTCTCTTCTTTCAGGATATGCTGGACCATAATCACTAAGAGTAAGCAATCCTCCATCATTACCAAAGTCAAAGCTTGAACTCTTGTAGAATAATTCAAGACCGGCATTTTCTGCACTTTCACCTGTAGGTTTGAATGCTCCTGGAGGAGGAGAGTAAGGAACATAAGTATATTCAATTTCCTTTCTCTCTTTATCAAGATATGAACCATACATTGTTTCTTGTGCATAAGTTGTAGTAGATACTGGAGTTTCTTCATTGTGAGATGTTCTATCTTCACCAACTTCTTTGTTCAAATCGTCTTTTACAAGGAATTCTGTTCTTGGTTTGTCAATGACAGTAGTATTTACTTGTTCTCTTTGATAGTCAATATCAAGAAGCATATCCTCATAATTCTGTATTTCTCTGTCAAGATTCTTAATCAAAGGAGTAAGTAATGCATTTAACCCATTGAAATTCAATTGACCAAGTCTTTCAAGTATCATTACTATAATATCAAGTGCAACATTCAAAGGAACTATAATAGTTGAGTTTGCATTATGTGCATTGACAAACAACAACATTGGCATAGGAATTATTCCGCATAATCCTAATCCCAATACACACACTGTTCGTCCAGGAATAACAACAAGAGGAATATAGATTATAGGAAGAAGAACAGGGGAACCTGCTATGACAAGACCTGTTGCCCAGAACAAAGGAACCATACAATTTACAAGAGTTGCATGTAAACAATACTTCAACCAATACTTATGTTTAGTAAAGTCTGCAGTAGATTTTGTATGTACTGATGTTGATAAGTCTTCATCTTTATCTGCTCTCTTATCATCTTCAGCTATCTTTTGTTCCAACTTATCCAAATCATCCATAGTTTTTATAGGAATAGTTCCTTCACCTGGAAGAAGTTGGGCACTTGGTTCATAGTCTATTTCACCTCCACCTAATTTGACAAATATATCATTCATTATCTTTTCATTGAATATGTCAGTAAAAAGATAATAGTCAGTCTTTATACACTCGTGCCATATATCCATTTTATCTGGCCAAGGAACCTCACGGAATTGTTCAAACAATGAGTCATTGTAGAATGTTTCAGAATTCTTATTGTACCAATCAATTGCTTTTTTAGCAATTCCTTGAAGTGCAGCTAATTCATTTGCAGTTATAGTCTTAAGATTTTGAAGATATTGTGACAACACTTTTTCATTCTCTTCAAAATATACTTGCATAATTATGTCATCTGTTTCACCACCATTATATTCTCTTGACATAATATTGTCAATGTTTTTGTATTCATTGGCAATATAAGTATATTGAGAACCCATTATCTTGGATTCTGTCATACCGTTTTCAATTCTAATAAGTGAAACATAGCGGTGTGCAATTTGACGGAGCTTCCTATCAAGCTTATCATCTTCTGTTTCTTTTGCTTCTTCCATCTTGTCATAACTTTCAAGAAGAGCAGTGACATCAGTATCTTCTGTTATTTCAATTCCTGCAGGTTCATTTGTTTTTATACCAACAAGTGTCTTAAGATACTTATAAACTCTTTTGAACAATGAGATTGTTCCTTCATCATCAGCAGAACCTTCTTCAATTGAGTCAGTATCAAGATAATATTCAAACTTAAATACTTCTTTGAATCTTGCGAAGTAGTCATAAGTGGTGTCATAATCAAAATCTCTGTTGTAGTTATTTACATAAGTGTATTTTGATGTATAACCAAACCAATATTTCTTTAAAACAGGGTCACAATACTGATTGAATTTAGATATAAGAGATTCTATGTTATTCTTATTCAATTCAAGTCTTTCTCTTATTCCTATGAATTTGCTTATTGCATCAGACAATTCTTTTACATAAGGATTTTCATCATCATAAAAGAAATTGTCATTATGTAAGTATTCTATCCAATTGTCACACAACATAAAATCTACTATTCTACCCTTTGAACAATAATTCATTTTACCTGGGTTGTCATAGTACAATTTAAGAATATCGTTTGTAAACTTTTTCTTCTCCTCATAAAGTATATTCTTCAATGTTGTAGTCTTATTCTTCTTTATGAGTTCTTTTACTTTCTTTTTTCCTGCCTTTTTCTTTACAGTCTTTTCATATCCGTCAATGATATCATGTGCAGCATCTTCATATTTTTCTATGAATTTGTCAGATGATACTTCATTACCGTTTGCAACTCTATAGCCAGAAGATACACCGAAGTTTTCTCTAAACATATCTTGCAATACAGAGCTATGATATGATTTTGTATATGAATAATCTCTTGTAAACAATGCAAGTTCTGGGAAACGGAAGAATGACAAATAGTCTTTGATGAACAAATCTACATAAGCACTGTTCTTGTAGAAATCAACAAGCTCTTGGTACTTGTCTCCTCTATCTTTGAACATCTCATAAGCATTTGTGTAATAATCATTTATGATTTTTGTGCAATCTTCTTCATTTGTAGTATCAAGAGAAGCATCAGAAGATGAATCACTAAAGTCTTCAAAATAATACCAAGCAACAAAGTAAGAAGGTTCTACTATCTGTACAGAACAATCTACCTTTGAATGAATAGGAACTTCATTTATATAACCAATAATATCATCAATGTGAATATGTTGATTAACTTCTACACACAATCTTGAAATAGGAAACAGGTCTTGTCCTATTTCAACACAAACTTTTCTTGCAGAACCATTTCCTCCTGTCAAACTCTTCCTCGTCAAGTCTTCGACGTCAGTATCATCTGAAGTTTCACACATTGAAATCTTACAAGGGAAACATTCTTCAGGTGTGAGTTCTTTAGAAGATGATGAATCATTTGTACTATTCTCTTCATCTCCTCCACCTCCGCCGCCAGAACCTTCATTGCCGATAAGAGAGAAACAATCCAAATCATAGAAAGCTTTAACATAGACAATTGCAACATCAAACAATGTTGCTTCTATTTCTTCAGGAAGTGTTTCACATAAATCATTATTCAAACTTTCTTCTATAGTAGGAATATCTATATCTCCTTCTTCCTCAGGCATGAAAGAATCTAAATCATTATAATCTGGTTTCTTATCCTTTCCTGTTTTATTATCAAGCAATCTTCTCCTTCCACCTAAATCTGATTTACTATCTTCAAGCTTTCCGCACTCCATTCCGTACATAGCACCAATCAATCCTCCAAGTAATGGAAGTAAAGCTTTAAGAATAGCTTGCAATTTAGGAACAACTGTAGAATTCAAATCAGATATATCCATATCTCTGAGAGTCTTTGCCTCAGATACAATGTTTCTCCATACAGCAACAGAAGTATTTCCAATTGTTTTTATCTGATGAATTATCTTAACAAGAATATCCAAATAGAAAACTTCATACACAAGTTCCTTTATTTCATCAGAGAAATTGTTTAGATATTTCTTGAAGTCTTCTGTATATTTCTTTATTAGTTCCCTGTTGTCTTTGTCATCCTTATATTTTCCTGCTTCTACAATTTGTCTATATATACGGATAGGTTTGTTTGCAACTCTCTTTATTTCATTGTATAGAATATCTGCCTTTGACAGATGTTGTTCTACCATTTCAAGAATTTTAGATATTACAGGATTGAGAAATGCTTTTACACCAAGTTCTTTAATATCACCAAGTAGTTTCTGATATTTCAAATCAAGATTGAAACTTGCTGCATTGAAAGCATATTGCAATGCTGCTTTCTTGGTAGGTATTCTTCCTTTCATCAATTCAAATACATGCTCCAAGAAATCATCTGATATACTATTTGTTGCAAGGTCTTTTACTATCTTTGCAATAGATGTTGGAATTGATGGAATAAGTAAGTCTTTTTCTTTTGGCCATTTGTCACTTTCATGGTCAAATGAGAACTTACTATCTGCAATTCCTTTGAATATCATCATTATAGGAGTATTGATTCCTGCTGTTGAATTGAATTTCTTAACTCCTTCTAACCACGCCTTCTTTTCTTTTTCAGTATGAAGGCTTGTATAAAATGTATATCCATCACGGATAGGAATATTATCAATATATTCTACATAGTGATATGCACTGTCATCTCTTTTCTTATCAATATCAAATCTTATAGAGTTATTGTCTTCATACCAATACTGCACAGCTTCCCAGAAAGCTGCACGATATTCAAACTCATCATCTTTGAAACTCTCATAAGATGTCCATCCTGTCTTTTCTTCAGCAGTTCCTTCTGTCATGGCAAAGTGATAAAACAAAGTAGGTGATGGAGACAATAAATCTTCACCTACTTCTTCACCATTTCTACGTACATCATCTATGTAGTATTTGATTTTACTCACTTAATATACAGTCAATATTTTCTTTTTTAACTACAGTCTTCAAACACCAATAAGCATCAGTCAAGTCATCAACACAATGGATATAAGCAGTCTTCTTTCTTAATATCTCATTATGCCCCCAGATTGTGTGAATGAATAGATGAAGGTCATTGTCTTCTTTACCAAGAGCGGCAATCATATCTTCCTTTCCCATTCCTTTCTTAGCACAGCCTGCAGTTGATTTGATAGTTATTGGTGAGTATGTCTTGAACTTCTTGAATCCATTGTCTATCAATTCTTTCATCAAGATATATTTGTAACCTGACAAATCAAGTGCAGCATCGCCTTTAGCAGCGAATGCAAATCCTTCATTAGCGATTATAACATCCTCAATGTTATAATCGTATGGTTCTAATATCTCTAATATGTCATGTACAATAAACTTTGCAAGGTTAGAAGCTCTTGAAACATGTTCAAGTATCAGCTGGCTTTCATCAAGAGATTTGTCTTTGATGGGCTCTAACCCTCTGTCTATTACAATAACATCACAAGATGTCAATTTCTGATTGGTCACATTATCATTTTTAAGCGGCCAAGTATAAAAACTTATTTTGTTTTCAATCAAACAACACATTGCTGGTTTGTTCATTGAAAAGTCAAATGCAAATATTGGAGGATGTTTCATGGTGATATAATTATCCTTTTATTATCTATCGCTTAAAATTCAAACCGAGACTTTTTAGATAGAATTTGTAATGATAAATATTAAAATGAAAATAAATTGAATTTTATGTCATACGTAGAATTGAAACATTTGAACGAAGAAGGTCCTGTAGATTTGGCTGCATACACTGCTGCTGAATTTGCAAAGCAAGGAATCAAGAGCGTTCCAGGATACGGAAATGTTAGCATAGATGTAAATGATAACGGATTCTTTATTCATCCTGCAGACAAACTTCCAGGTGGCCTTCTCGGAAGATTGCAGACTGCATGGGCAGAATCAGGACATGACGTCAATGCATTTTATAATAGTGATATTGATGGAGAATCAGTTAAAAGTATTTTAGGACAAATGCCATCTCAACAGGCTTTTGGAGTTGGTGCAAAGTTAGAGGGATTCCCAGAGGGAACAGCAATTCCTTGTAAAGCATGGACAGGACATGGTTATAAAGCTATTAAATACCTTCCACATAATGCAGAAGCAGTTTCAACTGGTACTGCAGGAGCTCCTGCTCCTACAACTACTCCAGTAGATGCTGGTCCAGAAAAGATAGGAGCAATTGATGGAACTTACAATGGTCCTGTTAATGATTGGTGGAAATTCTTTACTGACCCTAAGTTCTTGATGGGTACAGCAGCAGTTGCAGGTATTATTGCTTTGCTTAAGACTCTTCACAACAGCATTAAGATAAGATTTAGAAAGTGTGCTAAGGTTCTTTATAGAATGCAGAAAGATTTTGGTGGAGCAGAGAATGGAATGGATATGAAAGCTGTTCTTCCTGGTGTAGGTTCAAGAATCATGGACTGGTTTGCAATGCTTTGGGGTAAGAAGACAGGACAAGGAAAGAATAAAGGAGCTCTTGGTCTTAGACCATTCGTTGACAATTATAGAAATGAAATTGCAGCTGATTATGACCAAGCAGTAAGGTCATATAATATGATTGCAAGTTACAAATATGAAGAACATCCAGATTCATCTACATCAGGTGCATTAAATAACTTTGAGAAGCCTACTGCTCCTGAAAGCCCTGCTACAGAATCAGTTAATGTAGATACAAAGGTATATGAATCATTTGAAGATGCGTTGAAGACTACTACACTTAATGAAGGTCAACAAGTTAATGAAGCACTTGGAACTATTTTTGCAGCAGGTTCATTAGCATTGACAGGAATAAGAATGTTCAAGGGACAATTCCGTATGAAAACCAAAGATGAAAACGGTCAATACACTGAAAAGAGTGTTGCTGTTACTCCTAAGTCAACAAGAGAAATCTGCTATGCTATTCTCAATATGTATTATGGAAAGTACTTCAATCTTGAAAAAGTATTCAATAAGATGGGTATAGATGATTTTGCAGATGTTGATTCTTCAAATGTTGATAAATTCCAACAAATTGCAAACAGAATGGCTGAAACTTCAGAAGGAGATTCAAATACCAAGAACGTTAAGATGTATGCAAGAGTCAGAAAAAATTATGATTTGATGGTTGGTTCATACATAAAAATAGGACGTGGAGTAGTAGACAATTTCAAGAAATATACAAGAAAGAAAAAACAAGATAAAGGAAAGGACCTTGGTGAAAAAGATGCTAATCTTCTTAATGCAGCATATGAAAAACTTAATGCAGAACTTGAAAGACAGAAAGATGCATATGAGAACAATTTCCCAAGAGTATTGAATGCTATTACTTCTTCACCTGAATATGCTAAGTTTACTGATTTGGTTATTAAGAAAGTCATTCCTTTGTTCAAGACAGGTCTTGCAGGTGATGCTGATTATGTATTGGATGCACTTCCTAGAGTAGGTGATTTCTTCGTAGTAAGACAGACTGGAAATCAAGATAGCCTTGGCACAAAAGATACAGCAAAAGGAAATGTTGCAATTGTTAGAGTTCTTGATGTTAAGAAAGAAGGTCAAGAAGGACAGCAAAAAGTATCTATTTCATTTGCAAGAACAGCTCTTCTTAAGTCAGCAAAAGATGTAAAAAAGATAGTTCGTGACAATCGTTTAGTATATGATTTAAGCAATCTTGCACCAGAGAATATAGATAGAACTGCATTCTCAAATGTAAGAGGAAAGGAAGCAGACCGTTCAGAAGGTGGAGATTCAATTACACTTCCTTATGGAAAATGGATTGCTCTTGACCCAAGAGAAGTAGTCAATGTTCCTGGTGATGATAGAGACCCTGAAGATATGAAGAGAACTAAACTCTATAGAAGAGAGTTTAATGTCAATGGAAAGGATATTGTTGAATACGCATTTGGTGAATCACTTGTTTCAGAGAGTGTTGCAGGTGCTTCAACACAAGAATTTGCAGAGGATGTAAATCTTTCAGAAGCAGGTGTTAAATTTAAATTCACTTCAGAAAAGGGAGAAGAAAGCAAGGGTGAAGAAGACCCTATGAATAAGGATGCTAATATAAGAAATATTGTTTGCGTCAATATAAGCAAAGAACAAGAAGAAAATCTTCTTTCAGGTAATATACAGCAACTTCAATTCACTGGTTCATACATTGAATTAGAAAATGCATGTACTGCTTTGAAACTTGGTGAGATACTTACCAATCCTAAGAACTTTAATCCTAATCCTGGATTTGAAATGTTGTCAGGAAAAGTTAAAGAGAAAGACACAATTGCAAATCTTATTAGACAGCAAAAGGGTTATACCCATGTATCACATCAGAAGGCTGCTAATGTAGAAGATATTGCTCCTATTCTCAATAAGATAGAGACAAGACAGACTACAACTGAAAAGATTACTGATGCTATTCCTGCTATTGCAGAAGATATTAAACAAATCAATGCTGCTGTTGAACGTGTAAGGGAAAATGCAGTATTTACTCCTGACAGTAATCCAGAAGCTAAAGGATTGAAGATTCCTTATTCTCCTAGTGGAACAGAAAATGATAGTACAGGTTTGTCACAGCAAGTAAGTAATATTCAGTTTAAAGCAGGTAGTGTAACAGCATTCCATAGCGGATCTATGACATACACCTGTAAAGATATAACAGATATGAACAATAATCCTGTAAATATAATCATTGAAATAGATTTGTATATTAAGAAAGGTGAAGATGGTAAACCAAGAATGTTAAGTGGAAAAGAATTCCAAGATTCATGGACTGCTAATTTGCCACAAAAGAACGATAAAAGTAAATATACAATTAAAGATTATCTTGCTAAAGATGGTGACCAATTCTTTGCAAATAATGGAATTGCATTTAGATTAGGTTGGATTAATCACAATGATACAAAGGGAATTACTCTTGCACAAGATCCTAGATTCTCTAAGTGGGAAGATATTGCATCAGGTAAAGAAGCAGAAGCATTAAATGAATTGGTTCAGAAGTTCTCTGAATATCTTAAGTATGAACCAGGCAGAGGTGGAGATGCAGGTAAGAAACAGGAACAACCAATAGATGCAAGTACACAAACTACATCAGTAAGTACTTCATTCAACATTACTTACAGTGATATGTTCAACCTTGCAGAATCATTCATGGGAACCTTGTCATATCTCAATGTTCATAGATTCATCAAGCCTGAACAGAAGACTAAGGAACAATTCTATGTTCTTTCAGAGAATGCTTGGGGTGACGGAGTAACAATCAATCCTGTAGCAAAGCTTAATGAGTTCGTTGATAACACTCTTAAGAATTGTAAAGAGTACAATGATTTCACTAGACTTGCAAAATCTTCTGTATCAATCAACTTTATGCCTATAACAGAGGATTGTTCTTACAAGACTGTACTTCCTTACAATAGATATAAGATGCTTACTGAAGTTAATCCTTTATATGAAGCAACAGTTATCTTGTCATTCGATATGTTTGGTAATGTAGATAAAGTTATCAACAAGGGTGTAACTAAAATTTGCAAATAATACAAATGAGAAAAGAAAAATTATATGAAGGTCGTATGGGAGGGTTCACCAATCCATTTGATGATTTGGATGATGATGTAAAAATATCTGATAACATTGAAGTTGACGGTGACCCTTCAGACCCTATCTATAAACAATATCAAAAAACTAAGCTTCCTATAAAAGGAGTTAAGCTTTGGAATACTAATACTCCTAACAAAGTTATATTTAAGAATGATAGGATGTATGCAGGCCAATACTTTGAAGCAGGTGACACTGTTGAAATTGCACCAATCAAGGTTATGACTGATGAAGATATGTATTCAAAGAGCATTAGAGATTTTGCATTTGTCATAGATAAGGGAAAAGGATTGTATGCACTTCCACTTGGTTATGCAGTATGTTATAGGAACTCTAAAGAAAGCGGAATTCCTGGTAATATAGATTATGAATTTGATTTTGATAGCCGCTCTATTAAACTCTATGCAATAACTAGAATAAAGAAGGGAGCTGAATTGATAATTGATGCAGCAGAAGAAGATTTCGGAAATGAGATAAAGCCAGGACAATTCCAGTATGACCAAGGACCAGAACCTATTTATAGTGTAAGCAATATTAAGATAGTTTAAACGAGAGAAATTGATTGATTTTAACTTTAATAAATATAAAAAATAAGAATACAGCTAAATAATATGAAATCATTTAGTACTGCATATTATACAAGTAGAAGAGAGACCAAAGCAGAGAGAGAAGATATGATTGAACAAGAGCATATCAAGATTATCACTGCTATGAAACACGAATTTGGTATCAACAATTTTGGTACTTTGTCAGAGGCAGAGAGGAAGTCTTATAAGTCTATGCTTAATGAGATGTGGACTCGTGAAAATGGTCTCACAGAAAAGGGAGTTAAGTTCTTGACAGAAGCAGCTGCTCCTCTTACAAAGGATTCTACTCCTGAGCAGATTGAAAAACAGTTTAAGAAAGAAGTAAAAGCTAATTTGATTGCTCTTGTTGCTACCTTAAATTCAGATACTCCTAATTTCGCTGCAGCTGTTAAGGCAAAGAAAGGAATTGAAGAACAGATTGGCCATAAGATTTCAAGCAAAGACTGCAAGAAATGGATGTATGAAGTTATGGCAAAATATCTTGAGGACAAGATTCGCGGATTCAAATTTTAATATAGGAGATTAGGTTATGGCAAAGTTTAATAAAGATACATTTTTGAATGAGATTACTGGTAAGGTACAATCAGCAATTGATAAGAACCTTATCACTAAAGAAGATATTCAAAAGGAAGATATTGAAAGACTCCACGGATTCATTCAATATGAATTGCTTGAATATATTGAGGATAGAAAGTTTGCAATTGATGTCTTGAAAGATTTCAATTATGATGAGAAGACAGATTGGGATAAGTTGCAGGAGCAGTTCGGTAAATTCAAGTCATTAATGGATATTGCTCTTGTCAATCTTTGGAGATTCCTTGATGCAGAAGGTTGCACAAGATATTCTTATTACAACCATACTAATTTTGCAGAAGATACTCCTATGCTTGATATGGTCCATCATTTAGAAGACAATCCTCCTTATGAAGATGGTGAGACAGATTACCCAGGACAAGGATATACAAATCCTCCTAGAAGGAAAATCCACGTCCGCCATGATGAGGAAGACTAAAAATGAAATGACAATGATATTTAAAGAGAGATAATTATCTCTCTTTTTTATTTTATAATGCTTTATTTGTGTGATAAATATTAAAATGAAAATAAAAATAAACGAGAGATGGCTAATAATTTAATGATATGTTCTAATGCTAAAAACTCATTGCATTTGAACGAATCAGAAAATACAGGCCAAAGATATATTCTTGAAGGAACTTTTGCTGAGTTGGATAAGCTTAACAGAAACCAAAGAATATATACCAAAGGTGAGTATTTGAAACACTTAGCATATTTAAGAAATGACATCAAATCAGGTGAGCCTCTTCTTGGTGAATTGGACCATCCTGATGACAGGTTTGAAGTTAAGCTTAAGGAAGCCTCTCATAGAATCATTGACCTCTGGTATGATGAGTCTGACAATACTGTAAAGGGAAAGATTGAATTGCTTGATACTCCTAATGGTAAACTTGCAAAGTCAATTGTTGACCAAGGTATTCCTCTTCATATTTCAAGTAGAGCAGCAGGTAGTGTAAACTCTGACAATACTGTATCAATACAACAAATATATACTTATGACCTTGTTTGTAAGCCAGGATTTGCAGGTGCTGTTCTTCATAGAGTAAATGAATCTGCAGATGCTCCTAAGTATTCTGATGCAGTTAAGAATTTTTTGAATGCTTCTTTAAAGGCAGAATCAATGAATGCTGCACCTCAGTACGGATTTGTGAATGAAGATATGAATGTATCTGAAATCAAAGCTCCTGCTACTTTGAGGACTGAAGCAAAAAACATACAAATAAATAATCAAATAGAAGTTAATGTAAATGATATGAGTAAGCCTCTTTTAGAAACTACCAATCCTGATTCTACTATCGGCAAGCCTCTTGATATAAGTGGAAACGGTGCAGCAGCACTCGGTATTCCTACTGCAGATGATTTGCAGCAAAAGGAATCAGATGATTCTTCTGACGAAGATAAGAAGAAAAAAGAAGACGTATCTGACAATGCGCCTGAAGCTAATGAAAAGCCTGCAGATTCTTCTGAGAAGTCTGACGATAAGAAAGATGACGATAAGGAAGAAAAGGAGGATAAAAATGAAGAGGACGGCGGTGATGCATCTGAAAGTGATGACAAGGACGACAAAGAAGATGACAAGAAAGAAGTCGAACGCTTGAATGACGATGAGGATGAACCCGAAGTCAAAGATGATGAGAACAAAGAAGAAAAAGAAGATGATGATTCAGAAGACAAAGATGATGATTCTTCAGATGATGAAGGTTCAGAAGATGGTGAATCAAAGTCTGACGGTGTAGAGATTATAGAAGTTGAAGCAGAGTTTGAGGATGGAGACAAAGACGATATGATTAAAGATGTCGAGCCTTCATTTGATGACGATGATGACGAAGAAAAGTCTGATGAAGACGGAGAAGGTGAAGCTGCAGAACAGGAAGATGGAGAACCTGAAGCAGAGCCTGAGGATTCAAAGGACGAAGCAGTTGAAAGAACTGTTGATGCAGAAGATGATGAGAAATCAAAGAAGGATGCTGAAGAAGAGGAGAAGAAAGCTGAGGAAGCTAAAGAACTTGCTGATGAAGCATCTGACGATATCAAAGATAGAAAAGAGACCATTATGGATAAGCTCGACAAGCTTATGGATGCTATAGAAAAGAAAAGTAGTGATAAAGCTGAAGCAAAGAACGAGTCAATCATTATGGCACAATATCCAATTTCAATGAAGATGAATGAGTCTAACTTCAAAGAGTTTGCAAAATTGGAAGATGTACAAAAAAGTAAAGTAACAGCCTACTTGCATGACAACGGAATGTATGACAGTGAATCAATCAATGAGAATTGGAAGAAGGGAATTGACTATGTCAATGAAACACCTGTATGGTTGAAGTATGCTCCTGAGAAATACAAAGCATTGTATGAGGCAGCAGCACCTGCAGTTAAGGAATCTCTTAAGAATATGGCTAACTACATTTTATTTGAAAATCAATATGATGTAAATGTATTCTGGGAGAATTCAGGTTTGCAGGAAATAGAAGAGAGACGTTTAGTCAATGAATCCTTCGTTAATAATTTGCCTAAAGTTGTCGCACAACCTGTTGAAACTAATTTACCATATTCAGCAGAGTATATCAAAATGATAACTGAAATGGCATGTGAGTATAGTAAGAAATATTAAAATTAAAGACAATTGCAAAACTCACAAAATGTTTGATAATAAATAATTCAAACAATCAAAAATCAAAAAGAAAAACTTTATTTAAATTATGGCACAAAATAAACAAAACATTGCACAGATCGTAGAGTCATGGGCACCTACCATTAAGACTCTTACTAACAATCGTGTAAATGAAGAGACTCCTGAGAAGCTTGCTTGGATGTGCGAATATGCACACAACCATACTATGGCTCTTAACGAGGAAGCTGTTGGTGGAGTTTCATTCCCTTATCAGACCCTTAACAACACTATGGGTATCGGTAACGCAGTTCCTGCATCATTCGCAGGACAGACCGCTGCTGACCAGATGAATCCTAAGGCATTTGGTTCTGGAGACAAGTGGCCTGCACTTCTTCCTATGGCACTTCAGGTAGCTGCTAGAACAATTGGTTTCGACCTTGTTAATACTGTTCCTTTCCAGGGACCTACCGGAGTTCTTCCATTCCTTGATTATGTATATGCAGGTTCAAAGGACGCTTACGGCGCAACTCCTGCAGTTGACGGTGCTACCGCAAATCCTCAGATTGGTGTAAACCACAGAGAGCCTGCTTACGAGCTTTACGATGCTCCTCACGCTTTCCGTTGCGTTCTTACTCCTGCTGACGGTGTAACCAAGAAAGAGTGCGTTGCTGCAATCGTTGAGGCATGCGACTCTTCAGTTGAGCCTTTCATCACTATCGGTGAAGATGCATCATTGAATGTTCAGTTCATTGGTCTTAGCCGTCTTAATGCACAGCCTATGTTCAAGGTTATGCCTGGTCAGGTTAACATTCCTCTTGGAAAGGTCTTTGGCCCTGAGGCAACTCTTGATGTAGACCTTGACGGTGTTGCATTCACCCTTTCAGCTCCTAGACTTATCTCAGCTCTTGAAGACCAGATTCAGGGATTCACCGGTGCTGGTAAGTATGATTCAGACCGTTGGAGTGGAACCTTCCAGGATCCTCATCACCTTTACGAGCCTATGGACCGTGCAACTGGTGAAATGCAGTATCCTCGTCAGTTGAACCTTAAGGTCTTCACCAAGTTCGTTACTGTCGGTACTCAGTCAATCGCAGTTGCTGTTACCCAGGAGCAGGTTCAGGATCTTCAGAAGCAGTGGGGTATTGATGTTCTTAAACTTGTTGAGAACGCAGCTATCAATGAACTCTCACAATCAATCAACAAGCACATCCTTTCAAGATTGTTTGCTCTTGGTTGGAAGAATCACGTCCAGGCATACGAGGCAGAAGGAATCAACCTTAACCTTGACCTTACCCGTGACGCTTCAGCAAATGTTTCATTCGTAACTTATGACGAGCAGGGTCAGTATGAGGCAGAGATGCCTATCGCAAAGCCTATCATCTACGGTGACTTTGAAAATACTGACACCATGTACAAGAAGATCGGTGTCAATATGCTTGCTGCAGGTAATGTTATCATGCAGAGAGGTCGTAGAGGTGCTGCTAACTTCGTTGTTACCAACTGGAAGGTTGCTACAATGTTGCAGAGCAATGCACAGTACGCATTCTCACCTATCGCTAACACCTTCAACCAGAACAACGGTTCACTTTATCCTGTTGGAACCATCGCAGGTTTGACTGTCTATGTTGATCCTTTGATGCACACTCAGGACACCAGAGTTCTTGTTGGTCGTAAGGGTGACAAGGAGGAGCCACAGGTTGTCTTCTGCCCTTACATCATGGCTGAGAGCGTACGTCTTATCACCGAAGGTACTGCAAGCCCTAAGGTTCTTGTCAAGAGCCGTTATGCTCTCGTTGATCTTGGATGGTACCCACAGCTAAATTACTTGACATTCTATGTCAAGACTCAGGAAGGTCTTGTTTAATCAAGATTGATTCATTCAAAATAAGAGGAGTTCGGAAGAGCTCCTCTTTTTGTATGTAAATATTTTAATCACTCACAATATTTACATATATTATTGTTATGGAAGTGCACAAAATTTATATAGGTAAAAACACTCCGGCTAACAATTATCCGGGTTTAATTTGGAGTCCTTTGGCAATAGAAAGGGTTTCAACAGAGATTCTTAAAAAATACTATAGCAAGGTAGCAGAAGTTTTTCAAACGAACACATCAAAAGAATCTCTTAAATCTCAATTAAGTGGTAGAGATGTAATAATAAGATATTTTGAAGGAGTAGAAAATGTAATTGATATGAAACTTCCTTATCAGAATTCTTCTATTTCTATCAAGGCAGACAGTATAAATCAGAAAAAGGGTATTCACAACAAATACTTAGGAGCAATTTATCTTGGTGCAGACAAGAAATACTATTTAGTAATATCTTCTTGGTGTAAAATTGTTCAACCACAATATATTGAACTTCATCCAAAAAAGGATTCATTGAGAACAATTTCACTCAGTGCAATGATTAACAACCGTAAAGAAGCTTTTTACGTAGATGATGATATTGCAAACAACTACCAAAAGATGCTTGATATCTATTTGGATAAGATTCTTAAGAAATGTAAGAACAAATCGATGAAAGAGTGTGCTAAGATTGTCGTCAATGAAATGAAGAAGGTATACAAAGAAGTTTACAATGAGATTCCAGTTGTAGTTATTGTTGATGAACAAACAGGAGAGGAAGAAGAAATTTGGCCAGATATGAGTGATTCATCTATTGAATTGTTCTAAAGAAATATGAGTAAGAACTACTGCAAAATAGCCCGCAAGTGGTGTAAATTCTTGGACAAGAATATGAATTGCAATTATGTAAATCGTTCTTGTCCAAAGAATCTTAAGATTAAGAGCATTGACAAACTTAGGTTATGTCCTCGTCTTGCAGAGATTGAGACTGTTAGATTCTCTCAGCTTCTTCATTATGCCAGCTTTGATATAGTATTTGAGACTCTTCTTAAATGGTACCCTGACCAAAAGGAGAACAAAGAGGGGTATGAAAAGGTGTTTGACTATCTTCTTACACTGAAACCGAAACCTCACAAGATTGGTGATTTGTATATCTCTGTTGAAAAGTGGGAGGACGACGGCGAAACAGGTCTCGATGTCACTGGTGTAGATATCCGATATCCTGAAGGCAAGCGTCCAAGTTATGCAATCGAGTTCATGCCTTGGATTGATTGGATTTCTATGTTCATTGATGACAACACTATGAAAAATATACCAGGTTATGATATCGTTGCAGCTTGTCTATATGAGATGACGTGGTTCGGATTTGAAGAGAAGGATATACAGAACAGAAAAGATAAGATGATTAGGAGTGTTCAAAAGAGCATGGAAGACTTGAAGGAGAAGAAATAACTTCTCCTTTATTTTTGGTATTCAAACAATATTCATATATTTGATAAACCAAAACATAACTAGCAATGAGTAAAGAGAAACCTAAGTTCCTGGAATCTGTTCCTAAGAATTCAACGATGTACTTGGTATATTCTTACAAAATGGAGGAAGCTACTTATCTTGGATATTCTGTCAATAAAAGAACTGAAGAGTGGTGTGAATGGCCGACTGTCGGTTGCCAACGGTACACGGTCAGAGATTTTGTTATTAAGTTCAAGGACAATAACGGAAAGAAGTTCGAACTTGTCTGCAACAGCAATGACAATCTTTATAGCAATAATCCTCGTGACAAGTGGGATAACAACGAACATCAGACAAGGGAAGTTTACTTTACAAGTGATGTGAACTTGCTTGCTGCTTATATTAAAGATAGCGGTATCATTGATAAAGTTCAGAACCGCATCAACAATCTTGAAGAAGAAATAAAGAGCCTTATGGCTTACAGTGATATTCTTAAAACATATTAATATGACACCTGAAGAGATTAAAGACATTCAAACTGTTCTTGACAATGCCAAGAAATTACAGGCAGAATTAGATGAGAGGAATCGATGCCTCGAGTTCCTGTTTAATGAGTACAAGACCAACAAGCGTTGGTTCCGTGAAGAACCAGGAAAGGTTACAACAGAAGATATTATCAAGGCAGCCTTCGATTTTGGTTGGAGTTCCCGCCACAATTTTGATTATAGCAACAAGTAATTATGAAATTTTTCAATTGGTTCTCAGCTATTATAGCATTAGTTTTTATTTGGGGATGTGCTCATAGTATATTTTTCAACTACAGTGCAGGTCAGTTTGGGTTTGCTGCATTGGATGTTGTCAGTCTTGTTATTTGGGTGTACATCTTTTTCAGTTCATCTTTTGCTATTGAGAGAATGAACAGGGAAGAAGAGAAAAAAGAAAAAGAGAAAAATGAAAAATAGTACACATATTTTTATCTGTGCAGGAATAGTCTTTGTTATCGGATTAGTTGACTTTGTAGTTGACAATGTGATTGCAGGATGGATTGTTACTGGGTTAGGTGTAATTGATCTTATCTTTGGATTTCTTGCACTTAGAAACGAAAAGAAATTAAAAGACTAGTATGACTCAAGAAGAGAAGATGATGATTGCTAAAATCATCAGGAGAGAGACAGGGTGTGGGTTGATGACTGCATCTAAAGCAGTTGATAACTTGATATATGCACTCAAGCATCAACCTCATATTGTACTAGATAATCCATATAAACTTAAAATGACTTGGGAACAATGTTGAATAAATAAAGAGTATGAAGAAGATTTTTATTTTGATTTGCACTTTAATGTGTTTTACTATGGCATCTGCTAAGAGCTATATGATTTCAGCAGAAGGTATTAAGATGATTAAGGACTTTGAGAAATGTGTATTGACTGCATACCCAGATGCAGGAAGTTGGAGCATCGGTTATGGCCATCACACTTCAGAAGTTTATGAAGGTATGAAGATTACACAGGCCCAAGCAGACAAATATTTTGAATCTGATATTAAGAAATGTGCAGGTTCAGTGAAGAGATTGTTGTCTGCTCTTCCGTATGAGTATGAATTTAGTCAAGGATTCATTGATGGAATGTTCTCACTTGTTTATAATTGTGGTGAAGGTGGTGTCAAGCGTTCTGTGTTCTATCAACGGTTGATGAATTGCAGAGTAGTTGATGGAGTTATGGATGAATCTGATTTCAATTTCACTGTAGCTGGTGTCAAACTTACACAGGCAAAAACAAAGCATCACATTGAAAGGAGACACAAAGAACACTTGATGATGTTAAGCTAATTTGTATAACTGCCTCTTAATAAATAATTAAATTAACTTTATTAAGATGGCAATTACATTACCTAAAGTTAGAGGTTATCAAGATACTCCAAAGAAAAAACGTCCTGGAGTACATTCAAAGAAAAGAACTTCTAGTCTTAAGCAGTCTAAACATTATGTAAAGAAATACAGAGGACAAGGAAGATAATATAGAGATAACCAATTGTGATAGCATGCTAGAGATAGCATGCTATTCTTGTATAGATAAATAATTAAATAATAAATGTTTTAATTAGGCAATGCTTGTAATCAATCTTAAAGTTGACTCTCACAGGACTCTTGATGATGTCAATACTCCATCTGAGGGAGGAGTTTATGGTGCATCTCGTAAAAGAAGTTCTGTTAAGAGTGATGAAGAGATACTCGAAGCTCCTAAGAAGACTGTCCTTACAGAAGAACAAGAAAAGTATTTGCATATCTATGAGACAGAACATGACAAATACTTCGGTTCAGCAAAGAAACCTAAGGACAAGACTGAAGTAAGAATATATGTATCATCAACAAAGGAAGAAGAAAAGAAAGAAGGATTCTTCAAATCTTTGTTCAAGCATAAAGATGAGGTTCCTGTTGATGAGGTTGCTCCTGAAGAAGTACTTGATGTTGTTCCTGCAACAAAATTTAAAGCCTCTCCAAAGGAAGATATGCCTCAGAGGGAGGAACCTATTGTTGAAACTCCTGTTGAAGTAGAAGAAACACTTGAGAAACCTGAAGATGATATTGAAGTTGTTGTCGGAAGAATAGAAGAAGCTGTCGAGAAGCTTCCAAAAGAAGAGAAGAAGAACTGGTTTAAGAGATTACTTGCAGCAATCAAAGCATTTATTCAAAGACTGTTTAGAAAAAAGAAGAAAGAGGAAGAGAAATGAGTTTACCGAAAACATTAGTTCTTGATATAGCAAAGAATCCTCACTTAATACAGGACTCTATCGGAGTAGATCCTGGTCAGAGTGCTGCAGAGGTAGACGAACGCATTGATGCGAAGCTTGTAGACTATGTTAAGATTGCTGACATAGTCAATAATCTTATCACTGAGAATCCGAACAAGCCTTTGTCTGCAGCTCAAGGAGTAGAATTGAAAGCACAAATTGATGCATTGAAAGCAGATATAACTAAGATAGTAGTTGAAGGAATGGGAATTGCAGCTGGATTGGGTGTGAAGGTTACAGTTGAAAATGCTACTACACTTATTCATATTGATATTGATGAAGACTCTCCTCTTGCTTTTGATGAGAACAATAAGCTCACATTGCAGTGGAATGAAAATGAATAAAAATAAATATAAAAATTAAAACAACAATAACTAACTATGGCTAATACTAAATTAGGATTTAAGAAAAGTAATTCTTTTAGTTCATATGTAGAAGGTGAAATTTACTTTGAGACCAGTACCCATTTGCTTAAGGTCGGTTTAGCTGGAAATACTTATGAAGTTTATTCAGGTGTCCGTTCAGCAGCATGGGATTCTACTAATAAGAAACTTACTATCGTCAATCAAGCAGGTGATAACATTGAATTGGACTTCTCAGATGTTGCTAGTGCATCTGGTGTTACCTCTCTTCTTGCTCCACTTAGAGATGATATTAACAAGAAGTTGGATGCTCCTACTACTTCAGGTACTGCAGGACAGGTTCTTCAATTAGATTCAAATGGTAATACTGTTTGGTACTCTATTCCTGCTGCAACTGATTATACAGTAACAATGGATTCTTCTACTTCAGGACTTGATGCAGGTATATTGAAGAGATACACTATCAAGCAAGGTGCTTCAGGTTCACAGACAACCATTGGCACAATTGATATTCCTAAAGACCTTGTTGTTACAAGCGGTTCTGTTGTAACTGGTTCATGGTCAGGAAATACCTTCACAGAAGATTCTACACAACCAGGTTCAGGTACTGGCAAGGCTGTCAAGCTTACAATTGCTAATCAGACTGCTCCTGTTTATATCAATGTTGCTGACCTTGTAGATGTTTATACTGCACAGCAGAATGCAACACAAGTACAGCTTGCAATTAGTAGCTCTAATGAGATTTCTGCCACAATTGTAGACGGCGCTGTATCAACTTCTAAACTTGATTCATCAGTACAGACTGCTCTTGGTAAAGCTAATTCAGCTCTTCAGAAAGCAGACATCACAGAAGGTACTGATAATGGTACAATCAATGTAAAAGGAACAGATGTTTCTGTTCATGGTCTTGGTTCAGCTGCTTACTTGGATGCAACATCAATTGTTCAGACTGTTGCAGAAGGAACAGGCAACGGAACAATCAAGGTTAATGGAACAGATGTTTCTGTTCACGGTCTTGGCTCAGCTGCTTATGAAGCATCTACTGCATTCGCTACAGCAGCTCAAGGTCAGAAGGCAGATACAGCTATTCAGAGTGTAAGTGGTGAGACTGCTGTTGCAGATTCAAGCTATGTTTCAATCTCTGTTGAAGCATCTACTAACAATACTACCAAGGCTGTCACTTTGACTTCACATGCAAATGTAACGACACATGATGTAAGCACTGCAACGGCATCTGCTGACGGTCTTGCTACTGCATATGATGTAAAACAATATGTTGCTAACGCTCACGAGTGGTTGCAATTCGATTAATTTTTGAATTATGAAAGTAAAAGAGGGACAAATATTCCAATCAATCGGTGAAGCTTGGACTGCATGGATACCAGACGGAATGACAATTAGAATTTACATTTCGCCTGACGGCAAGGAAGAACACTTTGGAGAGATAGGAGAACTATCAGAAATATCTGGTCCAAATGTTTTCCAATGCATGGGATATAATCCTCGTTCATTTTTCAAGATTACTGGTATCGGAAGCAATTCATATATAGACGTTCTCGTCTAAACGCTGAGACAATATATTTCAAATGAATGCGGTTTTTCTTCGGGAAGACCGCATTAGTTTGTTTACCGATAAATAAATTATATAGAATAAATATGTGAATTATGAAGATAGATTTCGTTAAAACCTTAGCTGCATCTGGTCCGTATGTTCCAGGAACAGTATACTTTGAAGAGACTACAAGCTTGATAAAGGTAGCTACAGAGACTAACAAGTATAGAGTCTTCGGAGGTGTCAGGTCTGCAGAATATGATTCAGCTACAAATACACTCACAATACAGAATGGAAATGGTGAGGAAGTTTATATTGATTTTTCTACATATACTCCAAATAATGCAACAATAACTATCCAAAAGAATGGAACTACAGTAGGAACATTTACTGTTAATCAATCAACTGATGCATCAATCAATATTCAAGTTAATGAGTTACCTGCAGTGACAGCATCAGACAACGGTAAGATACTCAGAGTCGTCAATGGTGCTTGGGCTGCAGACACAGCCGTTACAGTATACTCAGGAAGCAGTGAACCAAGTAGTTCACAAGGAATAAACGGAGATATTTATATTCAATCATAATAAGAGAGGAGTGATTTATGAGTAGACCGATTAATGAAAATAGGGAAGTAAGTTTTATTCCAACTGGTTATAGTGACAATACCTTTGATAGTAAGTACTATCAAAATCTTAATAATGGTTTGAACCCACATAACGGTACTAACAATTATGCAAGATTTAGGATGTATAGTACAAATTATCACATTTTCTATGATTTCTCTGTAACTGGTATTCCTGATTATGCTACTATAAATTCTGTAACTTGCCAGGTAAAGGGATATGTAAATAATGAATCTTATTATGCAACATTACGTTTATATTCTGGTGATACTGGAAAGGGAAGTGCATTTAGAGTTGAAGGTACATCTAATACGAATGTAGATACTTTAAGCGGCACATCAGTTGTAGGTACATGGACTGTTGAAGAATTATCTAATGCGAGGTTATATATAAACACTGGTAGAGGTAGAACTAACAGTCAGGCTGCTTATTACTATTTTTTTGGTGCGACACTTACAATAAGCTATAATATAAGTGGAACTGAATATGAAGTATCTGTAGAGAATATCTCATCTAATGTTACAACCGATCCGTCTACAAGTCAATATGTCTTTCAAGGTGAGACACAGCAGGTACATTTTTACAATATTGAATCATTAGATGATGTTGAGATATCTGACAATGATACTGATATTAAAAGCTTATTAGTTCATAATGCTCCCGGTGACCATGACATTAATTTGATTCCGAGTGAATTGGTCGACAGCAATGGAACTGTTTCAAATGTTTCTAACGGATTGACAGACCACACATCCAACACATATGCAGAATGTTTTGGACAAAGCTCAAATTTTCTATTGTATAAATTTGACACATCTTCTATATTATTGCCAGATGATGCACAAAACATTACGGTGTCTTGCTTAGCGAAAGTTGAACACACTCACGGAAGTACAGAATATGGATCTGTTCAATTATATCACGGAGCTAGTGAAAAAGGAAATTCATCTTCATTCAGAGCGGCGGAAGTCGTTGACATGGATTGTGGCACTTGGACAGTTGAAGAATTGAATGACATCAGAATAAGAATCGGAAATACTTATACTGGAGGAACTACAAGTTACCGTACAAGATTTTATGGTGCGACATTGACAATAACATATACTACTGCAGAAGACTCATATGTATATACAATTTCCAATATATCTGCAGACCATGAAATCTTAGTTGATGACGCTTTCACCGGCCCAAGATATCTTGTAACAGCAACATCGAATTATTCAGAAGCGACAATAACTCCTGATGAAAGAAATGTTCCTGAAGGAAGAAACATAACATTTACAATCACTATCAACAATTTGTATGAAATTGTAGTCACAGACAATGGTAGTGATGTCACAAACAGTCTTGTTGGTTCAAACGGCACTTACACTTATACTATAAGCACTGTCACCAGACCTCATACAGTTTTAGTAGATGAACAGCTGTCATATTCAATAACGACATCTTCAACTTATTCAGGAGCAACTGTTTCTGCACCAAGCAAAGTATATCTTGGACAAAATGCTACTGTTACAGTAACTGTTGATGATTTTTCTGTAATCAAAATCTTTGATGACGACACAGATATAACATCATCATTCACAGGTTCAGGAACGACATATACTTATACATTCACTAATGTACAAGCGAACCACAATATTTCTATAATCGAGAAAGGAAAGATTAATGTAACTTGTGTAAGCAATGTAGAAGGAGTGACATTGAATCCAAGTGGTGTGACTGCAGTGAATGAGAACAATTCATTCACAGTATCTATAGATGGTCAATTGACTTCTGACATGGTGCTGACGGACAATGGAGTGGATGTCACGTCACAGATAAGAACTGTACAAACGACATTGTCTGATTCTAAATCTACAGTTCTTGGCCAGTACACATTAGTTAGCGGAGGATTTAATACTGGAGAATCTTGGTTCTCAGGAAGGCCAGGAAATGGACACAATACAACAAATACGACAACAAGCAGTTATTATGCAAGTAGTTCAAGCAGCAATGCAATATTTACATATAAATTATCATTCAGCAATATTCCAAGTAATGCTGTCGTGACAAAGTTGTATGTTCTTGTCAACGCTCACCCAGAATCTACAACAAACAATTCTGAATATATGTGCTTCCAACTTAGGAGTGGAAATACAGAATTGTCTAATGAATTTAATTTCAAAGACACTGGTACTACATCAAATACTACACAGACCATTGAAGCGACGACACTTCCAACTATTTCTCAATTATCTAATTTAGTTCTTTACTGTCGTTTAGGTTATTACGGAGGTGCATTGAACGGTGCAACTTGTTATGTTGAGTATAATTATACTGATACTGTAACAGGTTATACGATTGCTTCAGTTACAGAGCCTCATGATATTGTATTGTCAAAAGTGTTCATTCCTGAAGATGAAGACCCAGAATTAGTATATCATTCATTGACAATATCAAGTATCAATGCTACTACGACTCCAGAAAGTGGAACTACAAGAGTAGTAGAAGGAACTACACAAACTATAACAATATATCCGTCAGATCCATTATTGACGTTAGCAACAGACAATGGAGTTGATATAACTGACTCATTAGTTCATCACGGACAAACAATACCAGATCCTGTAGTTTCTTCCGTATCGGGCGCAAGCTATGGGTTTACATTAAATAATTCAACAGGATATTATGTATCACAAAATGCTGGTCAAAATAATTCAGCGGCTCTTTGTAGAGTAACATTTAATCTACCAGTAAGATGTCTTATTACAATTCAATACATAAATTTTGCAGAAGCAAATTATGACTATGGTATATTTGGAAACATAGATACTGCTCTTGGAACAACATCAACTGCAGATACAAATGCTTATAGAGTTTTGTCTGCTTCATCAGACAATACTTCTACAGCAAAAACATTAACATATGAAATAGAATCTGGTTCTCATTTTATTGATATTAAATTTAGAAAAGATACTTATACAGGTGAGAATAATGATAATCTTCAATGGAAAATATTATCAATAGAACCTCTTGAAGCAAATGAATATTATGAATATACGATATCTAATATTAGTGATGACCATTCATTAGTGTTCATTTTCGGTGATGTTACATATTATTTCATAACTTCAACTGGAACAAGCTGCAAGTTATTCCCGGCAGGTTCTATGGTCCAACTTCCTGGTGATAATTATAAATTGACTATTGTTCCTGATAATATAAGTGATGACGTAACTATAACTGACAATAACAGTAATGTGACAGATGAGTTGCAAAGAGTTGAGACAGAAGTTACTAAAGACGGACAAACAATTACAGTAGTCAATTATGTATACAATATTTCAAATGTCCAAGAAACACATGACATAGTTGTCAGTTGTTTATCAAACAAATTGCTATACATTAAAATCAGTGGCAGCTGGATAGAAGCAAGGAGGGTATATGTAAAAACAAACGGCAGGTGGAGTGAAACACAAGATTATACTTCAGTATTCAGGCAGAATCAAATTTATGTAAGAGGTAGTTGATAAATATTAAAATATAACTTGATTGCTATGGCTGACTATCCAAAATGTTGTGAGAACAGAATACTTGCAGGTATTCCTGAAGATGCTTCAACTGCTAGAGAACTTAAGTACATGCTCCTTCAAGATGCTTCTCTTGGTCAATTGAGAATTGAAATTGAGGAGGTCAGAAATAAAGTTCTTCCTGTTTATGTAGCTCAATATGAGAACATAGGATTGTATTGATACACAATTATTTTTGAATAAAATGTTAAGAGAACCTGAACAAGGTTCTCTTTTCATATCAATATATGTGATTTATATTGTTTATGATATGTTTTTATGATCATAAACTTAAAATCTATGCCTTCATTTAGTACAGCATCTCGTTTGCGTAAGTTTATTTCTTTGTGGACGTTATATGTATATTCTGACTTAACTTCAATTACAAGATTTTTAGACTTGATGTAAATATCGGGGAAATATATATGTTTCAAGTTGTCTTTGTCTACATATATGATGTCTTTTCCTATTGCATCTTTGATATTCTTTCTTTCAACTACAATGTCTTCTTCTGAATATGTTTCTAACAACTTGTCAATTGCAAAGTTTTCATAACCTTGCACATATACCTGCTTACCTGATGGAAACGTATATGTTTTGTTTTTGATTGTCGATAATAACGGACCATACTTTTTCAATTTTGTTTGCAGGATCTTTTGTTTCGCTTCAGCTGAATGATGAAACTCTTGTCCATTATGGTTTCTCTTATATGACTCTTTACATATTTCCCCATAGTTGGGAAGGAGTTGAGGATATTCTACTCCTAATTTTTCTTTTGTTTTGTCTCTTGTATATTGAGAGTTGACAACGTATTCAGTGCCATATTTTTCTTTGCAGGTCTCTTTCCTGCGTTCTGCTATCTCTTTCCTTTGTTCTTCTAACATATGTTTATGAACATAAGAACATCTACACGAATGACTGCAAAATAAAAATGTTTTATAATTTGAATTGTTTGGATGAACAACGTGCTCAAATTCTTTTCCACACTCTTTACATACGAATTTTTCTATGTGCCAATTTGCTTTAGATTTTGCTTTTGCTCCATTATTACGAGCGGCATATAAAGGACCACATACTCCACATCTATTATTGTACCCCTTTGTTTTGCTTATATATGATGTCTTCTTTCCACAATCTGGACAATAATGAATTCCAAACAAATATGCATATATTTTTTCTGCAGCGTTTCCTTTATTTCCAAATATTGTAGGCACATCTAATTCAGTTCCTTTAAAAACTCTTTCAAGCTCTTCATTTATACCTTTTACTGTTTTGATTATATAATTTGCGGTTGATTTATTATCATATAATGCTTTTACTTCATTATATATTTCAATATTTTTGTCCATGCAATAAGTAATTAGTTTTAATATTTATTGCAATAGGCATATAAAATTTTTGTAAATTTTATTTAATTATGGGAAAGTTTTATAGTATTGATCCTGAATCATGTACACAAGATGAATTACTTGCTGCAATACAAGAGTGTAAAGATAAAGAAGACTATTATCATACTAATGAACAAAGTTGCAAGATACTGATTAATAGTATTTATGGCGCGATGGCCAACAAGTATTACTACAATTCAAATATTGCAATGGCAGAATCAATTACACTTCAAGGACAAGACTTGATTAAATATTCTGTCAGAGTAGTTAATAAGTATTTCAAAGAAATGTGGCCGACTGACATTGCTGCTCATCAAAAGATAGCAGAGTATATGTTGAAATGGCACAAAGACTTTGATGTGAATTCATTTATGTCTTATGCACAGAAGGGAGTTCCGTTTGGTGAGACACTTCAGATTTATGGTGATACTGATTCTGCTTATATTTCTTTGCAGCCGATTATAAATGCATGTCATATTCCTCTTGAATTTGAAACTGATTTCGTTCTTGCTATCAATGAAGGAGTATTGTCAACTTATCTTGAGAAAGCATTTGATGAATATGCTGCAGCTTATAACTGTCCAAAGAATCTTGAGAAGTTTGAACTTGAAAAGATTGCTCGTTCAGTAATCATGCTTGCGAAGAAGAAATATATCATGGATATTTCTTGGAAAGAGCCAAATGTTCATGTTGAACCTCTTCACTCTGTTGTCTATAAAGGAATTGAAGTTATTCAAGGTTCTACTCCTGATTTCTGCCGTGATTGTATGAAGGAGTTTATTAAGTTTATGCTGGGTAAGATTGCTGCAGGTATTAAACCTGAGTATATCGAAATTGTCAATAAGCTTAAAGAACTTAAGACAAAGTTCAGTATGCAGAATCCAAATGAGATTTCAAAATCATTTGCAATGTCTGATTATGAAAAATATGTTTATAATGACAAGCAAGTTCTTCAGTACAATCAGAATGTAACTGTTCCGATGCATGTAAGAGCAGCAGCGAATTACAATTATAAGCTTTATAATTCTGCAAAGAGATATAAGAGCAAGTATAAGATTGTTCACAAGGGTGATAAAGTAAAGTTCTATTATACTACTGACCCTCAGCCAAATGATGTGTTTGGATTCTTACCGAATGAATTCCCTATTGAGTTTGCCCCAAAGATGGATATTGATACTCAATTCGAGAAGATGGTTCTTGAACCTCTTAACAGAATTATTGAAGCAAGTGGTTATCCGAAAGTATCAGCTGCACTTACATTTAGTGCAGGATTGTGGTAATTAAATTAAAATTATTATATGGAAAATATTCTTAAAACATTGAATGATACTACTGTTATTCCTGCAGTGTTGTCATCAATAGAATCTAGGTCTGAATGCAGTCCTGTTTACAAAAACGGTATGAGTCCGTTGTTTGTTTCTCCAATGTTAAATATTATCAATGATGAGAACTTCCATTGTTTTCTTGAAAACAAAATCAATGTAGTTCTCCCACGTGATGATGAACGTAAGCCATTCCAAGAAAGATTTGACAGATGGAGAAAATATTGGAACAAAGTGTTTGTCGCATTAAGCCTCAATGAATTCAAATTTTGTTTTGATGATATGTTGGGTGTTAATGAAAAAGATATAGATGAACCAATATATGTTTGCATTGATATTGCAAACGGTCATATGAAGAAGCTCGTTGATATGTGTAAGAGTGCAAAGGATAAATACGGTGACAAACTTATTATTATGGCAGGTAATATCGCTAATCCTGAAACATATTACAAGTATGCAGAAGCTGGTATTGATTATGTCCGTTGTGGAATTGGAACAGGAAGCATATGCACAACATCAGCAAACAGCTCTATCCATTATCCAATGGCATCATTGATTGAAGGTTGTAAAGAAAGAAAAGATGTAGTAGAGAATTGGATTAATGATGATACATCTGAATGGAAATCTGTTCCAAAGATTATCGCCGACGGAGGATTCACTAACTTCGACCAGATTATCAAAGCTCTTGCATTAGGTGCTGATTACTGCATGTGTGGTAAATTGTTTGCACAGTGTATTGAAGCTTGTACCTCAATGATTGCAGACAAAGATTTCCAGTTACCATCTGAAAAAGATTTCTGGCCTGACCCTCCTAAGCATTCAACTGTTCGTAAGCCTTATGACAATGTTGATTTTGTTCTTGAGTTAATGGACAAAGGTTATAGTTTCCATAGAGACTATTACGGAATGTCAACCAAACGTGCACAGAAAGAAATGGGTGGTAAGGGAAACAAGACAGCAGAAGGAATTGCAATACAGATTAATGTTCATCATACTCTTGCAGGATGGATGGACAACTTCAACTCTTATTTGAAATCTGCTATGTCATATACTGATTTTAGAGAATTAGAAGATTTTGTCGGTGGTCCAGAATATAAATATATAAGCCCTAATTCATTCGTTGCGTACTTCAAATAGGCCGTTGTTTAGATGACCTAGGAGAGGATTTAAACTATACACTGATAAATTATATGTTAGCTCCTAATGAATTATATAAAACCAATTTGAATGAGATAGACCCAAATAAAGATATATTCGGGGTTCCTATAAATATTGGGTCAATAGTTATCTATCAACCGTTTAATGCTTGCACAGGAATGCATCTTGGAACTATAGTTGAAAAGGGAAAGTATCATTGGTATAAAATCAAGAAGCATGATGGTCATTGCATTGATAGGCACAATTATGAATTGGTAGTTTATCTTCCAATTCTTCTTAGAAATGAAAACCATGATGATAAAATATGAGAGGTGACAATGAAAGATATGCATACAAAGATAAGAAAACAGGAGAGTGGGTAACATCTACACATGATATTGATTGTGGAAAAGATGTTCTTGGAAGAGAATTGAAAATTGGAATGTACGTTATTTGGCAACCTTACTCTTCACATGATGGAATGCATATCGGAAAGATTGTTAATCGTCGTTCTACTAGAACAGAAGACAAATATACATTTGTAATACTTACAGAAGAAAAGAAAAGAATTGACAGGTTCGGGTGGGAATTAGTATCTTATCTCCCAGAAATGTTAAAGGACAAATTCAAATAAGAGAAATGAAACACTACACAAGTTACTATGCAAACTATAGTAACATTCCAAAAGATTATATGTGTATCGGAATATCACGAGTATGCCCCGATTGGTTGACTGGAAACATATCTAACTTCTCTTTTTTCAGGCACAATGTTCTTGCTCCGTCTGAATACTTATTGACACAATACAAAGCAGGTAAAGTATCTGAAGAGGAATATAAGAAAATCTATATTACTGAATTGCTTACTGCAATACAATCAGAATTTCATGAGAAAGATATTTCAACTTGGTTAGATAAGGTAGATAATTTCTATGCACATGAATGCAGCAATAAATGGGATGCGATAGTGTTTATGTGTTATGAATCCCCTCACCAATTCTGTCATAGGCATTTGCTTAGAAGATTATTGACAAATGTATATCATATTCCTTGTGAAGAATATGGTGTAAGGCCGACAGAAGTTTGGGGTGAAATCCCTAAAGTACAGGGAAGTAAAGAGTTGTTTTGATAAATAATAAAACAAAAATAAAACTATTCATTATGAATACACACAGATTGTATGAGGCTGTAGAGATTCCTGCTAAGGTGCGTGACATTCTTGTAGGAGCTTATTGCTATGGAGATGATGGCGAACCAGCAACTGTTACTAATGTTTATCCAGATGGTGAAAGCATTGCTGTTGATATTATGCAGGATGACGGAGTTCCTTATTACAGACTTGAGTTGAATACTTTTCTTGATAGTATTGAACTTGATGATGACGAGTATGATGTTGTTGACCAGTTCTTAGCAGACTTAGTAGATTCAGAAGTAATGTCTGAAAGCTTTGAACCAATTAAATCAAAGAATAAGAATGTTAAGAGAAAATTGATTCTTGAAGAAGATGCTATCGGTTCAGGAAAGTTCAACACTCACAAAGATTGGCATCATAAGAGATGATAAATGAAAATATTTTTGTTTATTATGGGGCAAGCTTCGGCTTGTCCTTTTCTTTTATGAATTATATAATTTATAATACTGTAACAACCAAATAAAGATAAATATTTAAATGATAGTAGTTTATAATAGAAGAGGTGGATGTCCCGGTTGTCCTCCTAAGAGATGAGCATTTCATTTTTTGCTTGTCCTGCTATCTGTATAAATATTAAAATGAAAAACAAATATAGCTATATATGAAAAAGATATTTAATTATCATACTGGCAAGTTAGTTGAAAGCCTTGAAACTCCTAAGAAAGCTTCTTTGAGTGAGCGTATGGGTGCAAGACCAGCCAAGAAAGACAGATTGTATGAGTCTGCATTTGATGATATTCTTGATTCACGCGAGCTTCATAATGAAAAGGAATTGGAAAATATTATCAAAAACGGCAGTGATGTTCCTATTTTGTTCTGGTATTATCCAGGAAACGCAATTGCAAACGCAGTACAGGATATTTGTGATGCAAATGATTTAGTTTGTGCATTTGTAGATTCACGTGAACTTATGTCTACAAGTATTGCAGGACTTACTGGTGTTGATGTTATCATTATTAATGAACTTACACGTTGTGGAAGACCTGTATTTGAAGAGACATTCAATGACATGGTAGATAAAGCAAATGAAGGAATTGCAGTAATTGGTCTTTGCAGAATTGATGCAGCTTACAATGAGATGTATGCTGGTGACTTGGGAACTTGTGACAATTATATTTACTCACCACAATATGACAGACAGTCACACTTTGTAGACCCTGACTATGATGACGAGGATGAAGCATACGAGTCAGTAACAGAGAAGTTTGCAAAGTACCGCAAGCTTTATGAAGGTGATGAGGAAGAAGGTGGAGATCCTTTTGCTGACTTATTTGATGCTCCTACAGAGGGTGGTGAAGATGGTGACAAGGAAGAAGAGCCTAAAGATGAGGAACCTAAGGATGAAGAACCTAAGGATGACGAAGGCGGAGAAGGAGACGAGGAAGATACTGAAGATGTTCCTATGACTGCAATCATCATTACAGTTGCTAAGGACGATGCAGAGAAGTGCAAGGACGAGATGGTTGAAGCAGGAATTCCTGAGGACGGAATTGAAATCCTTGACGGTGAAGATGATGATGAGAATGCAAAGCTCAGAGTTGATGCTGACCACGCTCTTGAATTAAAGGACTACCTTAAGGGTAAGGGAATTGACCTTGAAGAGAAGATTGGTGGTGAGATTGTTGATGACTCAGAAGAAGGTGAAGATGAAGAGAAGAAAGATGATGAAGAAGGTTCTGAGGACGAAGACAAGGATAAAGAAGACAAGGAAGACAAAGAAAAAGAAGGTGAAGGTGATGGAGATGACTTCGATGCAGAGTTCGGAGACCTTTTCGGAGATGAATAATAATAAATAATACTTTGAATAATTAACGGAAGACTAGTTCTTCCGTTTTTTATTTTATATGAAATTCGCTAAAATCGGCTACTTCAAAAAGATAAATATTAAAATGATAAACTAAATCAGCAAAAAATAAAATTAAACATAACGCTATGTCTGAATTAAAAATTAACTTCTCAGATTATAAATCATCTGGTGTTTATTTTCTTGAAATAGATAATTCTATCATACAGGCAAGTAGTACCTTCACTGCAAGATTGGCAGTAGGTTTCTGCGACAAGGGCCCGTACAACAGACCTATCTACATTTCAAGTACTGCAGATTGTGATGATTTGCTTGGAAAGGTTAATCGTAAACTTGAGAGAAAGGGTTGCTTCACCAATCGTTCAGTCCGTAACATGGTAGTTAAGGCTCCTCTTTATCTTATGAACCTTCTTCCTATTGACACTCAGTTGTCTACTAAGGAGCATAAGAATTTGGATACTGTTGGTTTGAATGCATTGTCACTTGACATGTCAGCTCCTAACCTTTCAGGTACAGGTTTGTTCGCAGATATGTTTGACCGTAGCAAATTCTGGGTAGCAGATGAGAATGCAATGATGAATTCTCTTTATGCAAATGTTGCCACAGAAGAAGCAGGAATGAATACTGATGAACTTCATTCACCTCTTTTCGGTGTAGGTAACTGTGGAACAAATGACATCTCTCTTATTGTTCGTAAGGCAGAAGAACTTGCAGGATATAATGTTACTTTCCGTGAGTGGTACGGTGGTGATGACCAAATTCCTTACAAGTGGATTAATCCTGATGACTATGTTCGTGATTACTTCATCCAAGTTATTGCAATCAAAGGAAACTGGAACTCAGACCAGTTCGAGACTTATGCAGCAGACCCTGTCTGGAGTGCATATTTTACTAAGGATGGTCTCAAGAAAGACAAACTCGGAAGATTCTTACATCTTGATTCTGTAACAGTTCTTGGTAACTGGACTGGATGTATTATCCCTAATTTCTATGACAAACAAAATAAGAACAAATCTATTGATTATGTAATCAATAAGACTTCTAACATCACTGGTTTGATGTTCGGTATGAACCAGAATGCACTTGATGCTCTTGCATACGGTGAATTGATGGCTCCTGAGATTGACAATGAAGGTCATGAGACTGGTGAATATTCAGGAACTGGTGAGTTCGGATACTACATTGATGCTGATGGTAACAATATGTATTTTGACAGCAAGGAAGCAGCTCCATTCAAGGTTGATATGATTGGTCATAGCTTTGTTCCTGATACTTCTGTAGAGTTTATGTCTTACAAACTCTCAGCAGACCAAACCGCTGATATGGCATTTGCAGTTGAAGGCGCAATCTTTGATGATTCACTTTCAAAGTTCTATGTAACTGCAGATAACCTTGAGTCAGCAGGTGATGGAAATGGTAAGGAAATTGCAGTTGGTGACTTCGTAAGAACAACTTCTGGATTCCTTGGAAGAATTGTTAGAAAGCAAGGTGGTACTGTTACCTATCCTAAGGTCGAGCATGAAACTGATGCTTCAACCGGTGAAATCACTGGTGGCCGTTATGAAAGAGATGCTAGCGGTAATATCATAATGGAAGAAGTTCCTGGTTTCGTATTCACTGTTTCAGGTGTTGTTGCACTTGGTGATGCTACTCACACTGTATACCAAGTAAGAAATGCAGCAGAAATTCCTGATGATGACAATTACGAATCAACTGATGCATATCAGGACTTCATGGTTCTTGGTGCAGACGGAACTGATGCAGATGACTTGCAGCCTACCGATGATGGTAGAAATGTTAAGGCTGGTATGATTACTGTATTCAAGCCTATCACTTCTATCTATGACACATTACAATTCATTCCTTTGAAGGGACTTAAGCTTACCAACCGTCATATGCCTGGTTACGATAAGGAAGGCAATATTGACATTGAAGCTGGTGTCAGAAAGATTTATGAAATGCTTGAAGACCCTGCAATCAAGAGAGGTTTGCTTAACAATGACCAGCTTGACTTCAGATATGTAGTCGATACAATGGCTGGCGGTATGGGTGAAGAGTGCGGAGGTAAGGTTTACCTTTCAAGACTTGCTCGTGACAAGCAGCACTGCACCGCTTTGATTAGCATTCCTTCAATGAGCGACTTCGCAAAATCAGATGCTCCTGTTTACTGCGATACTTTCGTACAGGGTAAGGAAGCTAAGAAATCTTTCAATGTAAAATACATTCCTACCGGTGGAAATCAGGATATGGTTTACAATCAGCAGTATGAGGAATTCACCACAATCACTGAAGAGAATGGTGCAAAGCATGCTGGATTGTTCACTCCTTATCTCAAGTATGCTGATGGAACAAGCACAATCCTTGTACCTCCTGCAGCAGATGTTTCTAACACCTTCATGAATAAATTCTTGGGCGGTGACCCTTACAAGACTGTTGCTAACACTAACGGTTATATTATCAACTCTAACATTGTCGGTCTTGAGTACTTGTTCGACCAGGTTGACCGTGATAGCCTTGAGCCTAATGGAATCAATCCTATAATCGTCAAGAACGGTAGCAACTACACTATCTACGGTGACAGAACTTCTTACCAGAGAATTGATTCTGACTTCAACTTCTTGCACGTAAGAGAGCTTCTTAATACTATTGAGATTAAGTGCTACGCAGTTCTTCAGGATTATGTATTTGGTTACAATATCCCTCAGACCCGTGCTGAAATCATCACAAGACTTTCACCTATTCTTCAGACTATGAAGGATGCTGGTGCTCTTGTAAGATTTGACATTGAGGTTGATGAAAACAACAACACTAAGGAAGTTATTGATAACAAGTTCTGTATCATCGATATCGGAGTATGGATTACCCAGAATATGGAGAAGATCGTTACCCGTTTGACTGTAAACAGATCTACAACCGCTTAATTTAACCAAATAGGTAACTGACCCCTTAGTGCTAAGGTTACCTTAAATATAAAAAGAAAAACAAAATTTTATTCAATATGAACGGAATACAGGATAAACCGAGTGTGGGATTGTCAGGATTATCACATTTTAGAACTTCTAGAGTTTCTATGTCAATGTGGGAGCCTATCTATCTTAACCTCTTCACCGTAGAATTTCAGCTTCCTGACGCAATCAATGAGGCATTGGGTTCTAATGTAGAGAACGATACTAACCTCGTTCTTGAAGGTGTAACAAAGGTTGGTGGATTGGATACTAACATCGTTCCTCCAGCAGGTACTGAGCAGCACTACAAATTTGCTTCACGTAGATTTGCAAACTCTGGTCCAGAAAGAACAACAATTGATGTTGAGCTTGAGTTTGAGATTAACCTTACAACTCCAGATCCAACTGGTTCAGACAGAACTCCTAGCTTGACTCAGCTTAAGGTCCTCCGTAAATGGAATGACTTAATCTATGACCCTCTTACTGGACGTATGGGACTTAAGGCAGAATATGTTGCTCCTTGGGTAAAGGTTACAATGCATGATAAAGCACATCAGCCATTCTGGCAGTGGACTCTTTATCACGTATGGCCAACAACCAACTTGACTGTTCCTAACCTTGAATACATGCAGAAGAACTCTGCTTACAAGGTATCAGGTTACAAGCTTGCTTGCGACTATTGGGATGAGGTAATGCTTTAATCCTCATAAATTTAAAGCACATAATATAATAAAAGGGAGCCGCAAAGCTCCCTTTTATTTTTTATTAAATATTTTTAGAAACGTAGACCTGTACTTTGTTGTGTAGTGGGATCAACATCTATATCAATTCCAAATGCACCATCCATCTTATATCCAGAAGGTTTAGATGAACCGGGTTTAGGATCTTCTGCACTAAGTGTTACACCTCTTGATACAAATTGTGTACCGTCTAGAAGTTCTCCTATTCTAGCAGCAATTGCTCTAGCCAATGTGTCATAATCAATTGTTGTTCCTTGTTCTCCTCCGATTCTACCAAATCCACCTCCATTAAATGTATTGAAGTTTGAAAGCATTTGACCAATCTGCTCCATATTTCCTGAATTTATTTGACTTAAAGCCTTAAACATTTCTTTAAGTTCAGTGAATGACTGTTTAGCTCCGTTTACTTTAGCTGCAATATTGTCTACTGCTTTACCGAAGTTGTCTAACTCTCTTATTCTTGTTTTGTTTCCATCATTAAGAACTTTATCAAATCCCTTAAATTCTGTAACATTTCTCTTGATAGCATCACTGAATGTATTAATCTTCTTAACCTTAGCGGTTTGTGAAGCAGATTGCATATTGTTTGTCAAGGTCTCGAAGTTCTTATTGAATGTATCAACATTTGTGATTTCATCTTCATTTATAAGAGTATCTATTGTTGACTTCAAAGAAGTATACATTGACTCGAATCTTGTGATATTATCTTGTGAAATATCTGTTGCAAGTAATCTGTCAAGACCTGCTCTTATACTTGTAGTGATATCAGAATATCTTTGTACTGCATCATCAGGAATCTTTATATCAACCATATCAAGAACAGATGCTGCTAAAGTTGTTCTGAGGTCCATCATCTTATTCTTAAATGATACAAGGTCATCATCTGATATAATTGAAGCAGTCAATACAGTTACCATATTGTCAAGGAATTCTCTAAACAATGTTACCTTGTCATTTATAATAAGTTGTTGTGGTTCTCCTGCAACAGCTTCAAACAATGATAGATAAGAATCTTTAAGTGTATTAGCAAGAGTTGTATTAGAAGTTATAAACTCATCAATGTTTATATTATTTGAAGAAGTGAATGTCAAAAGTTCTGTGACAGAAGTAGTCATGAAATTCTTCAACTCACTAATAAGAGTTTCAAATGCAGTTACATCATCTTGTTTTATAAATGTAAGCAATACTTTTGTATGAGCTAATAACATAGAAGTATCACTAGCATATTTAGCTACATCACTTGCTGTTATTCCTTCTGCTATAAATGTCTTAAGAGCCGTTTGTATTGTACTTAAATCAGTAGTGAATGCATTAAGTTTCTCATCAGGTATTTGTGTAGTAATATCTGATATAGAAGTGTTAAGAGTTTTGATAAACTCTGGAATAGTTTTAGTAATTTCTCCAAGTTTCTTTGCATCAATGTTTGCAGCGTTAGATACATTTTCTATGAATCCGTTAAGAACATCAAGAACAGTCAATGAATTTTCTTTAAGAAGGTCTATAGAATTAATTGTATCTTCATTTGTGAATATTCCAGCAATGCTAGAAATAAATGTTGTAACTGCACTTGCAATTCCTCCTGCAATCTTAGCAACATCAACAGGATGAGCTTTTCCTTGTTCATCAATAACAGTAAGAGTATCTTTCTTATCTGTTCCAAATTTCAATAATACAGAAGCAAAATTCAATACAGGATTAAGAATTTCTCCGAATATTCCAATTGCATCTTTCAATCCTGCTGCATTACCGGTCTTTTGAGCTGTAGCAGAATCAGTAGCAATAGAAGGGTCTATCTGATTAAGTGAGTTAAGTACCTCTGTCCACTGTGCTTTATGATTGACATACAACTCTTCGATGAATGTAGTAACAGCTCCTGCAATCAATGATGCTACTCCTCTAACATTTACTGACCTTGGATTAGCAACAAGGTTACCATCCTTATCATATTCAGGGATAATAAGATTGTCATCCTTAGCATCAAACATTGTAAGAAGTTCTGCAAACTTAGAAACAGGTTCAATGATTGCTGCGAATACTCCTATTCCTTTTTCAAGAGCGCTAGGATTATCTTTACTTGAACCTAATGACAATTGCTCCCACTTGCTTCTGTTCTTTTCATCATACAATACTTCACAGAATTTGGTTACAGCTGTTATAAGAGTTGTAGCAGTTTGTATTACATTAACTGTCTTACCTTCTCTTGCATATCCCTTCTCATCATAAGTTATAACTTTAAGAGTTGAACCGTCACCAGAATATTTAGAAATAAGTTCTGCAAAATCAGAAATAGGTTGTATCAAAGCTACAAGAGACTGTGATAATCTTTCTGCGTCTCTTCTATCTCCTCTGCTAACATCTATATTATTAAGCATTCCGGCAAAGTTCTCAATAGAATTCATGATAGTTGTAGCAACCTTTGACAATTCATCTGGGTCTATCTTCTTGTTCTTGAATCCTGTGAGCATTGTACTGTAAATATCTACAGCACTCTTGACAAGCTTAATCATACTCTCATAACTCTTACGGCCTTCGCGAAGCTCTATAAGTTGTCTTAACAATCCCTTCTTTGTTCCTGTGTCTTCATTATTGAACAAATCTAAGAATATTTCAGGAGAAATAGCAGAAAGAAGATTAGCAATGTCAAGTTTCAATTTCTCTGAGGTTGTTCCTGATGTTTCTAATGCCTTAGAGAATATTACCAATGAAGAAATACTTCCAGACAATCCTGTAAGAACATCTACAATTTGTTTATATGCAATAGAACCTGCAACAATCTTAGCTGCAGTAAGTGCACTCATTGCAGTCATCTTACTGGTATCTGAAATAATAGACTTCATTGTTTCAAATGCAGCTTTAGACTTTGTCTTCAATTGTTCTGCGTCTCCTGCAGTGTCGACAGTTTCTATCATAGCAGACAACATCTCTGTTCCCTTGTAAGCAAGTTCTTCACATAAAGCAACTCCTGCAGCGCCAGCAGCAAACCAAAGTGCTTGTGGTCCAACAATTAATGCTCCGGCAGCGAATGCAACAGCACCCGTTGCAAGAATAATAGCTTCAGTTGTTCCTAACGCTGCAAGTACTTGGTTCCATCTACCTTCACCTGCTTCAGATACTTTGACAAGAGCACCTAAAACTAATACAGAACCTAATGCCAAAGCTTCTATTAAAGCTAAAACAGGAATTCCCTTTGATAAAGTTGTCTTTAATTTTCCTGCAGCGAATGCCAAAGCTCCTGTAGCTCCAACAATAAGTGTAGCCATTCCGAGAGCTGCAAGTGTATCTTCACCCTTTCCTTTAAGAACTTGTCCTACTCCAATTGTTGCAAGTAAAACTACATCTGCACCAAGTATCAAAGCTTCTGCTAAAGCTAAAGCAGTTATTCCCTTTTGCAATTTCTTATTCATCTTTGATGCAGTCCATGCTAAACCGCCTGCTTCTGCAAGAATAAGTGCCATCAAACCAAGAGCTTTAAGAGTATCTTCTTCCTTTCCTTTAGAGCGTTGTCCCAATTCAATTGCACCGAACAATACTACTTCTGCTCCTGCAATAACTCCTTCTGCCAATAACAAATTAACTGCACCCTTCTGAATAGACTTTGACATCTTTGAAGCTACATCAGATAACTTTGCAGCTCCATATATTATTCCTGTTATTAATCCAAATACTCCAGCAATTGCAAGACCACCTTGTACGAAGTTAGTAAGACTTCCTCCCATCAAATCACGAAGAGCATATGCAAGACCAATGATTCCTCCTGCAATAAGTACTGCTCCTCCCATAAGAAGAAGTGTGCTCTTAATATCAACTGCTCCTTGGTCTATCTCTGGACGTTTAGCTATTGCATATTTAGCAATTGCCCAAGCTCCCAAAACAATTGCAGTTACCAATCCAAATGAAGCAGTAGTATATCCTAATCTTTCACCCCAAGAATCTCCTAGGTCTTTAAATGCGTACGCTAATCCAAGAATTCCACCTGCAAGAAGTTCAGCACCTCCCATAAGAAGAAGTGTACTCTTAATATCAATTACACCTTGGTCAACAGTCTTTCTTGTTCTTGCTAACAACAATGAAACCGTTTCAGCTTCAATAGTTATTGCAGTTACCAATCCAAATGCAGCTCCAATATATCTCAATCTTTCATCCCAAGTATCTCCAAGACCCTTATAAGCATATCCTAATGCAATAACTCCTCCTGCAAGTAATTCTATTCCTGCTAAGAACAATCCAATATTCTTGAGATAAGGTAAAGCAGTTTCTACAGATTTTCTTCTTGCTATTCTTACAATCATTTGTGAAACCCAATCAACGCTCTTAATTACCAATCCCATAAGAACGATAGCCCCTATCATTCCTTCAGGACCAACATTCTTAATAAGTGCACCAAGAAGAGCTGTACCATAAGCAAGAGCAAGACATCCTGCAGCAAATAGACCAATAACTTTCAATTGTTCTATTCCTACTACAACACTCTTACTAATAGCATTTACAAGTGCAAGAATTCCTGTGTAAGCAAGAACAACTCCTGTGACTCCACCTAGACCATACATCAATAAATCCCAGCCTTCTTTAACAACAGCTCCAACAAGCATTGTACCAAGAACAAGACCTAAACTAAATCCTGCAAATGTTATAACATGTTTCAAGAAAGGAGTTGATAATTCAACAAAACTTCCAAGGAATGCAACAAGCATTGCAAGCAAAGTATATGATAGAACGATACCAACTACTGTTCCAAGGCCCGCTATCATCATCTGCTTTGCAGTTTCATTAGCTACTATAGCTCCTATCAACATTGTTCCTAAGACCATTGCAAGGCTAAATGCCATGAATGTCATCACAGAACCCATTGCAACTGGACTAATAAATCTCATCAATGCTCCAGTAACAAGAGCAAGTAGCATAATAGAGCCAAGAACACCAAGAACAATTCCAAGACCTTGAACAATCAACGGTTTAGCTTCACCTGCAATTGCTCCGAGAACCATTACTGCACCCGTGAGAAGAACTAAACTTCCAATAAATCTTGTTATTGTTCTTACTTCTCTTCTCAATCCTAACATTTTGCTTGCAAGACTTATAATAATTGCAAGACCAACAAGACCTCCTATTACTAATCCGACCATAGGAAGACCTTGATTAATAGTATCTTTGAATGTTGTATAAAGAGCAGCAAGGCCGAATACTAATCCTGCAGTAACTCCAAGACCAAATATGAAATCATTTATTTCTTCTAAATTCTTTCTGGTTCCTTTAGATTTTCCTGCAACCTTTGTTATTACTAAAGCTAATCCTCCAATGATAGATATTACTCCAATTGTTATTCCTAAACCTGTTATAATTGATTTAGTATCTCCTCTTTGTATAAGAAAACTTAATCCTACTGCAGCTGCAATAACTAGCATTGATGAATTGACAAAGCTTGTCATCATCTTTGCTGCTTCAGCTGCTGCTTCCATTTTATTCTTTGACGGCATCTTCTTTGCTACCTTCGCAAGAATACTCATACCCGGTGCAAACATTGCAACAGACAATGTGAAGATAGGCATCAAAGGAGAAAGAGCAGAGAATTGTTTTACTAATGATGGGAATGCCTGAGAACTCTTAATGAAGCTATTGAAGTTATCAAAATCTTCTTTCTTAAGCCCATCTAATTTCTTATATGCTTTTGCAAAACCATCAAATGTTTTTCCTAAAGATTTTTCTAAATCAATATTTTCTAGTACTTTAAATTTAAGAAGAAGCTTTAAGAAGTTAATCTTTTGTAATTCAATGAGGCTTAATGTTAAATTCTTTAAGGCAGTAGTACCTTTGATTGCATTGTTTCCTGAGTCGAAATTAGAGAAGGCAGCATCTAAATTCTTCAATACATTAACAACATTGTTTATAGCACGGTCACTAAGACCTCCAACGGCTCTGATTGCAGGAGGCAAAGACAATAATGCAGATGAAATGTCTCTTATACTATTTGGTGCAGCAGTAGAAATATTATCTACTCCTCCTGATACTTTTTCAGCACCAGATACACCGGACAATCCTCCTCTGTTTAGTTGTTTAACTGTATTTTCGTTTCTCTCTTTTGTTTTCTGCGGAGTATCAGGAGCTTCAAGGTCCTTGATTATTCTCTCTAACACACCATATATTCCATTAAGAGCTTGCAAAGAATTTGTATATGCAGCTGCCATAAACTAATTACACATCTTCAATTTAAATATTTATCAGTACAATATCATTTTCATCTTTTTCAAAAATTACATATATAATATATAACAGAATATAGTACATTATGAATGAAAGATGGAATACGGCAGTAGATAATAACAGTCCTTCGTGGAGTAGTACAATATTTTCTCAATTTGTATTTGAAAGAGTTTGTTTGACTATTCTTTACAGTGATGATAAACTTGAAGTGCAAAGAGCATACGACAAACTGTTTTCTTCTTATAAAGCAGCAATTACTGCCGGAGCTCCTTTTACACAGTTGTCTTGTTTTGAAGAGGTTGTATATAAAATTCTTAATGATGAACTTCACCAAGAAGAAGATGAATATAATCACGGTGAAAAATATCCAGCCTTTATTAAGTTAATGACAATTGCCAGGATGCAATATGCTGGATCTAAAGAAACTAAATCTTTTTTACATTGGGCATATGAGAAACAATACAGCGATAATGTTTTCCCTCTTAAAAGGTTAGACAAAATTATAATGAGTTTTATTTACAATCAATCATCTAAAGAAGAGAAGAATGAAGCACTAAAGTTCTTTCTGAATAAGTACATATCTATTTTCAAAGTACAAAAATAATACATATATTTAATTATGAGACATATGATGGGACTTCTTAATACTCAGTGGAAGGGAAAACATGTAGTAATCAATGAAGGACAACCTGATTACACTGTTGGAGTTATTAAGAATATTGACTGGGTAATTGACAGTCAAGTATATAAACTTCCAATGAGAGTAAAGATTACCTTTGAAGAAGGCGGTGATGTTGCAGAAAGAATATTTGAAGCATCAACGATTACAATAGAAAAAGATAAAAGATACGAGGATTAACAAATGAAACTTCATCCTATACTCAAATGGGTTGGTGGAAAGACCCAATTGCTTCCAGAAATTGTTTCCCAGATACCAGCAGATACTGATATCTATGTGGAGCCTTTCCTTGGAGGCGGTGCTGTATTTTTGGATGTATTGGTCTCAAGACCAAATATTAAGTTGTTTATTGTCAATGACGCTAATAAACAGCTTATGTCTTTGTACGGTAATGTATTTTCTATCTTTTATCCTAGACTTGTAAAAGAACTTAAAGCTATTGAAAAAGCTTTCAATGAAGCTGAAGATAAGAAAGAATTCTATTACAATGAACGTAAGAAGTATAATGACTACATGATTAATTTTAATACTGTCGATAATACAAAAGAGAAAGTTATCAACAGGATTAAACAGAATGCAAGGCTTATGTTTCTCAATAAGACTTGTTTCAACGGATTGTATCGTGTGAATGGCAAGGGAGAATTCAATGCAGCATTCAATAATTCTACTTCTGTTTCATTTGATTATGAGAACTTAGATAATCTTCACAACATAGCGGAGACTAAAACTATTTATATGTCAACAGATGATTACAAGAATATCTGTTGTTGTGATGCTATTAAGCGTCATCTTAATACTTATCCAGAGGAATACAAAAAAGTATTTGTTTATTTAGACCCTCCTTACAAACCGATTAAAGAATCTGGCAAGTGTGTCTCATATACATCTGCTAACTTTGATGATGTTGACCAAACTGAACTCAAAGAAATGTGTGATGAGATTCATAAAAATGGTTATATGTTCTTGCAGAGCAACTCAGAACCAGAGACTAATTTCTTTGGTAAGTTGTATGCTGATTACAATATTACTACAGTGAAAGCTCGTAGAAATATCAATTCAGATGGAGCAGGAAGAGGAAAGATTAATGAGATTTTAATTTCTAATTTTAATAATAATTATGGCAACGTCAGTTTATTTTGATGCACGTAACAATCGCAATTGGACTTCTGCTCAGAAGGATGCAGTTAATAGAATTCAGTCTATATCTCGTTGCAAGTTTCAGTCAGAACTTGATATTAAAGTAAGTGAATGCAATGATGAATGGGATTCCTATTCTCAGAAAAAGCTTGAAGAAGTAAAATCTGTTCTCTTGTGGTTTATTAACTCTGGCTATTACAAACAGAATTGGATTAATAATGTTATCGAGAGACTGCTTACTAGTATTAAGAACAGAATACTTAGAGCTGAAACAAAAACTTCCAAGCCGCAGGCTCAAGTTACATCAAAGAAAAAGAATTCTCCTGCTGAGGTGAAAGTAGAAGCTCCTAAGACTCCTACTCCTAAAAAGACAGCGGATGTTTCAACAGCATTTCCTTCATTTGAAGAAGCATCATTTCCTGACACATCTAAAGACCTTTTCGAAGAGATGTTAAGCAAAGGTTCTAAGATGCCTAATGTATAAGTTAATAGATTTAACATTAGCTTGATAATATCCTCTCCTGAGGAATTAGAGATATAGTGGGAAGGAAATATGTTTGATAAACAAAAAATAAAATTTTACGGCAACAACATAACAAACAGTTATGGTCCAATTTGTGAACATATGGATTGTTTTGTTGGAAGTTCTGCTTGCTTAGGATGTGAACATTGCTTGCGTCTGAAAGCGAGGTTTTGGGATGTAACAGATGAAGACGGTTCTATTTGGAAATACGGTGAACACGACGGATATGTCTGGTGTGGTTTACATGACAAACGTTTTATAGAGAAATTAAAAAAACATATATTTAGATTAACTAAATCTAAAATTGAGTTAAAAGATTTGTACTAATGAAAGAATTACAGTTAATACGTTTGCAAGAAGAACATATCAATCAGTTGCAAAAGAAACTTAAAGAACGTAAACGTGAGTTTATAGATAAATTAGTAGGAACACCCAAGTGGGCAGAGTTCCTACTTAAACATACAAGAACATATTATCGTCCAAAGAATGGAGTTGAAACATTGAAGAGTGCTATTCATGGAGGAAAATTCAGTATAGAATTTCCTGAAGATAATTCTTCTATAGGAAAGAATACAGACACTGTACAGATTGGAGTAGGATATGCTGCTAATGGAATTAACTTTAGGACATTTCCTATTCCTATTGATGAGGTTGAAACTTTTGTTAGTGAAACTGATACAAGTACTTCTAACAAGCCAGATGATTATACAGCTTGGTATTGGTCAAGCTCTACATACACAGTAGTTTAAAAATAAATCAAATACAATGAAAACGTTTTACATTATTCTTAGCATCATGTTTTTTGCATTCACTTATTTGGTAAGTAGAGAGAATGCAAATTCAATTGGTAAATCTCTTTTGGTTGCTCTTGGTCTTATGATATTTTGGCCAGTAGTAATCTTTGCTGCAACAATATATCTTGCTGTCGGACGGATTCGTCATTACACAAAAAAGGAAGAGAACAATCCTGAAAATGTTTCTCCCACTTTACATTCATTATCCGCCAAAGATTATGAAAGACTGAAGGCTGCAGTGACAGCAGAGGAAAGCAAGACAGAGGAAATTGTAACTGAACAGGTTAATCAGGATTGGGAAGAGATTAAAGAACAGTAATTATGGAAAACAATACACTTAAAAATGTTGCATCATTTGCAATTGGGTATTCTCTTTCTAAGTATAAAGAGAAAAGAAAGATTAAGAAATCTACTCTTGCAGAACATATTGAAAGATATGTGAAAGAGAATGATTGTGACAATAATCAAGTGTCAAATATTCTTTACGAACTCGCAGAAGAATATGCAGCACGAGCTGCAGAACAATTAAAATAAAACAGACAATATGAAATCTTGGATAAAAACAGCAGGAATATTTTCAGCGATATTGGCAGTAATTGCAGGTATTCTTATGATGCATTATAAGCCAACTCTGCTTTGGTATCAGTATTCTGGAATAATTATACTCGTATTTATTGCTTCATATCTTTTGTTGGCTATGCTTAGCTTCATGTTTGAAGAAAAGAAAGAGGATACAGTAGATACTTCTGGGATTAAAGATGGTGATGTTCTCTATTATTATGGAGATTATTATCATGGTTATTCAAGAGTGGAAAGAGTTGAAGTTCTTGATGCAGCAAATCAGCAATTAAGAAGTTCATTTGCTTTTGCAAATAAAGACGGTGAAATTGTTACGAAGTGGTTTGAGACTGCAACAGAGTTTGTAGACCCGGGTGTAGCAGTTGTTTGTGAAGATGTTAAGGGAACTCCTATGTGGAATTTCCTCAATGATAAATGTGAATATATGCTTACTACTTGGGTTCATAAGACATCAGACAATATCTCCGATGACAAAATCAAAGTGTTCTGGAATGACGGAACAATCAATTTCGTAGACCTCAAGGAAGGCAAGTTCATGTGGAGCGAATGGAAAAAGAGCATCGGTTAATATGAAAGGACTTGGTGATTTACATTTTGTTTCATTTGATACTGCCCTTCTTCTTGAGGAAGCGGGATATAGTGAAGAGAGTCTTGTTGTTTACAAATACAATACACGAACAAAGGATAGTGCTGAACTTACTTGTTTAGGTTCACCAAAAAAGAATATCAAACTTAGAAAATATTCTACTGTCGCTGCCATAACTTTAGATGAAGCCTGTGACTTTATCAGAAATCAATATATGTATGTATTGGTTGTTGAGCCAAAATACACCCAAAGTCTTGTAGGTGAGACCATTCTTAATCAAGAACATAAATATAATATTCCTTCAAAAAATAAAAAAGACGGTGTATCAATAATGTGGACAACATATTTAAGAGATGAAAGAGCACTCAATAGTCCATTTAATATGATTGCAAAAAACCCTGATAAGTACACTGCTCTTGATGAAGGAATCAATATATTTTTAAGACTATATATTTTAGATAAGCAAGAGATAATTGTAACTAAACCGTTGCAGTCAGTAACAGATTAATTTAAACAAAACAATGAACACCTTAGGTATTATTTTTATTTCACTTGCTGCTTTGATTGTTGTAACATTGTTTGTTCTTTATACAATTAGGTTTAACAAAGAATCAGAAGCAGATAGAATTCCTGGACCAGATGAGATTGAAATCGTAGAAGATGCAGATTATCATGAAGTAACTCGTGGTGATTTCTATATTAGAGATTCAAGAAATGATTTCAATCCATTTGAGTCATACAATGTTTTCAGAGTGGATGAAGTTCGTAAGAATGTCTATGGAGATTTATGGGTTAAGTATACTGCTCCAGGATTTGATTACAGCTTCAGTCCCAAATGGAAAGAGCTTGAATGCCCACTCAACGCATTTCTTAAAGGAAAAGTAAGAGTACAAAAAATTAACAGAAAATAATATGAGTGAAGAGATAAAGATTGTCAGTAAAGAAGATGTTCTTAAGTTATTTGAAGAGCTTCTTCCTTGGGAGAAACAAGACTTCATAGATCTTCTTATAGAGAAATATCCTAGGTTATTTTAATTACAATGAAATATAAATCTCATAAGCCATATTCAGTTGTTTTCCAAGAAAATGAAAAGGAATATAGTTCTCTTAATTATGGTCCCCTTGTAAATAAAGTAGCAGAAATTCTTAGAAAAGCAAAAGAATATAACATGGAGCCAGAAGTTATTGCTTCTACATTAATCAATGTTTCATGCTTTGCATGTTATAGAAAAGATTTCAATGGATTATGTTCTGCATTGGAAGAAGCTTGTGCAGAGTGGGATGTTAAATGACTATGAAGAATATTGCTCAACATTATAAAAGAAGTAAATACCAAGTAGGAGATACAATATGGTTTGTTGCAGATGCAGCATCAGTTATATATTTGTGTGAAGAAGAAGATAAATCTGTAAACAAATATAAATTTGGTCCTACAAAATTTAATCCTATTCCAGTTCGTGGACACATTGTTGCAATATACAAAAGAACTAGTGTATATGAACCTTCTACTTCATTGGTTAGTAATTCAGGAGGAAGCCGAACTAATTATGGTTATGTAACTTACACTGAATATGAAGATGTTGAGTATGAAGTTATGTGTCATTTTCAAAAAGAAATAATAAGGAGACCAAAGTTCAGTGCTAACAAATATCTGTTATCAAAACTATTAGGAAAGGAAGTTTCACAATCATCTGAAGAACCATATAATTTTTACCTTGCAAAGTTATCTGTAGAAGAAACATTTGCAGCTGATACTCCAGAAGAAGCAGAAGTAAAATATGGAGAAAAAGAAACACTAGATATTTCTCATGCAGATATTTTTACAAAGACGATGAGGTCATCTTATAAACAATTTTGGATTACAGAACATCACAGAGATTTATATATAAATAAATCTTTGTCAAAGGGCAAAGTATATTTGGCAGCATCAAGCATATTGTGTAATCATAATATAACAGGATTTGCACATTATTTGGAAACACTTAAGAGTACTCCTCCCTCATATAATTTAATAGAATACAAATATATGTCCGTTTTTTATAACAGTAGATAATATGTTTGACCCAGGATTAGGAATGTCTATTTATCCATCAGGAGGTTTAAGAGTATCAGCAGCAGTCAAATCTCCTTTTATGTCTGATGATGACTGCTCTATTATGGCGAGAATCGTGGCAGACTGCAAAGTAGAAAAACTTTTTTGCAACACTACATCAGAGAATGTTATATTAAATAGTACAAAAGATTATTACCAAAACATTGAATTTCCTAGATTTAGGAAGCAGACGAATCTTTCTTGGGTGGGGCAGTCTCATTTTACTACTATGTTTTTTACTATAGCTTATTCTCCTCAGACTGGAATAAATCCATATAGTAAGAAGTATAATGAATTTGTGAAAGAAGTAGCAGAAGCAGCCTTAGCAAAAATCAGATATCATATATGCAATGAAAATGGAATTTCTACAATTAAAACCTATTCTTACCGTGTATGCAATGGTATCTTACATGGCAATGATAAAGAAATAAAATTGTTGAAAGAATTTAAAGTTTTCAGAAATCTTGACGGGCATACAATTTCTTTAACATATGATGGATATAATATTTTAGATATATCTGATGAATGGAGATATATGATTACAAATGAAGCACAAAAGAAATACAAGTTAAGCCGGTTCAGTACATATGAATTGAAACTTGAATTTGCAAAATATTTAGTAAACATTTTAAATAATAGATAATGGAAAAAGAAGTTAAAGTAAAGAATTTCCCCAATCTCAGAACGATTTATATTTCTTCTGATATTAAAGATGATACTCTTTGCGAGTTTAAGAAGAGCTTGGATATTTTAATCAATGCAGATGAGGAAGTTTATCAAGACAATCTCCGAGCTCTTGGTGAGATTGATAAATCTCTTGTTGAAGCTTATAAGAAAAACGTTAAGTTCCCTCCAATTTATATTGATATCTCTTGTCCAGGAGGAAGTGTCTATCATGGATTTGGAATTTATGATATTTTGTGTAGAATAAATGCAGAGAAAAAGCACAAGTTGATTGCTCGCATGAGTGGTTATGCTGCAAGTATGGCAACAATTATTATGCTTGGGTGTGATGAACGTATTGCCAATGAGAATACAAGATTCATGATTCACTCTATTTCTACATTTGAATTTGGTAAGATTCAAGACCTCAGAGAAGATATGGAAGAGACAGAAGAGTTGTCTCAGATGATTAAGAATATCTATACTAAGAAGACTAAGCTTACTGAGGAGAAGTTAGAAGAGATTGACAAATACAAGAAAGATTGGTGGATATCATCAAAAGAAGCTTTAGAACTTGGGTTGATTACAAAGATTATTTAGTATGACTGAGAAAGAAATTGTAAAGAAACTTGTAGGAACTTATCCAAATTCTATTGTTCCTGTTGCTCTTTATTACGGAAAATGTGCAGTAGATTTTGTAAATACTGTAGATAATTTTGCAGCAGATGTTATGAGGGATTTTGATGCTGGTCGGCAGAAATATTATTTTGATAGAACATTTGAGAATGTAGAAGACTGCTCAAGATACCTTGCAACTTATTTACATGACTTAGAAGAAGCTTGTCAAGATTTTGTAGATCATACTTACGATGTTGATGCTGATGGTGAAGTATGTTATTTAGGGGTAGAAGATGAAGATTGATATGACTGCAATAGATGTCGCATATGCTTCTGCAATTGTCACAATAATTATAATAATTGTATATCATTGGTGGAAGCATAAAAAGGAAAAATAATTTTTGGTTTAAAATTATTTTCATATATTTGAATTGTTAATCGTTTTTGAAAACTGTATATATAAATTATAATATCTTTAAAACAAATTAATTAAGTATGAAGAAATTTTATTGTTTGATGGTTGCACTTTTCGTTGCAATGTTCACGATGAACGCTCAGACCGTTGAGCATTCCAAGTTGTTTGACAACGTTTCTGTGACTGTTCTCGGTGGTGGAGTTACTACTGGTCAGTTCGTGGATGTTCCTACTCCTTTCTTCTGGGATGGAACCAAGGCTGTTTTCAACGGTGTTCGTCCTTTCATGGGACTTGAGTTCACCAAGTATGTCACTCCAGTTGTTGGCTTCAGTGTTGAAGGATTGGGTTTTGTAAATACAACTACCTCAGATACTTTCTTTGATGAGTCTGCTGTACTTGCAAATGGTAAGTTGAATCTTTCTAATTGGTTTGGCGGTTACAAGGGTCAGCCACGTAGAGTAGAGGTCGTTGCAGTCGCAGGTCTTGGTTGGGGTCATGATTATGTAAATGGTAATGAACAGACTTGGGCATCAATTCCTGCAGAGGATAAGGTACTTGTTGTCGGAAATAATCCTTACAATTCTAATGCAGTACTTTTTACTGACAAGGATTATGTTGTCTACAATGCTGGTGCAGAATTGAATTTCAATCTTGGTGAAGAGCGTGCATGGCAGATCAGTGTTCGTCCTGGTGTAATGTGGTTCAACAAGTACACGGCTGGCAATTTCCAGAGTCTTCCTACTTGGAAACATGATGCCCGTGCTAACATGCAGCTTGGTGTAACTTATAAGTTTGGTAAAGCTGGTCACCACAATTTCCGTCTTTGCCCTTACAGCGTAACTAAGGCAGACTATGATGCTCTTATGGCAAAGTACAATGAACTTGCAGGCCGTGAGCCAGAGGTCCGTGAGGTTGTCAAGGAGACCGTCAAGACTGAGACTGTTACTAAGGAAGTTGTAGCCTACAGAGGTGTTAAGACTTACATTACTTTTGCAATTGGAAGTGCAGCTCTTACAGAGGTTGAAAGAGAGAAGGTTGGTTTGTTCGCTGAGAGCCTTGACAATGATACTCTTATTCAGATTGTCGGTTCAGCTGACAGCGGAACTGGTTCAGAGACAAGAAACTTTGCTCTTGCTAACAACCGTGCAAATGTTGTGAAGAACGTTTTGGTTAATGATTATGGTATTGCAGCAAATAGAATTACTGTTAGCACCAAGCTTGATGTAACTAATAATCCAAAGACTTCAAGATGTGCAGTTATTGCAGTAGATGATGTTGATGTAGACTAATTCTATTAACATACCAAAATGATAGGGAGCAACATAAGTTGTTCCCTATTTTTGTTTTAAAGATAATTTACATATATTTATATAGTAACAAATGAAATTATGTGGATATTAAGAAAAGATAAGATGCCTGAAGAAAAACACTACCACTCAGATGGTAGTATGTTTGTTGATGGCAAAGATAGAGACTGGTCAGAGTCTGAACGAGTATTGGTAGTTGATGATAGAGGGATGTATTATGTCGACTCTACTCGCAATGGAAAGTTCCGTACAGATGGAATGAAAGACTGTGACAATTTTCCTCATGAGGTAGTTGCTTGGCAGCCTATTGAAAATTTTGATATTGATAGTTATTATGACGGAAGAACAATTAATAAATGACGGTTGGAAACCGGAGCTTTGTAAGATCGGAACTTTGTATTTCAAAGGAAATTATTTTTGCAGACTCAATGATGAAACTGCAACTGTATTTTCTAAATCTAATGATATGACTCCTCTTGGAAGTGCAAAAACATTTGAAGAGATAAAGAAAATTCAAATGACTTGTGAAGAAACAGATATCATTTATGCAGAGTTCAGACTCAAAATAATGATAAAAGCCTTCAAAGAAAAATACGGAATTGCTCCTAAGAGCATTGCTAATTTTAAAGATGAAAATAATTGATAATAAAAAAGATTATTACGATTACTTGATGGGAATCTATGGTATAGATGAGAAGATTGTCTATGACCGTCGCGACTCTATTACCAAAGATTATTTCCTCAAGAGAAATGGTTATGAGTGGGAACAAAGAAAGACTCCATTTGATAATGCATATGAGATGACTCTCCGTGTAGGAAATGTGCAGTATAAATTTGTTCGCAATAAAGATACTGATTACAAATGGGATATGCCAAAAATCGCTTACCGAGGATATTACAGGGGTTATTCGCGTCAAGTAGAAACTATTACTAATCCTATGAGAATAAGTGATGAAGAGTTAGAACAGTGGAAAGAAAATGATTGTCCAATTGTTTTGACAATATCATATTCTAGAGATTATTGGTGGAACAGAGGTAGTGATATTGTTATCAGGAATCCAATTCTTTCTACTTTCGGAGTAATTCCTAAGTTTATACCGGCTAATGAGATATGGGAAAATGTTTATGACTTCATATCTCATAGGAATGATAAGAAAATTGTTGATAACAGAACTGATATTGAGAAGTTAGAGTCTCACGGTTTTGATAAGAGAACCTCTTTCAGAGATATGTAATGCCACGATTTATTGAAGCAAAACTCAGAAACAAATACATATATCTTTCTTTATATGAGAAAGATACATTGAAACGATATGCAAAAATAAAAAATTGGAAAGCATATTGGACAACCAAGAAAGAGTTTCTAAAGAAAAAGAATATTTTAGATATGATTGAGATAAAGAGAAATAACGGAGATGTTGTAAAGGTTTTTGCAGAGACCTTTGAGAATGAGGCTTGGGAGCAGGTGAAGAAGCTTGCTAACTATTCTGCATATGACGAGTCTACTATCCGTATCATGCCTGATGCTCACGCAGGTAAGGGTTGTACTGTTGGTACGACTATGACTTTGCACGGCAAGGTTACACCTAACTTGGTTGGTGTTGATATCGGCTGCGGAATGTTGGTCGTTGACCTTGGAGACATCGAGATTGATTTTGCAAGACTTGATAGGAATATTAAGCAGAATGTTCCTTCTGGTTTTGATATTCATAAGAATGCTTGGGCAAAGTTTGATGACCTTGACGAGTTGCTTTGCTTCCCTTCTTGTGATATTGCAAGAGCTATTCACTCTCTTGGAACGCTTGGCGGAGGGAATCATTTTATATCTGTAGAACAATCAAAGAAGACTGGTCATAAGTATCTTGTTATTCACACCGGTTCAAGAAACCTGGGTGTACAGGTTTGCAAGTTCTATCAGGACTTAGCATTCAAGAAGCTTAATGAGATGACCGAAATCAAAAAGCAGGTCACTGACGAGGTTATTGCTAAGTGCAAGGCAGAGGGAAGGCAGAAAGATATTCCTGCAGAGTTGAAAAGGGCTCTTGCAAATATCAAGAAACCTTCTGCTGACAAGGAGCTTGCACACCTTGAGGGTTCCGACTTCAAGAATTACATCTGGGATATGGAGATTGTCCAGAGATTTGCAGCACTTAACCGTGCTACAATTGCAAAGATTATTCTCCAGAAGATGGGTTGGAAGGAGCTTGACAGGTTCGAGACCATTCACAACTACATTGATACCAAGAATATGATTCTTAGGAAGGGCTCTATCTCTGCTCAGGCAGGTGAGAAGGTAATCATTCCTATGAACATGAGAGATGGTTCTTTGATTTGTGTCGGAAAGGGAAATGCAGATTGGAACTACTCTGCACCTCACGGAGCAGGTAGGTTGATGTCCCGTAGCAAGGCGAAGTCTGCAATTTCTATGAAGGATTTCGAGAAGTCTATGAAGGGAATCTACAGCACTACAGTTTCTCGTTCAACTATTGATGAGTCTCCAATGGCTTACAAGAATATGGATGAGATTGTGAGATGTATCGAGCCTACTGTAGAGATAATTGATGTCATCAAGCCTTTATATAATTTCAAGGCAGGAGAGGAGTAATCTTTTCCTCCTTGAAATTTTTTTCATATATTTATATATAACAAATAAGAAATATGATACACAGTGATATCAATAGAATTTACAAGATGAAATGCAGGCTGCAACATCTGAAGATCAACTTGGGTAAGCCTAACAGCCCATTTTCTCCTCCTCTTAGTCATTCCGATATCAGAGCAAAGGAGCATATTCAAAAAGCTATTGAAGAACTTCATGAAGCAGAATTGATTTTAAGAAACCACGAATAAGTTTATGAAAATTTATTTAGCATCTTCTCTTGATACCGAGGCAAGATCTGCAATGTATACTGCAGTTGATATGTTGCGGCAGAAAGGATTTGAAGTATATGCTCCTGTCGAGACAAAGATTCCAAATGCATGGGATTATCCAAATCCTGAGTGGGGATTGATGGTCTTTACTTCTGACATTACTGCTCTTGATGCTTGTAATATTGTTGTCCTACTTTCCAATGGCCGTAACTCTACTGCAGGTGCCAATTGGGAAGCAGGATATGCTTATGCAAAGGGAAAGAAAGTTATTGTCGTTGAAATGACAGATGATGTCATGAGTTTGATGGTTGCAAACGGAAGATGGGCTACAGTTAAAGGTCTTGTTGGCCTTGCAAATTATGATTGGGATTCTATGCCGAAAACTAGAACTAATACTGAACAGAAGTAATGATGACACGTGAAGAAGCAATAGAGGTCTATAACGGCCTTATCAATACCAAAATCAAAGAAGCATTTGAATTCTTTGCACCTGAACTCCGCGAGAGTGAGGACGAGAGGATAAGGAAAGAACTCATTGCATTTTTGAAATATTATCACACTGGAGAAGGTAATTATATCGAATTCAGCGACAAATGGATTAAGTGGCTCGAAAAGCAGAAAGACACAAATCTCATTAAGTTGACTGATAATGCTGTACGCGGTCTTGACCGGGCTTTGATGATTGTGAAGGATGCAAAAGGTGAATTATCTGGTTATCAAAGCGATGATGGTATTTATGAGTGCGATCATGCAATTGAAACACTTGAAAATATTCTTAACACAGTACAATAATGACACAAGAAGATAAAACCCTGCTACTTAAAGATCTTTGTGCAAGGTTGCCGTATGGAGTTAAAGCACTTACTCCTTGGAAAAAAGATGGTCCAGGACCGGTAACACTAATTGATATAACAAGCAGCAAACAAGTGAGGGTTTTTGAGGATTGGTATGATATTGAAGAAATTAAACCCTATCTCCGTCCAATGTCAAGTATGACTGAGGAAGAGGAAATATATTATAACACCATTTACACAACCTTAAAATTCTACGAAAAGGAAGATTGGCTCAACACTCATCACTTCGATTATCGTGGATTGATTGAAAAAGGTCTGGCATTGGAAGCCACGGAAGGAATGTACAAAACTGAATAGATTATGCTTAAAACACTACTCAAAAGTAAGGAAGATTTTGATTCTTTTATAAACCATAATACTGGATATATTCCGGGTCATGGTAATGTAGCATCTTATTTTTGGTCTTCACCTGAAAAATATCCTTGTGTCGTTGTTTGGCATATTGAATATGACGGCAACGGTCCGGATGAATTGACGGGAGACTTCGTTTATTTGGATGATTTTGAGGATTAAAATATGACACAGGAAGAAAAAGCGAAAGCCTACGATGATGCTTTGAAACGGGCAAAGGCGGCTATTGATATTGCTGCTGACAAAGATTTAGTAAAAGGTGTTGCAACAACTATCTTCCCCGAACTCCGCGAATCAGAGGACGAGAAGATAATAAACGCAATTATTGGGTCTATTAAAGATAATATAACCCTTGTTTCTGTAAATGGCTATACCAAGAAAGATATGATTTCCTATCTCGAAAAACAAAAAGAGCAGAAATCTTTGAACATTAGTGATGCATCAGAATGGCTGAGGAAGAATGTTTGTCGTTATATGAATTCAGAATATAACGAGTTCCACAAATGTGTAGAATATGATGGCAGCATTGACAAAGAAAAGCTTATCAATGATTTTGAAGAAGCAATGCAGAAGGAGCAGAAACCTGCAGAACAGAATTACGATAACAGAATACAATATGATAGTATAAAAAGTGGAATAGAAGCTTTTGCATCTACATATTCATTTAATATAGAAAGTAAACTTTTTCCACAATTAACAAAAGAGCAACAGCGGTTATGGAGAGAGGAAATTGAACAAGCTGCTATTGCCGGAGGTGAAAGTGGAGTTGAACTATCAAGAGACAATCGCTACAAAGAGAATAGAACGATAGAGTGGAGTGAGGAGGATGAAACAAAGTTGCGTGATGTTGTTCGTATGATTGAAGACAGCGGTCACGTAAAATCAATCCGAGAACATTACGAGAAGTTTCTTACGTCTCTCCCTGAAAGATTTAACCTTCAACCAAAACAAGAATGGAGTGAGGAAGATAAGAAATTGATAGACAATGTAATTAACAGTCTATGTTGTTATCAGAATACTCTGTCGGATTATCAAAAAGAAATCGTTGGTGAAGAAATACAAAAACTCAAATCACTCAAGCCACACCCAAAGCAAGAGTGGAGTGAGGAGGATGAAGAAAAAATAAATAACATTTCTGAAATCATCGAACATTGTGTAACTACCCCTTATTGTGGTGGAACATTAACACTTAGTAAGGAGTATAAGAAGGAATTGAAATGTTTTATTAAATCCCTCCGTCCTTCTTGGAAACCCAGTGAGGAACAAGAGGAGCCGAAGTATTATCAACATTTTGACCCAGATTGTTAGCCATGACAAACGCAGAACTGATTGCCAAGATAAAGGTCGAGATTGAAAAATTAAAAACTTTTTACGGAGAACTGCACACGGATTTTGTTTGTGAAAAACTCCTTTCCTTCCTTGACACCCTTGAATCGGAAAATCCGATGAACCAAGACGAGTTGGAGGATGAGATGGACAGATACTTTGAAACGATGCCCGTGCTTGAACATGAGAACATCTTCGATTGCACATTCCAGAATATCGCCCGCCACTTCGCCAAATGGGGTTCTGAACACGCAAAGAAATAGAGATGAAAGAGATTATTTCACTGGACGGTAATGGGAATAAGGTACGTTTCCTTCGTGGTAATGACGGAGACATACACATTTCATTTGATATTCCTGAAAAGAAAATATTTTTGGAATCTGTCCGAGTTGGGGTTGGTAACTCCGGTGGGCAAGATGTTCCAATATATGTCAAGATGGCGCTTGTCGAAGTGTGTGAAGCAATGCAAAGGTGGGATAATGAGCAGAACACTTAAAGAAATAAGAAATATGAAAGATTGTACTACTTGTAAGTATGGATATGAGGATGAACGATTAGGCATCCCAATGTGTCATCACCCCAAAAGATTTTCAGAGGACTGTGTTGACTTTAATATGTATGAAGAAAAAGAAATAAAAGAATCAAAAAAGCCTGTTCCGAATGACCTTGAAGACGCGGCGTGGGACTGCGTATTAGACAGTGTTGATGTAAATAACCCAGTCTTGCTGCCCAAGTACAAGGAGTTGCTGACATACCTTTTCATTTCCGGAGTGAAATGGCAGAAGGAGCAGGATGAACGCATTTACCGAGAGTTCTTTAATGAAAGAAATCAAGGTGACCCTTCTTTCAGAGACCTTCTTTCATACAAAGAAGGACACCGTGATGGAATGGAAGAGCAGAAAGACCTGATGATGAAGGATGTGGTGAAAGGCAAAATCATATTTCTTCTTAATGGCGACGTGGCTATTAATATTGGCGATATGGATGAATATAAACTCGGTGACAAGGTTCGCATTATCATCGTAAAGGAGAAAGAAAATGAACAATCCGATTAATTATTGGTATCAGAAGTACATTGCCCTCAAATCTAAGATGGACGAAATGATGAAGGAAGCAGCAGAAGGAGAAATCACCAAGGATAACCGAGGCAATAATGTTGTCCGCGTTGGCATGTTTAACAAGGACTTTGAATACGGTGACAAGGTTCGCATCATCATCGTAAAGGATAAAAAGTAAATAACACAAATAAAATGAGCAGAACTTATAGGCATGAACATAACTCTCAACTGTTTGGTAACGGAAACAGAGGTCATCATAATACTCTGTTAAGAGAGTTCAAAGATATTTCGAGAAGTGGTGGGCAGCCAATAAAAGATTTTAGAGGGGTGATTGCAGAAAGAGATTTGCAGTCAGACCGATTGGGAGCATGGAGAAGAACTGTTGATAAGAAACGCAGGCAGGCTCTCAAAAGGAAAGCAAACAAAATGATTGAAGATGAATTAAATGAAGAATAATATGAAGTATTATCAAAAATTTTTCGGTCATCTTTGGATGATTAACAAACATAAGTTCTGGGTTTTCTATTACTGCTGCAAATTTGGAATTCCTTTCAGGGGTTTGGTTCATGACCTTAGCAAGTTCAGCCCTACAGAATTTTTTGAAAGTGTGCGGTACTATACTGGAACCTCCTCCCCTATTCCTGAATGTAAGAAAGCAAATGGATATTCATTAGCATGGCAGCATCATAAGGGAAGGAATCCTCATCATTATGAGTATTGGATGGATAATTTTGATAAGGGTGGAACTCCAATCAGAATGCCGTTCATCTATTCTGTTGAAATGATTTGTGACTGGCTTGCTGCTGGCAAAGCTTATCGCGGAAAAGAATTCACATTCGAAGATGAGTTGAAATGGTGGGAGAAAAAAAGAGAAGAGGTTGTTAAATCAATGCATCCTGCAACAATTATTTTCTGCAATAGTGTTTTTACAAGACTCGCAAAACAAGACGGATGCATGTCAAAAGAGCATATGAAGTTATTGTATGATGCATCATATGTAATGTATAAAAAAGAAGAAGAAAGATTAAATGTTTCAATATGAATAAGATAAAAGAATATAAGAAACTTCTTCCTGAAGAGCTTGAGAAAAGAATAGCAGATAATTATAAAATTCTCAAGAAAATTTGGGATGAAGATGATGGAAATTCTTATGATAAGTACAGAGAGAAATGCAGGCCATACAGAGAAGACAATTTTGCTTTATACACAGCATTAGTTCTTATCATGGATAGAATTGACATTGATACAGAGCCGTTGCCTGAAGAAGATAAGAAGTGTTTAATACCAATCAAAGAATTTGCAGATGCTTGTAAATCAGGTATGATTACTTCTTGGGATGGCGATGGTTTGTATGCAACTGAAAATGAAATTACAAAGCTTGATGCTGACCCGGAAGCTTTTAAGCTAGGATATTACCGAAAAGATTTTACACACGTTTGTTGGTATAACAAATAAAAATTGAGGGGACCTTTCGGGTCCCCTTTCTAAAATAAGTTTAACTAAAAAATTAATACATTCCCTTACGGGAAAGGATATAATCCTTGAGCAAATCACATGTCTTATCAATGTCATTCGGATAAATATAGCCGAACTTTTCCATAAACTTTTCTACTGTAGCCAAATCGGTTTTAGTAGCAGACAGCTTCCCATAAATTGAATTGTAATATGAGAAAACATATTCAGCAGTAAAGGTGTTATTGTTATCCATAATCTTCTTGTTTTCTTATTACAAATATATGAAAAAATGTTTACAACATAAAACTAAAGAGAACGAAGTTCATCATAACATTGTCTTCTCAACTCTACCAACTTACCGATGTAACCATTTCTTCGTAATGTTTTGAAAATCAAATTACCAGTAGTAAGCTCTGCATATTTTGCTGATGCCATAGACTCTGCACGTTCTCCACGAACTGCATCCATTATACTGTCTGCAATCTTCAAAACTTCTTTAACCTCTGCTTTGTTTCCTGCTACATCCTTGTATGTAGCAATCAATGCATCAATCATATTGCAGTAAACAGACACTCCTGATTTGATATGCTCTTTATTTGAAGTATCAGGAAGCTTGTCAAGTGTTGGCTCTACAATCCATTCGTCTCTCATCAATGAATATACTCCAGTAGATTTATGTGGCTCATTAACATCTTGCACATAAAGTTCAACAGGATAACCAAGAACATGGATTTTAGCGTGGGCAATATTCCAATTTGATTTTTTCTCTGCAAAATATTGTTTAGCAATTGCAGGGTCAGCAGAAAGTTCATTGTAGTCAACAAGAATATGTAAATCAATATCAGAATGCTCTTCATTCCAATTATAATTAGCTAATGAGCCTGTCATAATGATGTCATGGATAGTTTGGATTCCAGAATCACTCATGAAATCATTTCCAATCATAAGCAAAGACAATCTGACGAGCTTATTGAGCTTCTTATCCTCTGACCAGAGCTTAGGATTTAACTTGTCTTGCAACTTAAATCCTGTTAAGTCAACATCTTGTGGACGGATATCTTCTTTTAATTGTTTCATTTACAGCGTACACTTTTATTACAAAATATTTATCAGCATTTTCAGTTATTAAAAAATTTTCATATATTATTATTGAGATAAAGTTTATAGTATGTACAATACAGATGTCACATTAACTACAGCGCAGCCTTATAGTTGTATTACAAAGGCAGTGTGGGAGAAGGCACCTGATGAATTAGGTCCAGTTTGTTGGTCTAATGTAGTAGTCTGTAGAAAACTTCTTCTCGGCCTCGAAAAAGAAATTACATACGATTACAATAAATTTTCTGCGGCTAATTATAAGAACAAAGAGCTTCTTGATATGATTTTAAAATCGTTAGAAAATTCTAAAGAAAAATCAAAAGAAGATTGTGGAAAGTTAGAGATTTATTTCAGAAAAAATTTTGAAAAAAATCTTGAAAAATATTCTCTAAAAATTTTCAATAAAATTTATGAAAATGCTGACGAAAATTATTTGAAGTTTATTTTGCAGTTTGTTTGTGTATTGTTTGAGAATAATTTCTTTGATGATTCTTTCGTAATGATTGAGCGTGCTGTACTCAATGTTCACAGCACAGATTATCTTTGTTCAGAAGAATATACTCCTAATGATAGATGTGAAGAGTATACTACTATCATTTATAATAATGATGAAAATGTAGGATATGAACTTAGGTTTAAAGAGATAACAGATTGTAGAAGTGGAAACTCTCAAGGCAAGATAGAAAAAGTTTATATTGACAACGAAACAAATAGCATGCACATGTTTGTATCACATGCATACAATACAATGTGGGAATGCATATCTGTTCCAGTAGAGCAATTACTAGAAACACCTTATTTACTAAAACATGGGACTAACTAAAGAACAATGGCATAAAAAGAGAACAGATGAGATTGCAAAATATGTTCTCGATAAAGGTGACAAGGTCTCTGCGACGATGACTTATTGGCACACATATCCGATTGTTGTTAAAGATATTTGTGTACTTGGAGTTATGGTTAAAGGGCAGAAGACCAAAAAGATTTTATTCGGAGATATGATTGACAAAAAGTTTGTTGAAAGAAAAACAACAGACCAATTAGAGAGAAGCTTCCTTGAAGAGATTCTTGCCGATATGAAAGAAGCAGATAAGAAACATTCTAAATAATAAAGAAATGGAACAGAAACTATTATGTATCCCAGAAAAGATTGGGGAAGTAAACAACCATCATCTTGATAAGTATCTTGAAGCTGGTTGGCATGTTGCACAAATTTCCGCTGCAGGAAATAGTCTTAACAGCTGTTGTTGGATATTAATTGAACGAGCAACAGATTCAAAACAGATTAACAGCTAAGATTGAGGAGCTCCTTTCGAGCTCCTTTCTTTTTTCACTTTCCTCTCGATGAATTTTTATACATCTCTTTTGTGATAATTTGGAAGACATCTCTCGAAGAACTATTGTATGTAATATTTTTGTTATCAATCTTTTATAACATTTCTGTTATTCTGTATATCAGATGTCTGTCAAAAGAACTTTTGTTTTACAATACAAATATATTAATATTATTCATAATAAAAAAATTTTTTAATAACTATTTTTTACGAGTTGAACGTGAGGGTTCAGAGTGACCCTGAACCAAGAAACAGCACTCTGAGCGATCTCGGAGGTCTGGCCCTCTCTTCTGGCCAGTCACACTCTGCTCAGGACTCATAATCTTTTTGTGGCTAAGAAAAATGTTCATATATTTATATTGAATATAAAAAGAATTTGGTATGCAAATTACTTTAAAAATGTTAGAGGATGTTAAGATATTAGCTGCAATGTATACTGACTTTGCAGGTGGAAGTTCTCTTACAGAATTTTGGTTAAATGAAAAAATTCCTATTGCAATTCAGCGTGACGCTCCAAATGATTCTATAGAAGCATTTTATATGTTTAACGGAGTAATATGTTGTATTACTGAATGCGGTTATGACATTGATGCAAGAGACCTTGATGGTGAAACTCTTTACAATTTGATTGAGTGTATTAAAAATTCAGACAATGTAAAGAAGCATGTTCATGACACGTATGTGCCGTAATCACGACACATCTACCAAATAAAGTTAAAATAAATTTGCAGGTCTCGATTATTTATATTATATTTGTATCAACAAACAAAAACAGAACAATTATGAACAAGCCTTTCAACTCCCTTAACATCAACGATACTGTCTCTTATGTCCTTCTCTATCCGTCCTGTGAACAGGAAGATGCTTACCGTATCGGTACTGCTACCTTAGTTGGTATTGAGAAGGAGCTTTATCCTATAAGGGCAAAGGAGTCTGATGTACCTACTGAGGAGCATGACTACACGTTCAGGTTTGAGAACGGACGTGAGTACAAGATTCGTTTGTTCACTGCTAAGTGGCATCCCTTCTGTAACTTGGTCACTGACACCGAGTATCAGACTGGCAATCTCATCTTTGCTACCGAGAAGCAAGTTCTCGTTAACCGGGTCAATGCTGAAATCACCAAGGAAGTTGATATGCTTAAGAGACGGATGGAAAGGATTCAGCAGAATATTGATGTTCTTGAATCCAGAAGGATTGTATAATTTTCTCAAATAAATTTGCAGGTCTCATTTAATTGTGTTATATTTGTACCAACAAGCAAAAACAGATAACTGTTACACAGAATGTTAAACAAAATGATGAAATATTTTTTGATTTAAAGAAATATTCATATATTTGTATAGGAAATAACAACAATTAAAAACAGACAAGATATGAAGACTAACGTTACTTTCAAGACTTTCGATGTAGTTAAGCTTTCTGCTAACTCTTCCATCCTCATCGCTCATCCGAACGCCAAGGATTTCTACGGCATTGTCCGTGAGATTGGTACCGCTTTCTCTCTGATTGAGTGGTACAACAAGAAGAACTCCAGCACTACTGCGGAGGCTTCCGTTTCTTCTGCTTGGATTCCCAACAGTGATATTGAGTCCGTCGGTTCTTTGTATCATCTGATTTCCAAGGGTCTCGCGCCAGTTGTTTCTGCTGCTCCTGCTGCTACTATGGCTGCTGAGACTGCCAAGCCCAAGCGCAAGTATACCCGCAAGGAAGGTTCTGCTAAGCCGGGTCCCAAGCCCAAGAAGGAGAAGGTCGCTAAGGTCAAGGTTGAGAAGCCCAAGAAGATGACCAAGGCTGAGAAGGCTGCTGCTGAGGCTGCTGCTGAGGCTGCGAAGGGTCCGGAGATTGTTGAATTCCCTACCAACGGATATGGCCGCAAGCCGGATGTCTTCGGATTCCAGCGTTGCAACTACGGTATTGCTACCGGCCGGTTCACGTTCTTCCCTACTCGTGAGGACATCGAGCGTTCCGTCCGCCAGTCTGGCTGCACCTATCACAGCAGACTCGATGGTGCTCTTGACTTCGTCATCGTCGGTGAGAAGCCCGGTCCTTCTAAGATGCGGACTCTTGACAACTACCACAGAAGCGTTCTCCGTATCACCGAGAAGCAGTGGCTCGCCCTCCTTGGTTCTTCCAAGTATAAGTTCTCCGATGAGGACGAGGCCCGCGTCCGCCGCGCTTCCTAATCAAAGATATTTCCTAACAATTAAATAATCTTGTCTGGAGCTGAGGTTGCTGTGAAGCACCCTCTTCTCATATATAAAGTAGCGAGGGCAGGTTCATCACTCCTGCCCTCTTATTCACGGTCCTATACAAATTTTTGGTAGCGAAATTCCTTGGTATTCTGACCCGCGAATACAATTTCAATATCAAAATATTTATCAGGTTATTTTAGAATATAGAAATTATTCATATATTTGTATTGAATTTAATAAACAATACTATGGCATTCATTACTAAATCTGCAATACAGTCTTCATTTGACAGTTGTACCGATATGCTTGACCAGTTCGGAGACAAGGAGATGAGAGCAGCAAGACGTGTTATTCACTGTCTTGACCGTGGAGCTAATATAAAGGAAGATGTAGATAGAGTTGCTCTTTTTGTGTACCTTTCCAGATTGAAGAACAATGAAGAAAGAGAGATGGAAGAAGATACGTTGTACCGATTATTCCATCAAATTCATATTGCATTCTCTGCAATTTACTTTACTCAGTACGAATATACAAATCACGAATAATATGAAAAAGATTCTTATTGCAATTGCAGCTATGCTGCTTCTGACCGGTTGCGGTGAGGCGTGGAAGCGCACCGTCAAGGATTTCCAGTCTAATTACGGTGGCGGTATCAATCGCTCTGTCACTGTCTTTGACTATCAGGGTGACACTCTTGCCAACTGGACCGGCAAATTTGATGTTCAGTTTGACACGAGCGGTGCGGGACAGGTCCTTTTTGACCGTATTGATGAGAACGGCATGCGTAAGCGTGTTGTCATCCAGGGTGGAATTGTTATCAACGAAGAGCTTTAATTATGATTGTTATTGAGAAGAAAACTGGAGACAGAATTGAGGTCTCTCCTTACTACTTGCACGGCAGGTTGATTGCTTACACTGGTGATGTTGTTGTCACCTGTGAGGACGGCTCTGAAGTTAACATGGGTAAGCATGCTTGGCTCCCTAACGAAATCAAAATCCTTAACTAATTATGGCGCACAAGTTTGTACTGTTAATGCCTTACAAGTATAGCAGAGATGAACATCCTGTTGGTCGTCTTGTTTTAGGTAATGTTGGATTCCATCGAGAACTCAGCCAGGACGGATATTACACATGCGGAGGAGGTCGTTGGGATATTGATGATGAGAAGAAAACAATCATTCTTGATGACTATTCTTCTGACTTCGGTGAGGCTCAGTTTGCTGACAGAGATTGGCAGTATATCGAGTGTGACAGTGACTTTGATGGTTACAAAGTAACTTATGCTTATCCTGCGTTTTGCTTGAGAGCCAGCGACCATGCAGGTGAAATTGTTGATGTGACTCCGATGCTTAAGTTTTGTTTGTAATGGCGAAGAAAAAAATTGAGTGGATTAAGGCGAAAGCGTTCTTGATTTACGACCATCCGTTTGAGGACCGACCGCATCTGAGACGCAGAATCATTCGTTGGCCGGCTTATGACAGGGGTTCTAATTTTGAAGTTTGGAGTGAGACCTTCAATCATTGGCTTCCTATTACAAGACAACGTATTTTTCGCATATACCATTTGTTAAATTAGAGATATAATTTTTAAGTGGCCTCATGATGGAATGGTAGACATGAGGGACTCTTTGCTAAAAGCAATGGGTTGCACTGAAGGAAACTTCAGATGTAGAACCTCCCTAATTCGGTGAAGGCTAAATAAATGTGGTGTAAACACTTGGCAAATTCCTCTCAGCCGTGTACTGGAGTAATCATGGATGAAGCCACATTTATATGCTAATACCGAGCCAATGTTATAACAAACTTCTGGGGAATGATACTGCCCCTTAATAACTTTCACAGACACGGTGGCACTGGGATAGTTTGTTTAGACAGTGTGTAGAGACTATACAGGAGGAACCTAAGTTGAAATTATCAACGTATCAGTTAATGGCTGAGTACTGCATAACGCAGGTTGGTAACTTGCAAGATTTCAATATGGTTAAGATAGAGTCCAGACCACAAACAATGAAGATATCAGTAATTGGTAGTGAAAACTATAGTGGTATGTAAAATCCCTTGGGCAGAAGTGCCTGTGTGGGTCCGACTCCCACTGGGGCTACAAAAATTTTTGTAATCAAAATAATATTCATATATTTGTATTGTAACAAAAAACAATTTGAATATGGAACCTAAGTATTTCGTTTACGTTGATGACAAGCTTATCTCGAGCCGCTTGCTGACTGAGATTGAGGCTGATGAAATGATTGACACTCTTCTCAGGCTGCCGATCGCCGGCAAGGTTTACAGAGTAGACCCGAGTGAAGCAACAGAATAAGTTATTTGATGAGGTGGAATGTAACATATCAGGGCTGTAGATAGCAGGCTGTATAGTCGGAGTCAGTATGGTGTTACATTATAGAGGTGGGTCAGGTCGCAACTGAGGTAGTCAAATAATTTTCGGCCCCATAGCTCAGTCGGTTAGAGCAGTACCTTTATAAGGTAAAAGTCGTGGGTTCAAAGCCCGCCCGAGACACAAAAGGCAAAGCAGTAGTAGGGTAAGTTTATGGAGAACATAGACATTTTTGATAGCCCGCCGGTGATAATTAATGAGAATTGCTAACTTATTGATTATTACATAAAAAATTATTGATTTATAAATGTGCACAATTTATTTAATCAAACATCGGAGATGAGCGTTTAAGTCGTTCCCTGTTTTGCTTTTTATTCGGCCCCTTAGCTCAGTTGGTTAGAGCAGCTGACTCATAATCAGTTGGTCGTAGGTTCAAGTCCTACAGGGGCCACGCAGACAACAGAAGTGATTACTGTTTGTTCCGGTTGGATTCCGTTGCTGGGGATAGATATACTTGCGGTTTAGGTTAGGTATAATAGATGCGCATAAAGGCCTGTAATTCCTAAGCGTCATGCAGATGGAAGGACGTGGAGATAATCACCACTCGTGGGATCGTATCCCACTATTCCTCGCCAAAAATAACTTATGTGAATTGTGGAAGGATTTACTACAATCAATTACAAAACAAGAAATTTGAAAGTGCAGTTTCCTCCTTCAGTCCCTTCAGTCAAAGATAAAGTAAAAGAGATAATATATCAGTGGGGACAAGAACACCCTTGGGATCCTCTTCGACAGAAGGATGCTCTTTATATGATTTATTATCTTGAAACTCATTTACTTGAAGGAGTGGGACATCCTGATGACCCAGGTCCGAAGGGAGAAATGGGAATACCCGGTCCAGATTATGAATACGATATTCGTTCAAATGTTCCAGCAGTTAAACGTTTAACTGATGAAGAATACAAAGAGAGAATGGAGCAAGCGACAATTGATTTCATACAATCATTTGCAGACAAGCAAATATTCACAACAGAAGAAGAGATAAAGAACGGAGAGATTTGATGCTCTCCTTTTTTGGTATAAAAATAAATTTCATATATTTGTATTGAAATATAATAGTGTTATGATTAACATTGCAAAATCCAAATTTATTGATAAAGACACACTTGGAACATCTCCGTTGTGGCATATTGTTCACAGAGAGTTTTTGGCAGTGTGTCCTCATTGTGCACAAAACATTTATAACTTTGTTGATGCAATCGCAGCAGATATTAAATGGAATGAGTTGTTAGGACATCATATTCCAATCGGAGGCTTACGCAAACCATTCCCTCACGATAAGCGGATGAAAGCAAATTTGCTTAGGTGTTATAAGAATGATGACTATATGTTCCACAGAGAGAAGTGTAGTCCTTATGGCTATATCAATTTTTACTCTATTGAGGATGCTGCAACTTTTTTGAAAACCATTATTATCCCAGATACACTTCCTTTTGATCCTTCTATTTATAAGTCGGAGGAAAGCAAAGCAAAAAGAGAAGAATTGATTGAACAAATTGCAAAGGACGAGTACTTTATTATTCCAGTATATCCAGCAGATAATAGCGAATACTGCATTGATGGAAAAATTAAAGTAGAGTCTTACCGTAAACTTCCAGATATTTCTGTTGCAGTTCTCCCTGATATTTATGTGACTATTGAAGTTGAACAATTTATAAAGTAATATGGAAATTCCGAAAGAGGCAAGAATTAATCTCTCTCAAGCAAGGAGATTTTGTATAGGATTGCAGCAGCTCGCAGAAGAATGTGGGATGAGTTCAATCACTTACAATAAAATGGGTATGATTATTACTTATACATTTGATGACGGCAGCAGTGTTGGTTGTTACAGAGCTCATTATGATGCCGGATTAGTTAAATCTTTGTAATGAAAGCATGTTGCAATTTTTGTAAGCATTGTGCAAAAGAATTCAGACCTGGAACAATCCAGTGTGAGTTCTCTCGTGATTGTGGTTACGGGCCAAATCCTGCATACTACGATTGGATGAGAGGACCTTGTGCATTTTTCAAGAGAGACCCTTTGAAAAATATGTACGGTATCACTGAAGAAAATTATATTCGTGAGTATTTGTTTGCAATGCTCTGCCGACTTTCTATTGACCCAAATACTCCATCAGATAATGAGCAGTATAAGTATGGTCATTGGTACAATAAGTACAAGTCATATTTAACTTATCATAAGAGAGAAGCTACTAAGCCAAAGAAGAAAAATGTCATACAACTACTCACAAAAACTACATAACTCGTGCTGCAATTATTGTCAGTTCATTGACCCATACAATGAAGGAATTGATAAAGATGATGTCAGATGTTTTCGTTGCTATTGCAAAGCGATGAAGGGTTATGTGCAGATTACTGCTTCTTCAAATTGTGGTTGTGGTATGTTTGTTTATTCTCCTCTTAGCAATGCATATGGGTTTGATGAATCAGAGTCTGTAGATGATTTCAAAAAGGGATTAGAAATAAGAAGACAACTGCGAAGAGAAGTGATGATTGAAATATTGAAAAGATTTGACACGCTCGATGATAACTGTAAATAAAAATACACATAAGAATTGTCGTTATTGTAACTACTGCAAATACTTTAGAGCGGAAGGAGAGATGATGTGGTGGTTTGAGAGAAATATATTTGGGCCAGGAATTTGTACTTTATCACGAGTAAATAATTATACTAATTTTTATTTGTCTTGTGATGCATTTGAATACTCACCTATTCAAAATGTTTACAATGTTGAAACTCCAGAATTTGTTGAATATTGGAAAGGAGCAAAAAAATTTCAAAGTGATATGTATAATGATATTCTTGAATTGAAAGCTCGTCAAAGAAAAGAAAATAAATTGAATGAAGTTTCTGATTATATTGAGACTACAAAATTGGTAAGAAAAAGTAAGAATATAAAGAATCACAAGTTAAATGGAAAATAAGTATTGCAACGACTGCAAATATTTCTACGCAGACTCTGTTGTTGATGTTCTTAGAAATTTTACAAGAAAAAATAAATTTGATTTGAACTCATACGAAGATACTTCTGCAGTATGTGGAATGGGAAAATGTAGTTCACCTGAAAAAATTGCAACAACTTGTGCAGCTTCAATGTTAAACCCGTGCTATTATACTTTTTATTTTACTCCTGCGTGCCAATATTTTGAAGAAGGAATTCACAAAGTTTATGGAATTACATCTCAAGAGATTTCAGAACTTCCGAGTTATACATTTTCATTACGTCTTTGGTTAAGATGTTCTAGTTCTTTTGGGTGGAATCCTTATACTTCTGACACTATAAATCATGTACAAGTTAACAATAAAAGTAACACAGAAAAAAACCACTCTTCGTATTAAAGAATATATTTATGTCTCTTATACGATGAAAGATATTCTCGAGTATATTGATTACATCGAGAATTATAAGCATGAGGAAAAGTTCTCTGCAAAGAAAAGAGATAGAGTTTTTTATAGGACAAAAGTAGAATACAAAGTTGAAGCTCTCAACAATAAGATAGAAGAGTTATGTGCAGTTGCTGTGATTAAAACAGGTTGGCCTCATACTCATAAACGTGGGGATGTTAATGATATTCCAAACTTACTTCAAATATTTTATCAAACAAATTTCGCTCCTATAAATCAAAGATATCTTAAGAGATATGAGCAAGATTATAGAAAAGCAAATTGTTTATCTCATTTCTCATTTGATACTGGGATAAATGATTTTACAAAAAAGTCTCTTAAAAATTATTTGACAAAGGAAGAGGTTAAGAGAATTAATCTTCTCACTGATATGTTCAACAGTTTAAATAAAGAGTTATGAAATGCCGAGTAATTGAAAAGACCCGTCGCGACGGAAGTACTTATTATTACGCTCAATACAAAACTTTTTTGTTTTGGCATTATATTAAGAGAACTATTCCTGCTCCTCCATACGAGGATATTCCGAGAATGTATGATACATTTGAAGAAGCTCAGCAAAGTTTGAAAGTTTTTAAAGAGCAGTGGGAAACTTCACATTACAGAGAGAAGACAACGAAGATTGATGTTGATGTTTAATAAGAAAATTAAAAACAATGAAAAAACCAAGCAAGTACAATGTCGCAAGTCCGACTGTCCGTAACAGAGAGACAAACAACTATTGCATCTCGCCCGAGCAGATTTATAACAAGAAAGATTTTTTGTTCAAGTTTGACAACGGCAAAGAAGTTGTAGTCCCCAACGAGAAGATCAATGAGTATCAGCAAACTCATCCCGCTTGTTGGTGCAAGGGTTTCCCAGTCTATGATGATGACGGAGTATTCAAACGGTATGTTGCCAATGTCCTGTACATTCTCATCCCAAAAGATTTCATATTAAATTTTGCGGCTTGAGAAAAATTTCATATATTTGTATTGTAAAACAAATAATATTATGGACTACTTTGCAAAATACAACCAGGAGGCTTGGGAACTCAAACACAATATCGTCAACGGTATGCGTGAAGTCATCAAGGAGAAAGGATATGCTATTGCCAACAAGCCTCTGAAGCTCGAAGGTGACGGCAAAGAGATTGAGATTGACTCTGACCGAATCCTCGTCGACGGCTGGCACACTGACAACCTCTCTGTCGAGAAACTCCTTGAAGCTCTGCATGCTTGTTACCACATCCTTCCGAACTTTGCTAATTTTGGTTATTGACAAGTTCCAATTCGCATCGCGTCTGAAATTTTTCTCACTTTTTTGAAGTGAGAAATTTTTCATATATTTATATTACAAAACAATGGTTGAGAAGTGAAAACAGAATCAACAACATCTTGGCTCTTTGCTATAAAACATCCTTCTATCTGTAACAATTGCAAATATTTTCAGATAGAAGATATTTCTGATTTGCAGACAGGAATTTCATCAGAGAAATTCGGAATTGGATATTGCCATGTTCCGAGTGATTTATTATATACATCCTTTACTCGTAGAAGTCAAAGAGCCCGCCGATTTTACAGAGATGACTGCACAAAATTTAAGTTTGATATTCATCAAAAATTTGGAATTGAAGACTCTGAATTTGATGACATGACAGAGTATGCAAAATATTTCAATGAGTATAAAATAATTTCTATAAGAGATATTCAAGAACAGAAAGAGCTTGATAAAACATGGGATATTATAAACAGAATATAAATGTGCGACAATGAAAGAAGTTAGAGATTTGGCCTCCGTTTTACTCAGAAATGTAAATGAACAGGGATATCACTGCTGCAATTATTGTAAATGGTATCACCCAGATGAAGACCCAAACATTATCGGAGGGTACATCGGTCATTGTCAATATGATGGAGATTTCAAGCAAGACAAGATGCATAGCAATTATCTCAAGTTCTATAACTGGGGTTGTGTCATTGGTTATCGGCACACAATTCACAACAAATTCAATCTTCCTTATCCCGATTATGCGAAAGAATATGCTCACACTTTAGATCTCCGTGAACAGCTTCAATATGATATTTTTAAAGAAGCTTACAAGGGCTGGTCTCCGTCTTATTCACCCTCAGAGAAGTAAAAACTTTTTATGAAAAATAAAACAAAATTTTGTAATGATTGCAAATACTACCGTCCCGTCGGCAACACAAACGGCGTGTGTAGTGGTGAAATTCCATCAGGATATTTCATACACCATTTCTATGACAAGAGCTGCTCAAGTGGTTTCAAACCAAATCTGTCTTGTTGCTGTAATGTCGAATCTCCAGAATTTATGGAGTTATATAAGCGGAATATTGCAATCAAAGCCAATCTAATACTTGAAATCAACGCTTATAAATACGCTCTAAAAATATCAGAAGAGATTGATAAAGAGATACTCAAAACTATAATTGCACGAAAATTCACTAATACCCCAGAGCTTAAAAAATAAATGTGAGTATCTCGAGAGAATTCTCACTTCACATAAAAATGACTAATTTAACTGACATACAAAAACAAAAATATTGTTATTGCAACTATTGTAAGCACTTTGTAGTTGAAGATTCTATATTCCGATATTTTGGTATTCCTTTAATCGGATATGGATATTGCAATAATAAAAGTATTTTTTTAAGCAACAGACGAAAGTATTATTACAATAATTGCGACAAATTTTCTTATTCAATTCATAATCGTTTTGGTTTCAATGACCCAGATGAGATATTTGAATTCGCGGTAGCGTCTCACCCACCCTTCATGTTCCGAAATGTTGATTTAAAAATCGAGAAATGAAACTAACTGACCTTTCTAAATATAAGTATTGCAATTATTGTAAGCATCTGGAATTGAGTACTTGCTTCTCTAGAAATTGGAATTGTGGAATCTGTGCAAGCAATGATACTATATTTAATTCAAGAGTCAATTGGAATCCATGCTGCAAATATTTTGAGTACACCATACACCCTGTATTTGGATACGATTCTGAAGAAGAACTCAAACAATACAGAGACAATTGCTATCTTAAAATTTTCTTAAAACACGAGATTGAAAGATACAACCGTTGCTATATAATTCCCAACAAACAGGGAGGAGAACATAATAGAATATACATCGGTAATTTTCGAGAGACTTTCAACGGCTCAGAAATAGATGTGAGTGTCTCGAGAGAAATCGCACTTCACTACTGAGTGGCTAAAAAGCCCTAGAAAAAATTTTGTCAATACAAAAAATTTTCGTATATTTGTATAGACAAAAACAAACATTATGAAGTACATCATTAAAGTAGATTTTATCAACGGTTATCCTGAAACCAGATATGTTACTCCGTATTATCGTGAACGGGTAATTGACAATGTAAAATATTGTAGCCCTTCTTTATCTGAAAATATAAAATCCTCTTCTAAGTTCAGCACAAGAGAAGGAGCTGAAAACAGGGCAAAACTTGTTGAATCTCAAGTCGAGAAATCTTTCAATGCTGGGTACCTTGATTGGACTGTTCCGTGTCTCGTGAAGTGCACTGTCATTGAATATAAGAAATAGATTTTTAGAGAGCTTTTGAAATTGGTTTTTACTGGCGAGCTTCCGAGCTAGCTCCCGAGCCAAAGTGCTAAAAAAGCTCCTATATAGGCATTTTCACCCGAGAGAGTTTCTCAGATACAGAAAATTTTCATATATTTGTATAGATAACAACATTAAACAAACACCATGAGCACGCCAGAGACTCCCTACAAGACCAACTACTCAGTTTACAAATACCGAGACGGCCAACTCGTGAAGGGGCCCAATGTCTCTGGCCGTAAAGAGTTCCCCACAGTATGGGAGGCTCTTAATTGGTGCCGTAAATGGTGGAATTGGGTGCATCCAGTTTCCAAGAGAAAACTTGGAGACATTTTTCCTGATACTCAGTTCATAATTTCTGAATATACTGGCCCATACAAGTCTAAGATAATCTGCATAGTGGACCAGAAGGGAATTATGCAAGAAAAATTTGAGTACAAAATTGGAGAATAATTCTAGAAAAATTTCTAGAAAAATTTTGAAAAAGATTCTGGAAAAATTTTAGAGAAAGTTTCTGAAAATAATTCTTAAAAAAATATGAAAAAGATTTTGAAAATTTTTTTGATTTTTTCTTTGGCTATTTTTTCATGTAGCTGTGAACAGAGAACGAAAACCTACACTGATTTGTCAGAAGAGACAAGAGATTTGGATGACCTGCGTACGGCCTTGAATTTCGGGTCTGCTAACAAGGGAGTCTACGGTACACCTGCTGAACAGAGTATGGTCGACCACATCTTCAGCCAAGCCAAAGACCATCGGTACCCCGCAGGAGAGTCCACACCAGGAGGACGGCAGTTGTGGGCAATCTGGTATGACAACTATACTCCTGAGGGGAACACACTGTTAGAGGACTACAAGAACAACAGGAACTACATCGTGGTATTGGCTAACTATCCACCATATAATTTCCGAAATGCTGAAATTGTAATTAAGGACATCAACGGTACTGAATACTACGGCTTTAAGATTGCGTTGAGACTAGAGTGACCATGACCTTACACATATTCCGCAATCTAAAAATCCCGGGCACCATCACGGCGTCCGGGATTCTAGTTCAGCTCTGTGCGAAACCAATACAACTTGATTTACCTAAACCTAAGCAGAATTACATAACTAACTAACAATTACATTGCACAGAGAGTTCTGAATGTCCATTGTATTCTTTAACTAATAAGTAACCGAGAGTCGCCTGCTTACCACGACTTTCAAATATTATATCAGTATAGATTATATATGATTAAAGGGGAGACCAAAATCTCCCCTTATCTCTGTAAGCCTCCGACCACAACTTGAATCCGATATTAGTGTACAGAGATCTCCGCTACACTAAAGCTTGGTCCAGCTTCTACAGAGCAACAAACAAAAACAACAACACTATGAAAATTAATTTCTCTCTCCTCGAGCTCTCTCACTTTTCACTCTCTCTAATTTTTCACTCTCATGAGACTTCTCTCACCTGCTCTCTTCTCTCTTTCACTTTCTCTCGAGTGACTTCTCTCTTGTGCTCTCTATTATTAAAAATCTTTATTAAAGAATTTTAATAACATTTTTGTTACTTACGGCGGTGTCATCTTAACATTTTTGTTACGACTGAGTTTGTCAGTTCTATGTAGATTCTTTTTCATTGTTCTCAGTAGCTCAATTATTTCCTATACAAATATACGAAATTTTTTTATTAACACAAAATCTAAATAAAAAATTTTTATGAAGTTTTCTCATATGAGCGGCATTTCATGGAACATTGTAAAAGTGCATCCAAAGATTTTTAGCTCTGAGCAAGGTAGGAATTCCAGGGTTCGAACCCATCCTAGCTTGGGATACTCTGAGCTCGTTTGATGGTTCAGGGATTGCAGGGATCGAAAACCCTACCTACCACCATTCTCATAAAAACCGTAAGTGATTGATAATCAACACTTAGATTTTCGAATCCCAGTACTCAATCTGGGATGTTTTCGAAATTCCCTACAGGGATACTATAAAAAATCCCGGCCAAATTTGGTCGGGAATTCAGGAGAATATTTGAATGGCATTATTTCTGTTTGCGGTACAGCTTAACGGTATACTCCTCAATCTCGTATAACGGAAGCCGAGGATGGAGCCGTGCATCGATGTAATAGAGGATTGCAGGGATGATGCAATCGTATTCGTTAATGACCTGATATTCGACATCATCACCACGGAGGCGGTCCTTGTAAGACACGTAAGAGATATGGACTGCGTACTTCATATTAAATCCAGGCAGGGTTAGAGGGGTTGGAAACGATTCGGACAATTCGGAGAGTCTCATACTGATTAAGGGCTTTCATCCCTTCGTAAATTTCGGTTGCTTTTTCTATGGTAGAATAAGGACCGTCAAAGCGTGCACCTTCTGTGAACTTGTAAGTGAACTCGATAAGAAAACCTCCGTACTGCATAAGCGATAGATTTGTTTTGGTTGTGATACAAATATAACACAAATTATTTATACCACAAAATTTATATCGCCATAATTTTGAAATGGTCAGTACTGTTAATATTCTTGCTGACCCATTCCTCACATTCGTTCAAGGAACCAGCATGCTGATCTTTGATGTAAACCTTGGTATCAGACCCGATTCGGAGGATGACAGCTCGGTGGGTAGGAACAGGAGTGAAGACCTTGGCAACAGACAGTCTGTAGCGGGTCATCGAGTACGAAGACCAGACACGGGGATCCTCAACTTTAATCTCAAGAATAGTGTTGCCCATCTGGACGGAATAAACTCTGATTTCGTACCAGGTTTCAAGCCAAGTCTTGCAAGGATAGACATTGGCAATCAACGCGTCACAAATACGGTGACGGTCAGTATTCCAGTTGACATGAGGAGAACCAGTCTGAAACAAGTCACTGTACTTGGAATCAGTGATTACAGCCCACTGTTCAGGAGTGAACTCTTTGATGTGCTTAATAAGCTTACTCTCTACCTGGTCATAGCCGCTGTCAACATCGGAGAAATCGATGTTCGGAAAATGCAGGGCAAATTCATTGAGGAGGGAGAAGTATTCGAATTTCATGATATTGTTGTTTTGGTTTGCAATACAAATATAACACAATAATTCTATTCTGCAAAATTTATTTCACTTTTTTTCATGAGCAGCGGAGATCCCGGAAACCAGGATCGGCTAGCATGGATGGTGTAACTCTGAGTGCCGTTGATCCATACTTGCCCTAGGGACTGGCACGCTCGAACTAACTCATAAAACTTTTTCATTTTTATTTTGCGGAATAGAATATTATTATTATATTTGTATAGGAAAAAACAACAATACTATGTTTGAACAGGAATACATCAATTGCGGCAAGCTGATCTTCACTGACACCGCTGTTCACGTGTACAAGAACTATTACGACAACCGGAATCTTAACAACATTCCGGGCGGCCGAATCCGGGCTGCTTATTGGCAGGGAAACCACATCAACGTTGTCATGGACAGTGGCAAAACCTATGTCTACAATGACTTCAACGGTTGGTCAATGTATTACTAGTATGAAGGAAATGGTCATCAGATATGTCCTTCCTGGCAAGGCAAGAGCAAGAGTCTTTGTCGGCCATTGGGAAAAGGGAATGGTTGAAGCATTCCGGGAATTATATAAGAGATTCCCGGATGCTAATCCGATCTCATTTGATGGTCATGAAATTAAAAAGAAAGCCTAAAAAATTTTGTGGCTAAGAAAAATTGTGTTATATTTGTAATGCAAACCAAACAAGACAACAACATGGCAGACATCAAATTCAAAACCATTTCCCTCGTTGAGGATTTTTCTATGTATCAGTCTTCTCGTTATGTTGAGACCTTTATTGCCAACATCAACGGCCGTATTCTGCGTACTGAAAAATGCCGCCTCATCATTGAAACCCGCAACGGATTTCCTATCGGATATAATTACAATTGTCATCTCCAAATTTGGATGCATCCGAAAGGCTGGGTTGAACTGACCGATGACATTAATGCAGGTGTTCCGTATGATAACTGCTATGTGTCTGATGCTGACAAGAAACGGAAGATGACGTATGATGCAGTGGAAGGCTTCAGAGAGTTTCTGAAAAATTGGTTCGACGAATAAAAATAATAAAATTATGGCTAGAAAGAAATACAATCTCGTCGGTGTTGACGGCAACGCGTTCGCGGTTATGGGTTATGTTCGCAATGCAATGCGGGCAGAAGGATTCAGCCGCAAAGAGATAGAGGATTATTCCAAGGACGCAATGAGTTCTGATTACAGCCACCTGATCTCTGTCTCCTGTGACATGGTCGATGAGTGCAATGCTAGACGGAAGTAAGCTATGACAACGAAGACTATCACTCTGACAATTACAACTGACCGAGGATTCATCGGTGTACAGGTCGACAATGAGATCGGATGTTCCATTATCGGTGGCTCTCCCAAGCAGGTTGCTGCACTTACTGAGAAAAGGATAGAAGAGATGGCCGCCGATCTTTGTAAGGAGGACAGAAAAAAGTGGGATGATTCGCAAATAAATTTTGCGGAATAAAAGAAAAGTATTATATTTGTATTGCAAACCAAAACAAACAACATCATGAGCCCTATCGATTCCATTATCAACATGCTTGAAAGCTACGCGGCTGATGCCCGTTCCAAGGCTACCGTGGAAGATCCCAACCGTGACAATTACAATTATCAGAGAGGGAAGGCAGACGGCCTGTCCGAGGCTGCTGAGCATATCCGGAATCTTCAGAGACTTTTTAACTAAAATCTCAGAAAAATTTTGCGGTTAAAACAAATTGTGTTATATTTGTAATACCAAAAAACAACAACGTCTAACAACTAAAAACAGAACAATATGAGCACTCGTTCCAACATCGCTATCCTCCTCCGCGAAGAAGACCGCAACCGTGATTTCACCACTCCGATGGGCACTACCGTCAATGCGGGTGGCAAAAAGTACCTCTACGTCTACTGCCACAATGACGGCTATCCGGAAGGTGTCGGTGCCGACCTTAAGGACATGTTTGAGGGAGAGGAATCCTATGAGGATGCTCTTGAGTATATCCTCGCTGGCGACCGTTCGACCACTGAGCTGACCTACTGGGAATGGCGTCGCGAGACCGACGTGGACCCGGCTGCCTCTGACAATGAGGAGGACATGTACAAGAACGACTACCTCTACATCATTGAGGAAGTTGACGGTAGCCACCGCATCCATGTTCGCCAGTACGGCGAGGAAGAGCTTCCGACAAATGACGACATCCGCGAGGCGGTTGAGGACTGGTACGGTGAGAACATCTCCGATGAAGACATCGAGAAGTACAAGTCTGGTGACTATGAACTCTGCGACATGATGTACGACTGCCTCTACGAAATTGACTTCGAGGCCGATGAGACTCAGGACGGGGATGACCTCCGCGATGTCATCAGTGAGACTCTGGAGAGCTTGCTGCAGCGGGACATCGAACTGGCCGAGTAGACCAGTCCGCCAAGAATAGGGGTTCTTTCTTTTTGTTCTCCCCTTCCAATCAAAAGAAATACGTGTATGGGGGTCCAGTCAACGCCCTGGCAAGAATCAAACAAAACAGACTAACAGGTTCCTTCGCGGGAACCTGTTTCTTTTTATGTGGTCAACAGGAGGTCATGAGCAGAAGAGATTCGAAAAAGCCGGATCTAGCTAGGATCATGACAAACTCTGAGCCTTGTTGAGGAAAACCCTCCCTAGGGTATGTCCGGCTCTCTGCTGCTCATAAAACTTTTTTGAAAAAATATGAGAAAAATTTTGCAGGATAAAAATAAAGTGTTATATTTGTAATGCAAACCAATACAACAATTGTAATGAAACAGTTCGACAGAAATACTTATATGGGAACTCCCCTTGATTCTATCAATGCTTCCATCTACTGCGGTACGAAGTGTACCCGGAAGATTGAGGGGCAGCTTGCCAACTTTGTCTTAGGTGCCTCCTATGCCAATGATTTTTCTGGGACTGGCGAAACCTATATTGACATGCATTCTGCTCCCCTTCCTGTCAAGATTCACAACAGACAGGATTCCGTTTATGTGACGGGTATGGTCCGTTACGGAGTTACAAAGGAGAAGAAGGTCAATCTCGTTGTCAATGGCAAGCCGCTTCCGAATCCGTCGACTGTTATTGAAATCACCTCTCATCTTGTCCTTCTTGTTAAGGACTATACTACTGAAGAGGTTTATGTCAACCCTCACAAGCTGTTTCAAACCTGCAATGAATGGGCAGAGTTCAAGAGGGCCTTCGCAAGATCTTCCTGGAATCGCAGATAAATTTTGCGGAATAAAAATAAAGTATTATATTTGTATTGCAAACCAAAACAAACAACAATATGAACCAGATTGCTTTTGACCACATTGACAAACTCGATGCTGAATACTTCAATGCTCTCCGCGATAAGCTGGTGCCCATGTCCGGTAAGGCTGACACCGTCGCGGGTGAAATCATCCGGGCTATGGACCGTCTGATCTACCGTTTTTGGAATGACGGTGACATGGTCGGTGACGGTTACGGCAATGAGACCTGCAACGGCTCGTACCGTTATCTCTATCACAAGCTTCCTGACTGCCCCAACCTCTACGAAGCGAACCGGGATGAGGACGTATATACGGAAGAGCTGGCCAAGCTCGCTGACTGCGTCAAGGCCCATCTCGAGTCTCGTCCTGATCTCTTCACTGCGGTGAACAACGACGATTCCCGCTCTGACTATGACGAGCAGGAAGATTACGAGTGGGACCGTTATGAGGAAGAGGATGAGGACGATGATGATTACGACAGTCGCGGTTGGTAAACCTGACATCGACTGAGATATGTTGCCCGGCTTCGGCCGGGCAATTGATGTAAAAAATCTCAGAAAAATTTTTGGATTTAAAAGATTTGTGTTATATTTGTAATGCAAACCAAACAACAAAGTAAAATGAAAGAGCAGAAGATTATCAACCACACTCCCGAGATTGAGGCTTATCTTAAGTCCATTCGCAAATACAAGACCATGACTAGAGCTGAGGAAAAGGCCCTGTTTGAAGAATATCAGACTGCGGCTCCTGCTAGGAAGGCCCAAATTGTTGATGCAATCGTCAAGGCCAATCAGCGGTTCGTTTTCTCTATGGCAAAATCCTATGCGAAGGGAGATGACAGGAAGATTCTGGATTTTGTTTCTGAGGGGAACATCGGTCTTGTCAAGTCAATTGACACTTTCGATTACACCAAGGATTTCAAGTTCATCTCTTATGCTGTCTGGGGAATCAAGCAGCATATGACCAACTTTGCTGAGACTCAGAACAAGTTCATGAAGAATGCGAACAACAAGAAAATTGGAAACAAAGTTCTGAAAATCAAGGCTGCTTTCTTTCAGGAATTTCATCGTGACCCTACTATAGACGAGATTAAGGAGGAGCTGGAGAAGCAGGGTGTCAAGATTAAGAAGGACTCTGATTTGGAAGACGTTGTCCAGAATTCAATCGATTCTGTTTGGGGTGATGAGGCTCGGTTCGAGAACAACCCTAGATACGTGCAGCACTCTGCAGTAGACAACGAGTATGAGAAGGAGATTGAGGCGGAAGAGAATTCCAATACGGTCAACAAGCTTCTCCGTGGCCTTGATGAGAGGTCTGCCGAGATTATCAAGATGCTGTTCGGTATCGGTTATGACAGCCCGATGGATATTGAGGCGGTTGCAGAGAGAATGAATCTGACTACCACTCGTATCGGACAGATTCGGAATGCGGCTCTCAAGAAGATGAAGACCTATGCTGAAACTGCATAAAAATTTTGTGGAATCAAAATAAAGTATTATATTTGCATACAAACTAAAACAAATAATACTATGGCAAAAGAATACACCGTCATCTCCCACCATCACGGCCGCGCTACTGAATACACTGGTACTATGGAGTACCTGACTACCCAGGTCTTCGGCTACACCCTCGAATGTGGCCACAGCTGGAACAACAAGATTCCCGAGAAACCCAAGACCGGCAAGAGCCTGGTCAAGGCTCTCAACGACAGTGCCTATGAATGCAACCGGTACTACGACTATTACGAATTGAAAGAGTAATATATATTGGTTTGTGTTTGCAATAGCCCTCTGACTTAGGTCAGGGGGTTTTTGCTATGTAGCAATCTGATCTTTATGAGAATAGTAGTCGATCCGGCCTAGGGAATTTGCTGTCTCTCAGAGTTCATCCTGATCCTCACTAGGGAATGCCTGTCCCCACTCAATCTAACTCATACAAAAAAGTGAGATAAATTTTGCAGGATAAGAAAAAAGTATTATATTTGTATTGCAAACCAATAACAACAATTACTATGGCTACTAAGAAAACTGCTTACGTTGATACCACTTTCGTTATCACTGTCCGTGTTCCTGTTGACCTTGCTGATCTTCCTGCTGGTGTGAAGGAGGGAGACGAGATTGACAACAAAATCTCTACGTCTGTCTGGAACAAAATCGTTGATACGTCACTTGACGTAATGGACGGCCCGGATGGCGGCAATATCGAGTCCATCGTGGTCTCTTCAATTGAGGATGACGATGATGACCCGTCTGATGAGGGTATGTTTGACGACTGCCCAGAATATGTTCATGATGCTGCGATTGACTGGTTGTACGACCACGCAACTGAGTATGATGACCGGGACGAGGCAATGGGAGCCTGCAAGGCTGATCTTGCAGAGGAAGGTTATCACATCTACGAAAACAGTGAATGTGAGTGGGCTGTCGAAGATGCCTTTGACGATTATGACGGTGAAAACGGTTGGGATTAAATTAATCCCAACTAAATTTTGTAGTCTCACAAAAAATTCGTATATTTGTAATACAAAAAGGAAACAATAAAACCATTAATATGAACAGAGAATTCGTCCTTCGCGACAATGAAGTCGCTATCAACCGTCCTGACGGTACTGTTGTCATCATGAACCTCAATGCCCTCCGTGAACTGCAGGGTGATTCCAACAAAGACAAGGAGATTGCTGATCTCCGCAAGGAACTGGCTGAGGCAAAGGCCCGTATCGAGAGATACAAGGAGGCCAATGAGGTTGCGGTCAATGCGGCCAATAACCGCCTGGAAAAAATCAATGACCTCAAGGCCGAAATGGACGTTCTACGTAAGAAGAACACTGACCTCGAGGATAAGGTCTCTTACGTAGAGGGGCTCAAGAACGGGTACATGAATAAGGCTACCAAGTTGGAGGCTGACTTCGCTGCCCTCGAAGAGAGGTATGAGAGTCTGAAGAAGAAATTCAATCAGCCCAATCAGACTCCGAAACAGCAGCTTGTCCTCTGGGGTTCTGTTAATATTCCCAAGAATATTCCGAGTTTCATGTTTGTGACCAGCAACGGTGAGGTCTTCTTCACTGAAGCCGAGATTGAGAGGAAGTACAACCTTCCGAAGGGTTCTGTCTCTGCTTACTTCGCTGACAAGCAGAAGTTCCTGTACCCTCGTGACTGCAATGGGGTTCGACCGATTGATCCTACAACGGGTGACTTCAAACGTTTGGGTGTGGTCCGCAGATTCACGAACAACATGTTCAAGAACAAGGACCTCAATAATCCTGACATTGATTTTATCAATGAAGCTATTAAGACTGCAATAAAGTTCAAAAACGGAGAGCTGCAGTAATCCTCATCAACCTCAGAAAAATTAGGGAACCATTTCGGTTCCCTTTTTTCGTATTATTTCCAGAATAATTTTCAGAAAGTTTTCAAGAAATATTTCCAGAAAAACTTCATAAAGATTTTTAAAAAGAATTTAAAAAAATTTATTAAGAATTATTCTAAGAAATGCTAGAAACTTTCTTGGCAAACTAAAAAATAATAATGGATGCACCCAGGCAATTGCTTGGTCTTTAAACTTTTCCTAAAATATTCTAGGATACTTATGCATGTGTACTCAGAGTGTAGAAGAAATATATTTCTTGGCTTTTATATATTTTCTTAGCTCATGACATTGCTCCTGTGTCCTGGGTGCCTGCCGAAAAAATAAAATATGAAGATAAGATATATTTCTAAGATGCATAGGATACAAGAATTAAATATGCTTTAAATTTTTCTACATATCTTTAGCATTATCTACACTTACAGAGATCTCTCTCCATAACTATTTGATAATCAACTATCATTTTTTGATGTGAGAATTAGTTTCTTAGAATTTTCTTGCATTTTTAAAATATCTTTCATACCTTTGTGTTGATAGAAACATATTATAAAACCCCCAACCTTCTTAGAAGATCGGGGGTCAACAACAATTATTGAATAAACCTATTGATAAACCTATTGATTGTCGGTATCCTTGCCTACGAATTCAAAGTAGCAAATGTCTTTAACATCAACGGTGATGTCCATACTTTTAAGAGTAACCCAGTTTTCAATGCTGAATACAACCTTGTTGTCATCAACAATTCTTACATTCCTGGGATGGATAAAATCTCTACGAAGATATGCACCATCAGGTTTAACAAACTTTTGTAAACGGATTAAGCCCGGAATCTGCTTAGCATTTTCCAGGCATTTCTTGAAAAGTTCGAAATCTCTATTGCTCATCAGTCCTGAATAATAGAAAGGTCAAAGACGTAAACAGGAATCGTGACGGTCTCCGGTCCATGAACCTCGATTGAAGGTTCCTGATGAATATCAGTGAACCGGTATTTCAAACCTTCGTTGTCAGTAAGAATTGTACCAATCTTCGGCATGAAATTTTTCTTCATCACTTCAATGTCACTCTCGATGTAGTTCTTCCAATTGATGAACTCCGTCCCAAAAGCACACAGGCTGTAGTTTGCATTAGGGTTGGTGATGATATTGATTCTGGCCTTTGCATTAATATCAATTGCATCAATGACCACGGTTTCTTCTTTTTTCTTCTTAGCCATAACAGTATTTGTTTTTGGTTTCCATTACAAATATAACACTTTTTCTTTAATCCAAAAAATTATTTTAACTTTTTTTCATGAGTTAGTTTTCCTGGTGAAATCCCGGATCGGGTGGAAGATTCCATATTCGCAGAGCAGCTAATCTAAAATGGCATCCCTAGGGGAAATTTTAGGGAAGTTGCTCATACAGCCAGCTGATAAATATAAAAACAATTTGTTTACAATGAGATATAATGATACAGAAGTAAAAAGAAATGCTACGATTCTTTTCATAAAAGATAATATAGAATATGTAGGCAAAGTAGATTATATAAGATATAGCAGGTATCTTCGTGGAGATTGGGGAGATATAGAATTAGATCCCCTAGTAGATTCTTTTAAGGTACTCAGATTACATGATGGAACATTGACCCACGATGGTGAAGTTTATAATTCTACACATTCTATGAAAGTATAAATGAAGACTTTTTTACACAGTATAGCCCCCACCACAATGGGGGCATTTTTGTGAGTTGTGCCCAATGAAAGAAATCTAGACCCTGAGGTAAGAATTCTTTGCTCTGCGAATGTAGCAATTCTAACCTGATCCGGGATTTCCATGATGGTTTTAACTCATGCAAAAAAGTGAGATTTATTTTTTGGAATAAGAAAAAAGTATTATATTTGTATAGGAAAAAAGAACAATAGATTATGGCAAACGGCAGTATCAAAGTTGAAATCATTACAAAAGAAATGATGATTATGGCTATCAACGACAGTGTCAAAGCTGGTGTTGTTGAGCCGACTGATATCATAAACAACAAAGACCTTGTCGGTGGAATTGTTGTTCACTATTTCATGTCTCAGAATCTCTTCAGAGAAATTCTCGGACTGCCGCTGTACGTTATGCCTGAAAATGAAAATGACGAGGAGGACGAAGATGATGAGTAATACTCTTGCTTGGGTTATCTTGGCTGCAGCAGCTCTGGTATCTGCTGTTGCATTGACTGCCGCCAGTTTGTGGACTGTCTGGGAAAATGACAGAAAGAAAGCAACAATCAAGTTGATTTGTACTGCTGTCTTGTTTGTAGCTGTGGTTTTGCTGATGGGTTACATGACAACAATTGTGCATCTTTAGCAAATAAATTTTGCAGGATAAGAAAAAATTATTATATTTGTATAGGAAAAAACAAGATATACTATGGACGGAATAATTAAATGGTTACTGATTATAGTTCTGATTGGAATTCTGATCATTCTCTTCCCTGTAATTCTGGTCTTCCTCGGAGCAGTGTGGGCTGCAATCGTGGCAGTCGGTGCTTGGATTGTCGGTCATATCGGAACTACGTTTTGGCTGATTGTAATTGCCGTCCTTATCTGCTATATTATATTTGATTAATATGACTTCATGATTATAAGGTTTTAGGTCTGAATCTCCCTGCCTGCGAAGGTCGGGAGATTTTTTATATCCTATCGGATATAATTGTTGATGCTTGTTGAAGGATTATATCCGGTCGGATATAATCATATGAGAAAGGTACCGATCCGGGACAGGATGACTCAGCTATTCGCAGAGCAACATCCGATCCTCACTAGGGAATTCCTGGTTTCATGAAAAGCTGCTCATAAAAAAATGTACAAAAAAGTGAAATAAATTTTTTGGTTTCAAAGAAAAGTATTATATTTGTAATACAAAAAGGAACAACAATTAAAGAAAAATATTATGACTACCCATGTTGACATTATTAACGCTTATTTTGGCGGTGCTGAATATGTTCCGGAAAAACTCTCTGAAGAAGGAATGCAGTGTTTCAGCAAAGAAGATGAATACAAACTAGCTGAAGATATGGAGCTGTATTACAGAGATGCAGTCGAGTCTGTTGAGGACGACGAGCTGGCCAGCAAAATTCACATGAACCTCTGTGATTGGATTCACGAGCATAATTTCTAGAAATAAACCGTTCAAAGATATGAAAACAGTTAAGTACCTTCTGTTCTGCATCGAGACCATTCTTCTTATTCTCTCTTTCGTATTCGGTGTTGCATGTGCCGAATCTGGGTCTTGGCTCCTCGCAATCGTGTTCCTGTTTGGTCCGTTTGCTTATTGCAAAGCGGTCAACATCGAACGACATCTGATCTTCGCGGAAGCTTTTGAAAAGGAGCACTTGAACGGTTAAGTTGTTCTTTTTTCTCTGATGAATCCTCTGTTGTGAAACAGGGGATTCTTTTTTATATGGCAATTGCATGGGAATTTTATGGAATTACTTCTAGTAGATCCATTTTTCTGTTCTCAGAGCTATGTAATTAAAAGCATTTAGAAATGCTTTGGACATTCCATTCTTACGATAGTTTAACATATGACCTGGATGCAGCATTCAGTAGAAAAAATATGAAGAATATGTTCAGGAAAATACATGCATATCTTGCTATGGAAGATAAATGGATAAAAGCTAAAGATAGCATCTACATTTTCCATGCATTATCCATGTATTTTCTTTTTATCATTTTGTAACTGATTGATAATCAATATAGCTTTTTTGTCGTGAGAATGTAAAATAGGATCAAGAGGAGTTATCCATAGAATTTCTTCTTTACTTTATCTAAAAACTATTTCAAATAAATTTTGCAGGACAAAAGAAAAGTGTTATATTTGTATAGGAAAAAAGAACAACAACATGAATAAGAAAGAAAAGATTGAACAGATTCTTGGCTACGCTAACGAGATTGCGAAGATTGCTTTCTATCTTAACGGCCGTAGCCGTAATAATTATTCTTCTAACTATGACAACGGTTATCATCCGATTACATTCAAGATGTACAACAAAGAGTGTGAACTGAAGACTCTCTGTTTCCGGAGATTCCAATATAACGTATACAGTTTCCAGGCCCTCTTCCCCAATGCTAAGAACAAGCCTGGACATGGTCCGGTTTCTGACATCAGCATCAATCTTGAGACAGGAAATTTTTTTCATGATGATGACAAGTACATGGCTCAGTCTCTCCTCGGCGAAAACACTGATGAGATAGAATTCATGCAAGCAGTCTTACTTGCCGTTCAGAACGAACTCCGGGAAATGCTGATACAAATTAAGCGAGATATTCATCTTTAATTTTGCAAGACAAGAAAAAAGTATTATATTTGTATAGGAAAAACAATAACAGATATGTACGAAGTTGGGCAAAGAATCAGAATCATCAACATGGATGACAAGTGGTCGGGCAAAGAATATGCTGGTAGAGAGGGAACGATTACCCAAGTTGGGGTTGATCCTTTTGGTGACACTTATCTCATCGGAACTTGGGGCAGCCTGAATCTCTATCCGAAGATTGACATGATTGCAATCATAGGTTAAATTGTTGAATGACTCTATTGAAGAATCCTCCACGAAAGTGGGGGATTTTTCTTTTATGATTCTATAGAATGTATCCACTAGTATCCTAGAATCTGATGCTCATGATAGCTTTATGAGCAGGCAAATCCAGGTGCTTTTCAGGTCCCATGATTTGCCCTGCTCAGAGAGCTACGACCCGAAAAAGATATCCAGGTTCTGGATAACCATTCTCGTCGTCCTTTTTAATAGCCCCCACTAATTTCCAGGCAAATAAAAAACGAGCAGAAAAAAGAAATCTTAATTTTTTCTAATTTTTTCTTTAGCTAATAAATATCTAAAGTAAGTTACACGATATGAAAACTACACTCTTGTATGAAGAAGAAGTAGGTTTGCAATTCAGCAATATACAGAGTTATAACCAGAACATGGCAAAGGGTCTAGAAGATAAACTTTTCTTTCTCAAGTATTTGCCATTTGGCCAATTATCTAAAGATAAGTTGACTGAGGAGCACCCATATTTGTTTGTTGATTTTGGATGTGCAGATGGAACTCTACTTGCCGCCATGGTTAATGTACTCGAGAACCTTGGAATCCAAGCAAATCTTGTTGGTTACGATATATCTGAGACAATGATATCTATTGCGAATGGAAAATATGGTTCTTGTGGCACAGAAAATGTACAAGTATCTTTCACAAGCAATTGGTCTGATGTCGAGGAATATTTGCATGATGATAACTTTGTACGAGTTGTTATTCTATCTTCTGTTATCCATGAGGTTTATTCTTATGCTTCTTCTGAATCTGATATCACCACATTCTGGAAAAGAATTTGTTGGTCAGGATTTGATTATATCTGTGTTCGTGATATGATGCCTCAACCAGACATGGATAGATTAACTGATAAGAGTTTGTTAGAAACTTTTTATTCTAACCAAAAGAAGAATAAACCAGAGCTCGACAGATACATCAGTGAGTTCCAGAACAAGTGGGGATCTATCAACAATAATAAGAATTTTGTGCACTATTTGCTGAAATACAGATGGCTTACTAACTGGAGAAGAGAGGTCAATGAAAATTATTTCCCTATCAACACTGCTCAATTCGCTTCTAAAGTTAGAAGTTTCAGTACTGTATATACAGAGTTATTCAGAGTACCGTTTCTTGAAAATTGTTGGCTAGAAGATTTCGGTGTAAGAATCTCAGACAGTACCCATATCAAGTATGTTGGTAGAAACTGGCAACACGACTGGTCTTAAACTGCAGCAAACATGGCAAAAACTTAAAAAGAAATGGATTTTCTTTCTAGAAGATCCATTTTTCTATTCTCTGAGCGATAAACCATGGACTTGCCGCGGACATCAGGTAGGCATATGAACTCACGACAGTGCTCCTGTGTCCTAGGTGACCTGCTGATGCATGATACATTAGCAAGTAATTAGCTAATTAAAAGCATTAGATAGCTAATAAGAAGTTTTAAAGAATTTTTTATGCATTTATCCACGATATTTTCTAAAATATAATTTTTACTCACTATAACTGATTGGTAATCAATATAGCATTTCTGTCGTGAGAATGTCTTACAAGAGTTTTTCGGATCTAGATGACTAAAATTAAAAATTAAAGCTCTTATTAGACTAATAAAACTTTAAAACTTTTTGAGATAAATTTTGCAGGATAAGAAAAAAGTATTATATTTGTATAGGAAAAAACAACAACAACTAATAATTATGGCAGTTTACAGACTTACAACTTCAATCGGAACAACGGAATTATTTTCAGCTGATGTAACGGTCGGCAAAAAGAATCAGATTGTCTTTGACAGAGATAAGAAAATTGATCTCCTCGAAGACGGTGATTATGCTGAGCTTCAAGCAAAGCTGTACAAGAGGGAACAGCAGTTCGGAAACTACTCTCCTATCAACATCTACAAGGTCAAATATCTCCGTCCTTCAATCTGGTAATCAACATCAATCAAGTACATCAAAGGAATCCGAAAGGATTCCTTTTTTGTTATGTATTTCAACAATGGCCGTGAGTTAGTGTTGACATGGAAACCCTGGATTTAACAAGGATCAATCGATTCGCAGAGCAGAAAATTCATCTGGAATCTAGGGGGAGGTTCGAGATGAAAAGAGCTCATACAATTTGGCCAAAATAAATTTTGTGGAATCAAAATAAAGTATTATATTCGTATAGGAAAAAACAACAACGACTATGACAAGACCAGAATTAATTACTTTGCACGACGCACTTGTTGCGATTTATGCCCACCTTGCTGAGGGGCATCAGTGCCTGAAAGAGCTGTACAACAAAATCAGCCCTGACAATCCGAATATTCCGACTGAACACATCACATTCCGATTCATTGAGGACTACGTCTTTGATGTTGACGAATCTGATTCGGACATTACAATGTTCGAGGTCAAAGACAACAGACTGTTTGGTGTGACTGACAATCACGAGACATATGAGGTCCTTCAATGGGATGACAAGACTCTCGAAATCTTTCTCTGGATTATTTCTGATTTCAGCAACATTGAATACGTAGAAAGCTATTAAGCTAGCAAACAGACCAAGCAAATTAAGGATTCCTTCTCGGAATCCTTTTTTGCTATGTATGAGTTAGCAAACCGTGGCCGATCCTAGAAAATGCCCGGATCGGACTATTCGCAGAGCAGAAATTCCATCTGGAATCCCGGATCGATGTCACGGCTCATCTAACTCATGAAACTTTTTGAAATAAATTTTGCAGGATAAAAATAAAGTGTTATATTTGTAATACAAAAAGGAACAACAATGGCAAAATTCAAATTCAACCTCGGAGATATTGTTCTGTATTCTGGGAACAACAACGGTTTGAAAGCTTGGTTCAATGACGGTATGACTGTCTGCGGAATCATTCCAGTGGGAGACAGAACTTCTTCTGGAGAAATCAACAATTCTGGTCAAACGATTTATCGAGTCAGGCACGGCAGCACGTATTATATCTTCCCAGAAGATGTACTGAATTATCTCGTTTATATGCAATAAAATTTTGCAGGACAAGAAAAAAGTATTATATTTGTATAGGAAAAAACAACAACAGATATTATGAACAAGATTGAAACTCTCAACAAGATTCTGGGTAACTTCTGCCCCGAAGACAATCTGACTGCTGAACAGCTCCGTAACATCTATGACGGTAAGGCCACTCCTTCTGACGAAACTGTCGCGGACTTCCGCAGTCTCACTGAGGACGAACTGACTGAAGAAGAGATTGAAGCTATCAATACTTCTACCGATGAAGAGCTCCGCACTGCTCTGACTGAATATTTCAAGAATTTCGTCGGCGACAAAATTGACGAAGAGACTGACAACATCCGTGAAGCTGTCTCTGACTGGTTTGACGACCACTGCCACTCTGACGACTTCGACAACGAATACCAGCGTCAGCGGTATTTCCGTGACCTCATCGACGGCAACGGTGACGCGGACTACATCTATGACTGCGTCATTGACGAAATCGAGTACGAATATATGACTGATGATGAGGTCTCCAGCCTGATTGATGACGCTATCGTCGACGAGGCTGAATACTGGGCCGACTAAGAACTGACAATATACTCCAGCAAACTGAAAGGAATCCGAGAGGATTCCTTTTTTGCTATGTCTTGCTATGGAAGTTTGCATGAATCCGATCCGCATTTCTTCCTAGAAGATCCATTTTCTTGTTCTCTGAGCAGGCAAAACTTTACCTCAGGGTACCCTTATCCTTAGGATCACCTGCTCACGGATAGCTCCTATGACCTGGGTGCTATATAGTATTTAGCAATGTAGTGCAAAACTGAGGATAATACTTAGCTAATAATCCATACATGGAATCTATGGAAGAAAATGCTAAAAACTTCTGCATTTTTCCATGCATTATCCATGTTTCTACATTTCTGTCTCTCTTAACTGTTTGATATTCAATATAGCATTTTCATCGTGAGAATGTATACCATGTTAAATGTAGATCTAGTGGAAGAAATTCTACATCATCGGCATCTTAACAACACTGAATCTGGATTTAATCTGGACCTATTCTATACGAGTTAGATTTTCTATGGATACCTAGGTAGAAGTGTGGATCTAGATGTTCGCAGAGCAGAAATCCTATTTTCTTTCCAAGGGGAATTCTCCCCCAAGAATTTCTAACTCATGAAATTTTTTCACTTTTATTTTGCAGGATAAGAAAAAAGTATTATATTTGTATAGGAAAAAAGAACAACAATGGAAATCAAAAAAGGAAAATATTATTACTGTTTCAAGACTGTCAAAATGAACGGTAACGGCATTAAAGCTTATACGAAAGGACAAGTTTATTACAGTGATTATGACGGTCATTTGACTGATGACAACGGAGATGAAAATCATTCAATTACTGCAGACTATGCAGATGATCATTTTGTTGAGGTTGATGCTGTCGTCAAAGCCTACGCAACAGGAATCAAAAGAAGATGCGGAGTGGCCGTATAATTAGTCTGATAAATACCTTGATATGATAACAAATCTTTTTAATATCGAGGTTACCAGAACAAATAGATACTGTTACGTCAACGCAGTCCAAGATGGTGAAAGAATCGGCAAGGTCTGTGTTGACTTAGACAGTGATGATTCAGTCAGATATATTAGAGAGTTCGGTGGCAAATTTGCTAAGCTTATCCTGATCTCCACTTCTCCATCTCACTGCGGACAAGGTATCGCAACAGCACTGATGAACCGTACAATTCAAGAGTTGAATGATTATAACCTATACCTGAATGTAATACCTCTCAAGAGAAATGAATCTGACAAAGACAAGAATCAACTAATCAGGTTCTATTCAAAGTTTGGTTTCAAGATATATGAATCTGACATATGCACCACGACCATGGTAAGAATCAGGGAATCTTAACGGATTCCTTTTTTCATATGTACTCCCATTGCACCCCCATTGAATTCATGAGTAGCTTTTCCCTGAACCCTCCTAGGGTAAGTGGGGATCGGACTGTTCGCAGAGCAAGGTAAAATTTCTACCTGATCCTGTGGTTTCCATGAAAAACTAACTCATGATAAAAAGTGAGATTTATTTTGCAGGATAAAATAAAAGTATTATATTTGTATAGGAAAAATAAACAATATCTGTTATGGAAAAATCTTACGAAGAAAGAAAAGCTGAACTTGCAAGAGACCGTCAAATTCAGAAAGAACTTATTCAAAAAGATATTGACGAAGGAATGAAGTACTTCTGGAAATGGATGGGAATTATTTTCGGAGGTATTGTTCTTATTATAATTATGCTTAGCTCATTCTAATTAAGTTTAACAAATAATCTAATTCAAGTATGAAAAAGTTTATCACTGCCCTCTCCGTCCTCGCTCTTGCGATGGCCATGTCGTTCTCTGCTGACGCGCAGTTCATTCCTCGGTACCACAACAAGACCAAGACTCCTCCGCCTGCCGTCATCCAGGTTCCGAGCGGAATTTCTGCGGCCGAGTTCCTCCAGTCGGACGTCTATCAGGAAGCTCTCCTGGATTCCGAGAAGGGTCGGAAGAATTTCTTCACCGGAATTACGTTAAGTCTTATCGGCAGTGCAACGGCAGGAGTCGGAGCTGTCATGATGGAAGCCGGTAATGAAGATCTTGGTGGAATTCTGATTATCACCGGTGGGCTATCAACAATTATCGGTACAGTCTTCGAAGTTTCTGGTGCGAAACGATGGGTAAACGGTGAAGCTACCCTCAAAAATCTACGGTTTGAATACACAGTCAAGGCAAACGGATTAGCCATCTCATTCTAAGACTACACTCCACACCTCCATAGAAAAGGAACCCCAATTCAGGGTTTCTTTTTCTTTTATATAGTACCCAGGCCTCCATTCCCTTACAGTGCCTCCTACATCACAGGAGCTATCCGTGAGCAGACGACCACTATTTACCCTAGGAATGGCCATTTCCCTGGCACTTCGCAGAGCAATAATCATCATTTACCTTGTGGATCAGGTAAGGGATTCACCATTCTCATATCAACTATATCCCTTACTGCATGCATTCTACAATAACCTCAACAATGTTTTGAGAGATTCTTCCCCGACCCAACTTTTTCTATCAGCTCTCTAACCTATTATCTATTATACCCTTATCTCCTGAGCAACTTTTATAGCTTTCTACCCAACCCCATGCATGAATTCTACAAAAACCATACCTCCCCAAGGTAAACCATCCATCCCCATGACCCTACCCCATGGTCCCCAGGGTACCCTGACCACCCTATATGGCCTCCAGGGCCCCCAGGGCCATATATCATATATACCTGAGTTGGCTATCCCATGGGCCACAGGGTATCCCTACCACTACCTCTCTCACAACCTTGTTTTAAGTAGGCAAATACTGATGCATTAGTTAGCATAAAAGAAATGCACACTCTTGTGATGAATACTGTGCACCCTTTGCACACATTGAATGACGTGAGCGAAGAAGTGCATAGCTAGTAGAATGCATTCTGTGCTGAGTGCTCTTCATTACGAATGCGAGAGCGAAGAGTGTGATAGAGTGTAGTGTAGCATGTCGTATGACGGTGTGAAGAGTATGAAGGATGCTGAGAAATGCGAGTGCTATGGAGTGTGTGGCTGGGGGTGGGGGGCTAGTCCCTGGGGGTCTGTCTGCAGGGACATCGGATGCAGCCCCCAAATAAGAGCTAAATAAGAGCCCAAAACAAACTTTTTTAGCCCACCAGAAGAATCTTTTTTACTATCTCCCCAACAAGAAATTTTATTATATTTCCCAGGAATTTCCATTGCATGTTTCCCTGGCTGGGAGGATGCAGATTATTGAAATGGTTTATTCAGGATATAATTTTTATATAATTATTATTAAGGAATAGAGGTCCTAGGTGAGGAAGAATTTTTGGATGATTAATCCTATGTAGAATATAATATTTCCTTTTAGAATGACCTAGGACATTGGAGGAATGAATGAAGAAAAAGCTTCAAAAAATTGTGAAAAAATTCAAAAAATTTAAGAAAAAATGTAAAAAAATCACAGAAAATTTTTGGAATTTTTTGGAGCAGGTATAACTATTTTCCAATAAATATCTTAGAATAATGGGAATTTTATTATGAAAGTTAGATACATTACAGAGGGTGTTTTTAAGAATCCGACACAGGCAAGAGCTGCTAGAGAAAAAGCAAAGGAGCTTTCTAATGTAGAGAAGGTGGCTGGAGTCGTTGACAAGATAATCAAAGAGCCTATCATAAGATATTTAGATTGGGTTTACAATAAATTTTCTTATCAAGAAGCTAAGAATCAAGTATCTGAAAAACATCTGTCTACAAATGACAGGTTTGACATATCTCCTGTTTGTGTTGAAGACTATTGTTTCTTTTTGCGTCCATGGAAAACGGATGCGAAGAAAAAAGATCTTTGTGGTGAAGTAAATCACTGGATGTATTCTTATATGAATGTTGAGATAACTGATATTGATATTCCTAACAAGACAGTTAAGTTGAGAATAGTAGTTGGTGACCCACAGCAGTATAAGTATGGAGGTCGGGGAAAGAAAAACTTCGTACCGTTCCCGACAGATATGGTAGTTTTGTTTGTCAATTTGAATGGTCTTGCAGGTAGTAACTCTGATAAAATTGATGACTCTTCATTTACTAGGTATGCTCTTGAAAACTATCTTGAAGAAGGAATGAAAATAAAAGACCCTGCTGATTTCAATTTGCCTAAAGAGTCAGTAGATTTCTTGAAAGACAAAGAGTTGAAGTTTGATTATGAAGTTGTATTTCAACTTACACAAGATGTAATGTTTGCTGGAGTGATAGAGCACGATGTATATGATTTGCAAGAATGTTACTTTCTTCGTGGAATTCCTATATTAGGAAATGATAATGATTATAGAAACAGGGGATATAAGAGAGAAAATCTAAACAGCATCTATCACTTTGTAAAAGACTATGTAAAGAAAGCTTTCGGAGTCATTCCTTATGTTTCAAAGAATAACTATGAAGACTGCTCTTGGGAATCTTACACTAAATCTTGGATAAAGAAGACTAAGTTCAGTGAACCAATAGTTAATAGTTATAACAGCTTTGAAGAGATTGCAAAAGAGTTTAAAAAACGTTTAGAGAAAATGAAGAAGATTAAGATTGAAGGAAACGGTCATATCTATTATAGCACAGGTTATTTTAAAAAGAACATTTTAGTTTTGTAAAATGAAAGTAAGATATATTTCAGAAGGAGTATTTAAGAATCCAACACAGGCAAGGGCAGCGAGAGCTCAGGCTCAAGAGCTTTCTAATGTAGAGAAGGTAGCTGGAACTGCTAACAAAGTTATTGCAGATAAAGTAAAGAATGTTCTTCTTAAAATTATTGCAGAAAAGAAATTAACTCCTATAAAATTCAGTGATTTGTTTAGTTACAAATATTCTACATATGAAGAGACTGCATATTATTTGAAAAGAGAATGTGATTGCAATATTGATTTCAGCTCTGGAAATCCAGTTATAAAGTTAAGTTTTGATTTCGGTGGAATAACTGGACGTCCTGCAACTTCATCAGTAAGACCTGCATCATCTTGGATAACATTGAATGCTTCTGGATTGGATTTGGAGTTTCCTGAGTATAATAACAAAGAAATAGTGTCAAACCGTTTTTGTAAGAAATTGAAAAATGCAGTCAAACAGTTGATGAATACTGCAACGAGTAATGATAAAATGATATATCAATTCATATTAGATAATGATATGATTATAGATAAAATGTATTTGTATAGAGATAAAGGACTTATACAGGTAAATGAATTCACTGTCAATTATCCAACACAAATATTGTATTGTGGTGACAACAATGTTTTAAAAAAGGATGGCAGAGATTTCATTAAAAATTTTGTAAATACGAAATACAAGAAAGTTATAGATGATGTACTTGGTATATTTGATTTTGGTGTTCCTGTAAATGTAAGTATTCCAATAGTGACTAGAGATAAATCTTCAACACAATATTCTAATTCTAGTGTTTCAATGACTTTAATTTCTGATATATTTCCTGGATGTGAAACATTCCATGATATGAAAATTGCTGCATTTTCTGAGGGAGAAGATTTTGAAGACTCTTTATTAGATATTGCAGCGAAGATCGGTACATACATGTGTATAGGGGCAGATACTACTACAGGAAAGAGAAAAAATAAAGAATTAGAAGCAGCAAAATACATTAATGCATGTTATTTAATAGTATTTGAAGGTCATTATTTTTCAAGTTCAGGATTAAAAATTGACAAAGAAACTGGTCCAATTCTTGAGAGTTTAATGATATCACCAGATGAAATCGTAGATTCACAAAACACTTCAATCTTTATTACTTATTTTTATATACAAGATTGTAATGCATATGTTCTTGGTAATGATACAGGTAAAAATGTTAAAGGAATAATACGGACTAATAAACCAAGTTCTTGGGGAAGTAAATGGTATTTTGAAAAAGACCATGACTGTAAGCTTTTGAAGAAGCTTAAAATTTTTATTGAAACTGTAATTTGTTAAATTATGAAAGTTAAGTATATAAAAGAGGGAGTGTTCAAGAATCCTGAACAAGCAAGGCAGAAAAGGGATAAGGAGAAGAGTGTAAGTAATGTAGAAAAGTTGGCTGGAATTACAAACTCTGTCATTACAACTTCAATTGAAAAATTTTTGGATGAGTTTATGAATTCATCTTTAAAATTATATGGTAATGTAACAGATTCAGGTCCTTGGACTATTCCAGATGATGATTTAGCAACTTTGCTTCCTTGGTGCATTTCAGGAAATTTATCAGATTTTTTTGTTGCAACATATAATTATGAAGATAGAAAAATAGGACCAACTCTCGATAAACCTATTTCATATTGCAAATCAAAAGTAAAGTTTGAAGAGAAGAACGGTATAAAATATATCGAACTAGAGGTGTATATTAAGATTACAAGCCAGGAATGGATTAATCACCATAATGACAGACAGAGAAAAGAAGATGCAGGAGAATTTAGACCAGGTTCATTCTGGGATCCAGAACAATATAAATCAACAAGGAGAAAACGTATTGATTATGATGCAGAATTCAATATTCCTGGTGCTTCTTTATTTTATGGCACACATACACTCAAACAATTTATTGTGAATAACTTTGCTAGAAATTTGAATGAATATATTATAGGACAATATGACAATAAAGCTAATATGTCTGCTGAAAGGTTGGCTGCTCTTAAAATCATATCATCATACAAAGTAGCATTAAAAAGAATCCATATATTTTCAGAAATTGTTGGAGATATAGTTTTTGGAGGTGAACTTGTTTCTGGATTCCGTGAAGCATATTATCATGATATGTCAGATGTGAAAAAGAGACATATGAGGAGTATTATGGAATTGGTTTCTTTTGAAAACAAAGGAAGAGTTATTCTTAGAGATTGGCATGGACGCACAGAAGATATTGTCATGGAAAAACCTGGAGAAGATGCTTATATTGTCGAAGGAGTGTTTAAGAATCCTACTCAAGCAAGAGAAACAAGAGAAAAACAAAAAGAGCTGACTAATGTTGAAAAAGTTTCTGGGTTGTATAATAACTTATATGCTGCAGCAAAGCATAGAGTAATTACTACAGAGTTCATGGAATATTTTACCAATTACGGAAAAGAATTGAACAATGAAAGATTCTGGGAAGTTGTTAATTATACTTGGTATCTTGCTCCATTTTTTAAGGGGCAGAATTGCGTAGATATGGGTAGATATCCTGAGGCAAAACCTATTCCAGGATTCAATGAATCTTTAAGAGTAGAATATGATTGTGATGATGAAGAAAAAATGATAACTGTCACACCAAGATATTCTTTTAGATTGCCCGAAGATTGGAAAGCTCCTTTATTGTCATGCTCTTCTAAAAAGGATTCATTTAAATTGACTGATACTTCATGGAAGATTCCAACATCATCAATTGAGAAAGATATGATAATCAGAGTTCAGACTAGTATAGGCAAAAAGCTTGCAGCAGAGACTGAAAAGAACAAAACAATGGATTCTGTTGTAAGAAAAGATTTACAAAAGTATCAATTCAAACTTGGTAAAATAGTCTTGTTTGATAAAATTAATGAAGATGTAGTTCTCAATATGAGAGTTGCTTATCCTGATGTAGTAGAAGATCCTTCAATTAGAGGTGATGGATTTATTCCAATGATTGAGAATCTTCTTGAGAAATATAGTTTTGGTTGTAAGAGATTTATTTTGACATATGATGATATGTATGGAATTACACACCAAGCAGGAAGTGCATATGAGTCATCTCCTGCAGTGAAAGAACAATTGAAATACCGCACAATGATAAATGATTTTGGTATAGATTCTTATAAACTCTTTGAATTTTTAGTTAAATGGTTCTATAGGAATTCTACATCTGATACAGGTGGAATAGAACACACAATGAAATTTTATCAAAGAAAGTATAGTAGAGCAGGAGTTGAAGTATTTTACAAAAGATATTACAATTTTGTAATTGAGCATGATACACTTGTAGATAAAAACTATGGTTCTCTTTTACCGTTGAGTGGTCCGGTAGTAGCTCCTATTTCAGTAGAGTTTTATGGAATAGAAATGATATATGCATATTATGGAAAGAACAATATAAAGTTGAACAAAATATCCGGATATACGGACAATGTGGGTTATACACTTGTAGATGATATGAAAACCAGTGATGACTATACTGAAGATGATGCATTGGTAATTGGTTGGTTAAATCAAATAGGAGAACGCATAGCAAAAATAATAGCTGCAAATAATGAAAGTTAAATATTTAAGAGAAGGTGTATTTAAAAATCCAGAACAAGCGAGAGCAACAAGAGAAAAAACAAAAGACCTGTCTAATGCAGAAAAACTCACAAGTGTTGCAAATAAAATAGTAAAAGAACCTATTATAAGATTCTTAAATGAATTGCTTAATAAATTTTTAACAGGGCCTTATAAACATAGATATAGCACAACATATATAGAAGCATACAGAAATGATCCTATGTGTATAGCTCCTGATTTTATGTCATCTTATTGTATATTTAAAAATAAGAATATATGTGATATATGGTATGAATATCAACGAGTTACAATTACTGACATTGATTTAGAAAATAAAACAATGGATGTTTTAATAAGTTTGGGTCAACCTCACCCAGGTCTTCCTAGATATGTTGTTAAACAGAACAATAATGATAGCATTGTATATGGAACATATCTTGATAATTTATATGGATTAGTAGATACTTCAATGTTTAAAAAAAGGCTTCCTTGTCTTCCAAATTTAAGGGCTCCTTTCAATGGAAGTAATGCAAAAATTGCAAGCAGTAAAATATCTTATATACTAAGAGATATAGTTGATGAATTTGAATGTTTTGATGAAAAAAGTGAAGAAGATAAAAAAATTCTTGAAACTATAAATTCTAAAGAACTTTCTATTTTTAATTACAACTGTAAAATAGAATGGAATTTAACTCAAGATGTAATGTTTTTTCCTATACTGCGTAATGATGATTATGACTTTGGACAAGCTAGGGGATGTGACAAAGAAGGATTAGGATATATCAGTCGTATGTATTATCCTATGGAGTTGGATGATGATTCAAACTCTTATACTTATGAAGATGCATTTGGAACTCCTGTAATAACTATTGACTCTTTAATTACTGATATCGAAACAAATCATGAAAGAAAAAAAGAATATACAGATATAATAGACAAACTTCAAAGTATGAATGATATGAAAGATTTGGCAGCTTTGTATGCAACATCTCTTAAAAACTTAGATTTGAATATTGTAGGAGGAGGTCATATCTATTTAAGTACTGGATATTTTAAAAAGAACTATTTGATTGCATAATGAAAATCAAGTATATAAATGAGGGATATTTTAAGAATCCCGAACAGGCAAAGGCTGCAAGAGAAATTGCAAGTAAAGAAGACAATGTTACATCTCTTGCAAAGCTTACTACAAAATTGTTAGAAAAACCTCTTTCTGAAATACTCACTAAAGCAATTGCATTAGATGAATCAACAGAATATTGGTATGAAGGAACTGTATTGAATTCTCAAGTATTTGACCAATTATGTTTAGCATTTACTTTTACAGAGAAAACTTTAAACGGAAACATTGTACCGATAGCAGAAGCAAGAATTCAAGATGATGGAATAATATGCATTGATTTTTATTTTAGAATGAATTCAAAGGAAATTATGAAACATTTCGAAAATGATGTTGAAAATGTTACTGATGCTTTGGTTTCTTGGGGTCCATCATATGCTTGTAATGCTTTTGGACCATTAAGTACAATGAATCCAAAACTGAAAAAAACTCTTGGTCTTGTAGGACAGCTTAAAAACAGAGTTGAACAAATGAAGTGGTTGAATAAAGATAATAATTTGAAAGCAGCATGGCAACTCTTTATTCACACTCCTTCTACAAAAATAAAAATCAATAAGATACATATATTTGGTGATTGCATCGGTGATGTATATATGTCATCTTATGATGATTTTCAATTAGTAGAAGATAGCATTCCAGTAATGACAGAATTTTTCTCATTTGAAAATAAAGGAGAAGTATATCTTGTGCGTAGGATATTTTCATGGGACCATAATTATCAAGGTGGAGGTGATGAAGGCAGAGAATTCAAAATATATAAAATAGAAGGAAATACTCTAAAAGATTATCGTATTGTAGGAAAATGAAAGTAAGATATTTAGTTGAAGGAACATTTAAAACTCCAGCCCAAGCAAGAGCAGCAAGAGAAAAAGAAAAAGGTATTTCAAATGTTGAAAGACTTGCTTCTATGTCTTCTAATGTTATTGCAAAACAAATTGAAACAAAGATAAATGAATATTTAACTTGTTTTGATGATAGCCGTTGGTACGGTGATAATGATATGGAAAAAGCAGGAAGATATATATACAATCATATTCGTGTAACTGTTGGATATTTTTTAAAAGACTTTGCACCAAGTGTTAATAAAGTAAAAACAGAATTTAGAGTATCTCCTAAAGGAGAAGATTTAGTATATGATATTTTTGTTTCACCCGGAAGCACTATGCACAATGTATTTTATTCTTCAGGAAAAACAACATTGAGAATTGATATTGGTCCTATGAAAAGTTTTAATTTTTCAAAAGACCATTTTGAGAAAGATACAAACAACAACTTAATAAAAGCTGCACAATACGAGATTGAACATAATTCTAAAGCAAATAACCAAGTTGCACAATATATTTTGGACAAAATAAATTCTAACAATTTTAAGTTAAATAAAATACATTTGTTTGAAGGCTCAAATGCAAATTATTATTTTATTTTGGATTATAATAAAACATTAGCAAAAGAAGTTTTACCTGCACAATCTTATATGTGGGGCATACAAAAGCTTAAAGAATTGTTCTCATTTGATAATGATGGAAAAAATATTATAATAGCAATAGAACGTAATAAAGAAAAGGAAAAGATAATCTATTCTTTAGATAAGCTTAGTGACTTGGTAGGTAATAATAGTATATATGATGTGTTGTTTGCCTTTATGAACCATATATCAGATTATAAAAATACTGATAATGCATATTCTTCTGATCCAAAATTTAGAGAAGATTGGTATAATACTGAGTTTGCTCCTTATGCAAAGGACTTTAAAAAGAATGCTAAATCTAATCCAAACTATTTAAATCATCTCAAATTTTGTGCAGTTGTTGCTCCTACAAAATATGTATTTGACATTACTTCAGAACTACCGCAACAACTTAAATCCATTCCTCATATAGTAAATTTTGGATTCATTAAGACTACTATGGAAGGAACATTTTATGACAAGCCTTATTCTTCTGCATCGTGGAATACTGATGTTACACAATTGGTTACCTTTACAAAAGCGCATCAGATGAATTATGAAACCCAAAAGAGAACTTCAGTATTTATGGTAGCATATGATTTGTTTACTTTAGGTTTGTATTTAAAAACAGGATTAACTTACGGAAGTAGTAAACTTTCAGATGAAGATAGAGATAAGATCAAAGCAGAATGGAATGAAACAAAGATGAAAGGATTAAATACATATACTACAACAACATTATCTACAAATGACGATATTATTAAAAAGTTAGAAAATATTATTTCTGCTATACAAGATAAACATTCTGTTATGCCAAAAAGACTTGCAAAACCATTAGTAACACAATGAAAATCAATATATTAAAAGAAGGAGTATTCAAAACTCCTACACAAGCAAAAGCTGCAAGGGAAAAAGAACAAAGCAGGTCTTCAATTGAAAGGCTTGCTTCTACTGCTGTTGAGATACAAAATAATAATATTGTCAAAATAGTTAATGACACTATAGAAAGACATAACATTCCTTTGTTCCCCAAAGATTTTCTTACACACATGCAGTATTATTCATTGGATAAAGTAATTCAAGGTAAGATATTTTTTCCAAGAACAGATGTTATTTCAAAATATGAAAAAGATGATTTACGACTTTTGAAAGTAAGATTCGAGGGTGATAAATTGATATTTACTATAAATGTTGCATTTCCTGTTATATACAATAAGTATAGTGAAACACGTGATACTGTTCCTATATGCATGGGATTCGTAGATAATAAGTTAATATTTACAGATGAATCTATTGAACAACATAAAAAATATTTTTTATGCGCAATAAAGCATTGGTTAGAAGATGATTATGCACATGACAAAGTAAATGATTCAACGCTTAAGATTATAGAGTATATTGAGAATGATAAAGTAGAGTTTGACAAAATACATTTGTTTGCAGGATATGATAATATCTATTTTGCTCCTTCTGAAAAAGTGCAGTATAGTCAATATGAATCTGGAACTGGTAAGTTTATAAATACTTCTGCTGTAAAATACGGTAGTTGGACTGGTGCATTATCTATAATGAGGCTTGGAAAATTTTTAGCTAAATATTTTGTTTTTGACAATGCTGGAAAGTTGGGATTTTTGTACACACATGACCAGCAAGGTATTGCTGATATGTCAGTTATTAATGACCCTTCTTTGAAAAAATATACAGATGATTTTGTTTCCGCTTTCTTAACTCTCAGCAATGAAAACTTTAAGAAGTTTATGGAAGAAGAAATGAAAGAAGGAGGATATACAAACAAATATTATCGTGATGGAGAATTTGTTATTCCTAGAAGAGATGATATTCAGATAACAAAGTGGTTGAGAATGAGACAAGCTGCTATAGACAACGGTTTAATAAAAATAGAGAATATAACCAGAGAGATAGTTACTTACGGAGCTATAATTGATATAGATAAAGAGACAGGTAATGTGTCTATAGGAGATGATTTCCATTCAAATAATGATGCTGTTCGTATAAATGCTGTTATTTATTTGACACTTGCGGGTATTCCTGAAGAGATAGCAATATCACAAATAAGTTATATTAAACTTGCACACGGATTTGTAAATAATGCATATTTTTATTGTTCTGATATGGGAGTAACTTCTCTTAAAAAAGGAACACAGACTGATGATTCATACACAAGAGAAGTATATAAATTTCCAAATTCATCTTTCCCGGTATTGTATGCCAATAGTGAATTTATGAATCATATAATTGACACTTTGCGGCAAAGAACATATGAAGTTGATGCAAAAACTATTACTATTAAAAACAGTCCATTAGATAAAGTAGGTAAAGATTTTGTAGAAATTTTATATCTTGAAGCTACAGGAGAAGATTTAAAGTAAAAAAGAGATTCATAAGAATCTCTTTTTATTTTGATATTGCGTCAAACATTTTATAAAATCCATCTTTAACAGCAGTGAACAGTGCTCCTCTGCAAGACAATTCTGCATTTTTCATTTCTTTTGAATATGAATTTATATCAAAATTAAATGAATAAGATGTACTAAAAAATGGCATATATCTGTTTATCAATCTTGATGATGCAATAAAATCTTCAAATCCATATCTATTGTATATTGAAAGCATGTCTACACTATCTTCTGTTGGAAATATAGGAAAAAATGATTCTGTCGTAGGTGAATAATAAGCAGGTTGTGTAGAAAGATCAGCCATTGACGGATTTTCTTGTGATGTTATAAATACACGATGCAAAGCAACATATATATCATTATAACCAGTTTCTATTGTATATGAAGTGCTTATATTTCTACAAGCTTCATCATTTTTTATAAGAGTTTCATAATCATTTGAGCTTGCGGCTGCAAGTATTTTAGAAACATTTTTATGATATTCAGAAGGAATTAATTTATTGTTCCTGAATTCATATTGTTTCTTTGCAACATAAGTACATATTAAAGAAGGAAGAGCTTCACTGCTAAACAATTTTGCTGCTGGCTCTATCTTTTGTTTATCATATCTTTGTAAATCCACACTATATTCTTTAGAACAGCATTTCACTACATTCTCTACATAATATTTGATAGTTTTTGCAGCAGGAACATTATACACACCATTGACAAATGCATTTATGAAGAATCTTAAATCAGATTTTGTAAAATCAAAAACATCTAAAACTCCTCCATAACTTTTCATTACTATATCTTCATCAATATCAGATATTTCAAAGCTTCCTGGTTTTATAGGAGTAGTACTATATTCATTGTCAACTCTGCTTGTTGATGGAAATACTAAAAATCCTATTAATCTATTGTCTCTTTTGTTTCTTGGTATTGCTTTACCCGCATATTCTATATCTTGCTGTAGTTCTTTAGCTCCTGGTGTACCAATACTTGAAATGCTAGTAGGAACATTTCTGTACATATAAATTTTATTGATTGCTATAGTTTTTATATGTGACAATACATTAATTTCATCTTCAGAAAGAAAGGCCCCTTCTTTACATATTTTTATAGCTTGTTTATAAGATGATGTTAATTCTTTGCTTAAGTCTGTTCTTATTTGATTTTCACTTCCTGGCTTTCCCTTGAATATTCCTGAACTTCCAATCATAATGTAATTGTAAAGATACATTGATCCTGAATATCCTGGATATGATATTACTGCATTTAAATCAACTGTTATGATTCCTTTATCAATATTTTTATCTACTATTTGAACATCAGTAATTATAAAACGGCTTTGACTAGAGGAATTTGCAAACCTTACTTTATCTGCTTGAAATGGTTCACAAAACATATAATTACCGACAACAAATGCCCAGTCAGTAGTAGATGAATATGGATGTACTATTCTTGAAACATCTGATGTATTTCCGTCATTGCCATCTATATAACGCAAAGCAATCTTAGAAAATTGTACTCTTATTTGTGAACTTTCAATTAGAAATTTCTTAACAGCAGGAATTATAATTGTATCAGATACAATTCCTGTCAATTTTTCTGCATTACTTCGTTGAGCTGATTTTTCTCTCTCAGCTCTTGCTTGAGTAGGATTCTTAAATACCCCTTCTGTAATATACTTTATTTTCATTTCTTGCTAGTCTGTTTGTTTGCTATTTCTAATAAGTATCTTAATCTACCAGAAACACGAGAAAAATCTTCTTGAGTTATATCAACATATTTTCCGTTTGACAATTTATCTATTTGGTCTAAGTCATAAAAAGCATCTATATTTAACATATTTCCGTTTCGTGCTAATGCAAGTTTATTATTATAATATACTAACAAAGCTATATCTGTTGCATCAGAAACAGTTTTAGCATCAGCCAAGAGATTAGCAAGCTTTTGGTTCCAGAAAGTAGGATTACCAATATGTTTAAATTCTTCTACATCTTGTGTTGGTTTAAGATTATTCTTTAAAAATACTGATTTGTTTTTAATTGTCCACCTAGGATACCATGAATCTTTAGAGAGTGTAGCATAAATATAACTATTTTCTGTATCTCCTGCAAGAGAATATGTTATTTTTATTCCCTTTCCATACATTCTGCTTTCATCTACCTCCTCTGTTTCTTGTTTTGTACGTAAATCAATTACAGTATAAGTCATTCTTCCATAAGTGCACTGAACATCTTTTATTGTAATTGATTTACTTTTTGCAAGATAAGCAAGATATTCTTTATCTATTTTCTTCATAGCAGGCTTACATTTTAAAGCCATGTTTTTATTTAGATTGCTGTCATGACGTTTTAACATTTCCAGTTCAAGTTTAAAATTTTGAATTAAATGTTCAACATCTGTACGTATAGTAACATTTACTATATCTTTTGCAATATCATCTATTCCATTAAGTGCAAATGATACTCCTGAATCTATTTCTTTATTTTCGCTGCTTTTTAATTTTATACAAGCATCTGAGGAACGTGGAATAAAAGTTATAATTGAAAATAATAATTGTTTAATTTCTTCATCAGGCACTACATTCGTAGTTATAGAAGGAGTCATCATATTTTTTACTCTTAAAGGTCCATTTACTCCTACAAATATATTTTTAATTACAAATTTGTATTTTATTATTTTGTCCAATGCTGCTCTTGTATATACTGCTGATGCTGGAAGTGTTTTGCTCTTTAATGCTTTTGAAGCTTTAGATTTTATCATGCTTATATTTCTTGCAGTGAGAGCTTCTATTATCTCTTCTGCGGATGAAGTACTTGTTAATGATTTATTATTACCTCTTACTCTTGGGTCAAATACACCGACAATACATTTAACAGGATCATTATTATTATATCTGTCACACATATTTCCAGCATCAATAACACATTCAAATGTTTGTTCTTCGTCATTTATAAAATTGACTGCTAAATTTCCAACAGGTTTTGTAAGAGTCCATGGGTCAGAACTTGTTCCTATAGGTTGAGCAAATAAAGAAGAGAATGGAAAGGCACTTGATTTATCTAAAAATTCCATAACCAATCTATCTACTTCTGCTTTAATTTTTGTATTGCTTATTTCTTTTACAGTGCTTGCTAACTTATCTGCATTTGAGAGAGATGCATCTTTTGCTCTTGCTGCTCGTGCTTGATTTGGATTTTTGAACACTCCTTCAGATATGTAATTAATTAACATTGTTGTATATTATAACTTTATATATTTATAGGCTACAAATAAATATCATAAATAGAAAAATTACTTTCTTTTGTATGTTTAGAGAATATTTTCTTAGGAAAAAGATAGAAAGAGGTGATGTAAAAGTATGGACATCAAAGGATTATTATGAAGCAAAAGATCGTTCAGGAAACAACGGTTATCTCCAAGTTCCAGAAGAAGAGACAGAAGAACCAATTGTAGAATCTCCAAGAACAATTAAACAATATCCTAATTTGATTGTTTGCTTGGACAATGGTCATGCATCTTCAACTCCTGGTAAGAGAAGTTCTTATCTTTGTTCAGGAGTTTTACCTGCTCTTGCATTGTATGAATATGAATTTAATAGAAGAGTAACAGCAGCTCTTCAGAAGAAACTTGAACAAAATGGAGTAATTGTATTTATGGTTTGTCCAGAAAAAGACAAAGATATTTCATTAACTACAAGATACACAAGAGCCAATAACTTCATTGCAAAGAATCCAGGAAAAAGAGGATTGTTGATTTCTGTACATGCTAATGCACACGGAGATGGAAAATCTTGGACAAAAGCAAGAGGCTGGTGTGCATATACTACAAAGGGACAAAACAATTCAGATAAGCTTGCAGAATGTTTGTATGATGAAGCAGAGAAAATATTTTTGCCAAAAGGATTGTCAATCAGAACAGATTTTACAGATAAAGATAGAGATTGGGAAAGCAATTTCACTATAATCTATGGAGCAAATATGCCTGCTGTATTGACAGAGAATTTCTTTTATACAAACATTGAAGATACAAGATACTTATTGACAGAAGAAGCAATTGAAGATATTGCAGAAGTACATTACAGAGCTATATTGAAATTTGCAGAGCAACAATACAAAATGTAAAGAGAGGATTATTCCTCTCTTTTTAATTATCAGAAATATTTAACCTTGCCGATGTATTGGATATCAGGTTCAAATACAGTGTCAAAAGTGGGAACATTGATTAAGAGTTTGTTCTTTAAACAGTGTTTCACCATATCAAAGATGTCCTTGGCTGCAATCAAACCTGGCTGCAATAGTGGTTTTATATAACAGAATTTAAACCTTGCTGTGCAAAGATACTCATAATACCTGAGTATTATAATTATTTCTGTATCCAAGTTTAGCTTGTCCATATCAAAATGGTCAGTCTCCTTTTTCAAATCAAATCCTTCAAAATCAGGATAGAGAAGACTATCTGGGTCTTCAAGAAGATTTGCAGTTTCAATACAGAAATCATGTTTATTTTCAATATGAAGTAAAGGATTCTTTTCAGGATTGTCTGAGTCTGGCCTTGGCTTTATCTGACCTTTTGTTCCTTTGTTCTTTTTTGATAATGTACTAGCCATTATACTGTAAGTTATTTTTGGTATAGAATTTATATCGGATAAATATAAAAATGATAATTAGATTCATATGCCTAAATATGTATATGACCCAAGATTAAATATGATGGTTCCTCAGCAGAAAAGAGGAATTGACTATGCACTAACAGGAGAGGGTCTTAGGATAACAGACCATGATAGAAAAGTTGAATTTGTCATAACAAGAGAAGGACGTTGCAAGCTTGTTGGAAGAAATTTTGATTTCAATTGCAAAATTTATGATGTCAATGTTGCAAGAAATATAGCAAGTAGAGTACAAAGAGTATATCCTCATTCTAAATATGCAGATTTCAGATACTTCTGCAGAAATATCCAAGACCCAGTAGGAGAACAAATGACCGTTGAAGACAAAGCTTTGTTGAGAAGTTTGTCAGAATCTTACGGAACAGAAGATGTTATGAATTTTGTCAATCATCTTGATGAAGGTCATTCTGCTAGTGTATATAACGCACAATCCTCACACGGACAAACTCCAGGAACATCTCAGCATGGACTGAAGGGTTTTGTCAATGCACTACCTAGTCTCATCATAGGATTCCTCGTATGCCCTCCTGCAATGATTATGGGATGGCTCGGAGCTGTTCATGAGAGATCAGAGAAACGTTGGCTTAAAACAAGAATAAATCCTAACAGATGGATGGATTTTGTTGCAACTCCTTGGGAGAGACAAAAGAAAGTCAAGGATAAGATTGCAGAAGAAATGGCAGCTAATACCAATTACTATTATACAAGGCTTGCAAATGGTGAAATTCTTAGAGTTGTCGGCTGTTCAACACTTGAAGCAAAGGAAATGATAATGGCAATTGAACACAAAGATATTATTCCTAGATATGCTGATTGGAATAAGAAATTGAATTTGACACAAGATGAAAATTCAGTATCAATTGTTCCTCCTAGTGAAGAGAATTATAAAATGTGGGTCATAAAGTTTGACAACGGTGAAGCTTGCTACGCATTCGGAAAACCTGATGCTTCAGACAAAGAAGAGATTATGGAATCTGCAATTGAAAGTAGGAAAGCAATTGTTGAATATTACAAGAAGATTAAGTACAAAGACGAAGACAACGGAGAAAACAAAGTACAAAGACATAGAGGAATAGGAAAAGAGAAAAAGGTATTTGGTGGAGATGATGATGCTGAAATGCAGAAGCTCTTTGCAATTCCTAAGATTGATGATATGATTGAGCTTACAAATCCTAGTTCTTATAAGATAATCAATGATACTAATTATAAAGAATTTAGTGAACCTCAAACTTCTCCTCTTACTTGGGGTCCTAGTGGAAATGTTGTATATCAATTTAGAATCGAGAACATTGCAACAATAAACCTTCCGTTAAAGACAGATGAAGAAGCAAATACATTCTGTAAGAATATAACTGCTAATACAAGTTCATTTGCTAACACTGTAAGAAAGATTGCAAAGGATTCAGTAAGAGGTAGTTGCACATATTATAAAGGATATACTGCAAATGAAGATGTATACATTGTTCCAGTTGTTACAGGAGAAGGAAAGGCAGGAGCAGTCAATAATATTAGAGCTTATGTAGATGAATTTACTTCTAGTGTTGCAGATGCTGTAATGAATAACAATTTACAGAATGAGACTCCTATTTCAGAATTATCTATAAAAGATTATAGAGCAAACTATGTAAAGGGAAATCAATTAAAACAACATAGTGAGGCAGAGACTCCTACAGACAGAGAAGGTTCTATAAATGCATATAGAGCAGATTGGTCAAAGCATATTACATATAAAAAAATAGATTCTAGAACAAAGGAAATTCTTGAAGGACCTACTACATTTAATGAAGGAACTGTAGATAATGAAATTTCAGCTATATATAATGCAGTTGAAAATCAAAATCAAATAAACATGAAAAATGCTCAGGAGAAACTACAAGCTAATATGACAAGAGAAACTCCTGATTCTTCAACACAACAAGCTCAAGATGTAGGTTAATATTCATCAAATATCTAAAGAATCCAAATCATCATCAGAATAATATTTTTCTAGATTGGGGATTTGGATTCTTTTTTCATTACAATAAATTACCAAATCATTAATATCCCATTTCTGTCTGTGAGGAAGATTCAAATCTTTTTTCAACTTATCCCACATAAATACTTGATAGCCTTCTCCCAATTTCTCAAGAGCATGCTTTCTACCTGTCAAATCATCATCAAAGAGATACCTGAACTTAAAAGCGAAATTCACATGTTTTCCAGCTCCACAAGTTGCAATACAATTCCTGATTAAGAATGAATCCATAGGACCTTCTACAACAGTTACAGGTTTGTTGTAATCAACTGACAGGATATTGAATATCATAGACAGAGAATCTACTTCAACTGGAATCTCTTTGTTTTCTTTGAACAAATCAGAATATATCTTAGACAACTTATAAGTTTTGTATTTTGGACCTTTGTATCCTGGTGACAAATGAGATACTTGAATTCCAATTATCTTACCATCTCTTGTCAAGTTCAATAAGAACAGCAAATTGTATTTTGGTTGAAATAAGAATTTATCAAAAGAGTATTGCTTTCTTTTTACAAGATAGAAATGAGCTGCATTGTTGATTGAAGTCTCTTCAAGACCAAATTTTGATTTAAAAAATTCTCTATCAATTGCATATTGATTTATTAACTCATTGTCATAGATATAGTTAGATGATGCATCTGATACTGCTGCTTCAGATGGAAGTTGTTGTTTGTGTTGGACAAAATAATCAATTGCAGACAATGATAATGATTGACCGTATTTCTTAAAGAAATTATATAATGACATTCTTGTACCACAATTGTGGCATTTGTAAGTCATCTGAAACGGACCAGAAAGAATTATATTTCCTCTTTTCTTTGAATTGTCTTTTGCTGAATCTCCACAACAAGGAGCTGCAAAATTCAATCGGTCAGGATAAACTTTGATTCTTTGTTTCTGTGGGTTATTAGGAAATCTTTCATTGAGAATTGCTTGAAGCTTAGGAAGTATTTCAGCAATAAGCTCTTCTTTAGAAAGTTGCGAAGTTTCTAAAGAAGCAGTTGTTAAAGAATTGTTTGAAAATATATCAGGTGTCATACATCATACAATTAACATAAATTATATACTTGTTGAATTGCAAGAAATTAAAAATAAATATAAAAATGAATAATTTTATATGGCTACTAGTACATTTGATTTTTCACAATATTCACCTAATGGATATTTGCAAAGTGTAGCAACAGGAGGATGGAGAAATGGTAATATTTATGTATCACTTTCACAAGATAATAGTGTTAGTATAGGCAATCTTGTTGAAGGATATATTGGATCTTCATTAACTTTTAATAGCTCTTATGACAGCGGAAGTACACAAGCAGTATTTGATAGTGATACGGGAAATGTAGTAAACAACATTTCTTCTTCTCCTTTTATGTTTTCTGGTCGAGAAATTTCACTTACTATATCTCCATTTTTGTGGATTCCAAATACTGATGACAATGCAAAATATTTTGTTCAACAAATATCAACATATGTAAATCAAGGAACACATGCTACTAGTACATATTATCGTGAAGGAGCATATGTTGGAGTAGGAATTACTACTTCCATACCATCTTTATCTAATGCATCATTTACTACAACTTCTAGCACATTTAATAATAGTTGGCCAGGTTCATATATTGGAAGTATTCAGTCTGATACTTCTCGTAGTGCTGTTACATTTGGAAATGAGATAGATGGTACAGGTGCAGATATTGGTAGTGCTGCTGCATACTACTATAATAATTCTACAGATGACAGTGCATTATATCCATTTGTCGATGCGTGGAGCACCGAAATGTCACAATTAGAACAAGTATTCGGTTATACTTTTGATGAATATGATATTATACTTCCTGCTACTACACTTTTTGGAAATGTGTTTAATTTTAGTTGGAACAATATTTCATCTGCAAGTGTTAATAAAGTTTATATAGTTGTTAAAACATACATATATATATTACCTGATGCAGTCAATGGTACAACAAATTATCATTACGGCGCATATGAAGTTTGGGGTCCTATATATTTTATTAGAATTCCATCTAGCATGTTAATTAATACATCTCCAATATTAAGTATTTCATCTTCTACTATAACTTTTCCTACTATTCCTGTTCGTGCAGGAATGACTACTATATCATATACTCCAAATATTAATAGTAGTTTATTTACGATAACTTATAATACAACTGTATCAACTTCATCTGATAATGCTGTAGTATCACTTTATCCTGCAATGCTTAATATCGGAAGTGATTTCATGAGTACACGTTTAGGAACTCTTGAATATTCATACAGTTCTTCTACATCAGGCACAAATATTCAATGTTTAGAAAAAGTAAAATTTAATATAAAGTGTTGTTCTAACAGTATAGATATTGATGGTTCAACTGCAGATATAACAAGAACAAATAATGGTTATAGTTCTTCATACAGACAAGCCGCAAATTATGATGTTACTGTTTATAATGCATATGCAATTTATGTATATACTGAATCTCAAGTATCAGTTAGCGGAAGTAATGCATCTATTTCTTCAAGTGCAAATCCTTATGTTCTTAATACGAATGCAGGTATAGATGCACAATCTTGCAGTGGAATTCCCATAACAAACGGTGCAAATAAAATATATATAAGAGAAGTTTTGGAAGAAGACGGAATTATATTTGATTATAATTCCGACAGCAATGATAGTGCTAATGCAATATCAATAGATTCAAAATCTCCTACTATCTCTAATGATAGTATAACATCATACACTATAACAAGTAGTAGCATTACTCCATCTTCTGCAGGAGCAAGTAATACTTTAATAGGAAATTCTTCTTTGTCTTCATTACGTATTACTCCTAGATTGTATGAAATATCATTCAATGCAAGTAATTTGTCTTCTGGTGATACTGCTTCTATAGTTCTTGATAGTAGTGCATATAACAGTGCAGGTTCAAGTAACCATGCTACTCTTAACTTTGCATTTTCTGGTTCTCCATCATCTAATGTAGAGGTTTCATGGTGTAATAATAATTCTTCAAGTTCAACATCTTCAGGATATACATCATTTGGAAATATAATAGGAGGTACAACTTCATATTCTGCTAATGTAACAGCAAATTCAAGAACTACATATCTTCATATTAAAGTGAAGAATAATGATAGTACTTCTACTGTTGATAATTATAATTATTCTTTTCTTATAGCTGTATTTGGACAGAATGCTGCTACTATAAATATGATATCTCCTTCTACAAGCGCAGGAAGTAGTACATTAAATACAAACGGAGAAGAATACATAGTAGAAGTAATATGGAATTCAGGAGACCATGTTAATTTTACATTTACTTATGATAATACAGCGTATACTTTTGATTTTACTTACAACCCAGTAAGTATAAATTCAATTACAATCAAAGATTCTAATAACAGTACTATTACTTCAACAGATTTGTGGTTAGTTCCTAATGAATATTGTTCAACTATCGTATGGGATGCAGATGTATGGAATAAATCTTCTAAAAAAATAAAATTCATATTTGATCCTTCTACTTCTGCTAATAGCTTTTATTTTGATACTGTATATAGTTCATCATTAACTAATATATTTTGTTTTACTGAGCTTCCATATAATGGTAGTACACCAGGTTCACAATATGCACTGTATCCATTTGATGAAAGTGATATTACGTATGATTTTGCAAATGACAAAGAAAGCTATGTAGATCCTGAAGGAAGTATGAGATATGATTGTGATGGAAATCCAGAAACATTAATATATCCTATACCAGGTGCATATGAAAGAACAAATGTAAATTCTTATTATGATGTAATATTTGCCTCTGGGTCTGCAACAAAATCATTTAGAGTAAATATTAAGAGACCTACTATTGACTTAACTATAAGTAGTATATCACAAACAGGAGTTAGTTCTGGCACAACATTTAATGCTGGCTCTAATATTGTTATATCTCTTTCTAAAAATGGGGATGAATCATGGTCAGATTTATTCGCAGATACTAGTCGTATAACGCCAAAATCTGGATCACCTGCATTTCCTGCAAATACAACAATTAGTGTAGTAAATAATGAAGTTCGTATTTTATTCCCTAATTCTATGACTTCTTCTTGGACTGGAAAAATAACAATAATAGGAGAAAATTATTACGAACAACCTATAATTGTAGAAACAGATGAAATTACAGTAAATCCTATAAATGTAGAAGATATACGAGTATATTATAATAATTCTGTTAAAGCTTATACTGGTCATCCTGGAGATTTAGGAACAATATGGTTTGGTTCTAATGATACTCTTACTCTTTCTGGTAAAGTATATCCTACAGACCTTCCATCTAGTATTAGAGATAATATATTATGGTCAGTATCTGCTGCTTCTGGTTCATCAAAACTTTCTGCTCCTAGTGGAACAACTGCTAGTGATGTTGATGCAACATTTACATGGAGCAATGAAAAAACAGGAGGAGTAGTACATACTATAACTGCAAGTGTTGGAGGAGTAGAAGCAGAATTGACTATAACACCTAAGAAAAAGAGTACTCAAATTATAGCAGAAGATGCTTCAGTTGAAGAAAACAGTTATATTACTATATCAATTGGAGTTGATGGTGATGAAAGTGTAACTAGCAGTAATACTACTGTAACTTGTTCTTCTTTCCCTGGAACTATTGGTAATGTTTCTAACGGAACTTGTACAATTACTACTAATTTTCAGCAAGCTAATACTACAGATTATACATTTACTATAAATTTCCAAGATAGTGCTTCTGGAGTAACTTTAAGTAAAACTGTAACAATATCAGTATATCCTAAAGCAAGTACATATCATATATACACAGATTTTTATAACGGAGGATCAGGAACTGATACAACACAGATTATTTATGCAAATGCAGCAGATGGTGAATCACAAATAGTTGCAGTTGATGTATCTGCTGGAAGCAGAGTAACTAAATATAATGTTTCTGCTGATTCTGGTTTACTTGTTTCTACTAATGGACTATCATCTTGGTCTTCATCTTTAAGCAATATTTCTAAATCTGTTTCTAGAATTTATATAAAGCAAGATACATCTGTAGCTGTAGCTAGTAATACATTTTCACGTGGAGTTAGATTTACAGCAGTAGAGCATGATTCTGCGGGATCTTCAGATTCAGAAACAAAAACTATAAAGCGAGGTAGAATAACTTTCTCTCAGGCAGTAACTAATCCAAATAGACCAAGTCATAATGACAAGATGTTTAAGGAAGACACTGCTACATTTACTGTAGTATTAATTCCTAGACTATCAACAAGTTATAACAGCGGCGTTTGGAGTAATAGTTATGGTCTTGATTATTCTGTAAATACTCCAACTCATACAGGTACTGCAGGAGCATATAATTCTACTACAACTATTACTTGTGATGCCACAGGATTAAATAATGGAGCATATACAGGTTCTATAAGATATTATTATCCAGAACTTTCTACAAATTCAACAGTTATTACTAATACATATTACCCATTTGAAATAGATATTCTTGGACAAACATCTGTATGTAATACATTAGCTCTTGACCCTTCTACACAGCAGATAATGTCTCTTGCAGAGTCTGAAGCTTCTGTTGGATATGCATATACAAAGGGTTCTAGTATATCAACTATAAATACTGTTTCACTGGCAAGTACATCTACTACAGGATATTCACATAATAATAAGCTTGCATTATCATATACACAAACAGGAGTTACTGTTACTTCTACTGGAATTCCTGATGATTCACATGACGGTGCAATATACAATATTTCAATATCTGCAACCAATGAATTGGATGAGACTATAACTGCTTCTGGAAATGTAATATGGAGAATAGGTGTAGATGGTTTGATGTTTGTACCAGATGCTTATACCAAATCAGTATATGGAAATACAGGAAATAGTATTGTTTACAATATAACTTGTAAACACAATTATGCTGGAAGTGAAGTAAATGATGATTTCTATTTTAATTCTGCTTGTAATAGCACAACTACAAGTGGAAGTTGGTGGTCTGCTGTTATTGACAATGAGGATGATACTGTAACTGTTACTACAACTTCTAAGAATTATGACACTAATGATAAAACAGTTGATATTACATTATATAGTAAACATGGTTTAGCACAGTTTGAAAATGATCCACAAACATGCTCTATAACATTTGTACAGAATCCTCTTGTAATTGAGACTACATTTGATATTGCAAAAGCAGATGGAGATTCTACTACCACAATAACAACTAATCCAAATACTATTACCAGCTCTTTCTTAACTGTAGGTCAAACAAAAACATTTACAATAACTTGTAGTCATATAGAAAGAGAAACTTCAGGAGGACAATCAATCGGTTCATTTGAAGGAGAAACAGTTGCATTAACCAATAAATTTGATGGAGGATTTAATACTCCTACACTTAATGGTAATATTCTTACTATTTCAGCACCAGATAATACAACTGGAACTTATCCAAATTCAGGAAGAACTTGTACATTTGATATTACAACTTCACATGGAGCTTCAAATAGAACAGAATCATATGCTGTAACTGCAACACAACCTGGCTATCAATATGGTAATAGTACAATACTCATAAATGGAAATACTTCAGATGTATCTGATGAATGTTCATCTAAGCAACAGACCATTACTTATTCTGTTGCATGTACATATGATAAATTTGTTGATGGATATAGAAGTGCTACTCTTGATGGAACATGGACAGCAGCAAAATCAAGTTCTTCTGAAACGTGGTATACTATATCAAAATCTGGTAATACATTAAATATAGAAGTTGAACAAAATCCTAATGATGAATCTAGAACTCTCATCATAGATATTACAGGTTCATTTGATAATACAACAGGATTAGAAAATATAACAAGAACATTGAGTATAATACAAAGTGGTTCTCGCTTGGAATTCAATCCTGCAAGAATAGAAAATATATCAGTTGATGGATCTACTGATATAAGCACAGATGTAGAAACAAATACTTCTTGGAGTATCTCTGACAGTTCATCATGGATTACAAATATATCTCCTACTGGAGATTCAACTGACCCTTATGATGCATCAATGACATTTGATGTTGAAGACAATTATAATCCAAATGCTTTAACTGACTATGTTAAATATCGTTCAAGTACTTCTAATAGAAATGGTGGAATATCAGTAGATACTAGCAGTGGAATTTCTGTACATTTACCAGTATCACAGCAAGGTTATACATTTGATGCATCAATGTCATATAAATTGAATGGAGTTTCAGTTACTAGTATTGAAATTGGTCCTGATACTTCTACTGCAACTTTGGAGATTACTTCAAACTATGACTATACTTTAAGCTGTAGTGTTGATTGGGTGTCATTTGGAGGAAATCAAAATAACAAATTTAATGACAATGACGGTAATACATTTAAGACTAATACTTATGTATTAACATTTAAATATAATACTTCTGATGCTCGAAATACAGATATTACTATTTCTCAAGTTCGTCATCAAGCAAATAATGGTGAAGACTCTGTTTCTTCTAAGAGTTTGACTGTTTCACAAGGAACTGCAGTTGGACATTATGCTTTGTCATTGTCTGAAAATTCATTAAGATATGATGCATTTGGAACAGAAGAGGTTCTTACTAAAACAATAGATGTTACTTCTAAGTTGGGTGGCTGGACAATGGATGCAGATACTATTCAAAGAAATAATAATTCCGAGAATTGGTTCCATATAAATCAAACATCATATACATTTATTGACACTGCAGATACACCAGTACAAACAACAACAATTAGTATAAGAGTAAATCCTAATCCTGATGTAGATAATGGACATTCACATACTATTACTTTTACTCATTCACAATCAGGAAGTACTGCTACACTAACTATAACACAAGACCAAGCAACTGTATATTTTGTATATGTTGAAACCGGAACAAACGAGAGTGAAAATGAAGCTCTTACAAGATTAAAGGAACTTGTAGAATTTGTTAAAGATGGAGTTGATGTCGGAATAGCTATGGCTCCTCCACCAAGATCTATAGCTGTAACAACGGGAGGAAATGATGCAGTAAACAAAACATATTATTTATATTATTTTTATGGTTCATCTCCTGATAAGAATATATCATATTCTACTACTAATGGAGCTATGATGTCTGCTGTACCAACTCCTAAAAATGTTCCTGTGGAAGTTGGATGGTCAGATGCTAATTCTTCTTCATCTAATGTATATATAATTAATGTTTCTGTTAATGAAAATAATACTACAGAAAACAGAGATGGAATAATTACTATTTCTGGTAATGCTGCTCCTGCAGTAGCAAAAATAGAATTTACAGGTCATCAAGATAAACGTATATATCAAACAGATTTAACATTTGCATATGAATCAGGAGTATCATATCTTGGAGATTTAATAGGAGATAAATGGGAAATACCAGTATATGGAAAATCATATATAATGAAAGTTGCAAATAAACTTGAATATGATAAACTTATAATTACTAATATAAAAATAAGTGATGAATCTTCATTGAATCCTGACTTGTCTGAACCTATAGATACTTCAGATTGGGCAACATTTGATTACAGTACATCTTCTGATGCAAATGCAAGTTGGACACCATTTGTTTTTGGAAATGATATTATAATAGATAAAAGTTCAAATTTATACATTAAAGCAAATATTGCAAATTACCAATTAAATGAGAATGGAGAAAACAGAACATATGAAAATGATATAAATGTTAAGAACTATTCTGTACAAATTTTTGTTTTAACAGAATCTGAAAGAGATAATGGAAGACAAGATTCTAGTATGTATTATTTTGTAAACGGAAGTGGTAATAGATTTGTTGCCAGCCAATTCTCTAAAGATATGTTCCAAGAATCTTGGCAGTTACTATCAAGTGAGTTTGATGTAGATTCAAATACTGGTTCACAAAAAGTATATTTCAGAGCTGATTTTAATAATGAATCTATAAATAAAGTATTGTATAGTGAAGATACTGGTTATACTTTAATGGGTTCTAGTGATACTGTAAAGAACAAAGAAATTGATGTTTTGCAAACTATATTGACAAGCAATGATGAAGTTAATATTGCTTATGATGTAAGATTTGGTGTAAGGTTAAAAGATAACTAATATGATAAAGCTTAAATACATATATCAAGGCTGGAAAAATTGGTTGCTTGACAAAATTTCTGATTTGAAGTACAAAGAATATTTTGACAAAAGATTACAAATCTGTCAAAATTGTGAGAAAAATGACAAAGGTGTTTGTGATATTTGCAAATGTGTTCTTGTTGCAAAAACAAAATCAGAAGATTCTGCTTGTCCGTTGAAGAAATGGGATACAATAAAGAATACTGTAGAAAAGGAGGGGAATTAACCCCTCCTTTTTTATCTAATAAATATAAAAATGATAATTAGCTATTTATGAATAAATGTTTTGTTATATTTCCAGGAGCATTCAAACCCGTTCATTCTGGTCATATATCATTAATGGAAAAATATTTAGAGTCACCTGATTATGATGTTAGATTGACTATTGTGATTTCAAAATCACCAAGAGAAGGAATATCTGCAGAGTCAAGCAAATGGTTCCTTGACAAAGTTTTTTCAAGAAATTATAAAGTTAATGTAATGATAGCACCTGATGCAAGCCCAATCAAAACTGCATATGACATGACAGGTCAAGCTGAATTTGGTCCAGGATTTTATGCTCTTGGTGCATCAGCAAAAGGAGCAGATATTAAAAGAGCAGAAGACTTTGCAGCAAAGTTTTCAGAAGGTGGAAAATTCTATGAACCTACAACGGGGGTTCAAGGAATGTATTTTCCTATAAATCCAGAGCCTATGAATTATATAGGCAGAGGTGATATGTATGAGGATGCACCAATATCATCCACGGTCGTCAGGAATGATATTAGGAACAATGATTATAAACTATTCAGAACTGCTTATCTTCCTCTCCTGCAAAAAAGATACATCACTGAGGATATACTCAAAGAATACTTCAACAAAGTTTCTTCAGAAGTACTTCCTGCTACTAAGACTCCTCTTAATTCAGCATTGACAGAATCTGCACATGCATTGTATATGAATATTCTTAATGAAGGTGGAGCAGGTGGACATATGAATCACCCTTATGATGTACTTAATTTCACATTCAAGGATTTGAAGAATCTTATTTCAGATTTGTTTGCAGGTAAGATTACAGATATAACAGAGAAACTTGACGGACAGAATTTGTTTGCTTCAGTTGATGAACATGGAAATACAATATTTGCAAGAAATGACACTACCTTGTATGAACAGCCTTGGTATCTTGATGATGTAAGATTTAATCCTAAGTGGATTGGAAATCCTACAGTACAACACGCATTCACTAATGCAGCAGAGACTGTTGATAAAATATTCAAGAATATTCCAAATGCTCCACAGTTCTTCAATTATGATGACAAAGCAGATGGTGTAAGATATAGGTATTGGGCAAATCTTGAAATACTTGATACTCAAAACTTTAATGTAATTCCTTATGCAGATTCTAAAGTATCATTCCACAATTTTGTAGCTACAGTATTTGATTATTCAGAGAAAGATGCATTTTCAAATGAAGGCCGTCCTCATGAGAAAGAAAAGATTTCTCTTAATCCTGAGATGGAACAACAAATGAAAGCTACTTTGCAGAAAGCAATAGAAAAGACTAATAAGACTGCATTCAAAGCACAATTGACTCCTAAGGTTATTTTCAAGACATATGACAATGGAATTGTTAAAGCACAAAAGTATATTGATTACATTGATAATATGTTGTCTAAAGCTAATGTGAGTGATAGCACTACAATTGGTCAATATAAAGAAGAGATGGTTATCAGATATTTAGAGTCACATAAGAAATTATCATGGATTGATAATGAAGTTCTTTCAGGTGCATTGAGGCGTTGGATTTATGGAGAGACTACTAAATACTCTCTTGTTAATTTGAAACAAATGCTCTTATCAACAGGAGAAAAAATGACAAAGGAACAATATGTTATTCTCAGAGATTTTGACAAACAGGAACTTCCTAATATTTTAAAATCAATGATGAAACCTCTTGATACATTGTTTATTAAAGTAGGTAATGAAGCTATCAAGTGTATACAAGGTCTTGCAAATGCAGGACACGAAAAAGAAATTGTTTCAAAACTTAGAAAAGAATTGTCAGATATTAAATCTGCAATTGAAAATTCTGATGATCCTAAGAAGAAACTTAAATTACAACAGTCACTTGCAAGACTTGCTACAGTAGATAATGAATTGTCATCAACAGAAGGAATTGTGTTCAAATATAATGGACAACTTCTTAAATTGACAGGAGCTTTTGCACCGCTCAATCAGATATTTGGAGCAAGATTCTTTGACAAATAATAAATGGAGGAGCAATCCTCCATTTCTGTTATATCAAATAAATATAAAAATATGTTTTGTTATAATGACTAAACAAGAACTTATAGATTGGATTAAACAAGAACTTACTGCTGGCGGTTCTTTACAGATAGACCAATTGAAAGATACAGAAATAGAACGTATTATAGATAATGAAACTATATATGTTCATAGAGAGTGGAGAGATACAGTAGAACTTAGATATGGAATTGTTTCTCTTGATGCATTTAGAACTCCTGAATTTAGGTCATCAAGAACTATACAGCTTCCTGATTGTGTATTCGGAGTTGAAGAATTTAGAGAGATAAAAGATGGTTCAAGATTATTTGGAATCAATGACCCAGATTTGAGACTTGAAAGAGTTATGGGTTCTGATTTGTGGTTGTCACCATTCTCTAGTGATGTAATTACTTCAAGAACAATTAGTTATTCTTGGTTTGATTTGGCTCGTTCATTTACACTTGTTGATATTGGATTCAGATTCAACATCAATACTCATAGAATAAATGTATTTGGTCATGACCCGGTTGCTCCTGTTCTTATAAGAGCATTTGTTGCAATTGACAATGCAGACTTGTATGAAGACCCTATGTTCCGTAAATGGGTAGCAGCAAAATGTAAAATCCAATTGAATAGAATTCTTAAGACCTTCGAGACTAATCTTATTGGCGGTGTTACAATATCAAGTCTTCTTGGTGAACAAGGTAAAGAAGAATTAGAAGAAGTAAAAGAATGGGTAAAAGGAAATGATGTTCCTGATTACTTCCTTATGTTCCAATAAATCAAATAGTTAATATTATGAGAGATTGTGTGTTTAGAACTATTAGCTATGATGAAGCTATTTATGTGTCAGAATATTGTAATGAAGAACTTGAATCTGGTTGTGTAATTGTTCACTTTACAGATGGAAATAAATTTGTTGATAGAATTCATATTGATGATGGAGACATGAGTTGTCTTCAACTTCAAAAGAAAAATAAAATGAAACCTATAATAACAAGATAACAGTTATAAATTAAACTGTTATGCTATATAAAACAATTTAAGAGTTGCAATTGCAACTCTTATTTTTTAGAAATTACCTTCTTTCTTAATCCTGTCAAAATTTTCTCTGTCTTTTCCATGAAGGTCATTGACTCTTGGAATCTTGCAATTGACAGTGATTTTATAATTTGCTTTACTTGATGGATTATTTGGATTAGGAAATCCTTCACCAAATCTTGTGATGACCTTTCCAGGTTGAGTTCCTTGTTCAAGATGAATTTTCTTGTACCCTTTTATCCAAGGAATCTCTACATCTGCTCCATAAATCAAATCAGTAATCTTTGCATTTAAGTTGTAAAGCAAATTGTTGTCATCATCTCTTGAAAGACCTTTGTTATTAGGCAATTCAGATACAATTACATGTAAATCTCCTGGAACTCCTCTGTGTGGTCCATCATTTCCTTGTCTTGGAATTGTAAAATATGCATCACCTGGCATACCTGCTGGAACATCAAACTCAATCTCTTTGTCCATTTCTTCAAGGCCAGTTCCTCCACAATTTGGACAAGGATTCTTGATAATTTTTCCAGTACCATGACAATGTGAACAAGAAGACATTGTTTGTTGTATTCCAAAATTTGTCCTAACAGTTTTTGTCTCCATTCCAGAGCCTTTACATGTCGGACAAACTTCTGTCTCATTCGTTTCAGAACCAGAGCCGTGGCAACGATGACAAGCACATTGTTTCTTGACTTTTAACTTCTTATGAACACCATCATACAGCTCATCAATAGGAACAGATATATGAATCTTCAAATCTTCACCACGTTCTTTGACTTCTCTTCTTGCTCCTCCCATATTGAAACCAAATCCACCAAACGGATTGAATCCACCAAACGGATCAAATCCTCCTTGTGGTGCATCAGCTGTTCCGTAATTGTCATAATTAGCTTTCTTTTCGGGGTCTGACAATACTGAATATGCTTCTTGAACTTCTTTGAATTTTTCTTCTGCATTCTCTTCTTTGCTAATATCTGGGTGGTATTTCTTTGCCATCTCACGATATGCATTCTTAATTTCAGATTCAGAAGCATTCTTTGAAATTCCTAAAACGTCATAATAATTCTTATTCATCACTTATAAATTAAAACTTTAGCATATGAGATAATTTCCTTGGTAGTAGTATTCATGAATCCGCAGTCAATGACTTTGACATCATTTTCATTCTTGTATTCAATCAATGGAATTGTTCCAACTGCTTCGGCGTATTTCTCATCAAATTGACTATTCGTATTGTCTGCAAAGAATTTCAAATCAAGAACTGTTATATTATTTTCTTGTAAGAATTTTTCAAATTTGCTATAAAGATGATGAAGACCATCATCAACTGTCTCTGTCATCTCCATTGCTCTGACAATATCATTGTATAGAGGAAGTATATTTTTCAACATATCATAAGAAGCTCTTTTGGCTATAGCTCTTTTTTCCTCCAATGACCTCTTTTGTAGATTCTGATAATCTGCTAATGCACGTATATACAAATCCTTATAGTCAATTTCTTCAACTTTCTTTTCTTCTTCCATATTTAATATATTAAAATTTTAGGAGAGAAGTAATTCCCTCCTAAAATTATATATACAGATTTTAGATTAGTTTTCAGGCTTTGGGTCTTCTGTAACAACTTCTGGGTTTGTCTTGTCAATTGGACCATTCTTTACTGCTTCCTGATTTACTCTATCAGTAATCTTGTACCAGACATCATAGTAATTCTTGGTTGCAGCTGCAATTGCATCAACATCTCTATCAGCTTCAGCAACATTGTATGCAGACTTCAAGTTCTCAAGAGCTTCTTCAATATTCTTTGATTCATCTTCAGTCATCTTCTCTTTAAGATTTTCAACATTCTTTTCATGTGCATAAATTGCTGATTCTGCTGCATTGAATGTTGCAATCTTTTCGAGTTGCTTCTTATCCTCTTCAGCATGAGCTTCTGCTTCTTCCTTCATCTTTGCAACTTCATCTTTGCTAAGACCGCTTGAACCTTCAATCCTGATATTCTGACTCTTATTAGTTGCCTTATCAACTGCAGTAACATTCAAGATACCATTTGCATCAATATCAAATGTTACTTCAATCTGAGGAACTCCTCTAAGAGCAGGAGCAATTCCATCAAGAATAAACATTCCCAATCTCTTATTGTCCTTTGCAAGACTTCTTGCCCCCTGAGTAATTTCAATATCTACAGCAGGCTGATTGTCAGCAGCAGTACTGAATATCTGTGAGTGCTTCGTAGGAATTGTAGTATTAGCTTCAATCATACAAGTTGCAACTCCACCCATCGTAGTGATATTCAAATTCAAAGGAGTGACATCAAGAAGAAGAATTCCTGTCTGTTCACCTGCAAGAATAGAACCTTGAATTGCAGCACCAAGGGCAACAGCTTCATCAGGATTGACTGACTTGTTTCCTTCCTTACCGAAGTACTTCTTAATCTCTTCCTGAATAAGAGGAATTCTAGTAGAACCACCGACAAGCAAGACCTCATCAATATCTGAAGGCTGCAAGTTAGCAGCAGCAAGAGCATCCTTGGCAACATTCATAGCCTTGGTAACAAAACCTTCAATCATGTTGTTGAAAGCCGCTCTAGTCAAGGAACAGACAAGGTGCTTAGGAACTCCGTCCATTACAGTGATATAAGGAAGATTGATATCAGTCTTATTTGTATTTGACAATTCAATCTTAGCTTTTTCTGCAGCATCTTTCAATCTCTGGTGAGCGATAGGATCTTTTGACAAATCTGTTCCACATTGAGTAAGGCCTTCCTTGACAAGATATTCAATAATCAAATTATCAATATCATTACCACCAAGGAACATATCACCCTTTGTAGAAAGAACTTCAAAAACTCCGTCACCAAGTTCAAGGATAGAAACATCATGTGTAGAACCACCACAGTCGAAGACCAAAATCTTCATATTCTTGTCAAGCTTGTCAATACCGAAAGCAAGTGCAGCAGCAGTAGGCTCATTGATAATTCTCTTAACAGTAAGACCAGCAATCTCACCTGCTTCCTTAGTAGCAACACGCTGACTATCATTGAAATAAGCAGGAACAGTGATAACTGCTTCAGTAACTTCTTCACCAAGATAATCTTCAGCAGTCTTCTTCATTTTCTGAAGAATTGCAGCTGAAATTTCTTGAGGAGTATATTCTTTACCGTTGATTTTGATACGGACAGTGTCATTGTTTCCCTTGACAATCTCATAAGTAAACTTGTCTTTGAATGACTCTGTTGTAGAATAATTGTTTCCAATGAAACGCTTGACTAATTCAACAGTATTCTTAGGATTAGTAATAGCTTTTCTCTTTGCAGGTTCACCAACTACACGTTCTCCATTGTCATCATAAGCAATAATAGAAGGAGTAGTACGGTTTCCCTCTGAATTGACGATAATCGTAGGAGTTCCATTTTCAACGACTGCAACAGCTGATGCAGTAGAACCCAAATCAATACCTATAATTTTTCCCATAATAATGAATTTATTTTCTCTATTAAATTATATACTTCTTTTCCTTGAAATATTCATACAACGGAATTGCCAATTCTCTTGCCTGGGAATGTGCATGACCATCAACTCTCAATGAGAAGAAGTGTTCCCAAGCATCAACAAATCCAGTCATGATAATTTCAGTCTTAAGACCAAATGGCAAAAAGTATCTTGCTTCTTCTGCTTTGTAACCTTTGTTTATCCATTTGAAATAGTACTGTTCTATCTCTTTCATATCTTTTTCAAACTCTTCCTTGTCTTCTTCCTTTAACCAACAAGGAGTTGAAATTGATATTTCTGAACCGAATTTGTCTTTCATATAGTTGCACCAACGAGTAGACTCTTGAGCAAAGCTGAACACTCTGTGACGACAGAATGACTGTGAACCAATTCTGTCCATTGTAAATTTGATTGTGATTCTTTTATGAAAGAATTCTGGATAATCTTCAAATTTACAATTTCTTACAACTTCAAAATCGCTGTCATCATTGAAATCAAATGGTTCTCCATCACATTCCATAAACTTATCATAGAGGTCTTTGTAATTTTCATAGACGACTCTAAGATTTGTTGAAACAAAAATACTTCCACTCTGAGAACCCCATTCTGAAAGATATTTTGAATAAGGAGAAAGAATAATTTTATTCATTCTTCTGGTATCTACTGCCCAACCTCCTCTGCATGTATCTATTTTGAGATAAACAGGAATATGTTCCAACATAGCAGTATGACCAGCTTCAGCAATGCCAGTCAACAACTTCTTAGCAGAACCTTCTTTGACAAGGTTCTCTGACTTATAGCAAACCCTTGTACACATTTCACCGTGTAACAAGGGATTGCTAATATCAATTTCTTCAAATTTAGGATTTACTAGCTTCATATATTAAACTAACTTAGCGGTGTAAAGTTCATTTGCTGTATCATAATTGACACTTGCAAATCCAAATCCATCCTTGATAGCATTTATGATTTCCTCTGCAGTAAGTACTGTTTCATAATCACCGTAATCAATATGAGGAATATTTGCTGCTAAATCATCTGCAGTGAAAGTAATCTTTGTTACAACACCATCTTCTCCTGTAACAGGAATAAACATATTGTAATCAATTACTCTCTTCATTGCAGCTTTGACTTCTTCAAGATAATTTTCAATCTTAGTCTGACGAGCATTATTAAGCTGGTCAAAAAGATTCTTAGCAGTATTCTTCATTGCTGCTTCTTTTGCTTCTCTTTCAGAAAATTCTTGAACGGTAATTTGAGCTCCTGCAGATTTGTCAGTTACTTCACAAGCAGGTGCAACATATTCCTTCTTAGGATTTTCATCTTCTTCACAGCAGCAATCATCACAAGCATCTTCATAAATAACAAATTGACTATTCAACTCATCATAATAGAAAACATCATCAAATTCTGAACAAGTTCCCTCAAATGTATCAAGGTTTTTGTTCCAGAAAAATCTGAATGTAATTTTCTTTCCATCCTTCCAATGGAAATCAAATCTAATATTATATTCTACATCAGGTTGTCTTGTTCTTACTTTGAAAATAAAGTTATCAAGAATGTCTTTCATCTTAGTATCAGCCTCAGAGTCATCATTCAATTCTTTCCACTCTTCTTTGCAATCATCAGAATAGAAATAATTTACTCCGTTCTTTACAGAATCAAGAAATTCTTTTGCTTCTTTTTCTTCTTCAGTGTCCTTGCTTTTTTCTTCTTTTGGAAGGTCAATATCTTCAAGCTTAGCTCCGCTTTGTTCTAAGAGTTTAAGAGCTTGATTATAAATAGAAGTTAGCAAAAATGGAAACATCAATGATGCATTTGCTAAAGCATCTTTTTTACGTACGGTATCTTTGCTCATAATATATTATGATTTATTTTGTGTTTCAAGTAACAAGCTACTTGTGTTATCGGCAGTCTGAAGCAATGGAAGAAGAGGGCATTCATTAATAGCAGACTGGTAAGAATACTTAACATCATTAGTTAAGAGTGCTCCATCCCAAGAACCCATATGAAATCTAATTGCAATCATTTCTTCAGGTGTAAGCTTCAAACCGATTGTAAGTAGCATAATAACAGATTTCTCACCGTGACCAATTGGGAAAGAATCAGATATCTCAAAAGAGTCATATGACACCCATTGGTCATTCTCATCTTTTCTCCATTTCTGCTTAGGCTTGTAAAATTCAGTCTTGCAGATATCATGGAGAAGTGCAGAAATAATAATTGAATTGTCATCTAACCTGCTTGCAAGTTCAGGTTTCAACTCAAGATAAACATTCTTAAGTTTACAAGCTGTTGCATAGACAAGCAAGCTGTGGTCAAGTAAACCACCCTCATAATTAGAGTGATAACTTGCAGAAGAAGGAGCAGAATAAAAATCTGTTCCTTTCAAAAAAGTAATAACCTCTTCAATCCCCTGTCTGCCAGTGGATCTAAGAAGAGATTCGAATGTATTAATCTTATCTGTTTTAAGCATTCCATTGGTAATGCTTTCCGCAGTAAGTGTGTTTAATGAACTAATTGCCATATAATATTATATCTAAAAATTAAAACAAAGATAATGATTCAATTTCAGGCTCTTCTTCAATTTCTTCTTCTTCCTCATCATCTGAAGTATCAACAACAGTATAATCTTCATCAGTGCTATCAAAACTAACAAGAGACCTGTCAGGAAGAACTACTTTGACAATCATATAATAAAAATCTCCCAATTCAACATGTACAAATCCGTTCTTTTCAAACTCATTGTACTCTTCATCTGAGATACGTCTCAATAGAACTGTTACATTATTGTACTCTAATCTAAAGTAACAAGAAAGATTATTCTTTTTACAATCGGAAGTATATACACCTCCAATATCCTTTTTCCAATCTTTCATGTATTCTTTTCCAACATCTGGAGCAACATACAAATATGTGTCCTTTCCTGTGTTAGATACTCTTACTCTTCCAATTCCTACTGAAAATCCATTATGAATATTTGCAGGAACACACAATGCTTTGTTTTTGGATTTTGCAATTGCTTCATTGTATAGATTCTGAACGAATGAAACAGTTTCTTTAGAGATTATTTTTTTCATATGAATTAATTTGTTTTTTCAATTCTTCGTATTCTGTTATTTCATTTAACAATTCCTCAGAGAAAAATTTGATACAAGTAATAACATCTTTTTGTGATATATTGTACCTAAGAGAATATTCCTTTATCATTGCAGGAGTTATCTTTGCTTTCTCATTTTTCTTTGCCTGGGACTTATTTGCTCCTGCAGTATATATCCATCCTGGAGGTCTTCGACCCGTGTACAAGAAATCAGACCAGAACTTCAGTACATCAATTGGATTGGCTTTACTATTGTTGAAGACCTGTGCTTGCAACGGATATTGTATTGCAAGCCTACGATTAATCATAAAGATATTTTGTCTAATGCTTTCATTAGTCAAATTTGCAATATACTCTTTATCATTGAATAAAGCACTAAGAGTATCAAATAATATATTTGGTTTCTTTTCTGCCATATAAATTATATCATTAATGAGAATAATCGGTTGTGTAATAATCATAACAAAATGTTATGCTTTTACTAGAGTGACAAATTGATAAAGGCATTACATTGTAAAAATGGTCTACTCTTGTAACAACACTGTCCCAATTGTAGTCTTCAATCACAGCATCAATATTTTTTGCAACCCATTTTTTATTAAATACAGTATATGAATTTTGTTGGGGTTTTTCTATACGCCAACGTTTTCCAGCAGGACCACATTTAAAAATATACATCCATTCATCTATAAGTTGTTGTGCACCAAACATTTCTTCGTCGAAAAAATACAATGTGAATGAATAATTAGATTCATTTTCAAATTTTCTGAAGAACATTAGTGAACCATCATAACAAGCAGAAAACGGAAAATTAACATATATTCGCCTTCCAAAATTATCTCTTCCTACCATTAAAACAATGCTCCATTAATAGGTTTAATATATTTGTCAAGGTCTTTAATATTGTCAAAAATTGTATTTTCCTTCGGCTTATTGTAATCTGCAGAAAGATATTTTGTACCTCCTAGAATATTATCTATTTTAATAGATTCAGTTTGAACATAACCAGAAGATTCTTCATTGTCTGCATGATATTTGAATGTGTCACAAATCTCTTGAGGAAATAAAGTAACATCAAGTTCAACAAGTTTTCTCTGTCTCATCAATCTTTCTTGAATATCAATATCATCAAGAGTCTTTTTCATGACGGATTCAATCTTTGGACCAAGTGCATTAGCTTCTTCTGCTTCACACAACTCCTTGACTGTAGTGATATTTAAATCTTCAAAAATCTTCTTAGCTTTCGTAGGAGTGATTCTGGCTTTCTTTCCGTTTTTGTAGAATTGATAAAAAGATGGAACATTATCACCATCATCACCGCACATAATCTTTTCAAGGACTACCATATTAGAATCAACAATTTCATAGTTGATTTTTGGGTCCTTATTTTTAATATTCTTGATTGTATCTTTAACTGGATTATAATTATTAAAGAAGATATCTGCAGGGCTTTGTTTATTCAACCACTCTTCAATAGCAGAGTTTATATATAGTTTTTTCTGTCCTTTGTTATTTGCAATAGGATTGAAACAAACACAAAAACTCTTTGACTGGAATCCATCAAAATCTACAAGCTGTACCCAGTCTCTATCAGAAGAAACAAGAACAATATTTTCAAAATCTTCTGCGTACAGTTTATTTTTCCAAAGAGCTGCAACATCATCTGCTTCAGCATTAGGAAGTTCAGTGACAATAAATCCCTTCTCTTTTAAAATTGATTTATAATCATTTAATGCTTCCCAAATTTTGTCCCAATTCTTTGAAGTATCTTTTACTCGAGTTCCTTTGTAAGATTCATCTTCATCCTTATAAAGTTCATTTCTCCAAGGATGCTTAGCATCACAAGCAACAATGACTCTGTCTGGAGAAAAGATTCTCAAAACATAAGCCATATCCATAGCAATTTTCCTGATAAGTACTCCACATTCTTTATCAGTATCAAAAGTAGAAACAGAGCCCTCTCCTGCATAACTGCAAGTAAAGAGAGCTCTCATAGCCATATTGTTAAAATCAAAAATTAAATTCAATTTATTGTTCATACAATTATATTCTAAATCTATATATTGTATTCAACTGTATTATGCAAGATTATCAAAAATGAACTTTTCAGAATTAGAACCGGCAGCATCTTTATGACCGTTGAAAGATGCAGCAATCATCATGTCTTTCCAAACATTCATTTTATTACAATGAATCTCATTCTTGAAAGTATACATTGAGTACAAGTATTTTTCACCGTTGAAATGATATGGAATGAAAACATCATAATCATCTCTGTTCGGCATATCTTCAAATAGCACAGAAGACCTGTTCTGGGTATTACAAATCCAAGCTTTGTATTTCTTTATGTCACCTGTTTCAGCATCAACTGACTCAAAGACTCTTTCAAATCCGTGCTTTGCATCAGAGTTGAAGGCCGCTTTGGTGCAGCTGTACATAATTTTGCCAATATTCAACTCTTGGTCAAGCATCTGATGATAATTTTCATCTTCAGGTTCATCATAAAATTGATTATTTTTTATTCTCTCATTGATATAATCAACTGCAGACTGAGGAGAAGTGACAATGGATTTCAAATATGAGAACATCGGCATAACCTTATTGTTCCAATATTCTTCATCTGTACGGTTCCAACAATCAAAATCAGAAATATACTTCAGCCAATCTGGAATTTGTATATGATGCTCAAAATAGTTGTAAACAAGAGCAGCTGCAGACCTATAATGTTCTACAGTTTCTCGTATTCCAAAAATCTCAGACCTAGTTAATTTGCTAAAATGTTCAAGACACTCTTTATCTGGTTTGATATGATGGTCAATCCAGATAAAATTATCCTGAAATTTTTCCCAAAGAGGGTACATAAACTCGAAATCGGGACACAAATCAACAATGAAGACTGTGTCAAAATTATTCTTGATATAATCAACACTCGGCAAGTCTCGACCATAAGTCCAAGATTTGTGCTTGAATGTTGCATCTTTATTCAGAAAAATTTTGTAAAATGTTTCAACAAGACCTGCAGAGAAATAACCGTCAAGGTCTGTATGTGATAAAACGTAAACTCTTTCTAACATAATAAAAAACTGTTCATAACAAATATATGAAAATTATATTTAATTATGAACAGTTTTGATTTTTTATTCTACTTTAGTTCCGCAGTAAGGACAGAATTTGTGTTTTGGTGAAAGCTTTCTACCGCAGTTAGAACAATATCTTTTCTGCAAATCTTCTTGTGTGTAAGGCTTTCTTGAAAGAGGAAGAATCTTAATTGTCTCAATCTTCCAAGGATAATCTTCAAAATCATAATTTACATAAGAGAACTTCTGATTTGAATAACCTCCCTCTTCTACACGTCCTGTTTCAATTGATGCTGAACATGGCTCAATTGTACTAGCACATGACAATTCTATATTTAAAGAATCCATTGTAGCAGCTGAAGTATATGTAATACCAGAATCACCGCAATCACCAGTAGTGCCGCAGCAATATGCATTAACGGAAGATGCAGCTAAATCTGAAACATAACCGTTTACTGCATTAAGGCTGTTAATACTTCTATCAGAGTATATATAATCTTTAGTATTGTTTATAAAAACAATTGGATTACTTCTCTTGGTCTTTACCCTGTAGAAATTGATTGTTACATCACCATTGTTGCTGGCAGCTTCTTTAGCTTCTGCAGAATCATCAATCTCATAAGTAGAGAATTTGAACTTCCTGGCCTTGTCGAGATATCTTTCAAGCCACACTCTTTCTCCTGGACGAAGCACAAGCATATCATTGAGCTCTTCACCATCAATGAAAATCTTAGCTGCAATAATAAACTTTTCAGGATTGAATAATTGAATTTGGAATTCATCGCCGTTATTGAGATAAACGACTCTTGAGTACTCAGATGATACGTACTCTTTAAGCAAAGATTTGTTAACCGCGATCTTTGCCATCGCGTCTTGACTAATTACATTCATAGTTCTTTAATCTTTATTTTTAATTTGAACTCTACTGTAATGCAATCGGTTCTGTAAAAACCTCAAAAGAACTTACATTCTCTGCACTGCAATAGTAAAATGCTTTAATATGTATATTATATATGTTAAATCAATCTAAGATTTTTTCTGCAAGCTTTCCAAAAACCTTGTACCAAAATTGCAACCACTTGCTTTGTGGAAATTCTAATCCAAGGTCTTTTGTTCTACTTTTGAAAATACCAAATTTATATAAAAGGTTATGAACAAGCCACTCCCATCTCAATGACTCATCTGAACGGTTATTGAGGACAGGATTTATAGCATATACTTTTCTCAACTCTTGTATAATTGGAAGAATTTCATCTTTTAATACTTTGTAAGAATCATCTATATGAATTTTTCCATTATCTCTTGTTGATGCATAATATTTCAAATCTCTTAATTGCATAATTACTTACCGATTATTGTATAGTCACTCATCAATTCTTCAGGGCAAACATTACCTTTCTTTGAACGGAAGTTAAATCTAAGAATCATATTTGGATAAACAACTACTGCATTAACTTGTTTTGATCTTCCATTGACAGGATATTCTACAAAAACATCAAGCGGGTCAAATGGGTCATATCCTCCAGTATATTTGCTTCCTTGCAATAATGCTCCAACATTTTCAGGATTTCTTAAATCATAAATATGAGAAGTTTTCTTTGTACTGTGTACAAGGATATATCCATAACCAATTGCAGATTGGATAAATGTTTTCAATTTTTCTACATCAATCTTATCCAATACATGGTCAGGATTTGCATAAGAACGGATTCTTCTATCTTTTTTAGGAGGAGTATTTCCGTTTATTTTGATATATTCTGCATAAGCCATCTTGAATCTATATTCATCAATTCCGAATAAATCAAGCATTGATTTTCCGCTTGGAAGATAAGTTCTTGGATTCCATTTTGAGAATTCTAATTCTGCCACATTAGGAGATGAAAATACTTCTTTTGGAAATATCTTTGATACACCTACATTAATGAATGTTACTTTTGGACCATACTTTAGTGATAAAAAGTAACCTGTAGGATTTTTTGCAGTTCTAACTATAATATCTGCAACTGTTCTTCCAATATCTCCTGGGTCATTTGGATTTGTTTGTTTCAATGGAGCACAAATAATTGTTCCATCATTATTGTAATCTGTAAGAGGTCGACGGTTATTCTCTTTTCCTGGACTATCTATGCCAACTACGACATCATCTCGGTCAATGATTCCTGCATCTTGAAGAGGTCCAAGATATTTGTTTTCAAACTCACTTGCATAATCTTTTTCAAAAGCTATTCCTTTATTATCATAATTAGAAAAATCTCCCTTGTATAAATTATTCCAAACAGATTTTCTTCCGCCTACTTGCAACAAGCATTTGTTAAGATCTGCAGGAGAAGTTGGTTCTCCGTTCTTAATCTTATCTCTGAGCTCTTGCAATTTCTGAACATCAAAATCACTTCCTTTTACAACTTCTGCACCAGTACCGTTTGTACCAGTTTTTAACTCTTCACCTGCAATAAGTTTGTCAAGAACAGCAAGAGAATAATCAAACTTTTCTCTATGTGACCAATCTTTCCCGCCGAAAACAGATTCATTTAATTTCTTTGATTTAATAAATCTTATATTATACATCTTACAAATTATCAATTTGTTTATTTATTTGAAAAAATTAAAGGAGGTCATCATCGACCTCCTTCTTAAATTTTTGTTTCATTACGGTTCGAGATAGAAAATCAGTCATTCCTTCCCACCAATTTTCAAGTTTTCTTCCTTTTCTGTGTAAATGATAATCTTTTTTCCAAAGACCTGCTCCACTAATTTTCTTTTCTCTTCCGTATGGTTTCATTATGAATGAATAATAGTTTGAAGTTTGAAACAACAAGCAAGCAATACAATTACTCTGTCTGGGCTTGTTGAGAGTTGTGCAAGATATTCTGCAATAGTAATAATGATGTACGGAATCTTTGCATTATAATCAGGATAAGTTTTTCTTAAGAACTCAACAAATTCCTGAGAAATCGCCATCATAGCCTCATCAGGAGATGACGAATAGTTTTCCATGATAAACTTATAATTCTCAACTGGGTCTGTGCAGGTCATGATTTTCTCAAACAAATCAGAGCAATCAAAAGTTTTGATAAGAGACTCTCTATCCAACTCGTGTGCACCTTGCAAATACAAAGACTGAATTGTATTAAGAATAGTTCTCATATCAGGAAATGATGTCTTGACGAATTCTTTCAACACATCATCCTCATACTTGATTTGAAGCTTATTGAAAATTGCTCCAACATACTGACAATATCCAGCCATAAGAGCATCTGATTCCTGATTGTTAATTGGATAAACAGGAATGCAATTGAAACGAGATTGGATAAATGAAGGAATCTTGTCAAACTTATTGCAAGTCATAATGAATCTGACAGAGTTTGCATAGTGTTCAATAGTCTCACGCATAGCAGACCAAGCTTGTTCACTAAATCCATCACACTCATCAATGTAAACAACTTTCATTTTTTCTGCTCCTCCTTCAAGAGAAATCTGAGAAGCAAAAGAAACAATTTGATTTCGGACAGTATCAATACCGTTCTCTGAAGAACCATTCAAATAACAAGTATCATATCCGTTTGAAAGAATTTTTGCAATTGTTGTCTTACCACAGCCCGGAGGACCATACATAAGTATATTAGTAGCAAGACCTTTATCAAGTTCTGCTCTAATTCTAGGAAGAAGAATAACTCCATCTAGAGTCTTTGCTCTAAATAATTCGGTGAAAAGTTTCTGTGTAGTTGGCATATTATTTTATTGCTAAATGTGTATCAAGTGCAGGATTTACATTATATGTAATTTTATATCCCAAATTTTCTAAAAATGCTATCATTTCGTCACAATGTTTTTTCCACCCTTCTTTGTCTGTTATGAAATCAGATTCTACTGGCCACATTTCAAAGAGAATAGGAGGATAATCATTTCTTTTTATTGTGTCTACTGCTCCTTGTAGAATTTTAAATTCACATCCTTCTGCATCAATTTTAATAAATCCAATATTACTGAAATTATAACTATCTAATGACCTAGTATTTACTATATCAAATTCATCTAATTTATCCCAATAATATTTAGCTTCATAACAATGATGAGTTAAACGAGGAGCATCAATAAGATTATCATTATTTACATCAGAAGTCCATCCATTGAATCTTGTATATCCTTCTCTATCTGAAAGATAAACATTGAAAATATCAATTCTATCTACAACATCATTTGCAACTGCATTTGCTCCAATAATATATGAATAAGTTTTATTAGCTTCAAATGAATAGCAATGTTTGAACTTCTTTAATAACTCAATAGAATATACACCGTGACAAGCTCCAACATCTATAAAGCTTTTTGAAAAGTCGAATATATCATCATACTTTCCTCGTAGAACTTCTAAGCAAAAGTGTTCTATATTTGGAGGATAGCCTCCTGAAGCATATGAAAAATTTATCAGGTCTTCTGATAATGCACAATAAGACCCGGTTTTTACACAGGTCTTATCTGCATTTTTGTTCCAAACGAAAATATCCATAATACAATTTAATTTGCAAATTATATTTGGATATATGTTGAAATATTAAGCGGCATCAAGATAAGTCATAGCAGTCTGATACATGTCATAATTGACATTCAAATCACGAACAAAGCTCTTAACTGGACGCATCTTGCGGAGCTTGTTGTTCTTGCCAGACTCGACCATGCTACCACCCTTAATCATCTTCTCCTGAAGAACATTGAAAACGCACCAGACAGAATCACCTTCATCTTCCTTGCGGACAGGGGTCAGAACATCTTCAAGAGTACTCTCAGATACAGTCAGCTGAGCATCTGCAGGAACGTTCTTACGGAGCTTAAGCATCTTGATAGCGAAATCATACTTCTGCTCTTTGGTAAGCTGAGTGGTCTTCATCTTGTTCACAGCCTCAATATACTTCGGAAGAGCTTCAACGGTCTTGGTAACAAGATGACGAAGGTCATCAAAGGTATAATTGATATGACGGATAGTCAACTCTTCAAAAGTCTCATCTGCGATAATAAGACCATTGCTGCAAACAAGACGGTACAGACCAACCATGAACTTAAAGCTATTCATGCCGTCATGAGAGTTAGTCAGAATAATTCGAGGAAATGCTTCAACCTCTTTGTTTTCAATAACTTTGAGGTCAGGATTCTGGAAAGAAACCATATGAAAACTCTGGATGCCAGAAGAATTCTTACGCTTTCCCTTCTGCTTAGCATCAACTACATACCAGCCAAGCTTGGCCATATCGTTGATAACAGTAGAAGTATTTGCCTGGACATACTTTTCAGAAACCTTGGGATTGGTGGGGTCTTCACAGAAAGCAAGCGGACAACGCTCTTTGATTTCGTCTTCAGTGAGGAACTTAGTAGAAAGGTTGTGGGTGCTATAACCCATCATAACATCATTTGCCATATTTTATTGTTTTTGATTACAATACAAATATATGAATTTTTTGTTAATTCATAAAATTAAATGTGATTGTCCCAGTTTTCTGTAGAAATATCTGTATGATTGCTGTCAAGTTTCTTCCACTCTTCATTATACCACTTTACAGTTTCTTTAATTTCCCGTAAACAATTTTGATATTCATTCATATGATACATAAGCTTTGCTCCATTGAAATGACGAACTGCCTCAGTATAAAAAATCTTCAAAGTTTTAAGATAACCAATACCACTGTGATCATAAGCAAATGGCTTGTTGTCAGTTACATGCATATCATATTGCAAAAAATAATGCAAACGAAGAAAATATTCACAATACAATGTAGGAGGTACTATAGAAGAATATGATGCATAATCAATATCTTCATTAAGAGTATTTAGCTTATCTATGCTATTACCGAGTTCAGTAATTTCTTCTCTTAAATACTTCAAATATTTTTTAGCAGCAATCTTATCTTTATAGATTTCTTTGTAAGTCTGCTTAAAAGCTTTAATAAAATTCTTCAACATATCTGTTATTTGTCAGTAGTGTCAATATAAGTGCATTTACCAAATTTTGCAAAACCTGCATTATCTTTGAAATGATTCCAAGTGCTCTCAGAATTAAGAACCCAAAGATATTTTGTATGACCAAAATTATTGCTTAGGTACTTATTGTCTGGAACAGAAGCATAACCATCAGTAAGAATCATTACACCATCATAATGTTTCTTTGAAGTTTTCTGTACATATTCAAATACTCCGTTAAAATCAGTGCCACCTCTTCCCTTGACATTGAATTTCTTAGGACGCTTAGACAATTGAACTAAAGAATCTGCATACAAATCATAGTCAAACTGAACTACATCAAGAGACTCCACAGAGTAGCTGAAAAAGCCCTGAATCCATCCAAGAGCATATTGCAAATCTTTGTCAGAGATAGAGCCAGAAGTATCTACAGCAACAAGAAGACTGGTAGTGTTCTGTCTCTTGGTTCCCATTGCATCATAGTTCCATCTGCGGTTCGGACGCATTCTGGTTTTAGAATATTTAGAACTAACAATAGTACTTCTGAACTGCTGGAACAAAGCTTTGTAATTGAACTTTGCTTTTAGAGATTCCTTAATAGTATCAACAACATTACCAGGAATTGTTCCCCAAGAATTAGAGCCATCAATCTTACCGATAAGATTATTGATTTCTACGGTACGATAATCATCTTCCTTCCAGAACTGAGTGCGCTCATATGCATCATCTGCACTTTTACATCCGTCATCAAAATTCTTTAGAGGATCATCATTGTCTCCGCTTTCGCTATTTCCGTCATTAGAGTCTTTGCTATTGCTAACTTTACCTGAGCCTGACTGCCCACCAGAATTAGACTGTTTACCTAAGCCAGACTGCCCGCCTTGTCCAGAAGATGAATTACCATTTCCTTCACCTTCTCCATTATTTTGCTTCATTTCAGGAATCTTGATAGCATCATAAATGGCCTCAAGAGATTCTCTGTCATAATTGTAACTTCCAAAAAATTCTCTGGTCGTTTTCAACTTAAGCTCTGTAAGCTTCATATTATTTGCAAGAACAAAATTAGATGCAAGATACATTTTAATTCTGTTCGGCAACTGACGCTGGTATGGGTGTTTAAGAAGAATACGTACAAGTTCTACTTTAAGAGACTCTTCCAGATATTTGTCAGTTTTATCTTCATATTCTTTTTCATTGATATAGATAACTCCGCCACCTACAGCAATTGGGCATTTCATGCCAGTAGACAGCACTATATCATGAGTACAAAGAATCATAAAATAGGCAGGTTCAGTAAGGAACCATTTGTCTTTAAGGTCTTGTAGTCTATCTTTAAACATATCAATTATCTAGTTTTGGTAGAGATGATGAAGTTATTGATTACATCTTCCAAAGTATCAGGATTAGAAGCAACAAGCATATTGAGGTTAGGGAATGCCATAGTCTCATAGTTGTTGATGAAGTGAGCAAAGGCCTCACGGTTACCAACCTTCTTGTCAGCAAGGAAAGTGAAGTACTTGTTAAGGTTCTCAGCATACTGATTCTGCTTGACAGGGTCATCAAAGTCACCAAGACTGGAGTCAATGTAAGAGCAGACGTTGTCATTGAGATAAGACAACTGCTGGAGAGAGTACTCTTTAAGACGGTCAGCACAAGTACTGAAGGAAGTAAGAAGCTCCTTAGGAGTGACAAGAGAATTCTTCTGAAGAGAATCATAGAAGGAAACAGCAGCCGCTGCACCAACAATACCAGAAATCATCTTCTTGAAAGAAAGGTCAAACGTCGGATTGAGCTTCATAATGTCAGAGACACGCTCCCAAGCACGACGGTCTGGAGTCTTGTCAAGAGTGCTATTGTCTTCCTTGAAATTGGAGTCCAAATATTTGACATTAGTCGTGATAAAAGAAATCACACGGCTGTCAATACCATTTCTGGTAGCCCAACGAATCCAATCCTGAGGAGTCGGAACGAAGTTATACAGATTGAAACGAGAAACCAGAGCAGGGTCAAGGTCAGTAAGCTGATACTCATCACCTTCATTGATAGCAGAAATGACCTGACTACCAGCAGGAAGCTCCTTACCCGCGAGCTTGCGGTTAAGAGTAAGGTCCATGACAACCTGAAGAATTTCAGGACGAGCACGATTCAACTCATCAAGGAACAAGACAACAGGAGTGTTGTCAGTCGGGAACCACCAAGGAAGAGCGAATTCAGTCTTGCCGGAATCTTCATTGTACCGAGGAAGACCGATGATATCGCCAGGGTCAGCAGCCTGGGAACAGAACATCGTCACAACTTTCTTTCCCTTTGCTTCAAAAAATTTCTTGATAATGACAGATTTACCAATACCGTGTTTACCGGCAATCATGATATTCTGGTCAGCCGGAGTGGTTTCAAGGATAGTTCTAAGCTCTGTTTCGTTTACCGTAGTGAACATATTAAAAAATATTTGATTTGTTTATTGTCTTATTTTACAATTTGCAAATCAAATATATGAAAAAATATTTAAAGTAAAAAATTAAATTTGTGGAATTCCTACACAATAGTATTTAAATGAGCTTCCAACAATTTGTTTATCTGCAAACATATTTCTTCCATCAATGAAGATATTTCCTCTCATGAAGTATTTAACTTTCTGTCTAAAGAAGAAGTTTTCAAATTTCTTAAACTCGTCCCATTCAGTACACAATATAATAATATCTGCAGCAGTTACAGCATCCATAATATTGTCTACTATAGTTACATTAGGATTGTCTCCAATTTCTCTTTTTGCATTTTCATTTGCAATAGGGTCATATGTTCTAACTGTATAAAATTCTGACAGACCTTTGACGAGCTTGACTCCGGGTGAGAATCTGATATCATCAGTATTTGGTTTGAACGCAAGACCAAGAACAGCAATCTCAATAGAATGGTCATTTGAAAATTCATAGAAGTTATCAGTACCAGGATTCTTTGAATTTGCAAAGATTTTTCTAAGTTTGGTCACAGGCCAATCATTTGCTTTAGTGTTCTCATCAATGACAGCCTTAATCAAAGAGTTGTTTCCACCCATCTCATAATTAAGTGATGCTGTATCTTTAGGGAAACAAGAACCACCCCAGCCAATTCCAGCATTCAAGAAAGCTCTACCAATTCTTGTATCAGTTCCAAGTCCATCTGCAACATCTCCAATATCTGCTCCAACTTCTTCACAGTAGTCTGCAATTGAATTGATAAATGAAATCTTGCAAGCGTTGAATGTATTTGCAGCATATTTAGTAAGCTGAGCAGATGCAACATTCATATAAAGAATCTTGGTCTTATTCTTGAAAGGAGAATATAACTTTGCAAGTCTCTTTTTTGACTCAAGGTCATCTGTTCCGATGACAATTCTATCTGGCTCCAAGAAATCTTTAAGTGCTGTTCCTTCTTTAAGGAACTCTGGATTTGAAGATATAAAGATATTAACAGGAGGAAGGCTTTCCGCCCTACGGACCTCTTTAAAGTAGTCCTCTGTCTCCTTTGCTGTACCTACAGGAACAGTTGATTTGATTACAAGATATAGGTCATGCTCCATTTCTCTTGCAAGCGTGTCAACTACTGCAAACATATGCTGCATATTAGTAGAACCATTATTCGTAGGAGGAGTTCCGACTGCTATAAATACAAGGTCTGCTGAATTGACAGCATCTTTAAATTCTGTAGTAAAAAACAATCTGTTCTCCTTTACACAAATCTTCATTTGTTCTTCAAGACCTGGTTCATAAATAGGAGATTTTCCAGAGTTAAGTGTATTTATTTTATTTACATTATTGTCAATACATGTTACAACATTGGTCTTGTCAAGAGCAAAACATACTCCCGTGACAAGACCAACATATCCTGTTCCAATAACTGTTATCTTCATGGTGATTAAGAATAGTTTTGTTTTAATATCTATTCTTAATTTTCCTGCTCGTGTTTTTCTTTTGCGTCGTTTTCAATTTTGTACTTGTCACTGTACTTAGCCTTGATTTCTTCTGCATATTTCTTGACAGAATTCAAGTAATTGTCATACGGGAAAACATCTTTATTGATTTCTTCTCCACAAATAGAACCAATAGAGAACTCATTAGCAGAATAAAGAATAGCCATATCCTGGACCCAAGGACGAATCATCTTGTTAGCAAACATGTCAATATTCTTGACAATAAGAGTCTTCGTCTTAAAGTGCTTCAAGAATTCAGTGAAGTTGCAAAGAGCATAGAGATGCGCAAAGAACATATCAATAGTATTAGGGTCTTCACACGAACGAGTAAAATCAAATACATTGAACTCGCGATTGATATTCAAGAAATCAAGTTCAGGATTGTCAGTGAAATCAATTTCTGCAGCAACATATTCTTTGTCATCCTTTTCCTTATTGGACTCAGAATAATAAAGATGAGTATAAAACTTCACGTTGCAAACTTTAGTTCCCTTTCCAAGAACATCTGCTTCCAAGAAAATACGAGGATGAGAAGTCTTCTCAAAAATATTGAAAGTAATTTCAGGATGCTTCTCAGTAACTTTATTGAAAATGCTTACTCTTTCTTCAGCACTCAACTGCCTAAAAGCATCAAGAGACAACTTTGTCATATCCTCAAAAAGAGGATAAGTGTTGTTGATACAGAAATGAACAAATTCCCGATAAGGATTAAGAGGGAACTTTGCGACGTTGACGACAGTGTAAATCGGAATAGCTTTGCTTAAATCTTTATTTTCCATATTAAAAATTCTTTAATCAAATATATGAAAAATTTTTTAAACTAAAAATTATATTGCACCTTTATTTGTAAAAATTGGAGGATATAAAAAATTAAAGTCGTGATAAAATAATTTTCCATAAGGAGGAGGTGTACTATGAACACTAAAAGAAGACCAAGGTTCAGAATTGTCAAAAGTAACATTTGGATATTTATACTTTATATACTCCCTTATCATAGGATATTTCTTTAAATAATCAGTAGAGATAGTTCTCAAGCTATTATTTTCTAATGTAAGCTTTTTCTTGATTAAATTCATAGACAATGTAACAGAATTATTATCAATTCGTTCAACTGCTAAACATTGCTCTACAAAGTTTAAGTCTTTAATTCTTCTTGCATTGTCCTCTATAGCTGATATAATATCAAAATACTTACTAACATCTTCAACTGGAATTCTACCACAAATTTCACCGGTAGTATTCCGCACAACAATATTGTCTTCTTCTCTGGTAAAAGACCAAATAGAACGATAAGTTGGATAGTATGAATTGTATATAGTATGGTCTAAACTGATTGCTACATCACCAGTTGCTCCGATGTTTACAAGCTGACTGGCAGTTAATTCTTTATCATTCATCTCTTTTTGTCTTCTTTGATGTTCTTGTATCTGATTGCAAGTTTCTCTTCAACAATCTTTGAAGTGATTTCAATCTCTTTTTGACCAGAGCCTGGAATTTCATACATGAAGTCTTCCATGACGCACTCGAATAAGCTACGAAGTGCACGAGCTCCTGTTTTAAGCTTGATAGCAGTTTCAGCAATTTTTTCCACAGCTTCTTCACTAATAGAAAGCTCAACGTCATCAAGGTCAAGAAGAGTAGCATATTGATTAAGGATATTGTTTTCAGGTTCTTTGATAATTCTGCAAAGCTCTTCCTTAGTCAAAGGCTTGACATTTGCAATAATAGGGAAACGACCAATAAATTCAGGAATAAACCCAAATTTCTTCATATCTTCTTGACAGACAAAATCATAGAGAGTGTCATCATCAAATTCAGTGTTCTCTTCTTTGTCTGCAGTGAAACCAATCTTAGCATCAGGCTTGATTCTTTCACGGACAATATCTTCAATACCTGCAAAGGAACCAGAGCCAACAAACAGAATATTTGTCGTATCAATATAAAGAAGAGGTTGTTCTGGATGTTTTCTACCACCCTGAGGAGGAACACCAACATTGTTACCTTCAACAATTTTCAGAAGAGCCTGCTGAACACCTTCACCGACTGGGTCTTTACCAGAAAGATTAGGACCAGAATTTCTCTTAGCGAGCTTATCAACTTCATCAATGAAGACAATGCCACACTGTGCAAGTTCAATATCATAGTCACATGCACGAAGAAGACCAACAAGAAGAGTCTCAACATCATCACCTACATATCCGGCCTGGGTGATAGAAGTAGCATCACCAATATAATAAGGAACTCCAATATATTCGGCAAGGAGTTTAATCATGTAAGTCTTACCAGAGCCAGAAGGACCCAGGAGAGTTACATTAGATTTGTCAATAGTATCTTTAAGATTAGTCTGAGTATTAAGATACAACCGCTTATAGTGATTATAAACGGCTGTACAAAGAGTTCTCTTTGCTTTTTCCTGGCCAATTACATATTTGTCAAGGTGTTCTTTAAGTTCTTTAGGAGTCTTGAGTTTAAGTACTTTGCCAGAAGGAAGAGTTATATCATTCATATTCAATAAACTTTAAACTTGCATTCAAATATATGAAAATATTTTGAAAATATAAAATCATAGAGTAAAAGACAAATTGCTTAAACTATCTGAATACTCGCTCCAACTCAAATTGTTTTTAACTTGCCAGCCCGCTTTTAAAGAATTTTGAATATGGTCAATCATAGAGAAATAAAAATTCTTATATTCATCAACAGAATTAAATGTTACATAAGTATCTGTTGAATTTGTTTCTCCTTTGATTAAAACATCACTTATTCTGCTAGGATTGTCCTGCAGCATGTCATAAAGAAATTTATAGTAATTTTGATTTTCAAGTGTCAAATAAAACTTTGTATTATTCCAATAGAAATCATTAATTATAGTATTAGCAATATTATTATTGTGATATTTCAAAATTACATTTTTTATTTCTTCTTCTGTTGGTTCGTGGTCAAAATCTTCTTCATAAAAAGAATATGAAGAAGTAGTATCAGGTATTTTTTTGAAATTCCATCTTACTCTATAAATTCCGTGTATTTTATCAATACATTCTATTAAAGGAATTTCATTACTGGGAGCCTTTGATATATTCATATTTTATAATATTGATTATTATTTATTAACCGGGAGGAATTGCAGTATTTCCTCTCAATCGTCTATATATTGCTGAATTTGGTTTTATGCTGTTATAAAATACTGTAGGAGAATATACTTCTTGAATTGGACCGTAATAACATATTCTTGTATAACCTGTTCCTGTTTCAAGAGTTGCATCGTGGAATAAACTGTCTTGACAACAACGCATACCTCCGTGACGTGTAGCTCCAGTACCTATGCTTCCTGGATTTTGGAATCCTGCAAACCAATATGCAGATACAGTAGCAGCTGAATTACCGGTTTGAGAATATCTAGCAGTAAATGCTATTGGTGAATAAGTAAGTATTTGCTCAGGAGTAGTAGGAGTTCCTACAAATGTATATATATTTCTTCCATAATATGTGTCAGCAGTATTTGCTATACTTCCAAATCTATATACAGTATCAGAAGAAGACAGTAGATTTGGATTACCTACCATATCTGCAAGAATACCTATTTTATTAACATTATTTGCATTATTAGATACATAATAATATTGCCAACATGCATCAGTATATAAAGTACAAATAGTAGGATTCCACAATGCTTCTACTCCCCAGAAATTAACAGGTTTATTATTTCCGGTTGAATTTGTTGTGTCATTCATTCCTCTTCCTTGAGTTGACTGTGCACTAGGAGTATATACTGTACTTAATCCATTGCCACATTCTGAAATACAATTTGTTGTTTGATAATATGCCATAAACAATAGTCTAAGCATTTGAATCCATTTGTATCTTAAAAATTTAACATCTACACTAGGATATAAATTTTTTATTGATGACTTATCTACTCCACCAACAAACAAATCAATTGTAGTTCCAGAAGAACTTATAGTATTAGCAGATACTACACAAGAAGTTTTGTTTAGCCATACATCTGCTTGAGTTAATGTCTTTGTTTCAGCATATGGAGAACTAGAATATGCATTTATTTTACTAGATGTTGTGCTTCCACCAGAACTAACAACTATACCACTCTTATAACTTACAGGATATACTGCTATCATATTATTTGAATCCCATTTTTGGAATCCTTGACCGAGGTCAGTGTCTGCAAATTCTACAGTAAATGCACTGCTGTCTCCTGAAACTCTATAATAAAATTCGGGAAGTCTCATATAAATATCTCCATTTTCTACACTACCATCAGTAGGATATAAGTATGAATTATCATTTGCAAACCTAGTCGAATCACTGTCTTTTAGTTGACAAATATACATTTGTGCCCCACGAGGAGATAATACAGCATTATTTCCATCAGTTACATTAGATGTGAGTTTTGCAAAATATGCAACATATCTATGAGAATTAGCTCTTATCCATTGCATAACAGAAGTGCCAGAAGCAGCAGTATATTGAATAAATGCTGCAGGAGAACTTCCTCTAGAAAAATCTACACTTAATATATCTACACGTATTGGAGTAAAGTTTAAAGTTACAGTTCTAGAATAACCAGGAATTGATAAAAATGTTCCAGGTGCAGGTGTGCTATATCCTGATATAGAATTACAAGTAATAACATATTCAATTCCAGGTGGAATTTCAATAGGATTTGCTGTGTATGTAGTTGTTCCAGGAACTAAATGAGTATTTTGATATGCTATTCCTTCATATATTATTTCATTTGTAAACTTATTAGTAATTGTAACACCAACATATTCTGTTATAGGAGTACTAGGAGATGTAGCATTCTTAACTTCTAATGTAAGATATTCTGGTTCTGTAGTAAACAAAGTTGAAATCTTGACTGTAGTACCGTTTGTATTCCAAACTTCATCGTTTGCTCCAGTTGCTTGTGTTCCATTTGTATTCATCTTATACAATCCACCTATTGCTAATTGACCTGTAGAAGGTTTGAATTTAGCAAGATGTGTTGCATATGTAGTATTAGTTACAGTTGCAGGTGCAAATGTAGTAGCATCTGAATAACTGTATCCCAAGAGAAGCGGTCTCCAAGATGTATTTGAACTTGCGGTTATAGTTTGAGTTACTTTGGTATCTGATACATATGAACTAATATTTCCAGAGTCTATAATTGTTAACCAATCCCCCCAAGTGTCATCATTATAATTTTTATTACGATAATACATGTGCCCGCTCTTTCCTGCACCAAACCACAATTGAGGTTGCCAGTGGTTGGCGTTGTATGAAAGAATTTCTAACATTTCTCCATAAGTAGTAGGTCCACCGTTATTGTATATTGTATAAAAATTTACTTTGTTTGTTGTTGGATTAGTTTTTCCATTTTTAATAGTATTCCATACACCACTATTAGTGCTAGAATTACAATAGGTAAGAGTTAAATATGGAGCACTTCCAGTAATATTTCCGTGGAAAGTATTCAAAGATATTTTTGCAAGCTGAGTACCTTTACCTGTTCCAAAAATATATTCATTAATACTTCCATCTGTAGTTCCTGAAGCAGTTCTATAATTTATCCAAACTCCTCCTGTATAACCAGGTGCAATCCAAGTGTATTCATTTCCAGAATGAACCATATTGTTATAGGTTTGACGATGAGCAAATGCTGCAGCATGCTCACTATCAACAGTATCTGCATTTGTTGCACTACCGGTAATGCTAATATTCCACGTTCCAGTATTTCTAACTAATTCTGTCCAAGCAGTCCATGAACCACCATTATCACTTCTTGTCCAAATTTTATCTGTTCCATAACAATCAAAGAATAATTGTCTATGATATGTATTATTATCTTTGTATAATCTTATATTAAATAAACTTCCCCAATTGCTAACATCAGAAGGTCTATTTGTAAATCCGCCGTTTGTCCAAATTCCTGTTACACTGACATCATTACAATTTGATAGTTGATTAGATGGACGCCACATAATTGGATATGCCCACTCTGTCCATGTTCCGCTGTTTTTTGTTCTGAATGCTATATCATTTGAATAGAAGTTTTCAGCCAATTCTGCACACCAAGATGCATTATATCCAGTTGATATAAGCATATAATCATTTGTAGAGCGTATATGAGTAAATGGACTTCCACCAGTAACATATGCCCAACCTGAATTAGTAGCAGAATCTCCGCTTGTTACTGTTTGAGATGTGCATAATTCACGTAATCTTGCAGGAAGTTTATCATTTGCAATTACTGATGATAATCCTGCTGCAGTTGTAGCAGATGAAGCATTTCCTATAAATGAAGATGCAGTTACATTTGCAGGGAATGTTACATTTTGGCTTGCATCATAAGTGTACATATGTCCTGTTCTGGCCAAGGTTGATGGTGTTGTCCATCCTACTCCTCCTATGCAAAATATTTTCGTTACTGTCAATCCTGGATAAGAAGTACTATAACCAGTATTACCGAAAGTAAATCTGATTTCTCCGTATTGACTTGCAGGTGTACCTCCGTATGTAGTTAAACCACTTGTATTTATAACATTATAGCCGCTCCATCCAGATATACCAACTTGATTTGCAAATGTTGTCCATGTGTCTGTACTTGAATTTACATTACTCCTTAAACGAGCATCAATCGTACACCAACAACCAGAACTACCACTTGTTGAAACCAATATTATAAATTTGTTAAGTGTTGTGTATAATCCTCCCGGAGTAAGTATAATTCTTAAACGGTAATTTGTATAATCAACACCGGTAGTAGAGTTTTTTCCTATTCTGAAAGCTGCTCCATTTCCATTAAACAAATTAACTTTATCTGCTGCAGATGCACCGTAATCTGTCCATGATGACCCTCCATTAGTAGAATATTGTACTACTATATTATCAGGAGATATAAAGGCTGCTCTATTTGCACCAAGCTCTGGAAGTATACCAGCATCTACAGGACCAAAATTGCTTGAAAGATTTTGACCGCCCCAAGACAAAAATGCTTCACCCACACTGCTTACTGCAGTTGGTGTTCCGGAATTAAGATATATTGGTCTATTACTTGCTCCGACTGTAGCAGTTCCTAATTTAGTAGCAGTAGCAGCATTTCCAGATATATTGATTCCCCAAGTTATACCGGTACTTCCTTCTACTACTATTCTGTAATAATTAGTTGCAGTTAATGGTGCTTCATACAACCAACCGCTGCTTGCTAAACCTATTTGTGCTGCAACTCTACCGCTCCAATGCCAAGCTAATCTTGGAGCATTTCCCCAAGTATCAGATTGAGAACCGCCTCTATGATATTCTCTAATTTGTACTGCAGCTTCAGAATATGTTCCGGTAGAAGTATTTCCACTATTACTAAAAACTGCCATACCGTTAGTTTGAAACAGTGGACCAATATTATCTACTCCTCCTGGTCTAAAATCTAATGCACCAGAATTAGTATTTGACTTTGTAGCAATATCCCAAAGATTAGAGCCATTGTGTAAACGCAAATAACTCCAATTTCCTGCTGCTACACTGTTGTAAAATCCAGGTTGACCTGTAGAGTATACAGTTCCTGCTACATGAAGCTTGTAACTTGGTGATGTTCCAATACCAACATTTCCACTACCTGTTACAATATTTCCTCCTTCATTATTTAAATATAATATAGATGTAGAACTATTATTTCTAGCCATTATCTCATTACCATCAATTGCAATATTCTCACCCGCTTTAGTTCCTATAACAAGTGAACCATTCTGATTTAAACCAACATCTTGGTCATAATTAATATATAATTGACCAGTCATTGTATCACCTGCTTTCTTCACATATCTTGCATCTGCAATTCCTGCATAATTACCGCTATCTAAAATTGTATAAGCAGTATTTACTACATAGTGCTTAAGATCATTTGCACCTGCAGTTTGTAACCATAATTCTTCGCCTACACTGTTAGAACCATTATCTGCATCATTTCCTATACCAATTACTAATCTACTTCTTTCTCCAGATGATGCTTCAGTTGGGGTAGTATTGTAAGCAGCTGCAGTTACTCCATATGGGTGATATTGTATAAATGCTACATCTGAAGGTGAATTAATATTGGTGTCATTAGATTTCATTGATTTAAATACAATTCCGCTAACACCATAAGTATTGTCACCTTGCAAAATTATATTAGCATATGCTTTATTAAATCCGCCTTGTGAATATTGTCCTGTGTCTGCAACTCCTTTAATAGTTAATGCACCGGTCATTGTATCTCCTGCTTTCGCTACATATGCTGATGTGTATGAACCTATGTATGAACCTAAATTTGCAGAATCTAATGCTACTCTATGATACCAAACTCCATATGATGTTCCAAATATATACTCAGCTCCTGCATGAGGATAATATCTTCCTGTAATATGAACTGGAAGACCCATTTCTGCATTGGGGTGATTATTGTTTATAAAGGCTTGATCTACTAATCCTGAACTGTATACATCTGCTTGAATCATACCTCTTGAACTTGGGCTAATATATGATAAAACTGTATAATTTGCTCCGTTTGCATATGCATACTTGCACCAAGCTTTTAAAAACTCTTCTTGTGGATAACCAGCACTAGTATAATCAGAACGTAATCCGTATGAATTAATCAATGTTGTATAACTAATTGTGGGTAATATTTTTATTGATCCTGCAAGAGTTGTAGTATCAGTTATATTTCCTGTTCCATTTACATATAATTTATAAGATGTATTTGTTCCATTGACACCAAGTGAAGGAGAAATATATACTCCACCTCCTCCATGTATTAAATCAATAAATGCTTCTGTACCGCCTCCACTAGCATTGTTACTTAATCTAAAGTCAAGATTACTCAATGGAGATGAACCTAACAAGAAATCAACAGAATCATTGTACTGTCTAGTTATTCGTACTGGATATTGAACTCCATTACCGCCAAACTTAGACTCTCCTCCATACACATGCAATTTAGCAGATGGACTAGTAGTTCCTATACCAACTCTTCCTGGAGTTCCAGCACCCGTAATTCTAACAACTTCATTACGACTATTGCTTCCTGTACAGAATGATATTCCATCTTGACCATTTATTGATAAACCATCTGGCGTATCTGTAGTTCCGCCATGATCATATGCTAATATTGATACATTATACTTATTTGAACTAGTAAATCCAGATCTAAAGAATATTCCATGTTCATTAGTAAAATCATTATTAATTAATATATCACCTTTTACTTCTAATTTTGTAGTTGGTGATGAAGTACCTATGCCCACTTTACCTTGGGTAGAACCAGAAACTAAATAAACATTATTTCCTGTATAGTGATTAATATATGTAGCATTGCTTCCAAGAGAATCTAAATGGAAGTTACCACCAAAATAAATTCGACCTGCTGTTCCAGTTATATAATTAGTTCCTGCAGATGTTGCTCCATTAAATGTAAGAGCAGTAATACCTGTTACAGCTTGAGCAGCAGAAGATGCTTGAACAGGAGTAGTACCTATATAACCCAAATATGATGTATAATTAGATGTATCTATTAACTGTTTCCATCCTCCTGACAAACTAGTTCCTGTTCTCCAATATATTCCACTAGCAGAATTTGCAGACATTAATAATTGTCCATACCATCCATCTGCAGTTTTCATTGTTATTACACCAAATGCATCTACATTAGTAGGTTTATCTGTTATACTATTTCCTCCTCCTCTTGCAGTATAAATTAAATCAGTTGTATGTGTAAATGTAGATAAACTTGATATTGGTGATTGTGCTAATCTTTTTGCAACATCTGATGTTAAATTAGTTGCGATAAGAGTAGAACCGTCATTGGATTCTATAACTGCAATAGGAATATACTTGTCTGCAGCAGAAGGAATATCTGCTTCAGCAATTGTTTCTATTGTTGTATTTCTGTAATCATAATTTTGTGCAGTATCATTTGCAGATAAATTTTCAATTGCAAATGATGTATAATTATAAGTACTTACTTTGATATAGAATATAGCAGGATTTGCTATATCATATCTTATTTTTACTCCACTTGAAGTTATATGTGTTCCAATTGCAATACCTTTTACTGTAGCAGCAGACCAGTTATTAGATGAATCTTTTAAAAAATAATAATTTAAGAATATCTTTCCTGCAGCTGCATTTTGATATGAACCGCTCAATACAATTTCCATAGTTAGCATGAACCATGCAGTAGAAGATGAAGTATATCCTGTATGAGGAAATGTTACTTTATGCCATATACTTCTTGTAGGATCTGATGCAATAAATGGATAAAATCTTCCATATCGTTTTTCAACAAAATCAGTTCCGTGTATTCCATCTACAGTATCTGCATCCAATCCACTGCCAGAACCATCATTTCCTGAATCCCAAATAGTATATAATCCTGTGCCTACTGCGTGTTTTAATCCAGTAGTAGTAGGTGTTTGTAATATCAATGAATCAGTAGAATCATTATTTACACCAATAACAAGACGATTAGCTTCACCAGAAGATGCAAGAGTTGGTTGAGTTCCTATAGCAGTCTGTGTAGTAACTCCATAAGGTTGAAATTGTATAAATGCGCAGTCTGTTGGTTTATTGATTACTGTATCTCCTTTTTGGCTTATAAACTCTATAGTTGACAATCCATAAGTAGGATCACCAATTAAACGCATATTAGGATATTTAACGGATGCATATGATCCTCCTGGATATGTCCATGTTGCATCTGCAGTATATGCACCTGCTTTTAAGGTTAATATATTGTCAAGAAGCAAATTTTTGGTAGTAAGAGCATAATTAGTTATTGTTGCAGTTACATTGCTAAAAGAAGTTGAAAAACTAATTGCAAAATCTTTTTCCCAATTTGCAGAAGATGGACTAAATCCACATATTACATCTCTAACTGCAACTTGTGGATATGACCAAGATGTATTTGTTTCTCCTATATAGATTACAAAGCTCGTTCCGTTATGACCTAATCTAACTGTCCATTCTGCACCATATACCATTGCAAATGGACTATTAGCCCACGTGCTGTTATTATAAGTATAACCTCCAACATGAACAGAAAACGATTTATTTGTAGAATACAAATATACATCTATCCACATAGATGTCATTGTATTGCCAATACTTGCAGGAAGTGTTATAGTTATTGCACCGGTAACAGATGAAGTAGTTGTTATATATGTAGAAGATTTTGGTTTTAATAAGAATACATTTGTAGGAGTAGTGTTATGCTCAACAAATGCAGCAGCATTCATAATTCCTGAAGACCTAACTTCAAGATTATTATCTATTCTACCTACTTGAAAATCATATCCTCTATTGGTTGTTCCATTAACATCATTTGCAGTAAAATCAGTTCCTGCATGCCATACAAACTGAGTATTTGCATGTTTTCCCCATAGAGCAACAGTAGTATTACTTGACCAAGAATATTTAAGACCACTATACCAAGTAGAATTATTAGTTGAAAATCTTAATATTTCTTTTGTTGCTCCTGGCCATAAAATAGTACCTATTCCTGTTATATTTTGACCATCTAATTGGGATGCTTGGACTGCAGTTGTACCAATATAACCAAAACTGATAGCTGCACTTGGTTTGCCTGCAATATTATCCCAAGGAATAGATATAGACATTGCACCAGAATAGTAATTAGTATAGCTAGAAGTAGTTACCGGTGTTGTATCTAATTGTATATAATTTATTAATGTTGATCCTCTCTGTCCTTCAACAAATACTTTTGTCAATATAGTTTTTAATGTTGTTGAGCTTGCAACTTGCTTGACAAATATTTCTGTTGATTCATTGTAAGCCCCATAATATATTCTTAAATCACTTGCACTAGAATTTGTTGCTATAACAGCTATTGTATATTCTCTATCGGTAGCAGAAACTCCTCTATGGCGAACACGATATAACCAATATCTATTGAAAATTATATCAATAGTGTAAAATAAAGCATCTCTATTATTTGAACTTACTCCATTGCTTAATGTAGCAATTCTATAGTATGCTTCTTCTGTTGTTGCTCCTATATCAATTTTTGCTTGTTTTAAAAGATATCTATTGTTGGATATATTATCTGTTCCAAAAGCATGAAATCCATCCAATAAATCTACATTCAAGTTTGAAACAAGAGTGCTAGAATCTATTAGAAATGGTGATGTTCCTTGAACTACTTTGCTTATGAATTGGTCACTGGCATATATCTTGTCTATGAATCTAGATTTTCCTTCAACCAATAAATCCTTTAATTGAGCCATTTAATGCATATAATCTATTTGGATTATTTATTTGACAATTAAAGAACTATCAAGTTTTAAAATTAAGAAGAAGCTGTTTGTACAGTCCAACCTGAAGGAACTCCATGAACACCTGTAACATTCCAAGTTGCAGCTGAATTCTTTACGAAAACTCCTTGAGGAGCTACACCGTTTACCCAGTTGTTTGTATAAGTTGTACCAGGAGTAAAAGTCATCATAGCTTTTATATAACCAAGACTACTACATCCATAAAACATGTAATCATATGCATGTGTAGCTATACCAGTAGCAGGAAGAACAGGAGCAACAGTTAAATTAACGCAGTCTTTAAACATATATTCATAGTCATAACCTCCATTTATAGTAGTAGCAGGAAGGGCAGGGGCAGAAGTTAAACTAGTACAACCGTCAAACATATGTGAATAAGAATAAGTATTTATACCATCTGCTGGTAGACCTGGAGGAGTTACAAGTTTTTTGCAATTTTGAAACATACCCTGACAGCATGCAGTCATAGAAGATTTGCCACTTTTTCCTATAGCAGTAAAGTGTAAAGTTGTTAAGTTTATACAATCTTTAAACATGTATTGATATATATACTCATATGAAGTTCCATTTGCAAATACAGGAATTCTAGCAGAAATAAGGGAAGTACATCCCTCAAACATACTAATACATGCATACTTATAACCTGTCATACCGGTTGAATTTCCTCCAAACACTCCTACTTCTTCTACTCCAGTACAAGACCTATACATATTTTGATAACATCCTTGATTACAAGAGGTAGCAGGAAGAGCAGGAGTAGTTCCTGTTATTCCTGTGCATCCGTTAAACATAGAGCAATAACAAAAATTAAGAGTATTAGCAGCCATAACTAATTGGCTTGGTGGATTTGCAGAAGAAATAATACTAGGATTGAGGTCAATATCAGTTTGATTAAAAAATAATTTGTAAAAACCATAATTGGCTCTTACACTAGTAGATCCTGATGTTCTATAATCTATTAATCCTGTTAATATTCCATACACAAGTATTTTTACACCCGGCGTGTGAGATGTAACAACAAAAGTACAAAAATCTGTTGTAGAAGTAGAAATACCATTATCATTTCTTCCATTGATGTATATAATTGGAGTAGTTCCAGTAGCTGTTATAGTAGAATAATTCCAACTTGTAAATTGATTGATACTAGCAGGAGGAGTTCCGTTTCCTGTTACATAAAATTGTAAATTGGGTGAACGAGAGCCAGTAATACTTAAAGACACTGAAAATGAACGTGCACCTGTTCCTCCCGCACGAAATATCAATGACCTAAATTCTGTAGGATCTTCGACATCTATATCACCAACTTCTATTACTCTTCTTCTTGCTTCTAATGATAATGAACTCATACTTAAAACTTTAAATTTTAACTTCCAACAGCTCTTATATAATATGTTGAATTAGCATATAAAATTGAAATTTCACCGAATCCTCCACTGGTTACAAGTATAGCAGATACATTTTTCTTGGTAGTTCCGGTACTCATATCACCGATATTTATAAGCTTTGATGAACCTGAACCTGTAATCAATATATGTGCTATATCACAATTGCTTGCTCCAGTCCACGCAAATGAAAATGTAACAGTAGATGTATTTGTAGTAGTTACAGGAATTATCTTGTTTGCTTCTACTGTAATAGTACCGCCTGCATCTGCCATTGCAACTGTTGTTCCTAATGTTGCATTTCTTGCAAATGCTGATGCATGATAACCATCAAGAAAATCTGCGTTGAAATTACTATTTAATGTACTAGAATCAGTAACAAACGGTGCAACAGTAGTTCCGACTCCTGATTTAATTTGTCCTTTAGAGTATATTCCATTGGTTGGAACTTTTGTGTAATCTGCCCAGGCAGAAGATACAAGAAGGTCTCCTACATTCAATCCTTTTGCTACGCTTTGACCGGCATTTCCTACAGATAATCTACTATTTGTAGATTCTGACAACTCATAATTTGCAGTTCTGTGTTTTGTTGCATGTACTTCGGCCCAAGGATATGTAGAATCTCCAAGCTGTCCTGTAGTTAATGATGCACCTCTTCTAACTACATTAGCAGAAGCAACCAAGGGATAACCTGATGAATTTGCCCACCATATTACTGATGCACTATCAGCTCCCATAGCAGTTGTTGTGTTATTGACAAATACTTTTCCAGATGAATATACATTACCTGTAGATGGTTGTATATATAATTTTGCAGAAGTATATACAGTTTCATCTGCTGCAGAAGAATTATTACTGTCTACAAAAGTTAAATAATAATTTCCTGTTGCTGTAGATGCAATTGTTTTAACTGTAGAAGATGTAGTAGCAGAAGAAGCTGAAGTTGCTGTTGCAGCATTACCAGTTATACTAATTCCCCAAGTTCCTGAAGCTCCTCCACCAGTTTTTGTTACAGTGTATTCAGTATAATTAGTACCGTCTAAAAATCTAACCCAATCATTCCATCCATTTCTGTCAGCACTTCTGTTTCTATAGTAAGTATATCCATTTGAATATCCGTATGAAAACAACTGCATTTTATAATTTGAATTGTATTGATAGTCAAATGTAGTTAATATACCCCAACCTGTTGGAACATTGTGATTTGCATATGCAAATACCATTCCATTAGCATTATCTGCATTATTTCCATTTCCTGATGTCCACCATCCATTGTATTGTAAATATCTTCCATCATGATTATGATCTGCAGGGGAGAAAGAACTAGGTTTTCCTGTAATATTTCCCCATGCAACTGAACCTGCACTTCCTGATACATTTATGTTTTGTGTATTTACTGCAGTTTTTTCTGAAACAACCGTTGTTAATGCAGTAGTAGTAAATCCAACTGCCCAACCTCCAATCCAAGTATCTACATCACATCCACTATATCCAGTCATAACATTATGCACTGTTACTTGTGGATATGTCCATACAGTATTTGCTTCACCGATTGTAACACAAGCATAAGTTCCGTCATTTCCAAGACGGACTGTTAAATTAGTGTAAGGTCCTATTCCTTCTGAATATACTTTAGTAACAGGTTCATACCAACCATTTGTTGAATATTCATATCCACTTATATGATAAGTTGTGTAAGATTGATTAGCACCATCATATGTATAAATAGTGACATCAAAACTCATCATAGTATTTTTACCCTTTTGAGGTAAAGTAATCTTAAGATAACCTGTTACACTAGAAGTACTTGTAGCATATACACCGCCACCAGGATGAGCAATATATGAACCAGTTGCATTTCCGTTTGTTCCTTTACTTCCTATACCTCCATCAAATCTGGCATTTCCTCCAACATGTAATTTTTGAGTAGGAGCATCTACACTAAGACCAACACGTCTATTATCCATTGTTAGTCGAAGTGCTCGATACCATGTATTTGCACTAGCAGAAGAACCTCCTGTTTCTATATCAAAATAATTTGCATCTCCTGAACCGCTTCCTCTAGATAATATTCTCCACGATGCTCCTGCATAATTATTAGAATTATATCTAAATTGAATAAATCTATCATTGTCTCCTGTATCCAAATAAATGTTTCCTAAATGATATGCATTTCCATTATAATCGAATCGGTGAGTAGTAGTAAAAGTAGGACTTGCTGCTGCAGATGCATTTTGAATATTTAATGAGGCATAAGTTACACCATTTGCTCCATATGATGGTCTAAAATAATATTCTCTGTGAGCATATCCTGCTTCTCCAAATTCAACATTATGAATTCCTCCAAATCCAATACTTGTTAAATCAGAATTTGCACCAATAGTAAGACGTCCATTAATAGAAGATATTCCTGTTAATGCTTGATTTGCACTGCTTGCTTGGACTGCAGTTGTACCGATATATCCTAAATATGATGAATAATTAGAAGAATCAATAACAGTTTTCCAAGGACTCCAAGATGCATCTGTGCCGTTTGTTTGGACTCTCCATTGTATTGCACCCGTTGCTGAAGTAGGAACAGTAAGTTGAGCATCCCATTTTGAATTATCCCATGCCATATGAAGAACATGACCATCAGCAGCAGGTTTTCCATTAGCAGCAGACATTGAAGAAGTTGCAAGAAAATAATGAAGACCACCGTCTGCAAATGTTATATTTCCGGAACTTCTTCTACTTCCGCTAGTGTAATATACAGGGTCTCTCAATACATCAGCATATTGAGCAAAATTAGACTTCAAATTTGTTACTTGAGTAGAAGAATCAACTACAAGAGGAGCTGTTCCTTGAGCCTTCTTAGATATAAATTGTCCCTTTGTGTAAATATTATCACCTATTGAAGATGCTAATACTCCATTGTTAAACCATGCTACTTGATGACCACCTGCATAAGTTCCTTTAGCAGTTTTAGAACCATCGTTATTTGAACCATTACTCCAATTTGTATGGAAATATGCAAGGCCATATAAGTTATTCGGACTTTTACCATCTGCAGATATAGAATAAGAAGTTCCTATACTCCAAATATGTCCTAACAACGTTGCATCATAGTAACCATAGTTTCCTGCATTTCTTGTAGAAGTAGAATAAGGTATTATTCTTCCTGTACTATCAATAACTAATTTATTGTTTATATTAAGAGTAGTAAAATGTACATCATCAATATAAGCATATTTCCAATACCAAGAAGATGTTCCTATATAGTTATGACCACTGCCTGCTCCTCCAGAAGCAGAAGGAAGAATTCCATAAGAAGTATTTGATGTACCAATTTTAACCCAACCATTGGTTGTTCCATCTGCTGGCATAAGAGTATTGTAGGAATCTGATATTAATGACCAAGTTTTAAGATTTGCTCTTGCGCCTGCAGCAGTTGATGCATCAGTTCCTCCTTTAGAAATAGGAAGAATTCCTGTTATATTAGATGTAGTAAACTCTGATGATAGAAGAAGAGAATCCCACGTAGAACTCCAAGTTGCAGTATTGTTAGAATAAGACTTATATCTAATATATACTTTATTACTACCATATCCGAAAGCAAGCTGGGTTCCATATCCTGACCATAAATAAGTCAATACACCATAACCACCAGCAGGTCCAGCTCCTGTCCAAGGAGCATTTGATAATGATGCACCAGTAGTAGGATCTCCTCTACCAGTCAAAGTCATATTTTCAAATGTATTGAAATCATTTGCAGCATTATTAGGAACAGTAACTTTTTTAAGATATGTTCCGTCAAGAAAAGAAGTATAATTAACAGAATCGAATACTTTTCTCCACGCCTGCCATGTTCCATTGTTTTTTCCTCTTACTGCAATTTGTCCTGTTCTGTAATCTTGATAAATTTCTGCAATCCAACTATTACTATATTTGTTTACATATGCTACACCATCAGATATACTATATAAATCAGATGTTCCTGTTCCATTAACATACCAAATACCTGTATCTAAATCAGAAGATATTGCTAAAGCCGTTGTAGCAGCCGCATTTGTACCTGCCATTCTATATGTAGTTTGTGATGGAACACCTGCAGCCAAATATATTGGTCTATCTGCTGCTCCTACATTAGCAGTACCAAGTTTACTGGCTGTAGTAGCAGTTGCTGCATTACCAGTTATATTAATTCCCCAAGTTCCTGATGCTCCTCCACCAGTTTTTGTTACAGTGTAAGATGTATAATTAGAAGAATCTAAAAATAATCTTGGTTCTTCCCATGCAGTAGCAGCAGAATTTCCTCTTCTCCAATACATACCGTCAGCTGTTGCTCTTTGTGCCCATAATTGCCAACCTCTTGATGGATTACCAAATGTTAATATTGCTGCATATGTCATACTTGATATGCTTCCAGTCCAAGTACTTCCTCCTCCAGAATATCCTCTTATTCCGCTTTCTGTAATATCTGTTTCTGTATTTATACCAGTAACATTTAATACATTTGTCGTATTTGAAGCAGTAGCATATGGAACAGTTATATTGTTCGTAGATCCATTTTTGGTCCAGGTTAAGTAATTTTCTGAAGTTCCAAGAGCAGTAACAGTTTCAGTTACATCAGTTACTCTATAACGTCCTTCATTTTGATAATAATAACCATCTATTTGATGGAATTGCTGCCCTCCTTTATATGCAACTTCCCAAGAACCTCCATTTGGATCATTTATATTTAAAACACCAGTATATCCGTTTGCCGTAGTTAATGTTCCCCAAGATGATAATGATGTAGTTCCATTATTTGCAAATCCTGCAGAAGTTATAAAACTATGAGAATGACCAGAAGTTGCAAATTCACTAGCATGTTTTCCGTCTAATAAATCTGCATTTAATTTTGTAACTACTGTGCTTGAATCTACTGCAAATGGAGCAGTTCCTTGTGCATTTTTAAATGTCTTTGTTCCTGAAATTTCTTCATCTCCATAAACATGAACAATATCATTATCAGCAACAGACCAATTTCCTATACCTCTACCTAATTCTACTCTTGCATTTCTAATATACCATGTAATAGTATTGCTATCATTAGTAGTATTTAATCCAAAACAATCATATATAATTAAATCTACTTTATTGGTATTTCTTGTATCTAAATTTGCACCTCCCCAAGATATATTTGTCCAAACATTTGCTTCTACAGGATTATGATTTATTCCAACGCGGTCAGTGTCATTATCATTTCCGTTCCAAGCAGTTCCTGTTTCTACAGTATTATTTTGGTCATAACAAATTGTATGCTCACTTGGAAGTAAAATATCAAAGGAAACACGGTAATGATATCCAAAAGGAACTTTTACTTTCCAACCAGCAGAAGACTTTATTGATACACCAGATCCATTATAACTTGCAAGGCCGGTTTTTGATACAATTGTATATGTATTTGTTGCATAATCATAAGATACACTTGTACTTGTAGTATTTTGTAATCCATTTTTTCTTAATAAATTATTTCCAAACAAACGTTCATTTTTGTTAAAATAATTTGAAGAACTTTCATATGCCATTGTTCCAAGCCCTAAACTTGTACGTAAAGTAGCTTGTGAAATACTTTTTGCTATTCCTCCTATTGTAGCAGAAACAGGATTTGTAGTGTTTGAAGTTAATGCAGTAAATAATCCGTTCAAATGCACACCGTCCAATAAATCAGCATCCAATCCGCTTCCGCTTCCATCATTTCCTGAATCCCAAATAGTATATAATCCTGTACCTACAGCATGCTTTAATCCTGTAGTAGAAGGAGTTTGTAATACTAATGTGTCAGTAGCATCATTATTTACACCTATAACAAGACGATTTAATTCACCAGATGATGCCAAAGTTGGTTGTGAACCAACTGCACTCTGTGTTGTAGTTCCATAAGGTTGAAATTGTATGAATGCACAATCAGATGGTTTGTTTATACTAGTTTCTCCCTTTTGGCTTATAAACTCTATAGTTGATAATCCATAAGTTGAATCACCAATTAAACGTATATTAGGAGATGCTACTGATGCATATGAACCTCCTGGATATGTCCATGTTGCATTTGCAGAATAAGCTGGTGCATTTATAGTGAATACTCCGTTTAAAAATGCATTACCATTACTTACTATTTCAAACGCATTTTTTCTAGCATTGTCAGCACTTCCTATACCTACACTGAATTTTGTACTGCCGCTTGTTGATTTATTGAATGAACCACAAGCAAACTCGCCATTGTTATAAGTTAAAGTATGATTTCCAAATGCAGCTGAAGATCCTCCACCTGCAATATTCAAATGACCATAACTAATTGCACCATAATCACCTAATGCCATTGAAAATCTACCACCAGCAAGTGACCATTTTGCTCCTTGGCCAGTAAATCCAGTATTAATGAAGCTTCCTTCACCGCCAGCAATACAACATATAATATAATATGTTTTATTTGAAATTGCTGTAGCAGATAATGTTCTACTAAATGTGAATGTAAGTGTTCCGCTAGAATAGGCCATATTTGTTATAGTCACATCGGCTAAGGAAGCATCATAAATACGTCCTCCTAATATAAATGCGTTTTTAATACTTCCTGAATGAGTTGACCAGAATTTTGCCAATAACTCGGCCATTCCTGAATCTGCTGCAGGAGTACATGTATAAGATGTTGCATTTGCATCACCAGTTAAATTAACATTCCATGCCCAGTTTGAGCCAAAAGCAGTAGATATTCCATTTCCGTGAGCAGCAGATACGAATGTTCCTCTTGCAAAAGCACCAGAACCTATAGCAGTTGCATATCCTCCAATTGCTACTGCATTTGTTCCGTCAGCAGTAGCATATGTACCAGCTGCAATTGCTCCTGACCCCGTTGCATTAGATGTAGTACCTATTGCAATTGCTCGAGTTGAAGGATTAAATCTTAATCCTCCTACTGTATATAAACTTTCTTCAGTTGCAGTTGAATTGTCAGAGTCTACAAATGTAGGATAATGCCAAGCATCTGTTGAACGAGTAACAGTAACTATTTTATCTGCTATTCCAGAATGCATACTGGCTCTTGAAACTAAGTAGTTAGTTCCATTAGAAGAGGTTCCCCATAAGTAAGTAGGTGAATTACTAGTATTAGAATAATTGAAATGCTGACCATCGACCATATCAGCATTCAAGTTTGAAACAAGAGTGCTAGAATCTATTAGAAATGGTGATGTTCCTTGAACTACTTTGCTTATGAATTGGTCACTGGCATATATCTTGTCTATAAATCTAGATTTTCCTTCAACCAATAAATCCTTTAATTGAGCCATTTAATGCATATAATCTATTTGAATTATTTATTTGATATTATTTTATATGCAGCTTTCTAAAATTTAAATTTCAATAAATTGTGTTGCTTCTACATGATTCTTAAATATTCTTGCTACAATATCATTTTCTTCTAATCCGACAGCAGCATCACCTACTGCAGGATAAAATTCACCATTTAAAATATCAAACAGACCTGGTTTACTTGCTTCTATAATAGGATATAAATCTCTTTGCAATACTCCGTTTTTATACAGTTTAGCATTGTATATGTATTTGTTTCTAACTGTATATGAAGATGCTAATCTTCCTATTTGGTATGTTCCTGATTCATTACCTGATGTATATTGATATGTTATGTAATTAGGAACAGTAATATCAGCATTTGAATATGAAAATGTTCCATGAGGTTCCCATGCCCCCGCTGCAGTAACTCCCCAATATGCCCCCGCTGATACAGAAAATCCCATTAAGTCTCTTCCCGAACCTCCTGTTGCATATTTTATAACAGTTTCTGCTTTGCAAGTATTTCCTGCAGCATATGATAATCCTGTGTTTACATAAGATCCAGCAGGCAAATACAAATAAGCATATGTTTCTCTAAATGTGTTTGCCTTTAAAAGACCTGATTTAAAAATTTTAGGTTCTATATTTTCTTCTATCATACTATAATTCATAATATCTCCTTGGTTGTCAATATATGCAGGAGTATGATATAATTCAAATACATCTTCTGCAGATAATGCAGTTCCATAAATTCTGAAATCAGCAATATTTCCTGTCCACACATATGAAGTAGTAGAATCCCATCCACAAACATATATTACAGTAGCAGTGAGAGGTTTGTATGTAGTTGCACTTCCTACTAAACTTCCATCAATATATAATTTTCCTGTTGTTCCATCTCCTGTCATAACATAATGATGCCAAGCTCCTTGATATGAAGCAAATGTTACATTTGTTGAACCATTTTTAATAGGATTGTTAGAACCATCTCCTGTATTCCAATAAAATACTGTACCGCTTGGATAAAGATTTAATCTGTTTCCATTGCTAGATCCCCATGCCATTTTTCCATTCATTGCGGATGCTTTGGCCCACCATGTTATTGTGTAAGTATTTTGTATTCCACCTGTGTACAATGTTGGAGAACTAATGTGATTGTTTCCTGCTTCAAATGCTAGTGATTTATCATATTTTCCTACATCTGTAGATAAAGTGCAAGTTCCAATTATTGTGCCATTTCTATGATATCCTGATGTATCATACACTATAGTATTACTGTACTTGTCATCTAATTTATAATGAAGAAATAAAGCTTTTGAAATTTCATGCACTTCACGAGCAGATAAGCAATGGTCATATATTCTAACATCATTTATATAGCCCATGTAACTAACTGAAGTTCCACCTCTATAGTCATCACCTATTCTAATTGCAGCTGTACTTGGCCGAGCAGACAACGCTCCTTCTCTTTCTTCAATGAATACTCCATTGATATATACTTTTATGTTGCTTGTTGTTTTTGTCACTGCAACATGTGTCCAAACATCTTTTGGCAAAGTATAATTAGGATAATAGTCAGGAGAACCGTTCCAATAAACTCTTAGTTTTCTGTTAGTATAAAACTCTAATGCAACATTACTAGCTCCTGCAGCAGAATATTCACTTATAAGAATTCCTCTCGTGTCATCTGATGGTTTTACCCACAATGCCCAAGAAAAATCTCCTGAATAAATGTCACCAAGAGATTTACTAAATTGAAGAAATTGGCTGGAACCATTAAAATAATAGCATCTTCCTATTTTTCCATTATTATTCACTGTTGCTCCATTATTAGTCACATTGACATCACTTAATCCATGATTAAGCAAATCACCATCTAACGGAAGCCAAACTACTAAACTCATTACACTATAATCATTTTAATATTTATTGGTACAAAAAAGAGGCCTTAGATTTCTCCAAGACCTCAAAAATGAAATGAAAATGTTTAATCAAATACAAAATCAAGCGATTTCAACGTTGAATTGTATTTTAATGTCAATCCAGTAACAGAAGAATCTAACTTAAATTCATTAGATATCAATGTTCCTGTGCTTGGAATATATTGTAATTTAGGTGAAGTTACAAAGGCATCGACGTATGCTTGTGTTCCATTTCCCCAAGTACCATTTACCCAGACAGGATGATATATTCCAGTTGTTACAGAATTAGTAACTTTAAATTTATCAGTTTGCTTAGCAAAGTAGAATCCATTTGCAGTTTCAGTAACATTAGATGTACCATCATAATAAGCTTGTACACCGTTTATGTTCTTATAGTACAATTTATATTGTGAACCATTGAGACCCTGTGTACCTTGAACACCTTGAGTTCCCTTGTAACCTTGAGTACCTCTATCTCCTCTTGTTCCCTTGTCACCTTGTGTACCCTTATAACCTTGGGTTCCTCTTACACCTTGTGTACCCTTATCACCCTGAGTACCTTGCAAACCTCTTGTTCCTTGATAACCTTGTGTACCTTGCAAACCTTGAGTTCCTTGGTTTCCTTGAGTACCCTTATAACCCTGAGTTCCTCTTACACCTTGAGTACCCTGATTTCCTTGGGTACCTTTATCACCTTGTGTACCCTTGTAGCCTTGAGTTCCTCTTACACCTTGTGTTCCTTGGTTTCCTTGAGTACCCTTAGAACCTTGTGTACCTGTGTAACCTTGTGTACCTTGCAAGCCTTGTGTACCCTGATTTCCTTGTGTACCCTTGTAGCCTTGGGTTCCTCTTACACCTTGTGTACCTTGATTTCCTTGTGTTCCCTTGTCTCCTTGAGTACCTTTATAACCCTGAGTTCCACGGACTCCTTGTGTTCCTTGGTTTCCTTGAGTACCTTTAGAACCTTGTGTGCCTGTGTAACCCTGAGTTCCTCTTACACCTTGTGTACCAATAACACCTTGTGTTCCTTTATAACCCTGGGTTCCACGAACACCTTGTGTTCCTTGGTTTCCTTGTGTTCCCTTGTCTCCTTGTGTACCTTTATAACCCTGGGTTCCTCTTACACCTTGTGTTCCTTGGTTTCCTTGTGTACCTTTAGAACCTTGTGTGCCAGTATAACCTTGTGTACCAATCAAACCTTGTGTTCCTTGGTTTCCTTGAGTACCCTTATAACCTTGGGTTCCTCTTACACCCTGTGTTCCCTGATTTCCTTGAGTACCTTTAGAACCTTGTGTACCTGTGTAACCCTGTGTTCCTCTTACACCTTGTGTACCCTTGTCACCTTGTGTGCCCTTAAAGCCTTGAGTACCAGTATATCCTTGAGTACCAATCAAACCTTGAGTACCTTGGTTTCCTTGAGTTCCCTTATAACCTTGAGTTCCTCTTACACCCTGAGTTCCCTTGTCACCTTGTGTACCTTTACTTCCTTGAGTTCCGGTATATCCTTGGGTACCTAAAACTCCCTGAGTGCCTTTATCTCCTTGTGTACCTTTGTAACCTTGTGTACCAGTGTATCCTTGAGTTCCTTGGAGACCTTGAGTTCCCTTGTCTCCCTGGGTTCCCTTGTAACCCTGAGTTCCGCGGGCACCTTGTGTTCCCTTGTCTCCCTGGGTTCCTTTACTTCCTTGAGTTCCTGTATAACCCTGAGTACCAAGCAATCCCTGAGTGCCTTTATCTCCTTGTGTACCCTTATATCCCTGAGTACCTACATAGCCTTGTGTTCCTTGGAGACCCTGTGTTCCTTTATCTCCTTGAGTTCCTTTGTAACCCTGGGTTCCTCTTACACCTTGTGTGCCTGTATCTCCTTGAGTTCCCTTGCTTCCTTGAGTACCTGTATAACCTTGGGTTCCTATCAATCCCTGAGTTCCCTTGTCTCCTTGGGTACCTTTATATCCTTGAGTACCAACATATCCTTGAGTTCCTTGAAGGCCTTGAGTTCCCTTGTCTCCCTGGGTTCCCTTATAACCTTGGGTTCCACGAACTCCCTGTGTACCAGTATCTCCTTGAGTACCCTTAGAACCTTGTGTACCAGTATATCCTTGGGTACCTAGCAAACCTTGAGTTCCTTTGTCTCCCTGCGTACCCTTGTAACCTTGTGTACCAACATATCCTTGAGTTCCCTGTGAACCTTGAGTACCCTTAGAACCTTGAGTGCCAGTATATCCTTGAGTACCTTGAAGACCTTGAGTTCCCTTGTCTCCCTGGGTTCCTTTATCACCTTGGGTTCCAGTGTAACCCTGTGTACCTAAAACTCCTTGGGTTCCCTTATCTCCTTGTGTACCTTTATATCCTTGGGTTCCTACATAACCTTGTGTACCAAGCAATCCCTGGGTTCCTTTATCACCTTGGGTGCCTTTATAACCTTGAGTTCCCTGTGAACCTTGAGTACCTTTATCTCCCTGAGTGCCTTTATCACCTTGGGTTCCTGCATAACCCTGAGTACCAAGAAGCCCCTGAGTTCCCTTGTCACCTTGGGTTCCTTTGTAACCCTGTGTACCTACATAGCCTTGTGTTCCTTGAGAACCCTGAGTACCCTTGTCACCTTGTGTACCAGTGTATCCTTGAGTACCTTGAAGACCTTGTGTACCCTTATCACCTTGGGTTCCCTTATCTCCTTGTGTACCAGTATATCCCTGTGTACCAAGTACTCCTTGAGTTCCTTTATCACCTTGAGTACCCTTATATCCTTGAGTACCTACATATCCTTGTGTACCCAACAAACCCTGGGTTCCCTTATCACCTTGAGTGCCTGTATATCCTTGGGTTCCTTGAAGACCTTGAGTACCTTTATCACCTTGTGTACCCTTGTCACCTTGTGTACCAGTGTAACCTTGTGTACCTAAAACTCCCTGAGTGCCTTTATCACCCTGAGTTCCGGTATAACCTTGTGTACCTGTATATCCTTGGGTTCCTTGAAGACCTTGTGTACCCTTGTCTCCTTGTGTACCAGTATAACCTTGTGTACCTTGAAGACCTTGAGTTCCCTTGTCTCCCTGGGTTCCTTTATCACCTTGTGTACCTGTATAACCTTGGGTTCCTATCAATCCTTGAGTACCCTTGTCTCCTTGAGTACCCATATAACCCTGGGTTCCAGTATAGCCTTGAGTTCCTTGAAGACCTTGTGTTCCTTTATCACCCTGAGTTCCGGTATAACCTTGTGTACCTAAAACTCCTTGTGTACCTTTGTCTCCTTGTGTTCCCTTGTCACCTTGAGTACCTGTATATCCTTGGGTACCGAGTACTCCCTGTGTGCCTTTATCTCCTTGTGTACCTTGATAACCTTGAGTACCTGTATATCCCTGTGTTCCGGTATCACCTTGAGTACCCTTGTCACCTTGAGTTCCAGTATAGCCTTGGGTTCCTTGTAAGCCTTGAGTTCCCTTGTCACCCTGTGTTCCCTTATCGCCTTGGGTTCCAGTATAACCTTGAGTACCAATAAGTCCCTGGGTTCCTTTATCACCTTGAGTACCAGAATATCCTTGGGTTCCTGTATAACCTTGTGTTCCAGTGTCACCTTGAGTTCCTTTATCTCCTTGTGTACCTGTATAACCTTGAGTTCCCTGAAGACCCTGAGTACCCTTGTCTCCTTGTGTTCCAGTGTCACCTTGAGTACCAGTATATCCTTGTGTACCCAACAATCCTTGGGTACCCTTATCGCCTTGAGTTCCAGTATAACCTTGTGTACCTATATAACCTTGGGTTCCAGTATCACCCTGTGTTCCCTTATCGCCTTGGGTTCCTGTATAACCCTGTGTTCCTTGAAGACCTTGAGTGCCTGTGTCTCCTTGCGTACCTTTGTCACCCTGAGTTCCGGTATATCCTTGAGTACCCAATAATCCCTGAGTACCCTTATCACCCTGTGTACCTGTATAACCCTGAGTTCCGGTATATCCTTGTGTTCCTGTGTCTCCTTGTGTACCTTTGTCTCCTTGAGTGCCTTGATAACCTTGAGTTCCAAGAACTCCTTGGGTTCCTGTATCACCTTGTGTACCCTTGTCACCTTGGGTTCCTGTATAACCTTGAGTTCCCTGAAGACCCTGAGTACCCTTGTCTCCTTGTGTACCAGTATATCCTTGGGTTCCCGTATAACCTTGGGTTCCAGTATCACCTTGTGTACCTTTATCACCTTGAGTTCCGGTATAACCTTGAGTTCCTATCAATCCCTGTGTTCCGGTGTCTCCTTGGGTTCCTTTATCACCTTGAGTACCTGTATAACCTTGGGTTCCAAGAACTCCTTGAGTTCCTTTATCACCTTGGGTACCCTGATAACCCTGTGTACCTACATAACCTTGAGTTCCTGTATCTCCTTGAGTACCTTTGTCTCCTTGGGTTCCCATATAACCTTGAGTACCAATTTCACCCTGTGTGCCAGTGTCGCCCTGTGTACCCTTGTCACCTTGAGTTCCGGTATAACCTTGCGTTCCTATCAATCCTTGAGTTCCTTGGTCTCCTTGAGTACCCTGATAACCTTGGGTTCCAGTATAGCCTTGTGTACCTGTGTCACCTTGTGTACCTTTATCACCTTGGGTTCCAGTATAACCTTGTGTACCAATTTCACCTTGGGTACCTTTATCTCCTTGAGTACCAGTATCACCTTGTGTACCTGTATAACCTTGAGTACCTAACAATCCTTGAGTTCCGGTGTCACCTTGTGTTCCTTGATAACCCTGTGTACCTACATAACCTTGAGTACCAATCTCTCCTTGGGTTCCAGTATCACCCTGGGTTCCCATATAACCTTGTGTGCCAATTTCTCCCTGAGTTCCCTTGTCACCCTGGGTTCCCTTGTCACCTTGAGTTCCCATGTATCCTTGAGTACCAAGCAATCCTTGTGTACCCATATCACCCTGAGTTCCAGTATATCCCTGTGTACCTACATAACCCTGAGTACCAATCTCTCCTTGGGTTCCAGTATCACCTTGAGTACCCATATAACCTTGGGTACCGATTTCACCTTGAGTACCTGTATCTCCCTGAGTTCCCTTGTCGCCTTGGGTTCCTATATAACCTTGTGTTCCTTGGTCTCCTTGTGTACCTTTATCACCTTGGGTTCCCATGTAACCCTGAGTACCGATTTCACCTTGAGTTCCAGTATCTCCTTGAGTACCCTTGTCTCCCTGAGTACCCATATAACCTTGGGTTCCGATTTCACCTTGTGTGCCGGTATCACCTTGTGTACCCTTGTCACCTTGGGTTCCCATATATCCTTGAGTACCTATCTCGCCTTGGGTTCCCATATCACCCTGTGTACCAGTGTAACCTTGGGTACCAGTGTAACCTTGAGTACCAATTTCACCCTGTGTGCCAGTGTCGCCTTGTGTACCCATGTAACCTTGAGTACCTATTTCTCCTTGGGTACCTTCAACTCCTTGAGTACCAGTATCTCCCTGAGTACCCATATAACCTTGAGTACCTATTTCGCCCTGAGTTCCTGTATCTCCCTGAGTACCCATATAACCTTGGGTACCGATTTCACCCTGTGTTCCTTCAACACCTTGGGTTCCGGTATCACCTTGTGTTCCCATGTAACCTTGAGTACCGATTTCACCCTGTGTTCCTTCAACACCTTGGGTACCAGTATCTCCTTGAGTTCCTGTATAACCTTGTGTACCTATTTCTCCTTGAGTTCCTTCAATACCCTGTGTTCCATCATATCCTTGAGTACCTTCAACTCCCTGAGTACCTTCAACTCCTTGAGTTCCTTCAACACCCTGTGTTCCATCATAGCCTTGAGTACCAATTTCACCTTGTGTACCAGTGTCACCCTGGGTTCCGGTATATCCTTGAGTACCTTCATAACCTTGTGTGCCCTCAATTCCTTGAGTGCCTTCTAAACCTTGTGTACCATCATAACCTTGAGTACCGATTTCACCTTGTGTACCTTCAGTGCCTTGAGTTCCGTAAAATCCTTGAGTACCCTCATATCCTTGTGTACCTTCGGCTCCCTGTGTACCTTCTGTACCTTGGGTTCCATCATATCCTTGTGTACCAATTTCTCCTTGGGTACCTGTATCTCCTTGAGTACCGTAAAATCCCTGGGTTCCTTCATAACCTTGAGTTCCTTCAGTACCTTGTGTACCATCTAAGCCTTGAGTACCCTCATATCCTTGGGTTCCTTCTGTTCCCTGCGTTCCTTCAATACCTTGTGTACCTTCTGTGCCTTGGGTTCCTTCATATCCTTGTGTACCCTCAGGGCCTTGTGTTCCTTCAATGCCTTGGGTTCCTTCTGTTCCTTGTGTACCTTCATATCCTTGAGTACCGATTGAACCTTGTGTACCTTCAGGACCAGGTTCTCCTTCATATCCTTGAGTACCAATAGAACCTTGTGTACCTTGCTCTCCTGGCAAACCATCAACACCTTGTACACCATCTACTCCTTGAGCACCTGGTAAACCTTGTGTACCGATAACACCTTGTGTACCTTCATATCCTTGTGAACCACCTGGGTCACCTTGTGCTCCTCTTGTACCGGTTGCTCCTTGGAATCCAGTAGGACCTCTTGTTCCTTCAAGACCTTGTGTACCTTCTGCACCTTGTGTACCGGGCTCACCATGAGTACCAATCGTTCCCATCAATCCTCTTGGACCGATGTCACCTTGTGTACCTTTATCTCCTTGTTTTCCTTGTGTACCAATTGGTCCTCTTGTTCCTTCTGCACCTTGAGTTCCATCATCTCCTTGGAATCCAGTAGGACCTCTATATCCTTGTGTACCTTGATTTCCTTGAGTACCTACAGTTCCTTGCAATCCCTGTGTTCCGATTGTACCCTGAGTTCCATAATGACCCTGTGTGCCAACATAACCCTGAGTACCAGGAGTACCTTCACCTCCTTGGGTACCAACTGTTCCTTGAGTTCCATAATGACCCTGTGTACCAACATAACCCTGAGTACCAGGAGTACCCTCTTCACCTTGAGTTCCGATTGTACCTTGAGTTCCATAATGACCTTGTGTACCAGTAAATCCTTGAGTACCGTCAGTTCCTTGCAATCCTTGTGTACCAATTGTACCCTGGGTTCCTATTACACCTTGTGTACCTATTGTACCTTGTGTACCTATTGTACCTTCTTCACCTTGAGCACCTCTAGAACCACGAAGACCTTGTGTACCTTCTTCACCTTGGGTTCCTTGGTCTCCTTGTGTACCTTTTTCTCCTTGGGTTCCTTCAATACCTTGGGTTCCTATAACTCCTTGTGTTCCTTGGTCTCCTTGAGTACCTTTGTCACCTTGAGTACCGAAAACACCTTGTGTACCAAATATACCTTGAGTACCAAATACTCCCTGAGTTCCAATTTCACCCTGTGTACCAAATACACCTTGAGTACCGAAAATACCTTGAGTACCGAAAATACCTTGTGTACCAAATACACCTTGAGTTCCTTGTTCTCCTTGAGTTCCCTTGTCACCTTGTGTACCTGTTATGCCTTGGGTTCCTATCAATCCTTGTGTTCCTTGGTCTCCTTGAGTTCCTTTGTCTCCTTGAGTACCTATTGTACCTTGTGTTCCGTCAGAACCTTGGGTTCCTATCAATCCTTGTGTTCCGTCAGGACCTTGAGTTCCAATAACTCCTTGAGTACCTTCAACACCTTGTGTTCCATCATATCCTTGTGTACCAACTTCACCTTGTGTACCTTTTTCTCCCTGGCTTCCTATAACACCTTGTGTTCCGTCAGGACCTTGAGTTCCAATAACTCCTTGGGTTCCATCATAACCTTGTGTACCAAAACTACCTTGAGTACCCAAATTTCCTTGAGTACCGTCAAAGCCCTGAGTACCTATTACTCCTTGTGTACCAATTTCACCCTGTGTACCAGTGTGTCCTTGTGTTCCAGTATATCCCTGTGTACCAACTTCACCTTGTGTACCGATTGTGCCTTGTGCACCTTCATAACCTTGTGTACCAATTTCACCTTGAGTTCCTTGATTTCCTTGTGAACCTATTGTACCCTGAGTTCCATCATAACCCTGTGAACCAACAACACCCTGAGTTCCGTCATAACCCTGTGAACCTCTTACTCCTTGAACACCGTCATATCCTTGTGTACCAATTATACCTTGTGTTCCCTGGTCACCTTGTGAACCAACAGCTCCTTGAGTACCATCATAACCTTGTGTACCAAATGTTCCTTGTGAACCTATATAACCTTGTGAACCGTAATAACCTTGAGAACCTACAATACCTTGTGTACCTATTGTTCCTTGTGGTCCTTGTTCACCTTGTGTTCCATAATAACCCTGTGAACCAACTTCACCTTGAGCACCTATTGTTCCTTGGGTTCCTTCATATCCTTGTGTACCAACATAACCTTGAGTTCCGAAATGACCTTGTGAACCGTATGTACCTTGTGTACCGTCATAACCTTGTGTTCCTATTGGACCACGTTCACCTTCATAACCCTGAGAACCTACAACACCTTGTGCACCATCATAACCTTGCGTACCAATTATACCTTGTGTTCCATAATGACCTTGAGAACCTACAGTACCCTGAGTACCATCATATCCTTGTGTACCGACTGTACCTTGTGAACCAATATAACCTTGTGTTCCATAGTAACCTTGTGAACCTTCAATACCTTGAGTACCAATTGTACCCATAGTACCAAATATACCTTGAGTACCTTCATAACCTTGTGAACCCAAAGGACCCTGTGTACCTTCAATACCTTGTACACCGATAGTTCCTTGTGTTCCTTCATATCCTTGTGTTCCTTGGTCACCTTGTGAACCAATATATCCTTGTGAACCGATTATACCTTGACTACCTTCATATCCTTGTGTACCTGCAGTACCCTGAGTACCCCAAGGACCACGTTCACCTTCATAACCTTGTGTACCGATAGTACCCTGTGAACCAATATAACCTTGTGTTCCTAAAGGACCTTGTTCACCTTCATAACCTTGTGAACCTCTTTCACCTTGAATACCAATTGTTCCTTGTGTTCCTTCTGGGCCTTGTGAACCTATATAACCTTGTGAACCTACAATACCTTGACTACCTTCATAACCTTGTGTACCCCAACTTCCTTGAGTACCAAACGGACCAATTTCTCCTTCATAACCTTGAGTACCACGAGAACCTTGAATACCTTGCTCACCTTGTGTACCAGCAGGACCAATTGTACCTATCAATCCTTGTGTACCAATTGTTCCTTCTTCACCTTGTGTTCCACGATAACCTTGAGTACCATAACTTCCTTGAGTACCTCTCAAACCAGTAGGACCATAATCACCTTGTGTACCTATGACACCTTGTGTACCTTGTGTTCCATAATGACCTTGTGTACCAGTAAATCCTTGAGTACCTGGAGTACCTTCACCACCTTGTGTACCAATTTCACCTTGTGAACCACGATAACCTTGTGTACCTTCAATACCTTGTGAACCCCAATCTCCTTGAGCTCCTTTTTCTCCTTGAGCTCCTTGTTCACCTTGTGTACCTTCAAATCCTTGTGAACCGACTTCACCTTGTGTACCAATAGTACCTCTCTGTCCTTGAGTACCAATGTTGCCCTGGGTTCCAAAGTTTCCTTGAGAACCTACAACACCTTGTGTACCCCATAATCCTTGAGTTCCTATTGAGCCTTGAGAACCTTGCTCTCCTTGTGTGCCAACAGGGCCTTGAGTACCTGCAATACCTTGTGTACCAATGTTGCCTTGAGCTCCTCTAGAACCAATTGAACCTTGAGAACCTCTAACACCTTGTGTACCTATGACACCTTGTGTACCAAATCTACCTTGAGTACCCCAGTTTCCTTGTGTTCCTGGTAAACCAGTTTCACCTCTAAGACCTTGTGTACCAAATAAACCTTGAGTACCTATTAAACCTTGAATACCATCTTTCCAACCGATAGGAAATCCTCCTAGCATTACTCTACCAGTGCCTAAATCAACAAATGCACCGTCAAAAATACTGCTATCTTTTAGAATTTCCCATTCTCCTTGTGAGCCATGATAAAATTGAACAAGTGATGAGTCAATAGCCATTTAGATTTTAAACATTTTCATTTTTATATTTATTAGAATAAAACAAATAAGGAGATTTGCTTAAGCAAATCTCCCAATTTTATAAAATTTCAATTTAATTTAATTTAGATTCGAGGTCTTCTATTCTCCAGATAAGTTTTTTGATTACTTCATAGAGATTGTCTAACTCAGAAATTGTAGGATTAGATATCATTGTATTGCTGAATCCTGTCATTTTGACTTTATCTCCTGTTATTTCTCCAACAGGTCCTGGAACTCCTTGTGCTCCTTGTTCACCTTGTGTTCCTCTTGGTCCTTGAGGTCCTTGTGTTCCTCTTTGTCCAACAGGTCCTTGTGCACCAGGATAACCTACTTCACCTCTAAGACCTTGAGTACCTTGCTCTCCTTGTGGACCTCTTGCTCCTTCCTCACCCGGTTCACCTTGTGCTCCTCTGTAACCTTGTGGACCTCTTTCGCCTGGAGCACCTTGCTCTCCACTGTAACCTCTTTCTCCTCTTGGTCCTTGCTCTCCTTGTGGTCCCATAGGTCCAGGATTTCCTTGTGGTCCTCTGTCACCAGTTTCACCTTTTTCTCCTCTTTCACCTTTAAGACCTTGTGTTCCTTGGTCACCGATTGTTCCTCTTGGTCCTTGAACACCTTCTGCTCCTCTTGGTCCTTGAACTCCAACAGGACCTTGGAATCCAACAGGACCTCTAACTCCCTGTGAACCTTCAACTCCTTGTGTACCAAATATTCCTTGTGTACCAAATACTCCTTGCGGTCCTCTTGGACCTATTGCTCCGATAGTTCCTCTTTCTCCTTGAGTTCCTTGCTCACCTTGAAGACCCTGAGTTCCTTGCTCTCCTCTTGTACCATCAAATCCTTGTGTACCGACTGCGCCTTGTGTACCTTCAAGACCTTGTGAACCATATTCACCTTGAGCACCTACAATACCCTGAGTACCTCTTACTCCTTGTGGTCCTCTATCTCCTTGTGGTCCTTGTTCACCCTGTGCACCAGGAAGACCAACAGGGCCTCTCAATCCGATTGGACCAGGTTCACCTTTAAGACCTTGTGTTCCAATTGTTCCTCTATCTCCTTGTGGTCCTTTTTCACCTTGTGGTCCTTGTTCACCTTGGTCTCCTTGTGGTCCTTTAGGACCCTGGTCTCCTTCAAGACCAGTTGTACCTATATGACCCTGAGGACCTCTGTCTCCTTGTGGTCCTTTGTCTCCAAGATAACCAGTTTCACCACGAGGTCCTTTATCTCCTTGTGGTCCCTTATCTCCCTTTGGACCTTGCGGGCCAACTACTCCTTGTGGTCCTTGCTCACCCGTTGGTCCTTGGAATCCCATAGGTCCTCTTAATCCTTGTGGTCCTTGATTTCCTTCTGGTCCTTGTTCACCTTTCAATCCTTGAGCTCCCATTGGACCTTGTTCACCACGTTCTCCTCTCAAACCTTGAGAACCTTCATAACCTTGAGTACCTGCAACACCTTGTATTCCATAAGGGCCTTGTGGTCCTTCTGGTCCTTGTGGTCCTTCAATTCCTCTGCTACCAATTTCACCTTGAGTACCTTGTTCACCTTGTGTACCCTGGAATCCGTATGTTCCTCTTGGTCCTTGAGGTCCTTCTATACCTTGTGTACCTTGTTCTCCTTGTGCTCCTTGAAATCCTCTTGCTCCTCTGATTTGTCCCTTCTCTACTTTTTTCATGATTTTGACAATCATATCATGCAAAGTATGAATAGTGTAATATTCGGAATCTAAATTAATATCCAAATCAGATTCTACTTCTTTCTTTGCACCAAGAATTCCAGCTGATTTTGAAAGAGAAGCATTTCTTGTCAAATTCAAAGGTGCACCTGCACCAAGAAGTTCGTCCCAAACTACTTCTCCACTTGCTTCATCAACTGCTCCGAGAACTTTCAACAATTCAGAAGCTCTTCCTATAGATTCACCATTTGTTCCATCACTTGTTGGGAATATAAAAATTGCATCTTCTTTTATTGCTGCAATTTTATTCAAAATGATTGCTTTACCTACAGTATCAAGAGCTTTATAATCTACTATATCTTGGGCTGTTACTTTATAAAACTGTGGAATATTTGTTATTTCTTCAGCCATTTCACATAATTTATCATTTTAATATTTATCTAAATAAAAATAGGAGGGCGCATTTCTCAACGAACCCTCCCCGGAAACAAAAATCATCACCATGAAGAAAGAGTTTCCAATCTTTTCCTCTGATGTAGTTGTATCTATTGTTAGCTAATTATATCTTTGGAAATGGCTTCCAAGTAAGCATATTGGTAACAATATCAATCTTTTCTTGAAGCTGAATATTAAATGTTGGTGAATTTATAACGTTATTAGAAATTGCATCAATTATACCCGCATTGTCAATTGCTTGTATGATTGCATCATCAACATCTTCCTGAGTAATGATAGTGTCTAAGACTTCTTTCAATGTATGTTTTGTTCCGTCATCATCAATAATAATTTCATCATTTGCAATACTATTATTGAATGAACAATGAATGTAAGGATGGTCTACATCTGCTGAACCAATACCGAAAACAAGTTCAAGAGTCTTTCTTGGCTCTCCTGTCTCAGGGTCAATTTGTTTATGTGTATAATAAAAAGGAACTACAATAGGCTCACCCAAAACAAGCTTCTTGCTTAATATAAGTTCAACTGCTTCTTCAAAGTTAGCAGCAATTTTCTTATAAGCAATAAATTTCAAAAGGTCTGCTGGAGCCTGTCCATGTATTCTTGGTAATGTATTAGTAGGACTTTGCATACTAAATAATTTTCATTTTATTATTTATTCAAGTTTCAACCTAGTAAAAACCACAAATAAATATTCAAATAAATTAAATCATCACCAATAAATTATGAGCACTATAAAGCAAGATAGAAAAGATCTTGAGATGCTTTTAAATGGAATTACTCCAATTGAAGGAACGAGTCCAAGCCCGACACCTTCTCAATCAACACTTGTCCAGAGCCCTGCTTCTCAACCGCAGCAATCTGTGATAGACAATGCAGGTTCTGAAATAGGAGTCGAGAAAGTGTTTGAATTTAATTACGAGTCAATAAGGAAAGGCCTCCGTAAAAAGGCGCGAAAGACTGTACTTAATATTGCCAATCATATTCTTACTGAAGATATGGTGGAGGAGGATTATGTACAAGATAAGATTGAACAGGACATTGAGACTTTGACTGATTTGTACATGCAAGTTGAAACAAACACTTTAATGCAGCAAGCACTTGTCAGTACAGTTTCAAAAGGAAATCTTATGCCAAGATATTTTGAAGTATTCGGACAGCTTACTGAAAAGATATCAGCACTGAACAAACAAGTAGTAGGAACTGAACAGACAATCAGAAAAACCTATCTTGATTTGAAATTTGAAATAAGAGATAAGAAAGAAGAAGAGATGAATACAAGTGGAAATCTTGTTCTTGGTACAACACAACCAACAAATACAGGAACACTTGTAACATCATCTCTTGATTTGATTGCAAAAGCAAAAGCTAAACACCGTGAAGCACTTGAAGCTGCAAAAGAAACTACATTTACTGAAGAATGATAAAAGAAATTTACATAAGAGATTTTCAAGACCCTTATTTTGAGCCTGGAATCGTTGATTTTGAAAATGATATAGAATCTGTCATAACACAGGTTCGTGTATTGCTTGGTACAAAACCAGGAGATGTCATAGGTTCTCCTCAGTTTGGTATAGATTTGGAATATTTGGTATTCAATACTGTAAAGGATGCTATGAAAATCCAAGATATGATAAATGAACAATTGCAAACGTATGTGCAAACAGGCAAAAATATTACTCTTGGAGTAAATGTAAGTTTTGGTGATTCTGGTCATGGATATGATATAGCATTGGTAGATATATTATTGAATGGTAAGAAAGCTTTAGGTTTGTTGGTGAACAAAGAATAATTTATGGCAACATCATACGAAGAAAGACAAAAAGAAGAAGATAAGAAAAAACGGTTAAGAAGAGTTTATTCAACTAATTTAATTAATCAACTTATTAAAGACCGTTCACTGGGTTATGATATTGATTATGACCCATTCTATATGCGTGATTTGGACCTTAGAGCACCTGGTGTAACTTTCAATATGACTCCAGAAGAAATGGAAGAATATCAGAAATGTTTTGATGACGCCCTTTATTTTGTTAGAAACTATTGCAAATTCCAGACTGACAATGGAATGAATTTAGTAGACCTGAGAGATTTCCAAGAGAAGATTATCAAGATTGTCACAGATGAAGTTTACATTCCTAAGATTGATGATTTCGGTCCAAAGAACAGAAATGTAATCTGGATGGCTGCCCGTCAGTCAGGAAAGACGACCACTATTGCTAGTTTCCTCTCCTGGATGATTATATTCCATGCACATAGAAATATATTGGTTGCAGCTAATAAGGAAGATACAGCAACGGAAATTGTAAATAAGATAACGAATATTTTCAAAGGACTTCCATATTTCTTGAAACCAGGTTGTGATAGTTTCGGTAAGACTACACTGTCACTTGAAAACGGTTCAAGAATTCTTTCAACTGCAACTACAAATACTGCATCTATCGGTTTTACATTGCACTGCGTTTTGCTTGATGAGTTCGCACACATTCCTGATAATATTGTTGCTAACTTCTGGCGTTCTGTATATCCTACATTGTCATCATCTGAAGTTTCACAATGTATCATCACTTCAACTCCAAATGGTGTTACGAACAAGTTCTATGATATTTGGTCAAAATCAGTCAATCACGAGAATTCATTCGTCAATTTGAGAACTGACTATTGGGAAGTTCCAGGTCATGATGATGCTTGGGCAGCTAAGATGAGAGCAGACTTTGGTGATGAAGAATATGCACAAGAATTTGAATTGCAATTCAATGTCAATTCAAAGATGCTTTTGAAAGCAGAAGACTTGAAATTCTTAGACAGATTCAAAGTAGATTTTGTTCACAAGGAAATAAGAGGAGCTACTAATCAATATTTGTTAGATGAGAATATCAAGTGGCATCCTGCATTTGACCCAAATGAAATTGAAGAGAATGATAAATTCATATTCTTGATTGACCTTGCAGAAGGTGCTGCAGAGAAAGAGGCTAAGTTCAAGAATAAGAAAAGAACTCCTGACTCAAATACAATCAACATATTTAAAGTTGTTCCAAATTCTGTTGCAAATATGAAACGATATTTTGACAGGGGCTGTGAAATAAAAGATGCATTCAGATATATTCAAGTTGGAAAATATGAATGCAATACAGAAGATGAAATCTATTGCGGAAATGTTGCAGCTGCTCTTGCATATGACTTAATGAAAGATGACTTGAGAGAATCTGTAAAGATTATGGTTGAAATGAATTTCAACGGTAAATCATTCGTACAGACTTTCATGCATCATCCAAATGCTTATGATGGAACAATATTGAAAACTTATCACACAAAGCCTATACCAGGAGAAAGACAGAGAAGAAGGACTGGATTCAAGACAAAGGCAGATAAAGAATTCTATTGTATTCGTGGAGCTAAGCTTATCAATATGAAACGTATAATTGTATTTGATAAAGATACTTACAATCAAATGCAGTCATTTGGATATGTGAAAGGAAAGATTGAGGGAATTGCTTGTCATGATGACTTGTCAATGCCAGTATTCAATCACATCTCAAGAATGTTAGATGAAGCTACTTATACAGAATGGCTTGATGACTATTTCACATCTCTTGAAAATGATTCTAAAAAATATGCAATGAATGCATTGATGGAATTGTATGATATGGAAAATCCTGAAACAAGTGATAGTGAATTCAAAGCAAGTTATGGAATACAAGAATCTCCGTTTATACCGAGTTCTGAGTATGCTGAATCTATAAATCCTTACTCAACAGGTAGTCAAATATCTCCTTATAGTTCTGGACAAGGAGGAATGTTCAATCCGTATTCTTCTGGTACACCGATGACATATTCATCTCTAATGAGATAAAAAAGAGGCCTCTTTTTTATTAACAATTTTGCTTAATTCCTCATTTGAAGCATCATATTTTGTAGCAACAGTTTCATAATGCAAATACGGAACTAAAAAATTACTGTCAAGACCTTGGCGGTAAATTCCGTCTTTTACGCTCCAAGGAGAAACTTCAAGATACTCACCATCTACTACAATTCCAAGAAGTTCACCATCTTTTATTGATTTTGGTTTTCCTGTGATTTGTTTAGGAGGCCAGATTTCTGATCCTCTTGTAAACTTATGTTTTCTCTTTTTTGTTGTTTCAACAATGCTTGTGCTAGCTGTGTCATTAACTGTTTGTTTTTCGCGTGTGCTTCTGCCAGCTCTTTCTGTGCTATTATCGCTGACTGCTTTATTTCTTCTGTTTGTTCCTTTGTCAATATCACTTTTACTACGCTTGACAGGTTTGTCAGGTTTCTCTGCATGCTGTTTACTAGTGCTTGTATTTTTTGTAGAGGTTTTAGAAGATTTTCTTGATTTTTCTGAAGAGTCAGATGTTCCTTTTGATTTTCTTCCTCCATCTTTTTTATCTTCTTTCTTAGCAGTATTTCTCTTGTTTCTAATGCTATTACGTCCGCTAGAAGTATTCCCAGCAGTATCTTTATCCACATTTTTCTTTGCAGGTTTTGTTTCTTTCTTTGGTTTCTTATCCTCCTTTGGAGAGGACTTAGTTTCCTTTGACGGTTTACTTGTCTTCTTCTTTATTTCCTTTTTGGCTGCCTTAGAAGTTTGTTTAGAGGCTTCCTGCTTTTTGATAGCAGGAGCCTCATCATCAAACAATGCAACGCTGGCCAGTATTTCTTTTTTCTTTGCCATTAAAATTCTATAATTTTAAGAAGATGATTCTTATGTTTTCTGTTGTAGATGTAATAATTGTCTTCATTAAAATGGTTGACATCATAAGAATTATATCTCATCATATCAAGACCGATAAATCTTACTGGCCAAAATCTTGCAATTTCATCATTCATTCTTGGACTGTTGTAAAGAATGTCATGATAATGACCATATACCCACAAACTAAGAGTATTCCTATTAGCACGGTAAAGAGTATATGCACCCTTGCTAAGAGTTTCTCTTTCCTGCTTGATATCATCTTTAAGAGTCATATCTCTTAAATACCAACCCTCAAGATTAGAGTCATTGACAGGAAGACAAAAATCTGGAGCAGAATGAGTACAAACACAATTGATTTCTTTATCAGTTGCAAATTCTCCAGGAAGTGGAGTAATCGCTTCACCATACCAATAGCTCTTAGTAGGAACTCTCATATTTCTGTCAATGCTGATAGCTCCTCCCCAAAGCAAAATCTTATATGGATATTTGTCATTGTCGTGTTCAACAATTGTAAAATCTTCTGCAATGATTACATTAGGATAATCAGAAGCAAACTCATCATCAATATACTCAAACCAAATTGGGTCATCATGATTACCGCGGAAGAAAATAACAAAGATATTTCTTGAAGAAAACATTGTTTGCATTCTCTGGAAAAACTCTTTAGTTTTTTCTCTTGAATAAAAACCAAGACCGATATCTCCGCAAACAATAACACAACAATTCTTAACCTTGCAAGAATTTACAAGGTCATCTGCAAATGTAAGAAACTCTCCATGAATATCTCCTACACTATAGATAGTTTTAACTAAATCAGTTTTAAGTTTAATTATTTTGTTTTGATATCTCATATCAATTAGATTTGATTTTTACACTTTCTCCCTCTAATAACTTCAAAAGTGCATTATTTGTAATTCCTAAAACAAATGAATGATTTTTTGTGTGTATTTTAATATATGAATCTTCTTTCGTTTCTGAAAAATTTTCTCTAAGATCTTTAGCAGCTTCTTCTCTCATCTTACTGGTTACCAATCCATTATGATAACAGCTGATAAAGAAATTATTATTTCTCATCCAAGGTTTGTTTCCTTGATAAATCATATCACGGTCAATATTCTGTTCATTCCTATAAATCTTATTCATAAATTTATAGTCATAATCTCTTGTATTCTCAAATCCGCCTATAGATAATAATGTATTCAAACGAATAACTAATTGGCTTGGGTCACAACTTGCACACGGATGAATAATTCTATATCCTTTGTTATTTCCTACTCCATCTATAAAGGCAAGACGGTCAGCATATCTAACAAAACGTTGAGAACCAAATTCATCTACCATATTCATCCATAAAGGCCTTTCATTTCCAATGCAATATTCTTTAACAGTGTCAATAAAATTTGGATGAATAATATTGTCATCATCAAGGACATAAACAAGAGGATTTGAATCTTTATATACTCTATTCTTCAAATCTTGCAGCGGGCCATTCATCAGCTCTCCACCATAATTGTCTTGTCCTTCCTTTCCTTGATAGTACATTACATATGATATGTCATTTTCTAAACAAACTACTTCTGCTCTTTTAATATTCAACGGAGACATATCTGAATTGTATTGGTCAAAACACAATACCCATACGGGATGAAGCTCTTTTTCATCTTTGAATCTTGTTGCAATATTTTTAGCAATAGGATACAAATTCTCTGTCCTTACTACTGCAGTAACTAACAATATGTCTGTCATAATTGTACTATTTTGTTTTTATCAGGAATCATTTCTCCAAATACAAGATAAATGTTATTTTCCCATTCTACTGGTTCCAAAAGGCATTTCCTTTTAATAAGCTGCATATCAATTATTTTGCTATCATAATTTTTCAAACAGTCCTGTATTTTTTCACAAAGAGATGATATACCGTTATCAGTGTATTTGTCAAATTTATATGAATTTGGAATAGGATAGTCATCAAATGTACTTGCACATCCTTCATTAGGAAGCAATAGCAAGCAATCTCTTATAGCAGCTTCTCTTGGACACATCTCCCTACCTTCATATTCATAAAAATCTACATATACTTTAGCCTTATCATATAAAGCTATCATTTCTTCTTTTGTCAAATATTTTCCAGATTTGTCTGGGCCTAGGCCAACAAATTCAATATTTGGCAAACTACCTTTTACAAGTTCAATGTACTTTCTATTTACTTCTTTGCAAGCATTATAAAGTACAATATCTTCTTTTGTACTATTTCTTTTACTGTAAAATGAAGGATAAAGACCATGTTGAAATTTAATTCTATTTGTTATTCCATAATACAACAAATCTCTTCCTATCATCTCATTTTCATACAAATGCAAACAACGGTCTTCAATAGATTTAAGCTTCAGCAATTGTCTTCTTCTTGATATTTTTACTGAGGTATCATTATAATCAAATCCAGATGAAAGCCACCATATAATCAATTGCAAATGTTTAAAATTACAAAAGAAATCTAAATTTTTTGGATTCTCTATCATAATCTCAGGGATAAGAAGCACGGTGTTTTCATCATCTGTTACTTCTTTCCATGTACCGTAATTTATGTCATATAGATTTTTATAATAATCATTTTGTTCAAAAATACCGTCAAATCTATAATTGAACATTTTTGCATTTACTCCAAGAGATTTAAGATGAGCAGCCAATTTTTGCAACACTTCAGCTCCTCCTGATTTAACTTCAGGAGTATTTCCCCAAATCATCAATTTAGAATCTTTTGTAATTTTAATCATTTTTGTATGGACCGAATCTTTTTTCATAAATCTCAATCAGATGATATTTTTCATCAATTGCTGTCATCATCTCTTTCTTATATGCTTTTCTTTGCATATAGAAATCAGTACAAATCTTTGGAATAAATCCTGGTAGATTACGTTTGTAGACAGCACCAGATGTACACATAATTTCATCTGCTTGTCTTCTATGATTTTTGTTTTTCTCTATGAATGTTTCAGGAGAAATATTAAACTGTCTGATTGTTGTAGGATAAAGTGAAGCAAAGTCAAGTGCAATAACATTCTTATAAATTCCTGCAATTGGTTGATACACAAATGCTCCTTCATATCCTTCATCATTTCCGTCTGCTTTTTTCTTTCCCTGGTTTGGCATTACTCTGCCTTCTTTGTAAAGATATTCAGACTGAACGATTTCAAGACTTCTCACTGGACTGAATGCAGTCAATGCATCAACATGCATAAGATTTGCAAGACCTAAGAATGCAGAACTTGTTTTAATCTTGTTGTCAATTTCACGAACAAGAATACTATCAATTGCATTATAAAAAACATATTCTGCAGGCTTTTGCCTCCACAGTTCTTTGAATCCCAATTGATGTTCTACCTTCTTTGCACCAACTACTGTATGTGATACCCAGTCAAGTTTGTTTGATTCTTTGACTTCAACAGACCTATCCCATTTGATATAAATCTCCATATAGTCATACAACAACTTATGCTTTGGAAGACTAATCTTCACTCCTGCCTCTGCCTGCTGTGGAGTATAATTATACCAAGTTCCAGTCGGTGACAAATATGAAATATCAATACCTAAATTGCTTGCACGATTGAACAAATATGGATAGTCATATCCAAAGAAATTCCAACCTGTTGCACATGGAGCTGGGTAAAGAAAACTCCTGAAAAATGTTTGCAACAATTCAACTTCAGTATCAAATGACAAATATGTAAACTTGTAATTGGTTTTGAATCCCTTACAATGTTCATCAATCTGTTCTTGAATCCATTTTATTTCTGTTTCACTAAGCTTTACTCTTCCAAGAACATATGCTTGGTCATCTACAACCCATGAAATTGTATTTACAGGATTTTTTGCCAAACTAGCTTCAGGAAATCCATCATCATCTACATCAACCTCAATATCACAGAATGAAGTTTTTGGCATGTACAACTTATTGATTTCTGCAATTTCAGGGTTTGCTGCAATCAAATCTAAAAGAATTTCATGAATTCTTTGTTCAGTTAAAAATCCATTTACTGGGTCTTTTACAACAGCTTTATAATCCCAAGACTTAAATGAACCATCTGGAACTTCTCCTCGTTTACAATATTTCCATTGATACAGTTGTGTCTGTGGAATAATATAAGTTAAATATGATATTCCACCTTCTTTATTGATATAAGACAGCACAAGCTGACGAGCTGGCTGTCCTTGTTCATTCAATACATCTCGTATTTCTGTAGTAACTATCATATAAATTATATCTTTTACTGGCTTACATTACTACCGAATCCTTTTTCTCCTCTTTTACTTTCTGAATGATACTCTTCAAATTCTTTGGCACTAATCAAATTAGGCTTGCTCAAAATAATTGGTGAATGAATAAACTGAACAAGCTTCTGTCCTGTTCTGATAATAGTTGCTTCATCTGTAAAGTTTGCAATACCAAGATGAACTTCACCAGAGTAATCAGAATCAACAATCTCCGCAGTATAAACAAGACCTTGCTTTGTTGAAACACCAGACTTATTTGCAGCCATCAACATTGTTCCAGGAGCAATTGCAGTCTTAATTCCTGAAGGAATAAGAATCCTTGACCCAGGAAGAAGAGTAATCTCAAGAACAGTCTTATCTTCAATTTTGGTGATATTATATCTTACATGAGCGTTTGGATTTTTAGATATTAAATCATGCAAGAAATCTCTCCCATATTCAGGTACATAAAAATCAACACCAGCTGCTTCAGCAGTTCCTCTTGTCAAATCATGTACATTTCTAACTTTAATGTAATTAAATTCATCTAATTTCATAAATTCAATATTTCTTTAGTTTCTTATAAATATTCTATAACAAATTGGATTGAAAGTTTAAGTATGGCATTATTAAATACTGAATATTCTGAAGTAATGAATTTTATTGCTATTCGCAGGTATCTTGACCTTTCAAAGGGCATCATAAATACTTGTAACGGTTATATCAATAAAACTTTAATTACTTATGGTCAAGGTGACACAAAAGATGCAGAACATTCAAATGAAGATATTTTGAAATCAAAAATAGGTGATTTTGTCGAAAAGATAAAAAGATACACAAACATTGTAACAACTCTTACTAAACACATAGGAGAGTTGACTGAATTGATGAAATATTGTGTAGACCATATAAAGTATTATAGTGCTAAATATCTTATAAAAGAAATTCAATTATTGGGTTTAAGAATAAAAGCAATTGTAGTCAATATTAAAATAAAGATTGCACAAGCTTTAAGACAAGTTCTTGTAAATATTCTTCACGGAAAAGCAGCAGCTATCACAAATGCACTTGTAGCTGCAATCATATTAAAAGTACAAGTTATAGGACAATTAATTGGTGTAGCATTGGCAGCTATTGATAGTTTATTAAATATGCTTCCTCCTATGATAACTGTAAAACCTCATACTATGGCATTCTTCCCAACTCCTAAGAGTATGTCAAAGGTTGACCTTGTTCCAATCAATACAAATAGAAGTATCTGTGAAAGACTTCCTGAACCTGTGAATGTAGCTATAAGAGAAGCAGTAAAGATTACTGACAAATTGAATGTACCTATAAAACTAGCAATTGTAGCTGCTTGTGCTGCAAGTGGAATTGCTCAGGCTTCAAGCAAGAGTCATGAATTTAATATTATCGGTTGTAAACGTATAAACTTAATAGACCCAAAGAAGATAATAAAAGCTATAGAATTTATTGTTGCATTAATTCCTATACCGCAAGCACTACCAAAGTATGAAAAAATTTCAATAATCAATCTTGGTTATCTTGCTTGGTTATTAACTACATTTGAATTTGGCGGAAAGCGGTCATTTGGAATGATGGGCATGCCATAAACAAAAGAGGAAATCATTTTGATTTCCTCTCTTTGTATTCTTTACAAACATGTTTCGGAGCTGGTAAAAATCCATCTGCAGTCAATTCAGTCTCTGTATATACTTTAGGCTTTAGATGTTTTCTTTTTCTATTAGAAATCCATTTTCTAATGAAATACATTAATGTTTTTCTTTTGGGATTGGAATTGGTCTGCATTCTATAATCTTAGTTTTTTTGAATGTAGGGAAAAATATTATTTCATCAAAAAATGAATAATATGCTTTAAGCTTAGGAGTGTCATAATCATCAAGCAAAGTTATTTCTTCAACTTGTGACTTTGTAATATCAGTCAAAGATTTCTTTATACCCATTATTACATCACAATTAAGCTTGCTGTTGATATAAATAACTCCTGTATATCTTTTTGACTTAGCACCAGCAGCAATGAGTCTTTCAATTTCAGTATTGACAATGAACCTATGGGTAGGTTTTGTAATATCCAACCCAGAATCTGCTATAAGTGTATCAATATCAATAATGTAAAAAGTATTGAGATTTGTAAATACATTCTTAAGTTTTCTATACGGTTCTATTGTAATATAAAACTTCATTAAAAGAGACTTATTTTTCTTCTACTGTGTATTTATTCATTAAAATACAACATTACTCTTCTTCGTAAGACATTCTAAGAGCGTCAGAAATGCTCTTAACTATTTCATTTACATCCATTTGTTCAACCAAACAGTCAACAAATTTCTCACCACCATTATCAAATTCAGCCTTTGCAATATTGTAAATTGATTTGCTAGGAAGATTGATTGTCAATGACAATGATACCTCAGTTGGATGCTTCTTGCAGGTCTTAGCCAAAATCTTTACAGGGTCTGACTCTGCAACACCTGAGATTGATACAGGTTTGTTAACTACTGTAGGAGCAACAACAGTTGGCTCTATATAAGCAGGTTCTGGACGTCTTGTTGGAATTCTTGTAGGAGTTATATCTTCAACATAGTCTCCATTGTATTCATCATAAGATGGAAGAGGAAGCATATTACCTCTATATTTAGGAGGAGTATATCTTTTTTCTCCAATCTTTGACCTATCAATATTCAAACTATTTCCATTACCAGATGCACCTGTAATATCTTCAAGAGGTGGAACATCAACAGTCTGCTCACCTGCTGCTGGGTCCATATATGTATATTTTCCCATTTTGATAGTTTCAAATTTCCAAGTGTCAGAAGGATTTACAATTTCAACCATTACTTTTCCTTTAAGGTCTGCTGCATTTCTTGTCATTTGTGAAATAAATCTCTGATTACAAGCTTCTCCGCTTTTGAAATTGAAGAAATATTCTCCATCTGTACAAGTAATATTGTCAAGCGTTTCTACCTGACCTGCATTTTCACCATCTAACCACTGGAAATATCTTCTCTGTCTCATTATTCTTTAATATTAATTTTATTTACTTTTATATTAGTTATTTGTACTTTTTGGCAAGATGAATCTTCCGTATTGCTGTTGGTATTCTTTGACCCAGGGGGTTTGCTCCCATCCTGGGGTTTCAAACCAGGAGAGGTAGTCTTCTCTGAAGTTTTCAAGAGCTTCTGTAAAATGCGCTTTATAATTTGCATGAGATATTACATTCAGTCTTCTTTCATAAATTGTAAAAGTGTGTCGTGTACCTTGTACTCTCCACACAACAGATAGCATTGGATCATATTTACTTACTTGTGCTTCAGAATATTCAATCGTAATTGGTCCTCTCCATCCCTTTGGATTTATTTCTACTGTTTTAATTTCTGATATACAATTAGAAAAATCAAAATTGTTTGGCATAATTAAGCATCTACCTCCTCTTCTTCAGGATTACCTTGTGTGTAATTTGCACTTGCATCTGCATAAAACATTTTTCTGCGAACAATCTTTTCATCTCTTTCCTCTTTAGCTTCAATTGCTTCTTCTACCATCTTGATAACATCAGCATTTGACCGTCTATTTGCAAGAGCTCCAGAAATCTTTCTTGTTCCAAGCAAAGCAGAACCAATACCAAGGATAACGATTACTTTATCAACAAACTCTAATATATTTCCTGCCTCGTCCTGATTTACAAGATAAAATACAAACAATCCAAGAAAAACAAGAATAGCAGTAAATGTTAAAATAACTCCGCAAAATCCAGTAGCTGAAGTTTCACCTGTCATTCCAGATGTAACCATTTCTTTGAATGACACTGTAATTTTGCCTGTTTCTTTATTTCTGCACATTTCTCACCTACATTTATTTAATATTATATATGAGAAAAAGAGTTAAGATTTCTCTTAACTCTCCCTAAAAATATGTTCAACAAAAATGATAAGTAAAGGAATTAATCCTTTTTAGCGTCTAAAATATCATCGAGCTTCTCTGCTTTGACTGATACGATACTCCACTCATCCATGCAATGCTCGAACTCTTTCTCAACTCTGTCTGCAGCTTCCTGAGGAGAACCACAATTAGTAACCAAATATGTTTCTCTTGATTTCTTGATTTTAGGTTCACCCTGCTTGTTGACGATACCGGTATCTTCTTCAATAGATACTGTAACTTTGTAATACTCTGTAACTTTCATTGTTTATTTAATTAAAATTGAACTTTCTTCTTTCTTTTCTTCTGTTTCACCAAGGATTTCCTTAGCAGCTGATTTGCTTACAAATTCATCAGGAATTGTACCACATTTATCGCAAACATAAACAGGAATAGGATACAATTCTTCTTTGCCAGTAGGACTAACAAGAGCTGACAATTTCTTAAGAATAATAGCTTCTCTAAAAACTTTGCTTCCACATTTCGGACAAACAACATTAGGAGATTTATAAATCGCCTTTGCTGTATTCAACATTTGTAAATTATCTGCCATGATTATATAAATTATTTATGCATTGATTTCTGGGTCATCTTTATGAATATACTGTTCAATAAACTTGAAATGCCTCTCATAAATATGAATACTTCCACATGAAAAAATTATTTCAGGATAAAAATCAACATCAATATTGTTGTCTCTTAAATCCTTTACCAATTTGTTTGCAACATACTGATGCCAAGCTAAATCATTCCTGAATCCAAATATTGCATCACAGCTTCTTTGATAAACAATGTAAACAAGCTTTTTATTTCTGACAAACTGATGTGTATAACAAGTACACATAAAATCTGACATTCCATTCTTGTTATATTCATACTGCATTTCAGGACGAGTATAAATCATAACAGCTCTTCTTGTATAAGGGTCATCAATAAGTTGTCTCAAACAATTTCTGTATTGATTTTTATTCTCTTCACTAAAAATACACCAACCATAATTTGAATTGATGAACCCGTCTTTGTCAGCAACTTGTTTCCAAACTTCTGGAACTTTACCAGGAATATCATATACATTCAAAGACTGTGACAAATACCAACTAAGTTCTCTTTCAACATAATCTTGATTTACTTGATGAAATATTGTATTGTCAGTAGCAATGAAATTCTCACCGACAATTTCAACTGTCTTCCTTCCTTGACTGTCTACTGTAAACTCACCATTCTGATATTTCTTTGCAAACTCGTGTCTAATATCTTCTACTGTCTTCATATCAATTCTACATTCATTTCTTTTAACTTAGAGAGGATTTCATTACAGATATCATCAATATTACGGTAATTACCATCTACTGTCTCTACATTGATTTTCATATAGTATCTCGGATGCAACCTATCCATAATTTCATTAAACAATTTAACCTCTCTTGTAACTGTCTTCAATCTTTTTTCTGGGTCATATTTTGATGTAAAAGACTTGTCATCATCATGAGATATAACAAATTCTGGACTAGCATCGAGATGAATTACAACTGGAGTAAAATACAAATTTTTGTTATGAATATCTCTTATCATTTCAAAAATTTTATCTGGGTCACCATTTCTGTAAATTTGTCCATACACATATTCACCAATATGACTTCTGTCCATAAATGCGATTGTTTTATTACATCTCTTAAGAACATATTCTTGCATTGCCATTGTACTGCATTTTACAACTGCTTGCTTGAATGTTTCTCTTTGAACTTCATTTTGGTCTTCACCTTCTTCACATTTCGGCCCAGTAGCATGCATAAGAAAAATATCTGCAACGTTCTTATACTTATCTGCTAATTTGTTAATGATTGTGCTTTTACCAAGGTTGTCAGCTCCTTCAAATATCAATGTTACCATACTTTACAATTTTCTTGAAAATTATATCAGCACAGCTTTTAAGATATTAAAAAAGAGGAGCAAAAGCTCCTCTTAATTGTGTAGTAATTACTCTTCTTCTTTGTTAGGAAGATTGACCTTCTGCAAAGTGTCAGACAAAACAATTCTGTACTTGCCGTTGTTTTCGAGAATGTCTGAGATGAATGCACGCATTTCATCATTGACTCTAAATTCGTGATGGTCAAATCTCTCTTCGAAATCCTTGCTCATTACACTGCGGTGAATAAGACCGCTGAAGATCCATTCTCCTGCATTGTCCTTGAATTGGACAAATACGCCATTCTTTGAAGAACCAGTAACTTTACAGCTGACCTCTTGTCCAATTGTAAGTTCTTGTTCAATCTTGGAAGGAAGAATAATTTCGAGATACTTCTTGTAGCTGACAACAAATCCAGAGAAAGGAAGATAGTTGACAATCATAACAGGAATTGTCTTTCCAAGAAGAGCTTCAAAATCAGTAAGAATTCCAGCAGCTGCAAGTGAACCAGGCAAGAAGCACTTAATTCCTTGGATATCAACGATATAACCACCGTTATTGATTTCCTTTACAGTTGCATAGTAAGCAGAAGTAGGATTCTTAATCTGTGCAACAAACTCTGCTTCAATCTTAGCAAGATGACCGTCCCAAAGTGATACACGACCATTGTCCATAACCTTAGCATTAAGGTTGCTTTCAATAAGTGACTTCTTGAAATCAGGACGAGTCTTTACAGCAGCAACAAACAAATCGACAGACCTGCAGTTGAGAGTATCAAGATACTGTTTCTCCTTATTGAGGTCAATGACAGCTGACATTCCATTGACAGTATCAATTGAAATCTCATGGTCAGAAACTGCTCTGACATCAGTAACAGAATAAACTGTTCCCTTCAATGCGTCCTTAGGATTGAACTTGTTGCTTCCATCCATGTGTGCCTCATACATATCATACAACTCTTGTGCATAAGGCTCATGACAATAAACTTTGTCGTTTTGTGATTTTACCTTGACTGATTTGTTGACGACAAGAGAATTACCTCCCTTATAACCGTTGTCATACAATGACCAATCAAAATTGTCATCTGACTTGGCAAGTATTTTACCAGTTAAAACAGTCTTTGTTTTTCCCATACTTAACCTTCATTAATAATAGAAATAACAACCTTTGTGGTGGTAGTAGTAGAATCAAACAAAATTCTATCTACAACATAATCACCAGATGGAGTAGGACGGCGACCAAGAATAATTTTGTAAGTTTCATCAGTCTTATCCATCATATCAATGAACTTTGCTCTGAAGATAGATGCCTTGATTGCATAATCAGGAGCAGTTTCAAGCTCACCAATCTTATATACAAAGTTAGAAGGCTTATCCTTTGCAATATAGTCCTTGACGTAAACGTCCTTTCCTTCAACATAGAAAACCAATGCATCCTTTCTGTCATCAACCTTGATAATATCAGAGGTCTTAATGATTGAAGAAATAGTTGCAGCAGAAAGTTCTAGTGAAACGGGGTCCTGTACGGAGAAAACTGCATTATTGAACTTCTCATCAGACAAATACTGAAGTTCAGAAATTCTGAATCCGTCCATCTTCATCTTGAGGATGTCAGAAACAAACGAGATAGATGTTGTCACATAATCTTCTGTGCCGTCTTGATTCTTCAAAACGTCATAAGCAATGACAATATCGAAATTAGAGTTACCCTTATCATCAACAGAAGCACCAAAGCGCTCTACAATTTTGATAAGTTTTGGAAGTTGAATAAGAATGCCGGCCTTAATTCGATTCTCGCCGAGCTCCTTTTCCCCATCATGTTCAACAACTGTCATATGACAGTCATCGAATGTAATCGATGAGAATCTCACACTGCCGCGGTCTTCAGAAAATGTTTTCGCGACAAATGCTTTGAGATTTGTGTCGATTTCTATCAACAAACTTGGACGAATCTTTGCAAAATTCTTCAAGTAGTTGACAAACGGATCAACACTACCGTTAAGATTTAATTTTAACTGCATCAAGCAAAGTGTTTTAAAAGATTAAACATAATTCAAGCATTTAAAATGCTTTGAAATAATATATGAAAAAAGCAAGAATGATTAATTCTTGCTTGATTTCAAAGTTTCAATTTGTGCTTCTAATTCTGTTATTCTCTCATGTAGTTTATCAATTGCGGCAAGAGCAATAACAGAAAGTTTAGAATAATCTACTGCTAAATGACCGTCTGTAGATGTTACAATTTCTGGATATAATGCTTCAACAGTTTGAGCAGAAACACCAATATTTGAAATCTTATCAGGGTCTGATCTCCAATAGAATATACCCTTTTTAATTGTTGCAAGATTATCTAAATTTATATCAATATTTCCAGTAAATGTCTTAAGAGTCTCATCTGAAGCGTGATATAAATTTCCAGCTCTGAAATAAATTCTTTGGTCATAATATAATTTACTTGGAGCTGTATCATTGTCATATACTGTATTATTTGCAACTAAATAATAATTAGTAGTATTATCATCAATATTTGCTTTTGAAAGCATTGCTCCTGCCGCACCCCAAGTTATAGCTCCACTAGAATTCAAAATAAGTGCTTGATTGTATGCTTTTTGTTCTGGAACTTCATAATAAACTGTATTTTGTTCACCGGTTCCAGTAATTGACAAAATAGGAACATATTTTGACTGAGGTGTAACAGTTCCAGCATTGTATAATGAATCTGCATATTTTACCCTTGAGTGAAACTGTCCATCTCCTCCAAAAACAGTAGTTGCTACATCACCCGCTGAACTTCCACCTGTGCCTTCATTCTTTGCAAGAACTTTGAACTTTCCTGCAGCATTGTTACTATCACTGTTATCCCATATCAAAAGATATTGATTATCTGATATTTTACTTTCTGCGTTTTGAGAAGTGTTAAAAATATCAGTATTCATCTTTTCATATATCAAATTCATTCCTGCAGTCTCTTTGTCCTTTTCACATATACAATCAAGCAATGTAAAAGGTGCTAATGTATTAGCAGCATAATCTACCAATGTTTGCGGAGTATAAGAACCACTTTGGAATTTTATATTGTTGTCTGCCATGTTATAGTATTTCTCTTTAATTATTTATTTTAGATATATTAAGACCTTCCTCTCAAGGTAATGTTTATTGGTCCTACAAGAGAATCCAATGATGTTCCATATTCAATTCCTTGTGATGAAGTAAATCCTCCTCTGAATATAGGTTGTAAATCATTTATTTCTACAATATTTCCTAATTTGTCTTTTACCAATCTTGTAAGAACAATATCACCGTATTCATCTATTCCGTAATTTCCTTCACCATAATAATATGAATTGTTCTTATCAGCATCAAAGAATATTGAAACAGAGTCAACACCTGCAACAGATTCTACTATTCTTACTAAATCAGAAACTGGAAGTCTGTCACGTCTTGTATTCTTAATAAAGTAATTTGACAATACAGTAATTATAGCACTTTTAACAGCATTGAAATTATAATTAGCCCAAATTTGAACAAAGATATTAACTGCAAAGTTTACAAATATAGGGTCAAGAATTCTGTTTTCTACTGTTATAATCTTTTGTCCTGAGTCATCAATAAGATTGATAATTCCTTGTTTCTCATCTTCTGTCAATAAGAATCTATCCTTTGAACAAGTGAAATAATTTTCACCAGTATTTATACGTTTGCTTATGTCAGGAACAAGATACAAATAAACAATATTGTCATCTAACTTGGAATCATCATATTTCTCTTTAAGAATATCATACTCATTCTGTGCTTCAATCATTTGGTCATAAGCTTCTTCTGCTGCTTCAGAATTCTTTCCTGTGAGATTAACTTGTGCCATATAAGTTTCTTTTGTATACTCATACTTGTTCTTTGCTGTCAAATATTCTTTTTCAATCTTTGAATCTTCAACAGTATCAAATCCGCTGAATGCATCAATAATTGAGAACATATTCAATTTTGTTAAGAAATATCTGTAATTAATAGCATTTGCAAGAACAAAGCTTCTTGAAACATGAGGTGCAAGTTGTCTTGTTATTTCTATTGCTTCTTTTTCTGCACCAAACAATACTTCAGATGCAGATGAAAGAGTATATATACTGTTCAAATCAATTATATTTCCTTCAACATCATAACCACCTTCATCAAATGTCCAATAATTAACATCATCATTTTCAAGAATATTTCCAAGTGGACCAGCAGAAACAATATATTCACAAAGAATTGATGCTCCCTTTTCAGGAACTGCACCAGAATTTCCTGTTCCAAAGAATACATCTATTCCTCCGTTAAAGGCAGGTTTGACAATGCATGCTTTTTGCTCATATCCCATATCTAATAATGATGGAACTGCCATCCAAAGTTCTCCATTAACATAAATATTAACAAAGAAATTATCAACAAGTTCATTTGCTTTATTTGCAAAATTGAAAGATTGCAAAGCATAACCAGTTCCAGTAGCTTGTTGATACTTCAATTCACCTTGAATAATAGGAATTTCTATCTTATTGTCATGAGCACCAACAGTAAGTCTCATATGTTTTCCAGGAAAAACTGCCATATAAGTCAAACCGTTTGAAGTATTTCTAATTTTTGTGAAATTGTTTATTCTTATTGTTTGACCTGCTAAATCACTGCTATTATTGTATGTCATATACAATGCACCTCTTGCAGCAAGACCGGTTGAAGGAGTGTGACCTGCAAGAGAAGCAAGACCTCTGATAGATCTCTCGTGGAATGCTGTAGCGATATTAAGTTCAGTTATAGATGTTTCAATATAATACAATATCATTCTTCCGAGATGAAGAACAACATTTATAAGTTGAGCAAAAGGTGAAGCGATTGTAAATTCTTGATTGTTTAACTTATAAACATTTCTCAAATATTCATATACATCATCACGAAGCTCATTGAATCTTAATCTATTCGCTTTAAATATTTTAAATTCAGGAGTCATCAATAACTAATATCATTTGAATATTTATCTTGCTAATTTGTATACCAAAAATCTCATACAACCAATAAATATACAAATATAACTTGATTTGTATGAAGAAACTATTTGCTTTATTAGTTGCAGTTTCATTATTATCAGGATGTGGTCTTATTCAAAAGATTTCACATAAGGACCAAAATAACACTGATGTAGAAAATACTCTCGGTGTTTCTTATATGAGATTTACTATGAACAAAGTTCTTGGTATTTCCCAGGTAGATTCTATGATTGTTGCAGACCATCTTACTCCTCTTAATGAATGGCTTTATGCCCCAATTGTTGGAGAAGATAAGAAGGCAATTTCTCAGTACATGTATATAAAATCTCTTGAAGAGGACAATGAATTGATTTATGTAGTAACTCAGACAAAAGTTGATACTTTGTTTAAATGTACAAAGAGAATAACAGAAAAAGTAATGCTTGATGAATAATATGAAAGAGATGGTATTCGGTTTTGTTCCAACACAATTTGATGGTACTGAATATGTAATTACTGAGGAGAATCTTGGTACACTTCCTCTCCCTAATGCATATTCATATCTTCCATTTATGTCTCCTATTATGGACCAAGGCAGTGCTTCTACTTGTGTTCCTCACTCTATCAGTGCAGTATATGATTATTATATTGCAATGAATCATCCTGAACTTACAAATAATGGTAAATTTGCAAACTCTGGTATTTCAATCCAACAAATTTATAAAAGCAGAACAAATTACGGTGATGGAATGTCATACAAAGAAGCATTTAAGTTCTGTCTTCACAAAGGTGTAGTATCAGAGCAGGATTACAAAAACAAGAAGTTTGACAATCCTATGAAGATTTACATGTACGGCCGTGTAATGTCAATTGGTGTTCTTAAAAGAGCAATTGTTGCAAACGGTCCTTGTCCTATTGCTACAATGGTAAGAAGTCTTGATAGAGATGATTTCTGGAACGGCAGTGGAAACTATGGCGGCCATGCAACTTGTTTGATTGGATATTCTGACAAGAAAGAAGCTTTTATACTTAGAAATTCTTGGGGAAGGTCATTTGGTTCTGGCGGATATGTTTGGTTCCCTTATTCTGATTTTGAGAAGATTCTTGAAGCTTGGACTGTGTTAATATAAAAAATCCTATATAAAAAATTTCCTATAAGAGAGGCTAAGCCTCTCTTTTGCATTTTATATATTGACCAATAAATAATAAAATAGAAATTTTCACTCAATGATTAAGAGAAATAAAGTGAATGCAAGGTATATCTCTGAACACGCACAAGATGTTTATACTGATTTGGGATTTGACTATAGAGGAAAATTGTTTGCACGAACATCTTCCCCTATAATATTCCGAAATATAAACAACTTTTATTTCATTGGTCAAATAGATAAGATGATATCATTACTAGTAGATATGACAAAACAGATAAAGTTGCAGTATATGATTTCATTACATAAAAATGATAGAAACGTAAATTAATATGAGCCAATTCAATTATACTAACTTGCATTTCTTTGATAAGCATGGAATAGAACTTCCAATAACTTACAGCTCAAATTACATCGCAGAAATAATAAATGAAAGCGGTGATAATGCTGTATTCTATGGTTTGAAGGACTGTTCTACCGGAGAATTTGAATTCATAAAGAAAAAAGCAGGAAATCGTTTTTCAGATAAAAGTGAAGAGGTTTGCCATTTAACAGTAGGAAACACTACATATGAAACTACTGCAACCGTTGTCAAAGAAGATACTCCTGCATTTATTGGAGGAGAACAAACTACAGTAAAATATGTAAATGAAATTTCAGATATTGTTGTAAGTGATGATATTCAAGCAAAGATAGATGCTCTTCCTTTTCCTACTATAACTTTATCAAGTTCATTGTCTCTTCCTCCTGTATCTGTAGATTTGGTAGAGACACAATCAATTTATGTATTATGTGAATACAATAATGCTTTTGCAAAATTAGCAGAAGTTACAGGTGAAGATATTATTGATTTCAAAAATCATTATAAGATTCTTTTTTATCTTGACAATAGAAGCCAAAAGGATTTCAGATTTTTCAGTGTAGATAATTCTGAATTGAAGTGGTCTGACAGAGCTATATTAAATTTCAACAAAGGAGATTTCAAAGTAAATATTGGTTTCTGTGGAGCAGAAGAAGGAATATATGAACAGATAATGTATGTTTGTATCCTTAAAGATTATAAAGAGTCTGACCCAACTTCTGGTGAAATTTATCCTATTGGTTCTATCAAATTAGAAGCAGAAGCAATAGGAGAAGATGAAAGATATAGAACATTATTCTCAAACTTCGGTATTCCAGACCCTATCCATTATCAAGAAGTTTTTGCAAATACTTCTCTTGATGAGGGAAAAATGGACTACATGAAGCTTAACGAGAATTCTAAGAAATTATTCTTATCATATTCTGAAATATTCTCTTACATTGGTTCTTATAAAGCATTGATGAATGCAGTCAATGTGTTAGGTTATCATGATATTTTCTTCAAAGAATGGTATAAAGAAACTGGAAAAAATATAGTTTCAAAGGGTTATGTTACATATGATATGAGTTATAAATCAGATGCAAATGCTAACATAATTGACAATATTCCAATTGAAGAAAGAATATCATTGAAGAAGCTAAATTGGCTTTCAATGGTTTATAGAATAAACAAAGAGTTGTTAGATGAAGCAGAAGACCAATGGGGTTTCCCACAAATCATTGAAATATATGACTATAACAATGAAGAGATAATAACAAAATTGTATAGTTTAAAGAAATGGTTGGAGAAATATATCATTGGATTAAACTGCAAAATCATTGATGTTTCAGGCGAAGGAATATATTTTGAGAGATATAAGCTTGATACTTACGGAATGTATCAGCAAGTGTTTGATTGGAACAACTCAAACAATCTTATTCCTACTGTTGTAACTTCAGATGAAAATGGTCCTCTTGATTATTATCTTATTGACTCATCTGCATATTTGAATGTAGATATTGGACTATACAATGCTGCAACAATTGAAGATTATAAAAACTATACATTAGAGCAGTTCTGTGATGGTTATATTGGTACTGATAATATATATCATCAGAGAATGCCTGATGATGAGGAGGCCGCTTCTGTATATGTTGGAAGAACATTTGAATGCCTTAACAGATTTGAAGATTATGAATTGAAAGCAACATCATACGGTGAAGATTTCTTATTTGGAAAAGAATATCTTGCAAAAGATAGTGCAGGAATTAGAATCCATGACAATGAAATCTATTTCAATCCATTTGAACTTCTTGAAAAAGAGCAACAAGCTGCATTTACTCTTCTTCCATTCATTCAACTTGAAAAGGCAAATATAAGAAAGAAAGAGACTAATTGGAACAATTCAGTAAAATACAGAATTAATCCTGAATTGACTGATGATTCATTAGAATCATATACAATAAAGAATTTGGAAACAGGAGATACATATTCAAGCACTGATTATATCATGCTTATTCCTCCTACATATTCTGAAATGGATGATGTTGTCACAATAACTAGTTTCTCTGGGACAGAAATAGAAAAAGATGTGTATTATGTTCCAGAATTTCAAGAAGATGACTCTTCACTTTCAACAATAGTCAAGCACAATCAAACTATTAGAACATACGGTTTAAGATATTCAGCAATCAATAAGATGAATATGCCATTATTCTCTATTGCTGGATATGAAGTTGATGGAAAATCTGATTTCATTGATTTGCAAGAAGAATATTACATTGAAATCCTTGATGGAAAAATGTTGTTCAATGATGTTGAACATGATAGAAAAATATTCTTGAATTTCAATTTTGATAAAGAAACAAATGAACAAGAAGTAAAGATAAGCATTATCTATACATCTGACAATTTCAAAATTGAATCATATGAAGATGAAGACTATATTCCTGCATTTATTCCTGGAAATGAATATTCTACATTTGTTGATAATTATGAAAATGATATAGACAATGCAATAATATATGACAATGTTCATTCTATAAAAGTAATGAACACCGGAGAATTCACTATAGATGTATATGCAAAAGATTTGCAAAACAATATATTTGCAAAGAATTGCGAAAATACAGTAAATGTATATCTTCCTAATTTCTCAATAAGCACTTATACGAATTCAAGCAATTCCGGTGAAGAACATAATTCAATTGCAGAATATATTTCAGAAGAAGAAAGAACATTCTTGAGAGATAACTATACAGATTTCTGTATTTACAACAATGCTTATATGATTAATGGATTTGTTAAAACAATTAATGACAGTAACAAAGAATTATCAATACAATATCCATCTTATAGTTATAGTATGCATAACCCAAAGGGTGGTGATTACTTGCATTTCATGAATATATCAGACAGATATTATACAGATGCTGTAGAATTTGAAGTAAACTCTACTCTTGATAAGACATACACAGGATATTTTATGGTCCTCGAAAAGAATGGTATCAATGCTTATACGAGAGTTATTGAAGAAAGTGATTCTCCTGCTTTGCTTGCAATAAGTAATGATATTATAACAGATGAAGTATATTCTGCTGCATCTTATATGTCTGCATTGTATAGTGCTGATAGTAATTTAGATTATACAGATGTAAATTTAATATTGTATAACAATCTTGGAAATTATCCTATAATGCAAACATATGCATCTATGGTTAATGCAAATGCTATTCCTTACAGTGATATCATTGAAGGATATACAGATGGAAAATATCGTTTGCTTATAGGTGAATATTCAGAACGTTCTTATATCTGGGCTTCACTTCTTGAACATATTGAACAAGATATTCCAAAGATTATAAATCATTATATTGATGATGCATCAAGTGAGATGATTATTATTCCTGATGATTCATCTTTCAATGATGATGAAGAAGAGTCACAAGAAGATGAAGTTGTAATAGAAGAACCAACAGAAGAAGATGTTATCAATGACTGGTATTATATAGAACCACAACCTAGTGATTTTCTTGATGTTGTAGTAGATTTTGTTGAAAATCTTAAAACTGTAAATATAACAGTTCCTGCAAGTAAAATAGAAGAAGAGGAATTAGAAAATACTCTTGCTGATTTCAAAGAATCATTAGAGAATATAATTGATTCTTCTGCAGAATTATATACTTATGAAGATGAAACTTTGTTTGATACTTCAACAGAAGTAATTGATTATATCAAATCTAAAGTAAATGATTTGTATTATACTATAGGAGATGTTTCTTCTAATTTGTATGTAGATACTAAATCATGTGTATGTTTGAACAATTATGAAACATATGATGTATTGATGAATATCTATCTCAAAAATATTTTGATAAATGAAGATGATACTGATACTTATGGAATAAAATACATATTAGGAGAACATAATGATTTGTATTCTGGTACAGTAGGAGAACAAATATATGCAAAATATAAAGAAGATACAAATCTTGCTATGATGATGTCAAATGCAAAGATAACAGATGATATAATAAAGCAAGTTTGTTCATCTATTACAAATGCATTAAAAGTCAGAGGAAACAATATAGCAGAAATGCATAGAACATTTATAGAAGATTTTTATTCTAATTATGGAAATATAACATCTGCTTTTACCTCTGCTGTTGAAGTAGAATATTATGAAGAAGATGAGCTTACATCAGCATATTCAATTCTTTTTGAATCTGGTACAAGTAAAAATGAGTTGAGAAGCTCTGCACAAAAGATAATACTTCATACATTGGAAAGATTAGAAACTTATCCAGATGAAGATATTATACAATTGCAGTCATTTATTCCTCAATATTCTAAAATCTTGTTTGCAATATGTGTTTACATAGCTGATTGTACATTCTACAATATGCAAGATATTGTCGACTACAAAGATACTGCACTTAATTGTCTTTATGCTGAATATTTAGGAACTTATAGAGATGATGTGATTGTATTGTCATATGAAAATACATTAAAGGTTGCAGGAGGATTATACAATACATTCTTTACAGATAACGGAAAATTAGATGTAAATTCTGCATTGATTGAAGAATATGATATGACTAATGCAAGTGAATTTAAATTGTATGAAAAAATATTGTATAATTTAACATCTCTTACTGCTAAGTTCTTGTCTGATAAATGGGTAACAAAGAACAATCCTAAGAATGAGTATGATGTCCTATATGCAGTTGCAGGAATTATTGCAAGTGAAGAAGAGGAAGAAACAGAAAATTCTGAATCTAATGAGGAGGAAACCTTTGTAGACAATCCTACTCCTGTATCTGAAAACGAAGAAGAGTCTGAAGATGAAGAGACAGCATCATTGTACTACGTAAAGCCAAAAGGAAATGTATATGAAGGTCTATTATATACAAATCCTGTAAATACTGTTACTGCTTCAGGAAGACCTATCAGCAAGGTAAACAACAAAAATGTTCTTCCTGATATTACAGCATTAATTCAAAAGCCTTACGTATCAGTATATATTCAGCCTACATGGAAAGCACAAGTAAGTATATCATTGATAACTCCTGAAAATGCTATTAAACTTGGATTTATACAAAATGAAGATGAATATGAAGAGATTGAAAACAAATATCTTTGTATAATGTATTCTAATTCAGATTTCATGTGGCACTTCAGAAAAGGTGAAATGATTAAACTTATATTTGAATCTTTGACAAACAAAGAATATATTGGTCAATCATCTTATGAAGTTGTTGGATATGATACTGAAGAACAAGTTGTAATAGTTAAAGGTGCTATCAATGCTGCATATGCTAGAAAAGAGAAACGTGAAGTTTGGGCAGAATTGCTTATCGATGACCCTAAATTCCCCCAAGCAGATATTGATAAATTGAAGGAATTTGCTAATGCTACAAATGTAGATGAAAGAAAGGTAGAACCATTGATAAGAACATATAGATATATGATAGGAAATGATTCTCCTGCAGAAACTACTTACCGCTTGCCTATTAAGAAGTTAAATGGTACTTGGTATTATAAAGTATTCTATTTCGTCAATGGTATTCCTAGACCAATTGAAACTGTTAAAATTGACCCTCAAGAAAAGGTTAATATGTATATAAGTTATGCTCACAATGCATTTGTTGATTATACTATGACTGCTAACAAGTCAAAAGAAAACAGTAATGGAACTACTGATTTGTCAATTGATTACAACATATTGAACTGCAGAAAAATGCAATTTATAGATGATACCTTTGTAGTATATGCTAAAGAATTTGACATCAATGAAGGCCTTGCAGCATGGATGAACAGTACAGTTCTTGATGAGCAAACAGTAGGAGAAATCTCAAAGAAGACTATTTACAAATATCGCTCTGAGAACGGATTTGTTCCTATCAAGATTTCTCCAGATTCTCCAAATGTTGCATTTACAGTAAACTTTGAAGATATGGGTATTGATTTTGAAGAATCATATGTACAGTGGAAAGTTTACAGAAAACTTCCAACTAATAATGAAAGAGAATACATGTTTGAGTCATTCAATAAAGTATTGTATTTAGATTATGTAGAGCCAGGAATATATGATATTGAGGCAAATGTATTTGATAAATACGGAAACACAGCAACAAAAGTATTCAAAGGTGCATATAAAGTAACAATTTAAAAGTAGATAAATATTTAAAGAAAATTTGATTAAACATGAGCTATCGTTCTGGTTATACTGGACCACAAGTAAGTAAAGCCGTTAAATATATGACACATCCTAATGTTGGAACTGTGTTAACATTTGATACATCTGCAAATTTTCCTCCTAGAACAGGCGGAGATGATGCATTAGATGGTCCTTATTTTGGTGGAAATGCTGAGAAGTTCTTATTTGTTGATGCAGCAAACAATATGATGTATAGATGGAGACACCTTACCCAAGAACAGTGGTTAGAAACACACGACAATTTAGATGATTATCCTGAAGACGGATATTCTTATGTACTTTGTTCTGGTGCTGGTTCTGGAGATTTAGTTTGGACTCCACTTGAATAAAAAAGAGGGATTGCAATTGCAATCCCTTTTAATTTATCAAATAAAGCAAACACAACAAATAATGCAGTATTTGATCTTGTGCGTAAGTAAGTTTATGATATCTTGCCTTTAATGCATCAATTGGAAAATGCGCAATAGTTATTACTCCTAATTGCCAACACCACCCAAATATAAGATAAAAAGGAAGACCATAAAGAATACAGTGGATAAACAAATGATACCAATTGTTTCCTTTAGTTTCTGCCAAAAATGGAGTCTGAAGTAAATAATCTCCAATCAAATGACAGATAAGCAGTTTAACAAATATTTCTATCATATTCCATTATTAAATCTTTCAATTCTCTAAGCGCATTTACAGAAAGAACTTCTGACCAATTTCCGTGTACAAATCTAATACCTCCGTTATATCTCGTATTGTATCTACTCCATACAGCTGCAATCTCATTAATATTGATTACAATTGTATCTTCAGGTTCGAAATTATCTACAATTTCAACCCAAGGCCAATTAACTCTTTTTATATACTTGTACTCCATATTAAATTATAGTTTCTTGTTTATTATAAACATTCTGCATATATTGTGCAAGTGAAATATCACCTGCTTTGTGAAGCATATATTCATATATCTCATCAAATGAGAGAATCTTCATGTATCCAAGTTTTGCATCAACTCCAACATCTACTCTTAAATCAGGAGACTGTTCATTGAACTCATCCATAGAACCATGAACATGACCGTGAAGCATGATGCTTCCTCTTCCCTTTTGAGGCCAAGACAATGCAGGATAGTGAGACATATAAATCAATTGGTCAGTTCCGTTAATCTTGCTTTTGCAGCGGATAAAATCTGCTCTTTCACAAGAGTGAAAACAACCGAAGTTAGAGCCAGTCTTTCCATCTGCAGTCTTCTCCTTGTCGTGGTTTCCAAGAACAATACAAATTTTGCCATGAAGCTCTTTGTTCATTGACTTCAAGCGTTCAGCATTGGAACCCCAAAGAACATCACCAAGAATAAACACATAATCATCTGGACCAACCTTTGAGTTCCAGTCCTTCTTAAAATGCTCCCACATCTCATCACAATTTTCAAATGGACGTTTGTTCATCCATAAGATATTGTCATGATAAAGATGCAAATCTGCAGTAAAGAAGACTTTGTGTTTATCAAGGTCTATTTCAGTGTTCCACTTCATATATTATTCTTTAATTTTTACAGGTACAAAAACATCATAACCACTTCCGTCATCATCTTGAAAATGATTGATGTCTTCATCATAAGTATATCCGAACTTAGTTCGCTTGTAAACAAACTTTTTACCGTTCCATACTGCTTCTGATGCATTTCTACATGTGCCAAAATATGTTTTTCCTTCAATCAGTTTATCCTTTGGAATTGCACCACAACGGATAAAGTTAGGAATTACATATTTTTCATACAGCTCTTTGTCAAGAACTGGTGGCTCTGGAATGCTATCCAAATTATCAACGTCGAACGGTTCCATTTCTTCCATCCACTTGATGATTCTTGGAACTCTTTCCTCTCGTTGCTTTTTCAATTTTTCTATTATATCTTCTTTCATATACTTAAATATATGAATTTTTCTTAATATTAAAAAAGGAGATTGTTCAATCTCCTCTTTCAATTATTCTGCGGCAGGTTCTGCAGTTTCAGCAGAATTATCCTGTGCTGCAGCTTCATCTGTAAATACAAGAAAATAACCCTGAGCAAGCATTCCCCAGCGCTGCTTCAAACGCTCACACATCTTAGCTTCTTTGTTGTACCATTCAACATGGTCACGGAGAGTGTCATAAATAGGAACATACTCATCCCACATTTCAGCCATCTTCTTAGCAGCCTCAAGACCGAAACCTGCATAGTTTTCAAACATCAACATACAGAACTGAAGAGGACCGTATTCCATAACAAGGTCTTTCTCTTCCTTTTCACACTCTGCAATAAACTTGTCAATATACTCTGCAAAGTTGATAACTCCAACAAAGTATCTCTGAGCCCAGAAACCGTTCTCAATAAAATTCTTGATGAACTTTGCAACACGAAGAGCATTAGGCTTGTCAGCGACAAGATAATCATTCTTCTCCTGAAGAGCCTTAGTCCTGTCTTCAAACTCCTTCTTTGCTTGTGCTACCTCTTCTTCAGTAGGAACATGATTAGGGTCAATCCAAGACTCACCCATGTTATTAACATTGTACTCGCGAATAGCAGCCAATCTCTGTTCTGCTTGCTTTGCTACTTCATCAACTTCTTTAACTTTCTTTTTAGCCATATAAATTCTTATATTTGTTTGTATATTATATTATAAAATCCTTTGTAAGTTTTTCCATTCTGAGAAATTACACTCACAATCCATATATAAATCCTTATCATTGTCAAAATTTTTAGGAAGAGCTGATACATCACAATATATCTTTCCTCTGTACATCAATGTTTTTCTTCCTGTAAGCTTTTGATAAGGAAATCTCTTGTATCCTTTTACATAAATATCTCTATAGATTTTTATCCCAAAAAATGACATAATGCCCAAATTCCTCCACCAAGTAGTCCAAGTGTTACAAGAATATTGATAATTGCTTTGGTGAAAGTAAGTCTGTAACCACTAAAAACAAACAATACTCCAAATGACAATGAAGGATTTCCATCTTCATCTACAAAGTTTGAAATTTGAGGAGTAAGATAATCACCCCAACCAAGTTCAGAACTAAGATATGTAACAATTGGGCTGAGTTTCATTTTAAGCATTGTTTCAGAATCATAATTTGCATTCATCAAATCTTCATCTGAACAATCAATTTGAACATAAACAACATTTCCAAGCCAATTTTTCTGAAGCTTATATTTGTTGAATAGAGAATCTCTTCTCTGAATTTCTCTTTTTATGTCCTTCTTAAATTTTCTAAAATTGGATAAGTCCTTGATGCATTGAACAAACCCTATTTCATAAATATCCATAATTAAGCACTTGCTCCTACTTCCATGTACATATCATACAATGTAGGATAATTATTTTTTATTATACTTTGAAGTTCTGTCTTTCCTTTTCTAAGCCAGTTCTTCACACTTGATACAGGAATATTGTTATCAAGAGCAATATCATCAATCTTCTTCTGATTGATAAGACGGTCATGCATAACAACTCTTAAATTATCAGGCAATCTGTCAATGCTCTTCAATGAAGCATCATAGAATTCTGCAATAATTCTTTCCTTATCATATGCTTCATATGTTCCATTTGTATAAACGAGATTTACATCTCCAGAAACAGAATAAGATTCTGCAGCAGTATTCTGGTCAGCATCAGCTCCAATTGTTGAGTCATACAAATCACTAAAATCTACGCCAATCCTGTTTGAATACTTATCTTTTTCTTGGATATATTTCAATGCATTGTTTCTTGCAATTCTATACATCCATGTTGAAAATTGTGCAATCTTTGGGTCAAACTGGTCTCTTTTGAAATAAATGTTTTCAAGAGTCTTTGTAATGACCTCAGTTGTTGCATCATCGTCATTGACGATTTTGAAAATATAAGAACGAAGTCCCCAGTTAATTCTTTCACAAAGAAGACCAAAATTCTTGTCAGATGGGTCTTCAATGAATTGAACTGCTAATTTTTGAATACTCTTTTCCTTTTTAGGTTTTGCAACCTTTATTGCTTCTTTTGTGGTGAATAATTTCTCTGCTTTCGTCTTCTTACTCATAGTGAAAATTATTTTTGTTCTTGCTTATTTTCAATTAATGTAAAATACTTTCCGAAGTTGTCTTTGTTAGAGATACTTCTCATCAACGGTTCAACATATTTATACGGCAAATTCCCAAGAGCTCTAATATATTCATTGAGAGCTGCGGCAGGAATTCCTTGTGGATACATATTTATTCCATCAATGAAACGAGCTGCATCAGCATACGGAAGTTCTTTAAGAACAGTAGTCAAATCGTTCTTAAACAAGTCAGTAACATTGTAAGTTTTATCGTAAGAGAAAATTTGAGGAGTAGGCATATCAGAAGTACCTACATTTGCATTAGGATTATCTTGCATATCGGTGATGATTTTTGATTTGATTATTTATTATCAATATAATAAAGTTGAACTTGGAATAATTTGTATTCTATCAATGAATTCTTGAGGAAACATACTTCTGCTGCTTGACAACAAATTATTGAAACATCCGTCAAGAATAAAAGTTACACACCAATCTCTTTCACTTCTTACTCCTCGGCCTACACCTTGAAGAACAGAAATTGTTGTAGTGTCAGAGTACCATTGTGGGTTGAAATCCCTCTTTGCAGAAATGAATTTATCAGCCAAAGAAGGATAAGGAACCTTCATTATGATTTGGAATCGGCAGAGGTCATCATTTAGAGACAGACCTTCAACAAGACTCGGTCCTATCAATATTTTATCTGTCGAGTATTTGAAAACCTCTAGGTTGTCCTGTTTTCCTGCAGAGTCCTCATACAAAAGAACTCTTTTTTGTATATCATCAGGTAAAGCTTCTTTAAGTTGCTTTGCAAATGAATAACTTCCTGTCTGAACAATACCTCTTTTTCCTTTATACATATTAATAATATTTCCTATCATCTTTGTTATATAAGGAAAACTTGTGTCTTTTTCCTTATATGACATCTTATAATCAGGAACATAGAATATTGGAGATTTTGAATAGTCAAATACTATTGGAAGTTTATAATACTTATAATTTTTAAAAGCTGTTTCTGTTGCAAATTTATCTGGGTCACCTATTGTTGCTGACATATACAAACGTTTCTTACAATTAGCATGAAACGTTCTGTTCATAAGATATGACTCATTAATACAATTGAAAGATATGTCATCTTTCTCTTTGTCATTCTTTACAAGATATATAGTTCCTATTCGGTCAATGATATTGATATAGTCTTCAAATTTGCAATTGCAGTCAGTAACAAATTCGCAGTCATACAAAAGAGTTCTTGCAGCCTTCGTCAATTTTTCCTGCTCTTTATCATTACTTCCTCTGCCCAGATCTGACTTTATATATTCTGCCTCTTTTGCAAGTTTACTAATATAAGTGAAATAGTTTCGTAACAATTCTAACAACTTGTCTTTATCATTTTCAAGATAGACCTTTTCTCTTATCTCTTCTATCTCGTCAATGAACTTTCCCTTATCTGTCAATCTTGAACCGTCAATAACATTTCTAAATTTTGTAATATCATTCTTACCAAATCTCGGACTAAAATGATTTTGAACAATATTTACAAGTTTATGTGCTTCATCGCATATAACAAAATCTCTAGAGTCAAACGGAACTACTGTACTTCCATTTGCTCTCAACTGAGGATTGACATAATTCTGTTGCAACAACCAATGAGTATACGTACAACAAGTTACTGGAGCTTTGATTGCTTTTTCTCGCTCTACCATATACTCACAAAACGGAGCACACTCTGTATAAAATGATTGTATTTCACCATAGCTTCTTGCTCCTTGCAATTTGCAAACACCAACTTTGAAATTAAGTCCATTAATCAAACAAGTGTAAGTTTGCTGTCCGCGTATTACACCCCAATTCGGAAGATAAATTTGTATATCATTTTGATACTGCTCTAACAATGACAAATCAGAGATTAGTATATATCCTCGCATATCAAAATACTCAGACAATACTCCTCCAATTGTCATTGCTATTACAGATTTTCCAGAACCTGTCGGCGCATCAAGAATAACATTGTCAGTGTCATTCAACCAATTAAGAATAATTCCGATTGCTGTTTCCTTCTGTTTTGGGCGATATTTGAAAGTTGGTCCAAATGTGTTCTTTGCCCATTCATCAACAAGTTCAGTAAGTTTTTCTTTAGTTATATTCTTGTCGTACTTCATTATGATATTATATCACAAGTAACAAATTAAGATTACTTTTTAATCCAATATCCGTAAATTGAATAATTGCCGCAATCCCAAATATCATAATACTTGCCGTCCCTTGATGAGGAATAGTGTCCAGAGAGGCTCAATACTGCCGGATTAGTATTCTGTTTAGCAAACTCAGAAACCTTTGGACGCGTCATTCCTTTGCTTACCTTGACAGGAACCCAAACAAATCCCTCATCAGTAAGATATTTGTCAACCACTTCACGTTCAGCTGGCATCAACTGCATCTTCCTTCCGATTTCACAGAGCTTATCATATACAGTATACCAAGATTTTCCAAGAGCCTTTGCAACTGCTCTTACAGAACAGTCACCACAAACATGGTCATTAGGTTGAAAATACTCGAAATTGTCGTGATAAATTCTTACTTTCTTTCTGCCGATTTTGATAATTTTCTGCAGAGTAATTGGTATAGAATATCCCATATTAAATATCATTAAATCCCATGCACTCTCTATTGAACTGTATAATAGGATTATTTGTTGAAACATATCCTCTATAGATAGTATCTCTAATCTGTTCAATCGGATCAAAAATACATCTGCTCAATATATTGCACATTAAAATATTTGAACTGTCTATAAGATTCTGGTCCTCAGGAAGATTGTATCGTCTTGCCTCGCTAAGCTCTGATACAAACATACCAGTTGCAAAAGCATTCAAATCATACTTCTCTGCAAAGATATTGGCATTGCACCAGAAACAAATGCACTCCTTGTCTCTGAAGAACTGCAAATCTCTTGAAGTAACCAAATACCTCCAATCATATCTCATATCAAGAAGACCGAGCTCAGTGCCGTGACCAAGAAATACAATTCTGTCATGGGTTCGAAGAGCATCTGTAAGTACATTCCTTGATATATGATTTCCTGTAATAAGAGTAACATTGTCCCACCGCAAATAGTCCTGGTAAATTGCAGAACAAAATGCAGTAGAAGGGTCAGTTGGATGAATGAACAATGTTCTCATATTATACTTTATTTAATACAAATATATGTACTTTTTTGTAAAAAAGAAAATGGAGAGTATTTCTACTCTCCATCATATTGACAGGCAAGAGGTTTAGTCGTTGAGCGGCTGCTGCGGCTGTTCTTCAGCGGGCTGCTGTCCGTTCAGACCCTGGCCCATACCCGCACCGAGGGCGGCGCCAGCGAGAAGGCCGGCAGCATTCTTGAACCAGTTTCCACTCTGACCGGGGAGAGGAATGCTGTCCACAGCACCGATGGTAGGGGCGACAGTCTGAACCATGTTCTTCATGAAGTTGGCAGCGGTCTTACCATCTCCGGAGTCGTAGATGTTGATGTTGCCAAGGTTCATCTTCTCGAAGGCAGCGGCCTGAGCCTTAGCCATATCGGTGTAATTAATCTTTTCAACAATCTTGAACTGGATTGCAATTTCAGGGTGAGCCTCAGAGGCCTCAAGCATCTGCTTGTACGCTTCAGCTTCAGCGAGCAAGGACTGTTTCTTACCTTCAGCTTCAGCAAGCAACTTAGCCTGACTTGCCTTAGCCTCAGCCTCACCTCTCATGCGGGTAGCCTCAGCATCAGCCTTAGCTCTGGCAAGAGTAGCGGCAGAATAACCATCAGCTTCCTTCTTGAGCTTCTCCGCTTCAGCCTCAGCCTTAATGACGGTCTCCTTCTTGGCCATTTCAGCAGGAATAACCTTTTCCGCCTGGAGCTGCTGTTCAACCTTAGCAGCCTTGGCAGCTTCAACCTCACGTTCCTTTTCCTGACGCTTGATAGCAACCTGGGTCTCAGCATCAACCTGAGCTTCACCAGCAAGACGCTTAGCCTCTGCCTTCTTCACCTCAAGTTCAGCCTCAGACTGGGCAACTTCCTGCTTAGCAAGGTTAGTAGCAACCTGAGCCTTCTTGTCAGCATTGGCCTGACGGATGTCACGGTCAGCCTCAGCTTCAGCGACCTTTGCTTCCTTGTCAGCATTGGCCTTAGCCACATTGGTCTCCTTGTCAGCGTTGGCCTGAGCAACACTGGTCTCCTTCTCCGCGATAGCGCGAGCGACGTTGGTCTCCTTTTCAGCCTTAGCCTGCTCAACACCAGTGATACGTTCCTTTTCGGCCTGAGCAATAGCAAGGTCACGAGTCTTATTGGCATCAGCAACCTTAGACTTCTCTTCAGCATCTGCCTTAGCAATTGCAATCTCCTTCTCCTTGTTCTCACCAGCAATCCTGGACTTACCGAGTTTCTCCTGCTCAGCGATGCGGAACAGAGCTTCATTCTCCGTACGGGCAGCAGCTTCCTTACCCATATTGACAATGATGTTGGCAGCATCCTGAATGTTGATGATGTTGATGTTCATCAGCTTCAGACCGTACTTCTTAAGTTCGTTGGTCACGTTCTCCGTAATCATCTGCTGGAACTTCTCACGGTCAGTATTCATTTCAGAAATAGTCAACCGCGCGATGACGATACGCATCTGACCGTAAATAACCTCAGAGACAAGTTTTTCAATATCTCGCGGTTCCATTCCGAGCAAACGTTCTGCAGCAGTCTGCATCATAGCATCATCAGTATCAATTGCCACAGTAAGGTTGGTAGGAACATCAACACGAATGTTCTCAGCAGAAAGAGCTCCCTTGAAATCAAGGTTCATCTGAATAGGCTGCAAGGACATAGTGGCATAACCCTGGACGATAGGCCACACAAAAGTACCCTTACCGTGAACAATCTTTGCAGAACGAATAGAACCTGCCTTTCCGGTCTTACCGTACTTGATAAGGATTTCATTAGGCTTACACTTCACATAATGTTTGATGACAACAAAGACGGAAGCGATGAGGACGGCGACGAGGACGCCAATCAAGATAGCAGCATTAACACTAATACTCATAATAAATTGTATTGTTAAAAATTAGTAAATAATTGATTAAGCTTTGGAAGTACTTTCCGAGTCAGGAGTAGAACAAGGAGTACAGTAAATAGTAGTATTAACTTCAGATGTACTGTGAACCCTTGAAATGTATGCATAGTCACCAGTCTTAAAATCGTCTGCAATATATCCGGTGTCAGGATGTGCAATAATTTCATTGATACGACCGTCCTGCTCAATCTGCAGAATGACAATACCATTGCCTACAGTATACACCTGTCCATGCCGTCCAACAAGATCAGTCGGTTTTTCATGTACAATTGTTCCTTCAAGTTTCATACATGCTCGGTAAGCAAGTAGCAGCAAGAAGAACATAACAATGCCGACAAAAACAGCAAGAACAGCATTCCAACCTTCAAGGCCAAACAACGCCCAAGAACAAGAAAAACCTACACCAAAATTGATAAATCCCTTAAGAGAGAAAACATCAGATACTGAAAATCCGTATCCATCAACATTGGCATCAGCATCAGGAGTGCCATCACCATCAAAATCAATGTCTCCATCGGCATCAACATCTCCGCCAGCAAGGGCAAGAATGACCTTAACGACAAAGAAAAGAAGGAAAAACAAAGCAACCCAACCACCAGTAGGATCTTTGATAATACTAATAAGAGGAATCATATAATTATTACTTTAAAATTTACAATATAAATATATGTAATTTAGTTGATACTAAAAAATATTTTAGGAAATTATATTCTTATTATCATTTCCTTCTTTGAGTCCGTGTGCAAATCCATATTCATATACTTCATCAAGAACCTCAGTAATAGTTTTTGTTGAATACATTATATCTGAATATGCTTCTCTAATAATTTCTTTTTTTGTTTTCATTTTATGCTTCTGGAATTTCATCTGAAAATGGAGCAGGAGACGGTTTGATTGCAACTAAACCGCTATCTGCTTCAAGTTGATTTTTGTATTCTTTTGCTTTGTTCAAATACCAGTCTTCCTTCTTAAGGTCTTGTTCAATAGGAGTTTCTGGCTTCTCGCCAAGACGCAACCTATATTTAAATGCAGTCATTTCACACCAAAGAGCTGTTGCTGCAGTTCCAAAAACTCTTCTCAAAATCTCAATTGCCTCAATATCATACTTGTTGTAATGAGACGGATGGTTCACCATTTCGTAATCTTTTGCCATATTCTATAAAATATATTCTTTTTCTTTTTATTGATATCTTTAATAATACTTCTTACTACTTCTCCGTAGCACTGACTAGGAGATAAAGGATCTGAGAAATAGAAATCATCGCCATAATATGCTTTAATCAGTTCTACTGAAATTTTATTGTATATAGCCAATTGATTTCTATAAGCATGATATTCATATTCTTCTATAAGCATTAATTTGTCACCACGCTCTGCTTGCTCAAATTCTATATTATCAAACCACTTACCAAATATATCATAATCACCATCACCCATATCACTTAATCATATTGAGATATTCATCTTCAGTGAACTTAGAAATTCCTAACTCATTGGCTTTCTTAATCTTAGCAGCACCTGCTTTGTCACCAACAATAAGAAATGTCAATCCTCTGGATATTCCAGATGCATATGTACCACCATTTGCAATAACAGATTCTTTGATTTCATCTCTAGAGAAGTTCTTTAAAGTACCTGTTGCAAGAATAGTCATTCCGAACAATTTGTTACCAGTTGTCATAGGCTTATCAAACTTTGTATTAAAATATTTGTAAACATTCTGAAGTTCTTCCTTTTCAGATGCCATGTAATTATGTACATTATTTCCTGCAACTTCACCAAGAACACCAACAACATCATCTAATGATGCCTTTTCTATTTCTTCAATAGAACCAAATCTCTCAAGAAGTTTCTTAGCATTTACTTTTCCAATACCTGCAATACCAAGAGACATCAAAACATTTTCTGCCTTTGCTTTGTTTCTTGAATTCATCAATTCATCAACAATATTTCTTGCAACAACTGGTCCACAACCTGCATGCTGCAATTGTTCTGCAGTAAGATTATATAAATCCCACCAGTTTCTGATATTAAGTGCAGGAACAATCTTTCGGAGAGTCTTTTCAGACAATCCATCAATATTCATACACTCCTTAGTTACAAAATAATTTAATTTTGCAATTCTTCTTTCTTCACAATCAGGATTGCTACAATAAAGATGAGCACCATCTTCAAGGAGTCTTACTATCGGAGCTCCACAAAACGGACAAACAGTCGGTTCTTCAATTTTAATAGCTTTCATTAATTAGCAGGAGTATATATGTTACACAATGTTTTTAATTTTTCCTTTTCAAAAGGTTTACTCATATCAGTGCATTGATATTCTTCATTCCACAAAGGGTCATCAGAACCAAGTTCAAGAATTCTATTATGAATTTGTTCATCATATTTTTTTCTCAAAAGAGAATTGGTTCTTTGTATTTCATCAAACCTATGTGATTGAGCAGTAGTTCCATCCCTTCTTGTTGTATTGTTTCCTTCATGTTGAATATACAAAACTTTATCAACAATAGAAATTTTTCCATACAGAAATGTGCGAATCAACAAATCCATATCATCAAGAACTGATAACTCTATATTATGACCGCCAATCTTATGATAAAATTCTTTTTTCCAACATCTAACATGATTAGGAAGAGCATGAATTCCTCTGACAGAAACTGCATTAACAAGTGCAGTCAATGCAATATTTCGTTCTTGGCCCATTACAAATACTTTTCTGTATTCGCCAAGACCATAAGCAAAATTCTCAGAATAATAAATTTCATGTCCATTTACTTCTTCCATTGCATGAGAATAAACAAAATCACTGTCAGGATATGCAGCAAAAGTATTATTCAGTTGTTCAAGACAATCTGGAAGAAGTTCATCATCATGGTCTACTTCAACAAGATAATCTCCATCACAAGCAGAAGCAATCATATGCTTGTTGAAACCAATATTTCCATGATTAGTGATATTCTTGACTACTACAATTCTTGGGTCATGGAAATGTTCAATCATTTCAGAAGTAGCAGGAGAAGTACTATCATCAAGAATATACCAATTCCAATTGTGATAAGTTTGATTTAGCAAAGACTCATACAGTCTTACAAACATCTTTTTTGGAGTATTGAATGTACAAGTGAAAATTGAAAACAACTTTACTTCTTGTGGACGTTCTCTATTAATATTATTAAGAAATACTCCAATAATTGCTCTTGCTAAAGTATCAGGTTCAAAAGTATCTTTGTGAATCCATTTCTTTCTGAACTCAAATGACATTTCATTAAGAGGTTTGAAATCAATATTTTCACCTACTGTAATAATACAATCAAATCCTTTTGCTTTATTGAGTTCAGACAAAAGATTGTTAGTATTTTTAACTATATGAAAATCAAACCCTTTCTCACCATAATACCACTTATACTCTGGGTCAGTTGAAGTAGTGACCAAAGAGTAATCATGTTCATCGGCGAGAGGGTCAATGATAAATGCTGAAATTCTATTCTTCATTATTCTAATTCTATATTTTCAGTAAGGCAGCGTTCATAGTCAACTCCAGTGACTTTCGGAATGACAGCTCCTCCTTTCTCTACAAAGACGTAAGCACCTATCTGTAGATTCAATTGATTGATATAATCAATGTTGTTCAAAGAGGCTTTAGATACAGTAGAACCGTCAATCTCAACAGGTTCAAGGATTCCTACTGGAGTAAGCTTGCCAGTTCTACCCATCTGCCACTCAACACTAAGAAGCTTAGTAGAAGCAGATTCTTGTTTGAACTTGAAAGCCTTGGCCCATTTAGGTACCTTCTGTGTATAACCCATCTGAAGTTGTTTCTCAATTGAGTCAAATTTGATCACACAACCGTCCATGCAGTAATCCTGCTTCTTCAAAAATCTATCTTCAAATTCTTTGATGAATGTAAGAACAGTATGTTGGTCAAGCGCAAGCCAATAATTAGGTGCATTGAAACCAAAAATATTTGCTACGGTAAGAGCCTTTGCTTGGCTGTCAAGATAAAGTTTATTGAATAAATCGTCATCATCAACAAATACTGCAAACGGCATAAACAAAAGCTTACGACTAGCTGTAACTTTCGGGTCAAGTTGTTTAATAGAGCCGGCAGCACAATTTCTCTCATTCGCAAACAAAGGAAGACCTTGCTCTTCACGTTCTTTATTGATTCTTTTGAATTCTGCTTTTGACATCAGAATCTCACCGCGGATTTCAACATACTTAGGAACATAAATCTCCCAAAAATGATAGTCATTGACTACATCTGGATATATCATTCCATTTTCGTTTTTGTTTCCGTTAATTTTTAACTTCAAAGGAATAGACCTGATAGTCTTTACATTCTCAAGAATATTGTCACCTTTAAGACCAGAACCTCTAGTAGAAGCAGAAACAAGAACACCATCAACATAGATAAGAGAACAAGAAACTCCATCATATTTAGGCTCAACTATCCATGTATTGTATCCGTCATCTACAGATTCCATCCAAGACTTAAGCTCTTCCATATCATAGCAATTTGCAATAGAGCCCATGATACGTTTTCTTTCAACCGTAGTGAAGCCATCTTGCAAATCAGAACCTACACGTTGAGTCGGAGAATAAGGAAGAATGTAACCAGTCTCAGCCTCGAGTTCTTCCAACTGTTTCATTTTCATATCAAACATATAGTCTGACATGGTAGGTTCACACTTTACATAATAATCATAATTTGCCTGGTTGAGTTCTTCAACAAGGTCTTCAATCAAACCATTTTTACTAATATCCATAACAAATATTGTATATTAGAATATTATTAGTTATTTTACAAAAGTTCCGTCTTTGACAATCCAGCCACCTTCATCTTCAAACATCTCATAAAGGTCTTTCTTTGTATTCCAGTCTTCTGCCGTTTTCAGATATTCAGGAATTTTGTCGCAACATTCAAACACATTGAAACGATAATCTTTTGTCTTAATTACATAAGCATTCTTGACAGTTTTCTGAAGAGACTCATCTTCACAATATTTCTTAAATTCCTGTTCAATTGTATCATATTTGTCGAGTCTCGTCTTAAAACAAACATGATTTCCACCGTAATCTTCAATAAAGAAAATATAATGGTCTACAGTAGCAGAAACATTTTCATCAAGTTTAAGTTTATCTTTGAATACATCTGAAATCTTCAAATCAAATCCTTTTCTTTCAAGAATAACATTGATAGTATTCATCTTAGACATAAATACTCTATCATGTGCAATCTCGTGTGAACATCTTTTATAGCGTTCTTCAGAAACATGAGAGTCTTGCCACAAATGAATCATCTCATGAATAAGAATTTCCTGAATCTGTCGCTCAGTAAATACAAAATACCTGCAGAAAGCAATATCATGAATATTACCGTTCTTCGTTGGCTTATCACGATGACGAGAAAATCCTGCAGCATAAGCAAGACGATGAAGCATGAAATTTATTTTGTTTGCTCTTGGAAGAGAATTATTAAAGAGCAAAGCATTAAATAATTCATAATTTGATTTGATATTTTCAAGGTCTTTCTTATTCATAATTGTAAATATACTTAAATTTTGTTAAATCTATTTGTACATGATATTCTTTTTCCTTTGTGGTACTAAACACTTCAGAAGAAACCAATACTGTGTCTTTACCAGAATAAACTAAAAATTTATTAGCATCAGAAATATATTGATAGTAAGAACAATAATCTTTAACAAATGGAAGAAAATAATCTCTCCATCTTTCAAGAAGTTCATCTGCTGCGCTTCTTGATATTTCTGCAAAAACTTTTTGAAAATTAGAAGAGATATATATTTTTTCTAAAAATACAAATGGATATACGGGATTAAAAATAAAACTATTGAAATCTTTTAAATTTCTCATATATGTCGGACTGGGTGCATACGGATATATCAAGCTTTTTTGAAATTTTACTGCGTATGATGGATTTTTACTAGCATAATCTTGTTGCAGTGTCATTGGCTTTCTTTCATAAATACCAAATTCACCATAAGCAAAACCTTGTCCTTGTGTTCTAAGTATATTTTTTATATAATCATAATATTCTTCCTTTGTATAAATAACAGTATTGTTTGAAGAAAATCTCTTACCTAAGAAAATATCTTCAAACAATATCTTATCTTCTTCAGAAGCAATATTTTCAATATAATTTTTAAATATATCTACTAAATTCAGTACTTCCATATACTTTTGGTTTAAACAAATATATGAAAAATCTCAGACAATAAAAAATTTTATTGCCTGAGAACAAAGAATATATAGAGATAGAAACCTTTTACTTAGTGGAATTTTTACCACCTATGGTAGTTGTTTGCCACTCGCCTTCCAATCCCTTAGTCGTATACCCTGGTACAAATCCCGGGAAAGCTGTACCACGAGTAGTTACTTTACCCATGTGCGCGTTATCAAGTGCCTTCCGCATACCGGCATATGATGCTGGATGATCAGATAAATTACCTTGAGGAATCAGACGTGGTGCGCCAACATCTACAGGTTTCATGTGTTCATTACTCATAATATTATATACATAACTTTTTATATTTATTACAAAAATAAAAATAAAAGTTTATCGTCTTCCTCCACGGTGTTGATTTCCATTAGGTCTGTGATTTTCACTAGGTCTTGAACCAGGTTGTGGCTTTGGTGGAGGTGGTGTAGGACGATACCTTGGAAGAGGCATTGGTCTTGGACGATAATATAGTCTTGTATGATTATATGGAATAATTGTTCTTTCATAATAAAAATCATAAATTCTTCTATAAAGAACATGATTTCTAATTACTCCTGTATCTTTATCAACATACTTGTAAATACCTGTAATATCAATTACACCATTTAAATACATTTGATATAACTCAGGAAAATGATTCTTCAATACTTCCATCATTTCAGAATGATTTCTGTAATAGTACTTCATAAAATGATACTTGACTTTGTAATCAACTGTACCATCTTCAAGTACAACTTCTTTCATTGAGTCAACATCCAAAACTCCTTCCATATAATATGTATAAAGTTGAGGATAATGATTTGCAAGAACATAAGAAATCTCGTCCATCTCTTTGACTCTTCTTTGATTTGCATAAGATGCTGTTGCACAAGATATGAAAATCATTGATGAAATCAATACGAGTAATAAACTAAATTTTTTCATAGTTAACGATCTTTGTAATTTTTCTCTAGCCAAGTTTGATATGTTCCAGAAATAACATTGTTCAACCAGTCTTCATTGTCTAAATACCATTTGACAGTTTTTTCAATTCCGGTGTCAAATGTTTCTTCTGGCTTCCAACCAAGTTCATTCTGCAATTTACTTGAGTCAATAGCATATCTCAAATCATGGCCTTTTCTATCTGTTACAAATTGTATGCTAGACTCATAAGTTCTAACCCACAACGGCTCAGGATTTGTAATATATTTTTTATTGCTTCTAAGTTGTTTTTCATGTGCAAATACTTTAATAATCTTCTTGATTATATCAATATTGCTCATTTCGTGGTTTCCTCCAACATTGTAAGTTTCACCAGACTTTCCATTGTGAAAAATAACATCAATTGCTGCTGCATGGTCTTCAACATATAACCAATCTCTTACATTTTCACCTGTTCCATAAACTGGTATTTCTTCATGATTCTTCAACTTGTTTATTACAAGCGGAATAAGTTTTTCTGGAAATTGATTTGGTCCGTAATTGTTACTGCAATTGCTAATTGTAACATTCAATCCATAAGTATCATGATAAGCTTTTACAATATGGTCTGAACTTGCTTTACTTGCAGAATACGGAGAATGAGGATTATATGGAGTAGTTTCAGTAAACTTATTCTCTGGATTCATATCAAGTGCACCATAAACTTCATCAGTTGAAACATGATGAAATCTATGAATTGCAAGATTATCTTTCCACTTGTTAAGTGCAACTTCTAACAATCTGTATGTTCCAACAATATTAGTATTGATAAACTCACCCGGGTCAAGAATACTTCTGTCAACGTGACTTTCTGCAGCAAGATTGATTATATCCGTAACATTGTATAAATCAAATGCGTTTTCAACATCTGCTTTATTTGCAATATCACCACAGAAAAACTTGTAATTCTTACTTTCTTCAATATCTTTCAAGTTTTCAAGGTTTCCCGCATAAGTAAGTTTGTCAAAATTAATAATCAAATAATTAGGATAGTTTTTAACGAATCTCCTAACAACGTGACTACCGATGAAGCCTGCTCCACCGGTAATCATTATAACTTTCTCAAACATAAAATCTAAATACTTTTTCTACTACTCTATCAACAGAAGTTGCCCACTGTGGAATAAAAGCATTATAAATGTTAATAACTTTGTCTTTTGATAACAAACCAAACTTAGGTCTCTCGACATTGGTAGGATAGTCTGATGTCTTACAAGGTTTGATTACTCCTCCAAAGAACATTGACCTCTTAGCAGCTTCTCTCTTATATGCAGCGAGAACCTCACAAGCAAAATCATACCAAGTTGTATAACCTAAATTTGAAAAATGATAAATTCCTGATGTAAATGGTACAGTATTAGATGAATCACCAACAATGACATCAGTAACAATGAATTTTGCCAAATCACCAGCATAAGTAGGAGTTCCGAACTGGTCATCAACAACATTCATATCCTTGTTGTCCTTCATATTCTGAAGAGTAGTCAATACGAAATTCTTTCCGTATTCAGAATACAACCAAGATGTTCTGATAATCATATACTCAAGGTCTCCGCGTTTTGCAATATTCTGAATCTCTGTCTCACCAAGAAGTTTTGTTCTTCCATAAGTGTTGAGAGGACCAGTAGGAGAATCTTCAGTCTTCAAATCAGGACTTCCGTCAAATACATAATCAGTTGAAATATGGATAAGACGAATTTTTGACTTCTCGCAAGCTTCAGCAAGAAGCTTAGGACCATATCCATTTGCAAGGATAGCTGCATCTTCATTGTCAGTACAACCACCAACATTTGTATATGCAGCACAATTGATTACATAATCATAATCGCCGTCTTCGACATATTTCTTTACATGAGTAGAATCCGAAATATTCATTTCAGGCAAATCTACTGCATCATATTCAAAAGAATCTCCGTAATTCTTTATAGCATCAATAATACACTTGCCAAGTTGACCATTGGCACCAGTGATAAGAATTTTAGTTTTCTGCATAATAATCTATATTATAATCAAATAAATTGTTTTCATCTATATCTCCCCAAGTAGGGTGGCAGCAATCCTTCTTAGATAAAATAATAGCTCCATCATATACCTTTCCCCAATCAATTCCCACAGAATTCCAGTCAAGTGCTGCTTCAGATTCTTTATCATAAGGATTATCACACTTGTATTGGAAGATTGTATCATCTTTCAATGCAATAAATCCGTGGGCAAATCCACGAGGAATGAAAAATTGTTTATGATTGTCTTCAGTAAGAAATACACCGACAAATTTTCCAAAGGTAGGAGAACCTTTTCTAATATCTACTGCAACATCATAGACTGCACCTTTTACTACTCTAACGAGTTTTGACTGTGCAAATGGTGGTTTCTGCCAGTGAAGACCTCTGATAACTCCAGCTCTTGATTTACTTTCATTATCTTGAACGAAAGTTGTGTTGCAAACTAATTCTCTAAACTGTTTGTCATTAAACGATTCAAAAAAATGACCTCTGTCATCTTTAAAAATATCTGGGTCAATCACATAGACACCAGGAATTTCTTGTTCTGTTACTTTCATACAATTATAACTATACTATTCTTTAAAATTGTATAAAATATATGAACAAAATATTAAACAAAAAAGGAATCTTTTTCAGATTCCTTTCTTTTACATTCCAAGGTCAGGTGGTGGAGCTTGTGGTAATTCTCCTGTACCTGCTCCCATATCTGGTGCTTCTTCTGGGCCGCCACCTGCTTCTTCTGGGCCTCCGCCCATATCCATGCCGCCACCCATGTCAGGACCGCCCATATCCATTCCACCGCCGAGGTCCATGCCTCCCATATCTCCGCCAGGACCTCCAGGACCGGCACCTGCTTGAGCTTCCTTCTGAGCTTTTTCTGCTTTCTTCTTCTCATCTTCAAGCATCTTTTGATTGAGTGCCCAGTCATCATCAGTAAAACTTAAATATCTCTGAAGCAAGAACTTCATACTGAATACTGGAGATTGGTCTGGATTTTGAAGTTGTGCCAATGTTTGGACTATACCTGTTCCTTGCTCCAGGATAGCCTTTTCCTTTGCTAAAGCGAATACATTCTCTTCAACAAACTCTAATCCTAAGGCATTTTTTAGAATATTACTTGATGCAAATTCAGGATATTTCAAGCAGAACTGGTTCCACATTGGCTTCAAAAGAAGTTCCTTGATAATATCACGGATTCTTCCAATGAACAAGCTATATTTGTATTCTTCCCTTGTCATATTGCTGTTATCAGGAACAACAGAAACTTCTTGTCCATCAAACAACATATTGAATCTATCCTTAGGCAATCTTGTTTCAATCATGAATCTCTGCCAGAACCATTTCAAAGTTTCAGTAGAATTCAAATCATGACCTTCAACACCAAGTTCTGAAATTTCAGTTTGCTGACCATCTTTACTTGGAAATACAAAGTTCTTTGCAAATGCAAATTTAGGTTGACCATTGACAGTAATTTCACCAGACATGTTGTCAATGTTAATATCTTCTTTGTACCTTGACTCAAGCTCACGAAGTCTTGTCTTAATTCTTTGTTCTGATTGAGTTCCTACAGGAACAACAATTTTAATTCTCTTCTGTGCATTCTGAATATTCCAAATAATATGAGAATTTTCAAGAGTACGAAGCATATTAAAAGAGTGAATAAGTCTTTCACAATATGACAAATGAGATACAAAACTGTTCTTTGCCCATGAAATATAGATAACATTAGTATCAGGAAGAATTCTTTCCTTTACACTGTCACCTTTATACTGAATCCAAACTTTATACTCATTTCCATAAGCATCTGTTTTAATTTCAGGTTGCAATGTAATAGGATCAAGTTCTTGGAAACCAACTATATCAGTAGCCTTTGTTCCTTCTTTATTGGATGAATAAATTATTTCAAATGCAAGAAAACCGTCAATCAAGAATTTCTTAACATAAGACCAAGCATCATTTCCTTCATTAAAATGGAATAAATGATATACTCTTCTGTATGCTAAATTGATACCATCTACAATTTCTTTACCATTCTCTTTCTTAAGAATTGATTTCAATTGTTTTGTATTCGGATATGCGAAGTAATGCATATCATCATTAACAATGGTCTCATCAGCAATTGTTTCAAGAACATAGTTGATTTCACCTTGAAGTGCAAACTTTCTAAGGAAATCACGACGCATCTGATAAGATTGGTCATAATATGCAATATAGTCATTTTGACCTGCAATATTAGCATGCTTTCTGTATTCCTCATTGTCATATATCATTTGGTTGGTGAGATTGTCATTCATGGCAGTCTCATCAGCACCAATACCTCTCATCTGTTTGATAAGAGAACTATTCCATTTAATGCCAATTGCAGACAAATTAAGAAGATTAGACTCTAGCCTTCTTCTTGCATTTCCGTCAGTATCATTCTTATTGTCTAAGGTTTTTAATATGTATCTCTTAGGCATTATAATACAATTTCATTTTTATATTTATTTGTCCTTTCTTATGATAGACTCTTGCACTACAGCTAAATTTGCACCTCTAATTGAATCTGTAAATACTAAATAAGGAATATATTCCCAAACGTCATATTCAATGAGACGGATATTTTCAATTGCACTCTTCTTATATTTTCTATATGCTTTTGATATTGGAACTCCACACATGCCGTCAAATACCTTAAGCAATTCCTTTCTTCTTGTCTCATCAACTAAGTTCATCATCAAAGAATTACTGAGTTGCAGTCCTTCATTATAAATTCCATAAGAATAAAAATCAGGATTTGATTTTGCAATTATATCAAGCAATCTACCTCTTACATCATTAGGAAGAAGATTAAAATTTATTCCATATATATACTTGTCATCAACATTTGTACAGAATATAACAGGAACATAATCTCTAAATTCATATTTTCCTTCTTTGTCAATATGTTCAGAATTATACTTAAATGTATAAATTAAAGACGGCAATACATCCTTTGTGTAATCTTCCATATGTAATCCTGTAACCTGCTTTGATTTATATGGCCCTCTTAAATTTTTATCAAGTGTGTCTGTTACAAGATATTCAAATGCCAACTTTTCAAGAGTTCGTTTGTCAGAATTATTTCTATAACTATCGTAAAATCCCATATTAAATTATTCCCATTTTTTGAAGAGTAACCTCTGTAAATACTCTAAATTCAATTCCTCTTTCTTCACACCAAGCAACTGCTGCTTTCCACTTTGCATTATTCTGCAAATAAGTTCTTGCAGCTTCATTAAATCTTTTCTGCTCTTGTAATTTTGCACCAACAGGAGGAGGAACAGGTCTCTCTGTTTGATGTTTCGGTTTTATTTCAATGAACATCTTTTTTGTCTTTGTTCCATCTTCATCATCATCTGCTCTAATCTCAAGATAAAAATCTGGATAATAATTGTTTATTGGCCAATTTGCTGGGTCAAGAGGAGAAGAATTATATTTTCTGCAAGCATCTAAGTCAACAGCTGCAGGATTCTTATATTGAATTGAAGCAGTCTCACAGCCCCACTCAATAACAGCAGGATTGTCATCACACCAACGAGCAAATGCCATTTCCCAAGCTGAACGGTAAATAACTTCACCTCCAACTACTTTACTTGGATTTTTTGGAACATAGACACCTTGATGCGGTTTTCCCGATTTCTCCTCATTCATTATGTTTGGTCTATGAGATTTTTTATATGCTAAGGTACTCATTGTTGTAATTCTTCTTTTTTAATTAAATTTTCAAAGTATCTTACTGTATTTTCAAATACTCTGATTTTTGCAGCGTCTTCTGGTTTATTCTCTATTTTCAACAATCTAACTTTTGCTTTTGCTAAATCCAATTCAAAATAGTAATTAACTTTAAACCAGCTTCCAGTATGTGAAATAGAATCTTTATGTATTCTATATATCAATAATTTATCTTTAAGCTTGTATGCAGTTCCTCCAAAAGAAAAGAATTCTGTCCAAAACATATAATCTCCATAACTCGAATATTTGAATTTCAATTTATATTTAAGCAAAATATCTCTTCTTATACAAGAGCATTGATTACACCAAGATAATGGATGAAATACATGTTCTAAAGCAGGAGATTCATTAAATTTATCTGTTGCTTCATCATTAGGAAATACATCAAACCATCTTCTCTTCAAATCTGGCCATACTTCTTTTGACTCCTCTGGATTCTCCAATTGTCCAGTTAAGCTATTAGACCATTTCGGAATAACTGTACTACAACACGCATCATATTCATGATGATTATCCATAAATTCTACATACTTTTCAATCAATGTTTTATCAGGTATATCATCACCATCTAAACGAATAATATATTCTGTATCACAAAGTTGATATGATAAATTGTGTGCATCAATATATGGCTTTGTCTTGTCTGTGCAATTTATATATAACTTAAATCTTTCATCTTGTTTACAAAACATTTCATAAATAATCTGAATGCTGTTGTCAGTTGACCAGTCATCAACAATATAGCACACAAAATCTTTGTAAGTTTGTGACTGAATAGCTTTGAGTGTAGGAATTATAAAATTTTCTACATTATGTACGGCCATTGCGATTCCAACTTTCATCATCTCAAATCCATTATAAAATATGTTTCACCTACACCGTTGTTATATTTTAAGTATGCTCTCCAAACCTCATCTTGATTTCTTGCATAAACAACATGATTTCCAGTCTGTATTGCATATTCCAAAAATATAGCAAACATTGTATCATCTATATGCTCTTCAGTAAATACAAAAGTATGTCCTTTAACACAATTCATAACAGATATAACCTGTGTCATCAGAGCATATACTTGTTTAGTAGAATTGTTAAATTGAATAACATTATATGAATTAAGTATATCTTTCCATTTTTCTCCTATCTTATGCATATCTTGTGAATTGATAAAGAATGCATTGATATACTTTTCTATAGAAAAATTAGATTCATTTTCACATAGAAAATAATTTGATGTGTTCAAAGTAGGAGTTCCATCAGGCCAACCTCTGCTTGCTTTCTTAATCCATTCATCAAATGATTTTGTATAATAATGTTTCACATAACCGCATCTATATTTAGGAGGAAAATGAGTATGTGATTGATAATCAACTACATGTAATCCTCCAATATTGTATTTAACTGGATTTGAACACATTGGAATATGTGAACCGTTAAACCAACAATTTTGAAATCTATCATATCCTCCTCTCAATATTGATTTGACAAATACATTTTCTTTGAACATCAATATTGGTTTAACAGGCTCTGGAAATCTTTCTTGTACTGAACCCTCTTCTTTATGATATTTTCCATTACTTCCATATACAATCCAATTAAAAGATATTGCATCTTCTTGAATCGTATCCAAAAATTCCTTTATGTTACTATATACTCCTAATTCAAGAAATTCGTCAGCGTCAAAATATCCACACCATTTGTAATTTCCTTCATGCGCAAACATAGAATATATCTGAACTTGAAAAGAGTCAAATCCTCTACAATCAAATATTTCTACTGTTTTATTTTCAATATAGTCTTTCAACAAAGTTTCTACAGAAGCATCATCATTATTATCACATATAATAACTTTGTCAAATCCTAAATTAAGATAATGATCTACATATTCTATTAAATAATCATTTTCTCCTTTTGCACATGTAAATACAAGATACTTTTCTGCATCATCTGGGTCTTTATGATAGTATCTATCTATTTTATCTGTATGAAAATGATACACTTCGTTCATTACTTTTTAATTTGATTTATCAATTCCTCAATTCTTATTCTATTATTTATAGCATAAATAATTGAGTCAATTGTTTTTATAGTTTCCAACATATACTTTGCATGTTGGTCTAGAAGTTCAATTTGATATTTTTCATCTTTTAAATCAGCATCAATTTGTGCATTGATTGCAGCCTCAGAAGAATATCTAATTTGTGCTTGTGTTTTATAATAGTTGTATTTTTGTGAATACTTAAATTTATATTCTCTGCTCAAGTATGAAATTTTAGACAACAACCCAAAATAATAATCAAGAGAATCTTGTCTTCTTGAATATATGACATTTTGCAGGTCTGGTAGATCTGCAAAATTTTTCATTTTTCCATTGAGTTCAGTAATCAAACTTGACCATTTCTGCTGATGCTCAAGAATATAATCTTCTAAAGTTTGTGGTTTCTGCTCTTCCATCAATCACAAAGATTTTTATATTTTATCTTTTCTTCTTTATACTTTTTTACTTGTTCATAATCTTTTTGCAAAGCAAATCTTGTTTCTTTAAATTCTGACAATTTTGCCATAATATTATAGGGCACAAAGTAAAAATCAGAAGTAGAAGATGCATTTGTTTTATAATCACAATGAATAGATTTTTCTACATTTGATTTATATAATCTTCCTCCACAGGCAAGTACATTCCACCAAAAAATATAATCACCTAATCCGTATGATATATACTTTGGATGATATTTATCATAAAATGATTTTCTTATAGATGAAGAAGGATTTGACCAAATAACAGTATTTCCGCAATATGAATAGGCATTGTTTTTGTTGAACCAATCTAATTCTTCTTTGCTGTGTGCATCTGCAAAGTCTTTGTCTTCTTCATATGTCAATTCAATTATTTCTCCATTTACAGCTTTGCATCTTTTCATTTTTGTTGAAAATGCATCTATATTTGGATGTGTATTTAAGAATTCGACATGAAACTTTAAGTAATCTTCATATAAAATATCATCTGCATCTATTCTGAACAAATATTCTCCATTTGCATATTCATAAGATAAATTGTGTGAATCAATATACTTGTCTGCTGTTATATTTACAAACAACTTAAATCTATTATCTTTCAAACAATACTCTTCAAGAATAATTTTTGCAGTATTATCTGTAGAATGATCATCTACTATAATAACTTCAAAATCAGTATATGTCTGTTTGATAATAGAATCTAATGTTTTTCGTATACTTAATTCATTGTTATATGTTCCTATGCAAATACTAACTAACATTATTCTGCAGTATCACTTTCAAGGAATTCATCAATGTCAGATGCAGCATCTTGTGAAGGAAGTTCAAATGAAGGACGAATTATAGTTTCATCAAGATTATGAAGTACTTCATCAGTCAATACTTTACTTGTCCACAATTCTGTAATAGGAAGTTCTTCTCCAAGGTGTTTAACGATAATCTTCCTACTCTTCTGTGTTGCACCAATCTTAGGAAAAGCATATTTTGTTTCACCGTTGAACTCGAATATCTTAACAATTTCTTTGTCCTTATCACTAAGCTTATCATATTCTTTTTGAGTCAATAAAATTCCTTCCATAATTCCAGAATTCTCCCATGTCAAATATGCTTCAAGACCAACATAAGGATTAGGTGCTTTGAAAAAAGGAATATTAAACTTAACCTTCTGCGGAATAGTAAATCTTGATTTCTCAGGTTTTGCAGTAACAATAACACCAGTCTTTGTAAAATCACCAATTTTCTTCTCTGCAATCTTATCAGATTCTTTATCATCAAGCTTTGCGGTTGAAAGCATCAAAGTGACTGAAGAATTGTATTGAATACCAGAGCCGCCAGAAACTACACTCTTAGAGAACAAATCCTGTGTCTGATAAATGTGGGAGCAAACAATCATTGGTGCTTGAGCCCTTGCAAGAGCAGTAGCATTTGTTCTGAACAAAGCTTTAATCTCTTGCTGTTTTGTCATATCTCTCTTTTGATTAGCTTCAAGAGTATCTGTCAATTCTTTTGTAGAGGTGAGGTTTCCAAGTGAGTCAAGGACAAATATCAATTTCGGCCTAGAGTCCTCAGGTTGGTCATTTACCTTCTTCAGGAGGTTTGCCATAAAAGTACTTACCTCTGAAATAGTAGTAACTTGTTTAATAACAAACTTTGTCGCGTCACAACCAAGTCTCTCAATAAAGTCTTTGTCAATTGCTCCTTCAGAATCCATATAAACTGGTGTATATCCTTTCTTCTGTGCTTCACGACAAGCAGAAACTGCAAGATAAGATTTACCTGCACCTGGAGCACCTGCAAGAGTTGTAACTCTGCCAGACGGAATTCCTTTGAACAAAGAACCTGTCATACAAGCATTAAGAATATAACTTCCTGAATTGATATATTCTTTGATAACAGCTGTCTTACTTTCAGAAAGAATTTCTGCAGAATTATCAACAGAACTAATTAAATCAAACACTGACATTTCTTTATCAGTAGTTGTTATAGATGATTTCTTTGCCATAAACTAATAATTAACAATTTAATATTTTATCAAAAAAATAAGAAGTATATTTCTTTTATGAAATAACTTCTTCATAAAGGTATTCATTTTCCTTTATTTTTCTTTTTACCACTTCATCTGCATCAATTTTAACAAAACACAACCCAGGAGGAGATGGTAAAAAATCAACTATACCACTTTCTGCTACAAAAATATTTGGAACAAATTGTATTGATGTATCAATTCCTGCATAATATTCATACAAAGCTTTATTCAAATAAGATTCTTCATTTACTTTTGGTATATAGTGATGGTCTTTAAGGTCTTTACCTATCAAATATTCTATTTTTGTACACAACTTATTAAATTCTTTTGGTGCAGCGGCACAGAAACAAGCACCTATCCATAAAAATTCAGAATAAGGAATGTATGAAGCCTTTGTATTATCTGTTTCTTGTAAAGTTTGAATACATTTTATATCATAATATGGATTTTGACCGGGTATATAAATTTCATCATGAATCGCTTTAGTATACATAATATGATATGATATAAGAACCTTTCCTGTATAAAAATGATTACTTATATTTGTCCAAAAGTCGGCAGGTCTTTCAATAAAAGAACTGTCAGCATCAACAAATATAGTAGCATCTGCATCATAGTCTAAAACTCCTTTAATATATGAAAACTTCATATAATTTACTATTGGATACGGAAGTTGATATATTTTATGTACATTGAACTTCAAAAATGAATCATTTCTAAATTTCTCGAAATACTCCAAATTATCAGTAAGTATATCTATTATCTTCTGTGACCCAGGAAATAAATTATCTAACGATGCAAAAAGCTTATCTGCAAAGATGCAATAAACACTTGTTGCTATATAAACTAATTGTATAGTCATAATTACTTAAATTCTATTAAGTTTTCTTTTATGTAGTCAACAAAATTAAAAAAGTTTTTAAGGTCTTCAGGAAGATACAAATAGGAAATTATATGTCTGTAATTAGCATAGAAATCGTTTTCAGGGTCTTCATAATCTCTAAAGTCATCGAAGAAGAATTCAGACATTCCTTTTGCTCTTTGTTGAACAATAGATGAAGTTTTCAACGGAAGATAATTTCCTGGAAAATCCTCTGCATAAAATCTATTATGCATTACAGGAAGAGGTCTCCGCAAAGATTCTTCATACAAGGCAGGAACATTAATCCAATAAAATGAACCAGGGTATTGCCAACGATATTTTGAACAAGTTAATCGTTCAGAATAATATGCAAAATGACCACAAAGTATTTGTCTATTGACACGTATCAATCTATTTTTTAATTCTTCAATATCATGCAAATTGAAATAATACATAGATAATACCCAATCTATTGTAGAGTCATTTAAAGAATTTGTTGCTCCTTTACTATGTGCAAAAAATACAATTGATTTTTCTGCTGACATCTTATCAAATACTCTTGTTTTAAGAGTTTCTCCTTCTCTGTAGTCAATATTATTTTGTACTACATTAAATGTAACATTTTTATAAATTCCTATATTGAAAAATCTTTCCTCCCAAGTTCTTATAAGTTTTTCATCATTTGTATCAGAAACAGAAAATGTTATATCATATTCATCAAATACATTTGCAAACTCCTTTAAGCACGTAAAATGATATTTGTATATCTCAGGAATTTCACCATCTGGGATATACAAATGATAAACTAATTTGAATTTTGGAGTTTCCATATTATTTCCAATAAGAATAAAGTCCTTTATTAATTTCATATTCAGGCCACTTAAACCTGTCTCTCATCTTAAGAGTCTTTGCCCAATTCCACATCTTTCTCAATCCTATTTCAAGACCATGATTGTCTGCATAATCAAGCAAGTCAATTGATTTTTGATATGAAGGAACTGCATGCTTAACTTCATATCTTGCCTCCTTGTAAACAACTTCAGCATCCCAACCAAATACTTCGAGCATCATTTCTTTAGCTTCATTGATTGTGCAAGCCTTTGTACCGCCAACATTTATAATCTGTTTACTTGCTTCTTTATATGTTGCTGCAGCCCACAAACAAGGTGTTGTATCATCAATATAGCTGAATGCTCTTGTCTGTTCACCAGAACCATACACTGTAAGTGGTTCACCATTAAGATGTTGATACATCCAAATACCTAATACATTTCTATATCTGTCAAAAATATTCTGACCGATTCCATAAACATTGTGAGGTCTGATTATACACCAATCAAGACCGTGTTGTAATCCTGCAGATTGTATATCAAGTTCACAAGCATATTTTGATATTGCATAAGGGTCAAGAGGATGAGGAGTAAGTGTTTCATCAAATAATTCACCTTTTATTCCATCACCGTAAACACTCATTGATGATGTGTAAACAAGACGCTTAACATCATATTCAATACAACAATTGATTATATTAGCAGTTGAAATAGAGTTGTTACTCCAATTGAATCTTCTAATAAATGGTGACAATCCTTCTGCGGCATAAGCAGCAAGATGAAAAACATAAGTAGGACGGTACTTGTCAAAAATTTCCATCAACTTGACATCTTCAACATCAGATTTTATAAAAACAAAATTCTTATAATTCTCTGTCAGTCCATCAAGATTCTCTTGCAACCCACCAAACAAGTTGTCAATTCCAACGACAGTATATTCAGGAAATCTTCTTAAAATATAATCTGCTAAATTAGAACCTAATAAACCAGCTACTCCTGTGATAATTATTGATTTTCCCATTCTCGTAAATGAATTATTCTTTGGTTTGAACTTCCTCTAAAAGGAAGACTCAAATCCCGTTGAGCATATCTATATGGACCATCAACAAGTATATCACATTTTTTAAGTATTGCTTTCTTCAACGGGTGTTTAATAAGATTTTCATATACATCTCCACTATAAACCCAAATATCTTTATCAGGAAATTTTGTTTTTATTTCACAAATAAGAAAGTACAACTCAATTAAACTCTTTAAATTCTGGTCTAAAGGGTCTCCTCCTGACAGTGTAATTCCTTTGATATAAGATTTATCAAGTTTGGTAAAAAGGTCCTTCTTAATTTCTCTAAGAGCCTTCCCTTGTTTGTAATTCCATGTTTCTGGATTATGACAACCTTTACAATGATGAGAACAACCTGCTACCCAGAGCGTTACCCTAAATCCTTCTCCATTATTTACATCTGGCGATGTTATATTCAAATATCTCATATATTATATAATATTCTCTATCTTATATTTTTCTATAACTTTATCATAATTGCCTTCTTCGACAAGACAGTCTTTAAAATACATTGCAGTATTAAACATCACTTCTTTAACATTTGCAACGGTAACATCATTCTTTACTATATGTTTGTCATCATATAGAGTTAAAGCAATATAAGTAAAATATGCAATATAGTAGTATTGTAAATTGCTATATTTTTGATAACATGCTGGTTCTTCTACTTCCTTTTCATAATCCCATGTTGAAGAAGCATTTGGACCTGTATATATAATTTTATACTCATCTACTATATGAAGTTTTCCACCTAATGCCATTACTTGTAACCAAAATATAGTATCACCTGCCATATAATGAATACATTTTGGATGATGTTTGTCATAAAATGATTTTCTTAAACAAGACCCAGGATTGTGATACAAATATACATCATCACAATATCCTGCCAAATGAGATATTGCTGGAGGACAATTATTAAAATATGAAACCCACTCATCATAATTTTTAATAATATGTGGTTCATATCTGCTTTTATCAATATTATTGATATCTATTATCCTCGTATTTTCATAAAATATCAATTTTCCGCTACATCCATCTATATCAGGATGTGCATCCATATAATTAACAAAGCACTCTAAAAAGTCTGGAAGCAATACATCGTCATGGTCAAGTCTAAAAAGCAATTCGCCGGAAGCATATTCATATGATTTGTTGAAAGAATCAATATATGGCCATTTACAATTTGTAGTATTTACAAATAATTTAAACCTCTTGTCTCTTACACAATATTCATTTGAAACAATATTTACCGTATTGTCTGTAGAATAATCATCTACTATAATTACCTCATAATCATTGAAAGTTTGAGACAATACAGAATCTAATGTCCGGCGAATTGTTTTTTCAGAGTTATATGTTGTTACACATATACTTACTTTCATATATTAATTTTTAATATGTTTTACTCTATCTTTTGTTTCTGCAATTTTACCGTTGTTAAAAGCAGTAGTATAATTACCTGTAAGATAACCAGTTACACGACGAAGTCTTGTAATATTGTCACTTCCACACTTTGGACATTTTTCACCAATCTCATCTTGATAACCGCAATCCTCACAGCAGTCAAGAGGAAGGTTGACAGCAAAATAAGGAATATCCTTGTCCATTGCATAATTGACAAGAGTTTCAAGAGCATCAATGTTGTTCTTTACTGTAGAAGGAAGCTCAACATAAGTAATTGTTCCTGCATTTCCCTTGTTTGCCCACTGTGACTCAATATCGATCTTCTGGAAGGGGTCCATCTCTTTCCAAACAGGAACGTGGATAGAGTTGGTGAAATAATCTCTGTCAGAAACTCCTTCAATGATTCCGTATTTCTTTCTGAAGTTCTTCAATGCAGTGTAGCAAAGATTCTCTGCAGGTGTGAAATAAACACCGAAATTAAGTTTGTATTCCTCCTTATACTTCTTGCAAGTATCACCATACAACTTAACTATTTCATCTGTGAGTTCCTTTCCTATACCAACAAAATGGTCACAGCCAAACAAAGCGTGAGAAGTCTCATTCATACCGAGAAGGCCGATGGTCAAAGTTCCGTGCTTGAGAGCCGATACAATTCCTTCTTCAGGAATATAACCAGCCATTGTGTGATTTTCATACATAAACTTTGCTGACTCCATAGGTTGTTTGCAAATCCAGTTGAAACGCTCAATCAACATATCCTTTGCTTCTTCCAACTTTGTCTTCATCATCTCAATGAAATATCTCTTCAACATTTCATCGGTATACATATTGTTGGTCTCTGCAATACATTTCTCCTTAGCTTCCATTGCAATTGTAGGAAGAATAATTGTAACAGGACAAATGTTTCCTCTACCGTCTTTCTGCTGTCCGAGACCATTAATATCAAATCCATTAACAGTTCTGCAACCCATTGTAGCATAATATGTTAAAGGATTATTTCTATCCCAACCAGCATTCATTGTAGTATCACAGTTACAGTAGTTAGGATAAATTCTCTGCGCAGTTGACTTCAATGCAAGGCGGAACAAATCGTAGTTAGGTGAATCAGGTTCGCGGTTTACTCCCTTCATACATTGGAAAATTCCACAAGGGAAGATTGAAGTTCTGCCAAATTTACCAAGACCTTCAATTGAAACTTCAAGAAGAGCCTTAGTAATCATTCTTCCTTCATCAGAAGTACAGGTACCGTAGTTGATACTTGTAAAAGGAAGTTGATTTCCTGAACGTGACTGAAGAGTATTCAAATTATGATACATTCCTTCAACTGCCTGATGGATTTCTTTCTTAAGCATATCCATTGCATAATTGTAAACCTTAGCAGTGCAAGTTGCATAGAATTGGTCATTGATTGAAAGATTTTTCAACTCTTCTCTTGTCTTATTATCAATATCTTTCTCATCAATATATTTTGCTCCATCTTTAAAATGCTTGTAAAAACTCATTCTAACATAAGGAACCATTGTCCAATCAAGATGGCTAGCTGAAACACCACCAAACTGTTGGAGTGACTGAAGTTGGAAAATAACAGCAACGAGCTGCATAGCAGTATTGACTGAACTTGCAGGACGTACATCTGTCTGACGGGTATTGAAACCCTTATCTAGTAAATCATCAAAAGGAATAGTTAAACAGTTATGCATTCCTGTTGCATATGAATCTAAATCCGTTTACTTCTATATTTTCATATAAAAACTGACTATATCATCAACCGTTTGGTTGTTGCGCACTTCGAATAGTTCTGCATTACTCTATTCTACATCCTTACACTCATCAGGATTAGTCGATACACTGTTATGAGTTCTTTTTTCTCTTCTAATTTTAAGAGATTTTAAGTGCATATGTTTTTGAAATTTTGGTTCCCAAGAATTTTTCAGAAGTTGTTCAATTATAGTTCTTGAAATATTAAAATTATCTTTACAATACTTATATAATTTCGTATGACCTAAACAAGTATAAACTAAAATGTCATTATAATATACAAAATATTCATAAGGACAATCTCTGTCCATCATTTTGTTATAAGCATCTTCTGATAATTTTTTTTCCTTTATTTGCAATACTTAATTTTCTTAATTCTTCTTCTGTTTTTATTCTTCCTGTATTTGCTGCAATTAATTTAGAAATATGTTCAGGAGAAAGATGCTTTCCTTTATTGATTTCACTTAATTTTTTTCTCGTTTCTAAAGAATGTGTTTTTCCATACATCGGATTTAATTCTCCAATACGAGTTGATGCAAATTTACTAAGTTTATCATGGCGTTGAGGACTATCATAATTTCCAGTATTTCCTCCACATCCTCCTTCATGAAAATTAGCTTTACATTCTCCTTTATCCCAGTATTCTTTTATAAGTTGTCTTTCTAAATCAAATGCTGCAGATTCTTCCAAATTTTCAAAGAGCAATTTTACATCTACATCTGTAGGATATTTAGAAATAATATTTTTGAAATAGTCATTTCTACTATGAACAGTATCTAAATATCTATTTCCTGTTCCTTTTCCTATATAAAATATCTCATCAGTTGATTTGAAGAAATATGCGTAAATATAAAATTTTTTCATATGCATTGAACTCAATTTAGCTCGGTATTTCCAGCTATCCAGAATCTGGACCTTAGGTTCTCTTAGTCAGTGTATTCGTGAGTGATTCAATCTCCTTATTTAACTGATACCGATAGCAAACAAATATTATTTTAATATTTATTCACACCCCAGCAGTTGGGTTCACGCAATTTTCAAAATCTGTTCCCAGATTAGGCCACAATTAATTTATGGATATAAATTTCATTGTTCAAATGATTGTTTCTTGCCATTTCTGACATGCAATTCCACAAAGCAAAGTCTTTTGTAATGACTCTTGTTGCTTCACCGACTCGGCCACCGAATGATTTCTCATCTACATTAGCATTCTGATTCTGAACATTCTTTGCTTCAAGCTTTTCCTTGATACCTTTCATTATCTTGGATTTCTGTTCACGAACTCTTGTTCTTTTGTCTCTGTAAAGAATAAAAGCTTTTGCAACTTCAAACTTATTTTTCTTAATCAAAAACTTCTCAATGACATCTTGAATGTCTTCAATTGACGCTGTTCCTTCAGCAGAATCTTCAAACTTTGCAAGGTCTTCATCAAGAAGTTCCAAAAATTTTGGAGTGCATTCTTGCTTGCAGGAACTGAATGCTTGACCTACGGCCTTGTGTGCTTTTTCACGATTGTAAACTTCCTGTTTACCGTCTCTTTTGATTACTTTTTCTAGCATATATTTTACCAATTTTTTATTTTTCTGTGAATATATTTATTGAGCCAAGAGCTCAAATTCACAAGATGATATCCTTCAATTTGTTATCTAAATCTGTCCTTTCGTCACCCTGGCCAGGATTATTTTCGAGATGAAATTTTACTGAATCATAAACATATTTGAACGGAATCTCATCCTTTCTTGACTCTTCATCTTTCAAGAATTGTTGTAAATTATATATAGAAAAGTTGAAATAATTAGGAGTCCATCCACCCTTTAGTTCTGGCATATCTTTACAAGATTCAGTTATAATTCTAGAGGATTCATTCATTATATCTTTATAACTTTCCCACCATTTTTCAGTAAAATTCAAATTTCCAAAATTAGAATCTCCTTCATTGTAATTCATTACACTAAATAGATATTTTAATCCTATTACCGGTAAGACCATATGATGATTGATATTCAATATATTTAGAAGATGATTATCTTCAGGGAATTTATGCATTATAGCAGGAGTCATATATTTGTCAAAGTTCTCAAAAAATCCAGGAGTATACAATGTACAATATCCGCAGAACGGATAACCTCCTTGACAGAAACAATTTGCAAATGAAGATATTGCATATTTTCTTCCATAATAGTTATATGATTTAATCATTGTTTCAACAAATACAGGAGAATACAAAATATCATCATCAATGCATATAATAACATCATCTTTTGAGAAATGTTGTATTACATACAAATGCTTTTTCCATGATTTCAATTCAGCATCATCATACCAATGAATTTGAATATTAAGATTTGATTTAATCAATTCTATGAGTTCTTGAGGAAACAGCTTATACTCTTCAAGATATTTCAAATCTTTATTATAATCAGGAATAGGAAAATCAGATTTTGCTAAATTAAGAACAATAATATCAGGAACAATACTATTTTCAAGAATAGTTTTCAATACAAGAGCAACATTGTTTATTCTATTTTTCCAACTTGATATTGTAACTATAAGTTTATTGTTTCCAATATATTTTGTTTTATCTGAAGTTCTTTCTATATCAAGTCCTAAAGCAGGAAAATCTACTGGAGTGTTAGCAGTCAATGCATGCTTTTTATTGTTCTCATATAAAAATTTTAATGATGCTGGAGGGTCAACATAAGTGCTCTCTGAGACAGCTAATGTGTCATTAATAATATCCCAAAATCTTGGAATAAACTTCGATGGTCTGCCTCTAAAGTAGTGCCTCTGCAAAGAATCTTCCATAGATGGAAGTGTTGTTGCATACAAGTCTAATATAGGACTCTTGCTTTCTTCATGCCTGTCTGCTGCAGCTTTATCTGTCCACGCATTGACATCATTGAACAGCATTTTGCTATCTTCTGGCAAATGAAATATTTCAGGAAGAAGTATGCTTTTATTGATAGCAAACAACACTCCTATAAAAATATCATCTACACATTTGTGTAAAACATCATCTGTCAAATACTTCTTGTAATTACCCCAGTCTTTCTTTCTGTACAATGTTGCAGGACCGTTGAAACACCACATATTGTGTGTCAATACTATCTTATTAAGAGTAACAGGATGCTGTTTACCATAAAAACAATATGAAACATACATGTTCTCTATAAAATTCTCAGGATACAAATGGTCATCATCAACAGAAATTATAAGGTCATTGTCATCAACAATGTCAAGAGTATGAAGATGTTTCTTCCAAGCTTTATAATTCTCAATAAACCAATAAAGCTCTATATATCCTTTGTGTTCATTTATGAGTGATAATAAATCATCGGGAAGGTCTTCCTCCATATTAGGAAAATCTTCTGTACACAAATTAAGAATTATTTTATAGGGCTTTATTGTTTGCTTTAATATAGTTTCAATAACAGGTTTTACATTATGGATTCTTTTGTACCAACTTGTCATTGTAATATACAATTTCTCTGGTATAATCATTTGTATAGAAAATATATTTAATATTATATCAGAGAAATTAAAGCTGTATTTATAACAATAAAGGGAGGATTTCTCCTCCCTTTATTTAATCAGATACATTGTATATCATATTTACACAATCCTTTGCAGTATCAATACATTCTCTAATAGTTCCTGCGAATAACAATGTTTTGCGGCCCTCAAAGTATTGATTAAGCTCATACAAATCATTTATTCTTTGCTCTATCTTGAATGTATTATCTCCAATTGTTGCAACTAAATTAGATGCTAACATTTTAGAAAATAGTACAAATTGCTTACGTGTCAGTGTCATATCAATTAATTTTTATTTTATATAATATTCAATATAATTGCTTCCAGGGCCAGTAGCAGGATATACCTTTGAATCATCTAATTTATCATACAATACTGGAGCAGAAACGTTGTTTATTACAGCATAACCAGGAACAATATCGTGAACAAGTTCGTTAATTCCGTTATAAATCTTCAACTCATAGAAGTACAAGTCTTGTGCTACATATGCAGTTGGATCTTCATATCTGTAATCAAGAGCATTATTCAAGAAGTAAGTGTAGTAGATTCTAAGTGGAAGATTTGAAGGAGTATTATTTTCATAACTCCAATTATCAACATTGAATATATTGAAGTTATTAGGATCACTCTGTCTGTAAATCTTTACCTTATTATCTTGAGTATGACAAATGTCAAGAACTATAATATCACTATTTCTTCCAATATCTCCTGAGAATACTGATGCTGGATTAGTACCGTTTGTAGTAGCTACATTCCACTTTGTTGCGGGGCTTCCATTACGGTAAGTGAAGTATCCTGTAAAGATATTAGCTTTACCTGAATGTCCACTACCACCTCTGTGGAAGTCAGTAACTGAAGTTATTGTGCTCTCATCGTTTACATCATCTGCTGTTGCTGCACCAAACAAAGGTTGAACCTCATACCAGTCTGAGCTCTTGTTCTTAAAGATATATTCATATCTGTAATTTCCGCAAAGAGGAATTCCACCAAGCTCAAAGTAAGTCAATCCGTTTGCTCTTCCAGGATGGATGTATTTCAAAGGATTTACTCTTGCTGTTTGAGTGTATTCAGGAGTTGATGTGTTACCACCCCAGCTGTAAGGAATGCTGTCATAGTTTCCTGCTCTTACGCAACCTTCAAATGATTTCTGTGATTTGCTTGCAACTCTTACAGCGTCAGCAAAGCTACAACCGTAGAAGGTCTTCCAGAATCCAGGTACTCTTGAAATCAATGATTCACAACCTGCGAACATTCTCTTAAGAGATACAATTTCAATGTCATCTGCTGGGTGCAAGAATGGAATATCTTCCTCTGAATTGATAGTAGAAAGAAGAGTACAATTTGCAAATGTTTCTTCGAATGAAACTGCCTTAGTGTTGTAAACGAAGAAGTTAGCAGGCAAAGTAGTTAAATTAGTATTCTTAAAGGTCTTGTTGAATGAAACAATTTCAACGCAGTTGTTAAACAATCCGCTAGTAGGAATCTGTTCAAGAGTAGTATTCTCAAACAAGCTATCTGCAGAAGTGCAATCTACACAAGTCTTATAGATATTACCAACACTTATAAGCTTTGAGTAATCCTTATTGCTTATATTGAATCTTGGCATTGTTCTGAAGACTGCGGCACCGTTTGACTGGTATGCAACTAATCCACCAGGATTTTCAAGATTTCTAGGAACATCTGCCCAACTTGCAGGGAACAAATCTGAAGAAGTACCAGTACCGAAGCAAGGAAGTATACCTGAAACATTTCCTTCTGATATTACATGGAACCACTTAATATTCTGAGTATTAGAAGTTCTTTGTACACCATTGATTGTTCTCTCAATAGGAGTAACTGTAATATCATATTCAGTATTAGCTGAACGGTAAGTATGGTAAATAACCTTTTCACCATCAGAATCACCAGTTATTGCATCAAGATGTGCATCAGAAGTTTGTTCTGCAGCATCACCCCAATCAATAATGATAGGTCCTACAACATTGTAGTAAAGTCTTACTGTTGTGTAGTTTCCACTGCCAGTTACTACTGTCATGTGAAGTTCTGTTGCTTCATACTCTGTATAATTTCCTAAGTAGTCTCTTGAAATTGATATTGAGTAGTTGAAAGGATCTTCACCAGTTCCAGTAGTAATAGAACCAATATATTGGCTATATCTACCACCTCTTGTGACCTTGATATCAACATCATCTTCAAGTTCTGTGATAGTAATTTCATGCATTGTATTAGCAAGAAGCTTAACAGTTGCAGGATTATTAGAAGCAGTAACAATAACCTTGTTGAAAGGAGGTTCTGTCAAGTTTCTAATTGAAGTATTCTGCAAAGACTCAATCAACAATCTCTTATCAGTAACCAACTTGTTAGAGTTAAGAACTGTAATATTAGCAGTAATAGGCTTGTAGAATGAAACAGTGTATTCATCATCCTTGCTTATCTCTGCAGGAAGCTCTTCCATTATGATAGGTGCTGGTTTATTGTAATAGTAACCAGGTTGTTCTGAGTAAGTAGATTCAACATTAACTACAAGACGTCTAAGACCGAAGCAACCATTTTCAGGGTCATAAACATTTGTTGGCATAGTAATTACACCGACATTTGAAGGTGAGGTCTTAATTCTGTAGATGTTAGAATCTCCATCAACTTGAACATCTGCATAACCAGGAATTCTTTCATGCATTCCACGAGTCTCATCTTGCAAGTAAATTACACGAGAAACAATGTTGTAAACGTGGATAGGAATACTTCTGTTAATAGTAGGAAGATTCTTAGAAGAAATTCTTATTGCAGCTGCCTGAGTTCTTGAAACATCAGCACCAGTAATGCTAAGAGTTCTAGTAGTAGATGAGTATTCATATGCATTTGCACCGTAGTGAACAAGGTACTCAGGATTTGATACTACGAAATCAAGTTCATCATCTGTTGTATCAGAAGGAGTGAATACGATTGTGAATGATTGAGTTTCACCTTCATATAATGAAATTCCCTCATTGTAATCAATCTCATGATTAGTAGAATCCATAATCTGAATAGATTGAAGAGTTGCGCTAGGAGCAATTGAAAGTGATGCACTCATTGTGCTGTACTTGTTAGATACTGCTGAAATATCATAGTATCTTGTACCTGAAGTAGAACCTTCAAACATTACTTCAACTGAAGAAGATGTCATATTTCTGTATCTCAAATCAGGGTCAATTGTCCATGTAACTCCCTTGTCTGATGCAAGAACGAAGTCATCTGGCAAATATTTTACATTATATGTATACCACTTATTAGGAACAATATCTATAGGTCCGTCAATCTGGATTCCACTAAGACCAGTTGTAGAAGAAACGTTTACAATAAGGTTGCAACCTACTTGTCTGAACATTGCTTCAATACCGTCCTTGTAACCGCTTGATACTGTGCAACCTGCTCCAATATTTACTACACCGGTAAGATAAGGGATATTAAGGCTGTAAGTAGTATCATCAGCAATGCCTCTCTTTGTAAGAAGAGTCTTCCAAGTATTGAACTCGGTCTGAGTTTGAATATTCCAGATGAATCCAGTCAAACGTACATTAGCAAGAACATTTCCAGTTGTTCCGATAATTCTTTCAAGAATAGTCCAAGTATTGATGTTAGGACAATTCTCAATCCACAAGGTTGAAAGGTTCTTGTAATTTACGAAGCTGATACCTGCATTTGTGATATAGTTCATATTAACAAGCTTAACAGTAGCGATTGAAGCAGGATATGCTACACTTCTAAGATTTGCACCAGTTGTTGAGAAGTCAATATTAGTGATAGCAGTATCAGTTGCCTTAACAGACTCAATAGTATTAATCTGCTGGAGACCGTTAAGCAAGCTAAGTTTCTTACAACCTCTAACATCAATGTTCTTCAATGAGGTATTAGTAGCAGATACTGTCAAGTTAGTCAAGTTCTCATTGTAGTAAGGAGAATCCCAACCAAGAAGAATATCTGTAATCTTAGTAGCATTACCAATTGCGACAGAGTCAGCGTACTTGTCAGCAAGTTGTCCGAATGAAAGTATATATGGAGCACCGTAGATAATAGTTTCAGTATTGTTGAATCTCATGTTAGGAGGAGTTACCTTGTAAGGCTTATTCTTCTCTGCACGGACATAAGCATCAACTGAACCGAATCTTACACGGAGATACATATCAGTATAAGGAGTCAATGTGAACTCTGCATTAGGCTCTACAATAGGATTGTAGACTGCAGGAGTGTAAAGACGCATTGTAGCATAAGCATCATGATAAGTACTACCGGTGTTGTAACGAGAGTCCATATAAATGAATCTGTTATTCAACCACCACTTTCTGTGTTCTGCTCTAGAACCTTGGCACTCATACAAGTAACCACCTTCCTGAACAGTTACACCAGCTGTACCCTTATCATCTCTTTGTGAGAAGTCAATATAACCAACGGTTGCAGGGTCTATATACTTGAACTTAGCGTCAAGGTTGTAGAGAACTTCAGGCCAAAGGTCAGATTGAGTCTCATTAAAGTAGTGAATTGCTTGTGCATAATCAAGACCACCACTTGCACGCATTGTAGCATAAGTTGAAGAGATACCTGTTGCAAATGCATCCTTGAAGTTCAACCAAAGAACTGACTCTGTACCGTTATATGCATAACCAGTACCAATCTTATCGGTTGACTCTACATTAGGTTCATAACGGATATAACCGGTATTGTTAAGTGAAAGGATAGTATCATTATCATAGAATATAGGATAGTAAACATATTCACAATCTATTGGTACCCAATAAAGAGGAGTCTTTATAGTTCCCATTGAAGGAGCGTCCTCATCACTATCAATTGGAATAGGAATTGAATTATTATTGGTCTCTCCAATTGAAGGAGTGTTGAAACGGCAGACTGTTGTGTAACCATCCTTAACACGTCCAATTGAAACTGCATTGTTAGGGTCAACAACAGGATGTTCATAATTGCTCATGTGGTCGATTACCATAGCAGGGTCAACTGTTTGTGGTCCTATTGCAGTTGCCATTGCACCGATATTCTGCATCAAATAGATGTCAAAGTCCTTTCCTGCTTTGAATGAGATACCAAATTCAGGACCAGGTGTTACATCTTGACACTTGTAAACTACAAATCCCTTTGAAGGAATTGTTGTTCCGGCAGGAATCTGCCATGCATCGTGACGACCATCTCCTTCAGGAAGAAGATTTTCATTGTAATCAGCAGCATAAGGAGTCTTAACTAACCACAAACCTCCAATATTTACAGTTCCTGCAGTAGGATTGTAAAGCTCAATTGTACGAGAAGCAATCTCATTGATTATAACGTGGTCAGTAATTGCAGCACCAGGATCAACATCATCAGGAACATATTGTGAATTATCCATACCAATCTTGAACAAGTTCTTGTAGTTGTTTACCATTGCAGTAGGGTCTGTAATGTCATCATCACAACAAACCCAGAAAGTATTTGCTGGCTTATCTACAAGAAGTCCTTCAGGATTAGACTCATTAATCATAAGCATGAACTTCTCAACAAATGTTCCCTTTGTTCCATCATTAGAAATAGAAACCTTTGATATACTCTTCTCTTCACTGTCAAGTGCCCAAACATTTTCACCGTCAAAAGCAACATCTGCTACTTCTGCGATATATTGTGTAAGGTCAGCAAATTCAGTAAGAGAAACAATAGTCTCAGGAGTAGCACCAGTGAGGTCTGCAAGATAAATCTTACCAGTAACTTGCTTACCGACAAAGAACAAGTTGTCCTTATAGTAGCAGAATCCTTCCATAGACTCATTTACATCAAGTCTTGTAACAATCTCAAGTCTGTTTCCAACCAACTTGTAAATATATGCATAAACATCGGCAGTATCAAGAGTCTTTTTCTTAGTCTTCTGTACACCCTTACTCATGATAGGTTCATTTGCTACACCATTGGTATAAGGTTCAAATGTTTCTTCACCAGTAACATTGTCAGTGTATATAGGATATTTCTCCTCAGTCTTAATATCAAGAGCTCTGTATTCACTCATGATGTAAACGTTTCCGTTACCATCTACAGTGATAGCTTCCAAGTCTGTATTAGGAATAAGGTCAGGAACATTGTCAGTAACATCTGTGAAAACCTTATCAATATCTTGCTTCCATACTTTTCCAGTAGTAGGTGATACACCAAGGAATCTTATATTAGCATCGTAGTTCTCTATGTTCTTTCTTGTAACTGTACCGTCAAGAGCAATATCATAGATAACACCAGTGTCAGATACAGCAATGAATCCTGTCTTAGTAGAATTATATACCAATCCAGAAAGTTCATTTCCATTGCAAGTGAACTTCTTTATATCTACAAGTTCAGTAACATCATACTTAGGACTCATATCTGTTGTATTATCCAATCCTGGAGTACCAGTATCAAATATTCTCCATGACAAAGCTCCATCAAAGATTCTTCCGTAAGAACGATATTCTGTATGTTCAGATGAGAATCCTTCAAGATTCATGAATTCTCTATCTACAATATAAACAGTATTACCAGTTTCAACATCAGTACCTTCAATATAAGTTCCAGTTGCAGGAGCAGTAGTATAAGCAACCTTAGGTGAATTGTCAACTTCATCTACAAGATTGTTATTGTTATCATAAAGTCTTACTGTAAATCCGGCCTTAGGACCAAGACCTCCTGGCATAGTATTAGGAGTAACGCCGTCATTGAATACGACTACAAAGTAACCACCAGAAGGAACAACAGCGTCACTATTGAAAGTTACACTCTTGTTATTTACAGGGTCATCAACACTATTAAGTTGCTTCAACTTAGGATTTCCGTTCTTGTCAAGTTCTCCAGTGTCATAGTAGAATGAACCACAAGCAACATCACCCTTCTTCAATGTCCAACCATTAAGATTGATGTCTGATAATGTTGGATTGTAAAGTTCAATTCCCTTCTGAGTTGGATAGTCAAGCGACAATGCATTTGGACAAACTTCATTGATACACAAATGAGTAATAGCTTCATTTGTATAACCGATAGAAGGAGTAGCAAATTCAACCCAGTTTTCACCACCATCTGTCTCACGGCCCCAAGAACCAGGGAATCCTGTTACATTATCAGTATAAAGGTCATTGGTCAAGCTGTCAACGACAGTTCCGTTTGGAGTCTCAAGAGTGAATGACCAAGCTTTCTTAGGAGAAAGACCATAACCAGGACCGACTGTTGTATTACCCTTTACGAATTCAATTGTGTAGAATCCCTTGGCAGGAATTACTGCACCTGCAGGGAATGCCCAGTCAGGACGAGCTGAAGGTACTTCATCAACACCCTTAAGAACATATCCTTCAAGATTAATGTCAGAAGAGGTAGGATTGTAGAACTCCATCTTCTTACCGTTAGGATCAACCTCGTTTATGCATACTGTTGATGCAGGAGCTCCAAGAACCATATCTCCTCCTCTCTTAGGAGCAGCGAATGTTGTTGGCTTAGGTGCTGAATTAACAGCAGCAACTTCATACTTATAAACACCCTTATAACCTGCTGCATTTGCAGTTGCTTCATCAGCAAAAGCACTTGCAGGTCTTGTATTAGGTGATTCATAACCCCAAGATGCGAACATCATATTCTTAGCGCGTTGGTCAACGCAAGCAAAGAATTCAGTAAGAACATAGTAAGCAGTAGTTACATTAACATTCATGTGATTTGGAAGTTCGTTAGCAAACTTAGCGAGACGGAAATCAGCATTATCATATTTGTAAACTGTGCTATTATAAGTAACAGGAGAAGAAAGAAGATAGTCATTATCAAGATTTGCTACCAAAGTCCACTCGTTATTAGCATATTTGTAAACGTTCTTGTAATTGACATCATCTGCATTATTGATATAATACCACTTAGTATTATCAATTGCTGATGCATCTTCTTCATATTTTCCATCAACATACCAGAGATGAGTTTCTGAATTATATCTTGCAATATAACCGAAATACAAGTAAGAATCATCAGGACCGAGTTCTTGTGTTGCATCATCAACGATATGAAGAGGCTCAAGTATATATCCTGAATTATAATCAAATACTGTATGGTCATCAGCATTCATCTCATCAAGAGTACCATTGTAGGTTAAGAATGATTCTGTTGCAGTATCACCTGCTCTCAATTCTTCAAGAGTACCATTCCATGCATAAGGAATCTTAAGAGTCTTTGCTGCATCATGGAAACCTTCACGGTTGGTGCTTGATACCCAAGTCATGAACTTTCTCCAGTGAACAGGGTCTTTACCTGCTGCAAGGTCTGCAGCGTAGTTGTCATTGTCAGGGTGACGACCCTCAAATGAACCAAGCCACTCCATTCCGTATTCCTCAGATGTCTCTCTGAAGCTTTCATCTGTTACATTATTGAACTTAGAAATTTCTGCTGAGTTGTTAGTGAACTCCCAGCACTCAACAGGTGATTCATATGCCATTCTGTCATCTTTTGATGCTGCATCATAGTAATCTTCATCAAAGCTGGTGAATGGCTGACCAGTCATAGGGTTAGTATAATCTACCTTCTCTACAATATCTCCAGTAAATCCGAATACATCTTCAGCTCCCTTATCAATATTGAAGTTGTACTTACCGATGAACTCGTAGTCATCATTATAAGTTCTTCTCCAGAACATTGCAATAGGATAACCATCAACAGTAGTTCTAGTAGAAACCTTGTTGATATTATTTTCATTCTTATTATACTCTGCTTTCTGTGGAGGAGTAAGGTAAGAGTAACCCATATTCTTAAGAATGTAATCAGCATACTTAGCAAGACCAGTATTGTGGGTACTTGATGCCTCTGCGAAGTCAGCCTTCAAACAGAACTCTGTTGCAGGAACTGATGTGATAGAAGCAGTATTCTGATACTCATGGTCTGAAAGACCGAAGTCCTTAAGAATATACTTATTCTTATATTTGTCTGCATAAGTAGCAGCATCATTCATACGATTAAGCTTACCGTCAGGAGTACCACCTGTTCCTGATTGTCCTTGTGAAGTACCAAGAACATCCCAGAACAAAAGTGTAGGCTTCTTAGAAGCAAGAACCTTATTGTAGTCTGCAATACTATCAACACTTCCACCATCCATCAATTTCTTCTGAGGCTTAATCTTAAGTTTGTAGTTCTTTCTTGGATAGTATTGAGATGATGTACCTTGAACTGTCATTTGTGCATTGTATGCAACAAATGAGTGGCAGAAGTCATAATATTCTCTTGCCTCTTCATCAAGCATATCGCAGTTGAATACTACGGTATATCCTCTCTTATCCTTTTTATTCATAGGAAGAATATGCTCTGCATTTGCATAACCGTAAGTCAAATCTGTTACATCAGATTCACAGGTTACGAACAAGCAAGGCATCTTCTGCAAAAGTTTTGAGTAATCAATATCAATTCCAGAATCCTTAAGAATGTTATTTCTAAGATACAATCTCATTCTTTCTGCAGGATCTTGAGTATCTGCAACATAGTTATTTACAAGAGCCTTGTCATAAAGAGCTTTCTTATATGAACGGATACTGTAAATATCAATTGTAGCATTGTCTGAGCCGATAACAATCTGTGAAGGTCTCTGCTGTACGAATGAGTTAGCAGCAGAGTATTGATTAACTGCAGTACAAATACCATTTACATAAACCTTGACAAATCTCCACCAACCTTCTGCAACAGAATCCTTAGTTACATAAGTTCCTCTACCTGCATCCCAGATTGATACCTCGTGTGAAGCATTACCTGCATCATCAGAGTTAAGAGGAGTGATAACGAATGCGATTCTAATTCTTTCATTCTCCTTGAAAGGAACCTTGATTCTTGAGTCTGCAGAATCTGAAAGTGAGAATTCAGATGATGTGAAATATGCATTGTTAGCATTAATTACAATACCTGAATTATCTGCATCTGAGAAACAAGAAATAACAGTTGTAGTAGAATCTGAAAGGTTGCTAGTTGAGAAGTCAAATTCAATAACCTGACCAGTTGAACGGTAGTCACTGTCAAATGGAGTATAAGGAATTGTACATCTTGCTCCACCTGCAACTCTAAGAGCAGTCGTATTGTTATTCTGATACCAACCTGAGTTGCTGTTCCATGCAAAACCTTCAAGTGTTGCACTCAAATTACCAATTTCTGCTTCCCAAGTTTGTCTTACGGCAGGGTCTTCATCATTTGAACGTCCCTTAGCAGTGAAGAACATATCAGAACCTTCAGTTGCTTCAAGTGAGTAAGCAGCCTTCTTAACATTAACTACATATTCAGTTGAACGAGTTGTCATATTGATACCGTAAACAGCCTCAATATAAAGAGTATAAATTCCTTGCTCGTCAAATGTATATGACCAGTTCTTAATTTGTGTATTAACATTCAAGCTATTAACAACTTTAACAGCTCCTGTGTTGTTATCCTTTACACAAAGCTTAACCAAAGAAGCAGGATATACCTGATATGTAATTGTTACGAATTCATATTGTGTAGATTTATAACCACCGTTCTCCTCTTCAGCATCAATTGATGAAGCGATGATAGGAGCAGGATTGTTAATATCATACCAAATAGTATTGTATTCAAGAATGTTTGTCTCAAGAGTTGTATCAGACTGAGGAATATAAGTTGTTGCCCAAATCTTAATGTTGTGAACACCGTGATCTCTTAACTGTCCATTTTCCTTTACAGGAGAAATGTTTAAGATGGTTGAACCTGCTCCAGTAGCAATAGTTGCAGCTTTAACATCTCCTTCACCATCAATGTTATAGTAAACATCTGCTGAATTTGATGATGCAACAGTTACAGGAATATCAATTTCCTTTGATAATGAAATTGGATTAGGCAAATAAGATGAACGGATTGCTACAGAAATCAATGAGATTGTTACCTCTTCTGTTGCAACGTTTCCTGCAATATCTGTTACTTGAATCTTGATAACATGTTGTGAACCAGTAAATCTTGCTGCAGGAATTACGAAAGTATTGTATACATTCTTTGAATCATCAGCATCGTCATAATTAGCTTGACGAACTGAACCTGAAGCAAACTGAATACCGTCAATGAAATATTTTGCAGCACCAGTCTTACCTGTTTGCTGAACAACCTTCTCGAATTGACCTGTTTCCTTATTATAAGAAGTAAATGTATTAGCAGAAGAATATGCAAATTCAAGAGTATATGGAGTTCCTGCTGCTACAGAATCATTGGTCTTTGCTCCTTTAATATAAATTGCAGCTTCAACTTTGACGTCTGAGCCGCCACCTCCACCGCCGCCACCGGCGCCAGAAATAGGAACATATGTTCTATCAGGAAGACCGTCAAATTCCTGAGCCCAACGATACATAGTATTGCCCTCATCATCAATATAAATCTTATTGATTTTACCAACATCAGGAAATTCTGCTGAGCTGTCAAAGGTTAAAACATTATCAACAGAACTATCTATGTAATCTTTGTCATAATAATTTGAAAGGATTGCTTCAATACCTTCAGCTGCTTCGATAAGTTGCTCCATCTTTTCATCATCACTGAAGATAACTGCCAACTGGCGGATATTCTCCAATTCTGAACCAGGAACATATCTAGCATCTGACTCTTCTTTATCATAGTAGTTGTCTTTAAGGTAACCTTCCTTAAAGTCATAAATTGCTGAGTCAACGTCTGCAGGTTTTGCATATGTTTCATCAACATAAGCAAGAACATCATCTTGGACAGAAGCGGTCTGTCTCAACATATCTGCATACAAATCCTTAAATGCGTCTTGTACAGATGTACCCTTGGTGATAGTGTAAGATGTATCACCAAGTCTAGCAGTAACATCTCTTACAAAATATATCTTTGACGCATCTACAGAACCTAAGCAATTTACTCCCTTATACAAAGTACCATAACCATCAGCATCTATGATAAAGTACACAGTATATTCATCCTTTACTGCAAGATTATTATAAGCATTAGGACTACCATAAGAATATTTTACTGGGTGTTTCTTTGCCATAATATATGTTGTATTGTTTTTTATTTTTCATTTTTATATTTATTTAGAAACGGACCCAAAATAAAAGAGAAGATTAATCAATCTTCTCTTCATTTTCATACTTAATTTTAAGTAATTCATATTCTTCAGGTACTCCTGAAAATTCAACATCCTCTTTATCACAGGACAACATCCATGTTTTTGTTTTGTCTTGGATAAAGTTATATAACGGTGCTATGTAGTAGTTATAATTCTTATCCATTTTTACTGCCCTAAGATACAGCCACATGTAAAATAAAGCAGATTTGAATATATAAAGACCTGTTGAACAATAATTTGAAATCTTTTCTTTTTCTGCAGTGTCTTTAATACGCCAACCTCGTTTTTCTACCGAACAAAATGACCATTTACTTTCATCTGCATCTTTATCTTCAAATGCATCAAACAATGCATCATAGTCATTGTAATAAACGAAAAGGTCTTTTCTGATAGTATCAATGTTGAAGATATAAATAGGTTCATTCAATTCATCCTGGTTTAATGCATAAAGGCCCTCCATGACAGTCTCTGCCTGTCCTTTAGTAATCTTATCAATTTCAACCACGGTAAAATTTCGGATACCTAGAGCTCGTGCATGGTCATTTACAAAATCAAATGCTCCCTTATCATCTTTTCTTACAATGAAAACAAATTTGTCATGCCAAAACATCATTTCAAAACTCTTAACTGACTTGTCAAATACAGTTTCATTTCCGAGAGGAAGCATATATTTTGGAACAGTATAACCTGCATTGTAAAACCTGGAACTTGCTCCGGCCATTGGAATAATTATAATCGCCATATTAAAACCTATTCTCTTTTTCTAAATATAACCTTAATGCATTTACTAACATCTTCTCTTGTTTCCATGGGTCATCTTTATGAAGAGGAATCATTGATAAAAACAAGTGTATCATTATATCAAAATAATTGTAATTCTTAAATATATCTTTAAATGTATCTTCAATGTATCTTATATTATCACTTGTTTTGATACTCCAGGTATATTCTCTTTCTCCCAATTTTGCAATATCAAATCCATGTGTTTGTATTTGGTCATATCTTCCCAAAATTGAATGTGCAAGTTTTGCAACATCATAATTTACATCACCTATTTGAGAAATCTGTTTTTCAGGAATATATCCTCTCGGGTCAATCAAGAATACCCAATCATAATCAGGTAAAAACTTTTGATATTTTGCTAATATCATATTTGAAAAACATAAATCACCATGAATATGTTTGATATTTTCATCCTTCAAAGATATATGGCAATTCTTTATAATTTCCCTTATAGTAGGAGTGTAATAATCATTTACAATATATTCTTTATCAATATCAATTGAAGTTTGTTTTAATCTAGATAACGTCTTGTCTTCATACATTGAATGAATGCACATCTTTGTAAACGGAGTAACATTCTTTTCAACTGGCAAATTAGACAGCAATGATTCTAATGTAATAAGAATTCTTTCATACAAATGAATATCAGGATTTCCATTTACAAAAGCATATGATAAAGTATATCCATGAATATAATCCATTAAATAACCTGCTTTTCCATCTTCTTCCCAATAATCAAATATTCCAGGAAACCAAATTCCACATTTATAATCAGTATTATTTTGTTTGAAACAATTGGAATTTTTATACCACTCATACTCTGCTTTCATCTTGAAAGTATCTTCACTTTCTTTTGAAATCAGGTCATCACTTATAATTCTTATCGTATTAAAATATCTAGGCTTTGTGATTTCTGACATATTCTGTTTCTCGTTTCAATAAAGTTTGAACCTCTTCTTCAGTCATATTTATAAATTCACTTGGACGGATAGATTTGTCATCAACATAAAATCCACCATATCCTGCCCAAGGCTTTCCCATAATGACCTGGTCATACGGTATATCATATCTATTAAGGAAATCTAAAACTACTGGAAGAGTATGAACATTAATTTCACCGATATTGCAATTGTATGTTCTCATATTACGAGAAGAATAAATCACAATCTCATATCCTAAGTTTTTGTATTCACGGAGTTTTTCTACTACTTTAAAATTAGGAATAGACTCAGTATATTTACTATGTTCCGTAATGGAAATAGTATCATCTAAGTCTATTACTATCTTTTTATGTGTGATATCAGACATTAATCAAAATATAATTTTAAAATTATATCTCAATTTCGTCCGTATAATTCTCTATGAATAAGCCTCTCTACATGTGAATTTGGACAATAAGAAAAATTCTTGTGAAGAGTATGGCCCTTTATTCCGTTCATATGAAGAAAATCCATAAAACAAGTTGCAACAGCTGCACTCCTTGAAATTCCTGCCTCACAATGAACTATGAAATAATCAGCATCAATGTGCTTCTTATAAAAATCAACAATCTGCTTTGCCTGTTGAGTAGTCAAAGCTTGATTTTCATATCCGGGAATAGGATGCTCATTGTCGTCAAACTCAAGATTGAGAACATTGGGATGTTGATTTTTAAACCAATGTTCCATAGAGCCATCTGTATTGCAAATAGAAACAATGGCAGTATTACTTATTTTAGCAATATTGCCATCATTCCATCCCATATCTGACATCACTTTGTCAAATTGTCTCTGTGAAAAAATATAAATTTGAGCCATAGTGAGCAGAGTAGGTTGCGAACCTAACAGTTTCTTGTTCACGGCGATGACCAAAAACTCTCTGCTCTGCAATATCCAATATCCCATAATTCTTGGAATTGCTGCATGCAGCTATTTTTTCAATGTAAAAAATTACGCTGCGCTAAATAAAAACATCCGTTTTTGTAACTTCAAAACTTATAAAAAGTACGTCTTTGACCACAAAACTTATAAAAGGGAGCATCTTTTTAGAGCTTAAGATTCGGAAACTCGACTCATTACGTAAGAGTTCTATACGTGCGGTTTGTAGATCGCAACCACTGCTCCCCTCTACTGATAGTTACAAAATTATAAACGGAGCCTGTTATAATTGGGTATGGGAACCTAAATTGTAACTATATATTATATATCAATCATCTTTAGAATATTCCCAGTCAGGATTATTTTCTGCAATCTGTTCAATCTTTTTAACAAAGTCAAAAGGATTTATTCCTGCATGAATTGTAACATGCTTCTTAAGTGTAGCATTGTAATCATAAATCCAAGCAACTGCTCCACGATTGATGTCATCCACACAGAACGGACTGTTATATCCATAATCTTTAGGCATCATTGTATTGTAGCTTTTAATTGCAAACGGAACTTTGATAATTGTAATCTCGTGAGATTTTGTAACAACCTTCCAGCCATCTTTCTCTTCAACCTCATCAGTAACGTCATCATACGGTTCACCAGCATTACAATCATAAGGGGCATCATTCCAATCATCACCCCATTGTTCATCAAGTGGAAGTGGAGTAAAATATGCATACAATTCCTGTTCTCCTTCAATATATTCAGGATTCGGATATTCGTCACAGTCTGCTCCTCTTCTCAAAATAGGATTAGCCCAATAACTAAATTCAGGGTCATCAGAAGACATGAACTTCTCCCGCTTAAATTTCTCTTCACGAAGACGGTCTTGTTCTTTCCACTCATCAGTCTCGCGATATGCCTTCGCTTCAGGAGTATAATCCACATAAGTCTGTGGAATCTCATCAATGTAGCAAAGCTTATAGTTCTTATATTCCTCAGGAATATTATGTGGGTCTACAGTAAGATACATATATCACAGTTTTATATTATATACAAATATATGAAAATTTAATATAAAACAAAAAAGCAGGTCATATGACCTGCTCTTTTTAATATATGTTCATTATTAAATTGTAGTAGAATCTGCTGAAAGTGCAGATGAGTATGAATCTACAACCTGGTTAAGTTTATTAATGTAAGCATCAAATAAGGTATTGTTTCCTCTCTTGTAAGCATTGATTGCTGACATTATTTGTGCAAAAATCTTAACAGTTTGAATATAGAAATCATAGAACTCTGATCTGTTCAATGGAATATCACCTGCATCAGGGAAAGAAGGATATTCTCTTCTACGGATTCCTGCCAATGAAGGGCTATTCTCTGAATCTTTTCCCTTAAACATCTTTTCTGCATAAGGTTTTACTCCGTAATCATATGAATTTTGCATTGAACTGATAGCTGCTTCAATCTTTTTGTTGAAACCTCTTTGGGTAGAAAGAAGATATCTTCTGTACAAAAGGTCGAGTTTGTCACTTTCCATTTCATCTTCTTTAATAAGATTTACAAGCGCTGTTCTTACTTTTGCAGATGTAGTATTTACAGAGTCTTTCATGCTCTTAAGAACATTTATATAAGTTAATCCTCTTCCTTGAGCAGTTCTAAGGCTTCTCAAAATATCTTCATCAATGAATGAATCTTTATATCTTTGATAAGCAGGATCATTCTCCAATTTGCGGTTTGTCAAACTAACACGTCTTTCAACAGGATTTCCTTCTTCATCATAATCAGTCATAACTTTATGACCTGTAGAAGGCATAACAACTCCTGCATTTGCTCTTTCTCTTTCAACTGAAAGCTTTCTTCTTTCGTCTCTATCTCTCATGTAACTAAATCCACGAGCATATTCAGGGTCAGAAGAATTAGCAGCAAGGCTATCATCAATTCCTTTGATTACATAACCCTTTGCACAAAGTTCAGGAACAAGATACATATGAGGGAACAATAAGTAATTTACATTGCTTACCTGACCAAGTTTTTGAATATCTGATTTTGACCAGTTAATTCCAAGTCTTTCACACTCACGCTGTGCATTCTCTTCATCTTGTGATGATGCATGCCAATCTCTTCCGTTTGCTCTTCTTACAAGGTCTACACGTTGATTGATTAAATTGAGCAATCCGTTCTTCATGTAAATCCAAGTATTTCCTGCCCACTCTCCCTTATTGTCACCAGTAACGATAACATTTATTGTATCATCTTCATCACAGCAAATAGTAACACCGAACATTGTTCTGTCCTTATTGACTACACGTCTTGCACCAATAAGTTTGGTTACACTGTGATAAACAGGAGTAATGATTTCATCAGGAATCTTAGACCAGAAGATTTGCATATCTCTCATTGCATCAATAGCTGCTCTGTTATTAGGATTTTTTGCAAGTCTTGTAAGAATGTTTGAAGAGAAAGCTTCATTGAGTGAAAGGTTCTTTGAGAAATTCTTTCCGAGTGCAATTCTTGATTCTACAAGTTTATTAAATCTTTTTGGTGACATTGACTCTGCAACTCTTGCTTGTCTTTCGCTAGGAAGAACCATTACACCGCCATTTTCTATAGTCTCATAGAAATCATCATTTGTAAATTTATCTCCGTCATACATGAAATAACCAGAGAAATCATCTAATGATTCAGGTGCACCGTCAAGAGTCTCAAGGTTAGGACAATTCTGAATTATATAATTCTTACCAACCTTCTTAGGAGCTCCGTACAAAGATGACAATCTTCTCATATTAACGCAGACAAAATCTCCAGTAACTTCTTCAGGAAGACCGTCAGGAAGAGTGTCAATAACACCGTTCATTCCTATTTCAAGATTTCCATTAACTTTACCGAAGGTAACACAACCTTCAAATTCAGTCAAAGCCTTTCCTGTAATAACAAGGTCACAATCTACATTGATGTACAAATCATCAGTAATTTCTGCTTTCTTGTTCCAACTTGATGTAAAGTCATACTCTCTTATATTGGTATTGTCAATTACCCATTTCATAGCTTTTCTTTTGTATGACTCAAGTTGTCCACTAGCAGCAAGTGACCTAAGTTGACTACGTCTTAAGGCAACAAGTTTTGCACGTCTTTCACGCTTCGCCTTTGCCTCAAGTTCTTCTGGGCTAAGGACAGGTGCAGGTGGAGCTTCTGGTGCCTCTGCAGCGGCTGCAGCAGCTGCTGCTCTTTGTGATGGACCAGTTACCTTTTTAAATGTACCTTCATAAAGTTTATCTTTTTTCATAATTGATCTTCTTGGAATTTGTATTTTTTTAGATTCATTTGTTGTAATATATTTATCACTATCCATTGTTTTCTTGAATTGGTCTTGTGATACTTCTAATAATGCGCCGTATGGAAGTTCGACATGTGAATTGTCATCATTAAGCATAAACCATAAAAGTTTTCCACCATCTCCAGGTTCATGTCCTGGTTCAAAGAATATATCTTCTTCATCTGGAAGACCTCCATAATTTGCACAATAAACAAGGTCTGTATCAGTAAATATTATAACACAGGCGAATGTTTCTTCACCGTCACCGTATCTTCTCTCAAGATAATCAAAACATTGTTGATAAGATGTACCACCAGATTGCATTGATTTCTTAAATATTTCTGACAAATCAGGAATATCTTCACCTTCAATATCTTCATGATAGTAAACACCATCGCAGAAGAGAACAAGGTCAATACATTTAGGATTCATCTTTCTACCAATTTCATTGAACTCTGAAACAATTTGATTAAGATAATCACCAGAGTATACAACTGAACCTGAGGTATCAATCATAATTACAAGATTATGCAAATTCATTCCTTCATAGTCATCAAATCTTGTATAAATATCTCTTGTGATTCCCTTCTTATTCCAGCCAACATCAACAAGTTCTGCAAAATATCCATCAAGATATTTCTCAAGTTCTTCTTTCCAATTGATTATAGGAGTAAGAACCTCTTTAATCTTGTCTGCTGCAGCTTGGTAAGGACCTCTTCCTGAGCCAGGTTTTGCACCAAGTAAAGCTTTTCTGTTTAACTCATTCAATGCTGCTTGTACACCAGCTTCATCCTTAAATGGAGATTCTTGTCTACCAGCATATGCTTTATCTTTAACTGGCTCTTCATATCCTGCTTGTTTCTGAAGTTTTTCACCTTCACCTTCACTAATGATATGTCTTCCTGACACTCCTTGGTCTTTACCAGAATATTTACCATCAGCGTGACCAACTTTTACAGTATCTTTTCCATCATACATTTTGTCAATGGCTTGCTGCGCTGAAGTGGTTCCTTCTGTTCCATCAAGGCCGTCTCCTGCTTGGTCTACAGACCTACGGTCACCTGTATTAGAGAATGTACCATCATCATTCTGCCCACTCTTTCCGTAAACATCTTCATATCCTCCTTGTCCTTGACCGTTTCCGTTTTGTCCATCATCACCAGAACCTTCACCATCTTCTTCATCTTCAGAGCCACCCTGGCCGTTGCCTTGTTGACCACCTTGCTGTCCACCTTTCTGACCTTTTTGTTGGCCGCCACCACCGCCGGTGCCAGTGCCGCCTTCTTGTCCACCAGGATTACCACCATCTTGTCCACCTTGCTGACCATTCTGATTTCCTTGCTGTCCACCTTGGCCACCTTGTTGTCCGTCCTGTTGACCATCTTGTCCACCTTGCTGACCATTCTGATTTCCTTGCTGTCCACCTTGGCCACCTTGTTGTCCGTCCTGGCCACCTTGCTGGCCCTTTTGATTCTTTTGATTCTGATTAGTTTGGTTATTCTTATTATTGTCACCCTTACCGCCGTTAGATTCCATCTCAACTGGTGTATTAGGATCTTGGTCTTGATTACTACTTCCTGATGTCTCTCTATCAGGAGCATTAAGAGGTTTCATTGTATCAAGGCCCTTAATAGGATTAAGACGAGGTTGTTTTGGCTGTGGACCGCCTCCTGGCATTGGTGGCGGTGGATTGAGAATCTGTTTAATCATCTCCATTGCCTTCTGTTTACCCATAGCATAACCTGCATTATAATCATCACTACCTGCACCTTCAAACAATTTCATACTCTTTGCTATGAAATCATTATATATAGTAACAGTAATACTTTCTACTAAACCTTGAGCTCTCAATTCTCTGATTGCATCGTTCCAACCGTCACGATATCCATCATTGAAATCATCACTCATTTTAATAGGTGCATCTTCATCCTTATCCTTATCTTCATTGTCATCATCGCCTGACTGATTGCTTCTGTCTTTTGAAGTAAGCTTATCATAAATATCTTCCCAAGGCATTCCTGCAAACTTCTCATTAATCAATCCGTGGCACATCTTTGTAACACCATCAAAGATTTGAACTCTTGAACCGTCAGGATTGAAAACTTCATAATCATCTCCGTCTTCTTCCTTAGCAGTTTTAGGGTCTCTCATATCAGGGAAGGACTGTTCAATAACAAGATTAATTTCATAGTCTTGAGCATCATTTGCACGGTCATGATCTGTGAAGTGAGCAGGGTCTGCTTGCTCACGTTGCATGTGCAAGAAAAGATTGTGATAAACTTCATGAAGCAGAACAAATGAAATTCCCATGACGGTTTCACCAGTCATTTTATATAATTCCATTACAAATCCAGGATTTATATAAATGAACTTACCGTCAGTAGCCATTGTAGGAACATTGAATGTATATAATATAGGAAGTGCCCCAAGGTACTTTGTTATGGTACCTTGGGTTATTTCCATAAGAATGTCAGATGCATTATTTACAAGAGCCATAATAAACTTAGGCTGATAGATTGTTCCATCTGGACCAATTACATAATCCAAATCTCTAAAATTAGGAATTCTCTCCTCATAACCCTCATTTATATTATTGCTATTTCCTAAAATAATATGCATATGATAAAAATTGTTTATTTTAATTATTCTTCACCGTACAAAAGATTTCCGGTCTGCTTCATTCTGTCATCAAGCAATGCTAATGCATCTGCAAAATTCTGAGTATCCTTACTATTTACGCTGTTAAGTGAAAGGCTGTAAGGTGCATTTGTGAGTTTAAGAATAAGTTGTCCTTGCAATGCACGGAGAACAGGGTCTTTACCTGAGCCCTCTCTTTCATCCATTTGGTCAACACACTTGATAAGATATTTGATAACATTTTCAAGTTGCTGAGGAGTAAGAGGAAGTCTTGGGGTATTTGAACCAGGAGTAACAACCTTCTTGCTTGTAGGATAGTTAGAAAGAATCTTATCCAATGCTCCAACCATTGTTACATTATTAGGTCTGAATGGAATCTTTGCCTTATCACCTTGAGCCCAAACACTCTTTGCAATTGCATTGGTGAAGATTGCATCAAATCCTGCCCAACCCTTGAACATATCAGCTGCTTGGTTACCAACAGTCTGTCTCAAGATATTTGACATCTCTGCTGCTGAAAGGTCTTCTCTTCCCTTAGGATTCAAACCTCTTGCCTGATAAAGCTTTGCAAGTCTATCATCTGCAGCAGCCTTCTTAGTTCTCATTGCCTTTGTTGCCAATTCCCAACCACGAGCGGTAGGTGACATAGTTCTAGAAACTTTATCCTTTTCATCTTCCTTATTGTACATTGCAGCATTGTACCAAACATTCTGATGTTCTTTCAAGAAATCAACAATAATAGGCTCGATGTGAGGCTCATTAGTTCCTCTAATAGGAGACTCTGCCCAATCAACCCACTCATCAAAAGTAGGAACAAAGTTGACGTGCAAGAAACGACCAGTCTGAGCAGCATCCCACTTGAACAATGCAGCATTGTCACCCATATCTGAAGGACGGTTAGCAGCTGCTACGAACATCCACTTAGAACCAAGTTTCTTACCTTGGAAAGTTCTTGACTGAACAAGGACCATGATAACATTGTTAACGTCAGGTGCAATACGTGAAAGCTCATCAATGAAGAAGAATCCACCATCACCGTTTCCTGAACCATCACCACCATTTGCCCAGTCATCAAGAACCTCTTCAGTAATTCCGTTTGCTTCATCTACATCATTAGGGTCATATGCAGGAAGCCAGCTCTTAGGCAATTCAATTGCTGTATCTACAGTATAATCATAATCTTTTCCATCAGGAAGTTTAAGACTATTGACAACCTTTGTGTGTCCAGGAAGAGCGAAGTCATCTTTACGCATTGACATTGCATTGATACCAATGATATTTGCGTTTACTTCTGCATCTCTCAACTCATCAATAAGGCTGTAAATAATCTGAGTCTTACCAATACCAGGAGCACCCCAAATACAATAAGGAATAGGTCTCTCATTAGGATTCTTTGCTGCACCGCTAAGATATTGGTTATATTGTTCAAGCAACATCTGTGAAAGTTCCTTTGTGTGAACATTCTGCCAAGATTTGTGTTCAAGAGAAATTTCATTTCTTGCTTCATTCATTCTTGCTGATAATGAACGCTTTGGTTTCTCTGACTCAAATGACAAGCCATCATATGCAGGATTTCCTGTACTGCTACCTTCATTCCAGTTATCAATAATTTGATGCCAGAATTGATTAGCGTTCTTACAGAATTCTACATCTTCTTCATCAGATTCATCAACAACTTCTTCTGCATCAATTCCTTGTTCCTCTGCACGTTGTGCAAGATTATCACCAGGAATGAAAGTCAAACCATTAACCTCTCTTGCAGCAATCATTGTATTGATAGGTGAAAAAGCATTAACAATCTTACCCTTAACTGTAGAATAAATGTATTTACCTGCTCTTACTATATTGTCCCACAACTTACTAGCAAATGCTTTAAGTCTATCAAGAACAGCTTCATCAAGAGCATCAAGTTGACGTACTTTCTTCTTGTCTACATTACGGATTGTTCCGTCTGTAAACTGAACTGTATATGTATCTGCAAGACAATTTTCATCAAGAATTGAACAATTGACAGCATTAATACCACGAGTTGTTCTGTTTAAGATATATTTTGCCATATATAAGAATTAATTTTTTACTATTTGTTTATTTATCTTCTAAAATGTTGTATCAAATAAAAAAGGAACTCAATATTCATCGAGTTCCTCAATATCTTTTTGTGTCAAAAATTGTTTTATTTTTCTGAATGTTTCTTTATGTTTGCTTAAAAATACAGACAAGCAAGAAAACGGAGAGCATCCTAGTGTACAAGAAGCTTTTACTGCTCGCTTAGAATATCCAGGAATTTTATGTCTTACTTTTCTAGGAGTAATATATTCTTCATCAACAAGATTCTCTAATATTTTTGTTTGCAATTTACTAGGGCAATAAAAATCTTCATATAAGAATTTTTCTCCTGTTAAATCAGATTCAATTATCATACGGTCATACTCTGTTTTGTATAGATTTTTATCTACTGCATACCAATACAACCGGCGGTAACCTTCTCTCATATAAGAAGCATCAATGTCTGCTCTATCTTTTTTGTAAACCATGTTAGAAAATTTAAGGCCAGATTTTAGGTCTGGCCTGTTAAACATTAAAGGTCTTCCTTGCAAAGATAAGACGTAAGAGTAGTCTTCTCTTCAGTCGTTAAGGAATCATTGTCTGTAAGATTCAAAACTCCGTCAAACAAATCATTCCAAGACAATACCTTCGTCTCAACAGGAACTTCAGTTCCAAGATATTCATCTAGAATAGGAGCAATAATGTTGAAAACTTCTCTATCCTGCTCTGGTGTAATATTCTGAATATCATATCCCTTCTGTTCAACTGCTTCAGTTGCAAGATCCCTTCTCTTCTGCTCAAACTCGTTGTTATATTTTGTAAGTTCAAGTGAAAGCTTAAGATAACCTCTCAATCCTTCATTTGACATTCTGCCAACCTTAGTTCTTTTCAAAAGAGATTTTAATACAATAAGATCATTAATCAAACTCATTTCTTCACTAGTGATTTTTTTAATTATAAATTATATATTGGCAATATACAATTTATTAATTATCTAGCATCTTTCAAGCTAGCAACAACAGCTACTACTGCTTGGAAGAATGACTCCTCAAATTCTTTTTTGAAATTGAAAGAATAGTTTGCATTGTCTGGGTCATATGCAGAATAATTGAAAGAACCAGCTGCTACATTCTGATTTTCTTCATTCTCATTTGACTCTGCAAAGAGTGTTCCGTTAGCATCAATGAGTCTTTCCTCATTATAAGTGCAAGATCCTTCTACTCTGAAAATTCCTTCCTGTCCATTGAATGAATAAGAAGTGCGTTTGTTGTCAAGTTCTACCATATTACTTAAAGTCATAAGTTATTTTTAATTTGTTTATTTATCAAATTATTTATTCAAATAATTTAAGACCTAACAATATGGTCAGCAGTACAAGTTGCCATTACATTCATTGATTTGTAACGACACTTATAACCCATTCCTTCAACTAAACCACGTGCAGAATCAAAAACTTCGTTTGACTTCGCACTCCTTCTTGGATTGACATCAATATCAATGTAAGAAGGCTTAGGAAGACCTGCATCACAAATCTTATTTGCAACATCAACAGATTTCCAAACTTCATTCATCAAACGGACTGAACGGGTTTGTTCACGCGGAGTCTTCTCCTTTTCATAGATAACATGTCCTCCGTGACCAGGATTATACAAAACAACTGCAGTAACATAGACAGTGTTTTGTGAATAATTCTGGCTATCACATCCAACAATGATTTCAATTCCAGGATGTGACCTCATATAATTCTTAATATAATCGGTTAATTCTATTTCTTTTCCCTTGCAGGTTCTAAACATATTCATAGTTAATTCTTTTTACTAAAATGTTTAATAATTTCTTCTTTTGTTGCCTTATGTGCTGGAATGTTTCTACTAGAAAAAATGCTTGGATGACCATTATTGTCAAAATCAACATTCCAACTGTCTCTTGTGCAAAATACTAAATCACCTTTAGGATGATAACTTCCTTCATCAAAAGTTTCGAGATTGCAGTCAATGACAAATACCTGATACTTATCAGTGTCATCATCACGAAGAGTAGCAAGGTCAAAGGCAAGACCCTCATCATCTGTAATATATCTGTCTGCACATTTATTAACCCAAGAAACATGAGGGTTTGTGCTGAGGGCTTCTTCTTTTGACAGTACAATATAAGATGCCTCTTCTCTGATAGAGGTGCATATGCACATATCATCTCTTGTATTTTTGCATGTACCACTAAATTGAGATTTCACGTACCCGAGCAGTTCGAGTCGTGCAATGAACTCTTCAGAATAGTGTGTAAGACAAATAGCTTGTGTAAACATATTATAGTAAATTAATCTTGTTTCAAATATATGAAAAAATTTTCATATCCGAAATATCATTTCCATTTTTCTGGTTCTTTGAATATGATAACCGTATATAAATGAAAAGCTTCTGAATCTCTCAGAAGCTTACGTTTTTCAGACTTTCTGTCGTATTTTTTCTTGTTTTTAGTCATACGAGCTGGTTGAAATCCATACTCTTCCCGAGCGAACCTTTTCATAGCCTTTACATAATCGGCTTCAATATTTCCAGATGGCTTTATAGTGTTGTGTTTCATAGTTGTAATTGTTTTAAAATAAAAGTGGTCTTACCACTACAAAATTTCTGCAACAACTCCGAAGATGTTGTTTTTACTAACCCATCCATTCATATGACCATGGTTGTTTCCAATCAGATAAGTCTTGTCATTTCTGACAGCATGAATAAGATGTAAGTAATATCGGCCATTCACTTTACAAAAAACAATGTCTCTTTTATTGAGAACTGTTTCGTCTTTGACAGGAGTGCAAATAACAGATTGACCTGATTTTAAAATTGGTACCATGGAATTTCCATAGCCTGTTAATTTGCAGGTCTCTCCTGCTTTCAAATGGTCAGCAGTAATTTTGTTTTCTTTTCCACTAAATGTGAATTCCATAATTACTACTTTTATTTTATTGAATACTTATTTATTCGCGGAGAGCAGTGGGATCGAACCACATCCGGGTTTTAACCGAACGCACATCTTAGCAGGATGCCGCTCTCACCGTCGAGCGTTACTCTCCGTAAGAATAAAAAACAAGCTTTACTACATCAGTCACTTACACAACCTCGGCTTCCGGAGCATCATTCTACCATCTTCACAAGGTCAGAAGGAATGACTCTACACGAGGATTGCATTACCATTGGCGTATTCTCGTAGAATTACCGGTTTTACGATCATAGAGGTGAACTGCATCAATTGCAATTTATGAATTATATTTGCAATTTCAACTTCGTTGGACAACCCGACACTCTTAGGAACGGTCTCATATTACGCATGTTAATGGCCACTTACACACCCGATTACTCCAATCCCGTTGGCAAGGTCCGAGCGATTTCCTTTGTTTCAAGGCGTTGTCGGACGAGGCTTGTTTAATATATCAAAGAACTTTGTACCCCAGGAGGGATTCGAACCCCCACTCTGCATCCTTAGAAGGGACCTATGTTAATTTCCGTTACACCACTGGGGCATTGTATTATTGTAACCAAGGACTTTTTAATCCTTTGTTATATGCTGTATAGTACAAAAGTTGATTATCAGTCAAATTACTAAACCATTCTTCAAAGTATTTGTAATACTTCGGATGAACATTGTACCTGAACTCTTTCCAAAGATATTCTTTAATTGATTGCCCCGCAATCTATTCCTGGATCTCCCATAATATATAATTTTAAAGTTTAAAAGTCGGCCTAGAGGGACTCGAACCCTCACGCCTTGCGGCACCAGATCCTTAGTCTGGCCTGTCTCCCAAGTTCCAGCACAGGCCGATAACTGACCACGGGGCATCTCATTTGATGGTCATGATTGATTATCCCTTTTATCAATCTTTACTACTTTACAGACTTTGGGTATCCCTGTATTCGTCATTTAACCCCTTTGTACTCCAGATGGGATTCGAACCCATGATCTCCACAGTGAGAGTGTGACGGCTTGAGCCAGCTGGCCTACTGGAGCATTGATGACAGGTGAAGCTAACCTGTCCACGGATTCCCTACAGGCGGCCGGGTTCCGTAATGGAGATGTTCACGCCCCTTCATCATCCACTTAAAGCTTACTTTGTAGCTCAACTATGAATCAAAAACAAAACTCACAGGAGCATTTATATATCTTTTCTCATCCACATGTAATTGAGGTCTTCATCATCACAAACAAAATCTTCAAATCCATGTCTTTCATACCAATTATGAACAAATGATTTTTTCAATACTTTCAACATCAATGTATCTGCTCCATGACTCTTTGCAATCTCATCTGCCATTTTCAATATTATGTTTCCTAAACCTCTTTGACGATAATTTTCAGAAACAAAAACATTGGAAAGATACAAAGTTGTTGGGTCATCATCATACACATACAAAGCAAATCTTAAGATATTGTCTTTGTCATCAATGAACCATCTTGTTCCAAAATCAGTTTTTTCTTCTCTTATGTCAAAATCCATATAACAAATTGAAATTTTAATATTTATTAGATGGACTACTCAATTTGTACCCCGGCTGAGACTCGAACTCAGAATGAATGCTTAGAAGGCATTTGGTATATCCCTTTACCTACCAGGGCATATAAACCTGTTATGTGCTTTTACGCCAAATGCTCCAACGGCGGTTTCACAGACATTCCAGTTGGTCAATTAACCTAACGTTGACCACATATCCCATCGCTTCTCATGATGATGTATCAAGATTATCTCGTAATCTCTTAAGGTTAAGTGCACGTTCCTCCCGTACTGAGGCACCTTATCTGTCATACCTGTCTCCGACTCCCATGATAATCCATCAAGTAACTGAGGAACGGCATGTATTTCAACACGTCTTTAAAACAGTACTTTCTGGTATCGGTGCTTATGACTCCGTGCCGGCGTCGCAAAGGTTGTAGGTTCAATCCCTTACTGTGCCCTTGAGGCATTCTCTTCGCCGCGTATACCTACGGCATAGTCTCTTCCGGCTCGCAACTCCTTAGCTGATGGCTGCTTCCAAGCCTACAGTTAACAGGTTATAATGTTTTCAATAATCCAAAGAACTTTATTCAACAATCAAATATATGTAAAATAATCCAAAGTATAAAATCAATACAGCTGCAAATTTTGTTAGCTGCGGATTGCAGCTGTATTGATTCGCACGACCTTGTCAAGGGTAGCGAGAACCAGAATCGAACTGGTGGTCTTGGGGTTATGAATCCCACGCTTTAACCGACTAAGCTATCTCGCCATTGGTAAATATACAACTGCTCCAAGTTTTATGCTGTCTTTGACCAGGCTCCCTACCTGCCCTCACTGTACCCTACATACCAATAAATTGTAAACTGTATCTGCATACACTGTCCAGTATTATCTTCTGTTGGCCTCGGATTGCTGATTGGCTTTTCAACATAAACCGCTTGGTAGTATTATCAGGAGGCTTACTGTTGTATATTTGTGCTCGACACAAGAATCGAACTCGTCTCCTCTGGGTTAGGGCCAGGTGCACATCCACTGTACCAGTCGAGCAATGGTGAGCAGTTTAGAGACGTACTCAGGTCTAGTATTCAAGCGACTAACTTCAAGTTTCTGAACAACTTTCCGTTGTCTTCAATAGCGATTGCAGTAAGCTTATTGTTCAAATCTGGCTCTTTGAACTCTGAAAAATCTTTGTCAAGACTTTTCAATCTCCTCTTCATTGAGTAAAGATTACACTTGAGATAAATCAAGTAAGAGTTGTTCCAGTTTTGTCCCGGATGGTCAAGCAACCACTGTGCTACTGCGTGGCCTCCTTGGACACATCCATATACTGGGTCAAGTTCTTTATCAATTAGAATGTACAACCTTTTCTCATGCTGTTTTTCCATCATTGCTTGCCTCCTCTTCAGTTGAATTGTATAAATAAAGGTCTTCATAGTACTTCTTTACACAATCCTTAAATGCTCTTTTTGCTACTTCTACATAATCTCCTCCACCTTCATAAGCTCTAACCTTGTTTTCAAGAGGAGAAATCAAATAGCATTGACAGCCGCAACTATACAATTTCTTGTGAGTCTTCTCAATAACTGAGTCGATGTAAGAGTCAAGCTCTTCTTCAGGAATATTATGCTTAAGTGCATAATAAGCGGTGTACATTACATGCTTGCTAATTTCGTAAGATGAATCTTCGTTCTTTGCAGCGTTCTTGATAAATTCTTTTGCTTTGTAGTATTTCATAATTGGTATTCTTTATTTTTAGTTGTTTGTTAAAGTAAAATATATTATATATTAAGTTCATTTTTGATGGTTAAAGTATAATATATTTTGCTTTAGGGAGGAATACCAACTATGTACTCAACCTAGTAATGCGAAATGTGTTTCATAAGCTACTAAATTAATTTTTGTTAAACATTTTGGGAGCGACCACGGAATCGAACCGAGATTAACAGAGCCACAATCTGTTGTGCTAACCGTTACACTAGAAGCTCCATGTATAAATTATATCAGTTTTCCATTCACTTGTCTAAAGTACTTTGCAAAATCAAACAAAGACTTGAACCTAAAAACTTTCTCGCAGTCACAAGAATCAGAGATTGACTTCAAATCTACATTCTTGTTATAAGGAGCAGTAATCAATACACATACCTTAGCTTTGCAATTTTTGAAATAATCAGGATTGTCATCAATCATAATATCACAGTCTACAATAGACTTGTCATTAAGGAAACATACATTTCTTGTGTCAAATCCTTCACGATGAAGAAAATCAAGAGTGTCACGTTTGTTCTCATAAGTCTTTTGTGAAGACAAAATCATAACATCACCGTATTTTTTCAATTCTTCTATCGCCCAGTCTGCACCAGGAAATGATTTTGCATTTTCAAAGAACAATTCTCGTGAATGTGTACCAAAAAGCCAATCTGCTGCACGAAGCCCTGTCTTTTCAGGAATATCAGAAAATGTTATAGCAACATCAAAAGTTGTAACATCTTCCTTTTTCATAGATTTGTTGAAATTCTTATTATAAAGATTCAACATTCCTTGGACTGTACATCTTAGTACTTCATCACAATCAACAGCTATTTTCAATTTCTTATTCATGTACAAATATATGAAATAAAAATTAAATATCAAAATATATTACCAAAAAAGTCAACCGCTTTGTGCAAGTGGTTGACTTCAAGTATATTTAAATAATTACTATCTATCTCCCACTAAGGCGAATATCATGTCTAAGGCTACTTACCATGCTACCAAGCTCCTCTTGATGAAGAGAAGAACAACCAAATGTCATATGTGCATTAGCCTTAAACATATTGCGGTAATTATTTTTATTATTTATTACGAATCTCTTTAAAATTTTTCTATAAATTATATCCTTAACTTTTCTTTGTGATTAGTTCATCTTTCCAAACTGCTTTAATTTCCCCTTTTCTAAGCTTATCTGCAAAAGCAATTTCATCTCCAAGATTTTTATGTGTCTTGTAATCAATGAGTTGCATCTTAAGATTGTTAATAAGAGTGTTAAAAGCTTCATGGAACTCTTCTGCTGTTATCTCCTTTGGTAAATCAATTTCATCCCAATATAAAGGAGCAACATCACTAATGTTAAAATAAGTTTGTCCTTTGTCAGAAACACTAAATCCCTTTCCGTAAAGAGTTACTCCACGAGGTCTCTTTGAGTAAGTATCAACATGAAAATACTCTAAATATCCTCCCTTATATCTTCTATCAATTGTAACATATTGACCAATATGAACATCAACCATATTCATATCAGCCTCAAGCTCATCCATTTCTTTTCCAATACGATAAGCTTCATTCTGATGACGGTCTCTTTCTTTTCTAAGTTCACTAAGTTTCTTAGTATATTCTTCTTTTGATAATGGCATAATTAATTCCCCCAAAATTCTCTTGATAATTCATAATGATTAGCAGCAAGTACTCCAACCAAATGATAAAGTTCTGAATGTTCATGAAGATAATCAGCAACCTTTGTGTAAGTTTTTCCGTCAACTTCATTAAGTACCTCAGGTTTTAAATTCAAATTCAACTTGCAATTTATTTCTTCACAAAGATATGAATTGAAAATTTGAATTTCACCCTTTTCAATTTCAAAAGAAATTTCTGGAGATTTAACATTTTTATCCTTTCGCTGTGTCCACTTAGGATAAAATTTCTTAATCATATAATCAAGCCGACCGTTCATATCAATTATATTGGTTTGAAAATTATATACTAACAATGTAAAAAATAATAGAGTTCAAGACTCTATTTAGTAGCGGGGGTTGGACTTGAACCAACAATCTTTTGTGCCATGATACAAACGTTTTATCCTCGAAGTAGCTGTTTTAGATGACTACTATTTCTAGAGAAAGCTCCTAACAGATAATTTCTTTATTAAACTTCCCCGCTATATAAAATTTGACTTAACTGAAATCCATAGAAATCAAACATTAGATGACGAGCTTGCGGATCTCATCTATGTGAGCAGAAGGATTGAACTCCTTAGTTGCAATATCCTGGAACATTGAAAGTCCATATCCGAAGTAGTAGTTGACCTTACCACCTGCAAGAGGTGTAGTACCGTATGCTGCAAGGTCAACAGCGTAGACGTAAGGGTCAGTAACGTCGTGGATGTAGCTCTTGTAAGCAGTGCTGGTCCAGTCTCCTGACCAGTAACCACGGCTGTTGCACTCGTTGTCTGAAAGGATTATGATACGGTCATAAACCCTCTTCAACCTACGAATTAAATCAAATGCAGAAGCAATTGAAGTTCCACCCATGTTTGCGTTACCGATTTGACGGCCAAGGGTGAATACATCCGTGTTAGGATTGTATGAGTACATCTGAGCACTTGAACCGAAGCGGACAACGTCGGCGTTAGTTGCTTTCGCAATTGTTGCTGCGATAAGTCCTGCCTTCTCTGCTGCAGTGGTCTGAACGCGGTTGCTTGAACCACTGTAATAGCAGTAAGTGTTCATAGAGCCTGAGCAGTCAACCATAACGCAGGTCTTTCCAGGAAGAGCTTCTGCTAGGTTAGGAACTGCATACTCATAACCCTTAAGGAGAGCCTGCATGACTCTACGTCCTTCAGCGGTTGAGCTGAATTCTTGCTTGACAGTCTCGTATGCGTAGTCAATCTGGTAAGGCATAACCTTTCCCTGACGGATTTTTTCACCGTCTGAAACAAGCACACAAAGAGCGTCAATGACTTCCTTACGAGGACTCTTAAGCATGTTACGGACGTTACGAATTGCAGCAAGAATACCAAGCTTACCATCAAGAAGAAGTCCCTGCCAGTTGTCATTCTTTGCTTCCGCAAGAACAACAGCAGCCTTCTCCTTAGAAAGCTTACCAGCCTTTACAGCTGCTGCAACCTCTTGACCAGCCTCTGAGTTTGCAGCCTCCCAAGTGTCAGCTGTAACAGTGAAACCCTGCATGAGTGCGTCAAGAGTCTTCATCGTCTTACCGTTGATAGTGACTTCAGCAGTAGAGAGCTTGCTCTTAGGGTGTGTTAAGTTTGCAATGTCAATTGCAGTGTCCTTGTACTTAGCAAGCTGGTAAGTATCAAGGTTCTCAAGAACTGAGGCGAAACCCTTCTTCATTGAGTTGCTCAATGCAGACTTGTTAAGCGCACAGTAAACGTCCTTGATTTCACTCATGTCATCAGGACGGTAAATAACTCCACCCTTCTGGGCCTTACGGTCCCAGAGTCCGTAAAAACGCTTAGCGTATTCGTTACCTGCAATGAAAGGTGCAGCAAGTGCAGCTGCAAGATGGCTGACAGCCCTCATACCTTCACCCATGCAACGAGACCAAACAATAATCTGAGCAAGAAAATAAGGGTCCTTGAGACCAACCTTCTCAATCAAATCACGGAGTTCCTTCATAGTTTGATTCTCAGAACGGTAGAACTGAGGCTCAAGCTTTAAGGTGTTCAACATAGATACAAGACGAAGTTCATCACCAAGTGAATATGCCTTGTAACCTTGACGGTTTACAGTATTCTCAGCTGGAATACTTGCGATGTTTGCAACCGTCTCCTTTGAGGCCATAGCTCCTAGAGCTGACCTAAGCTGAGAGTTACGATCTTTCATCTTCATGGTTTTTGACTTTTAATTTTATAAATTAAAGAAATTTAATTCCTTAGAATTATCAAAAAGGAAAGCAGAGAATGTTAACACAGACATAACATTTTTTGATAAAACATTTCAAGTGTTTCGCGTGAACCATTTCGCCACTCGGGTGGAACCCAAGACAGGAATCGAACCTGCAAATCGAAGTAAGTCTGTAGTTTGACTACTGCTAGTGGAGAAGACGGGACTCGAACCCGCGACCCCTAGAATGCAAATCTAGTGCTCTACCAATTGAGCTACAACCCCATATGTTCAACAAGAGAAAGCAGAAGAGAGTGTAAATATGTAGCATCTTATCAGAATTGAACTGATTACCCCAGGCTCCCAAAGCTTGTGCTCTACCAAATGAGCTAAAAACGCGAAGTACCTCTTACTTCTTGACTACTTGCTGGTGGAAACTACTGGAGTCGAACCAGTGACCTTCTGCTTGTAAGGCAGACGCTCTAAACCAACTGCGCTAAGCTTCCATTATTATTGTGGTTGTGGCGGGATTTGAACCCTCGATTTCGCATGAGGCAGCGTCGTACTCCGTAAAGGCCTTAGGCCAATGTTTCTTTTCACGAGCACAACCATAAAAAATACAGAGAAAATTGAAAAGAATTATACCGGCATGGAGCCGTCGGCAGGAATCGAACCTGCTACCCTAAAATTACAAATTTTATGCTCTACCCCTGAGCTACGAAGAAACTCTTTTCGTGACTGCTGTATTAGATGTCATCCAAAGAAAACGGAGAAGAAGTTGTTCAATGTTGGGAAATGCGGGACTCGAACCCGCGAATTCAAATTTGGAAGATTTGCGTTAAATCCACTTAACTAATTTCTCGATGAATTTCTTTTCCTGACTATTGGATTAGTGAGCATTGCTGGATTTGAACCAGCGACCTCTTGCCTGTCAAGCAAGCGCTCTTAACCAACTGAGCTAAATCCTCATATGAAGAGCCATACAGAGTTTGCAACCATTGTATGTTGTTACTTAGTGTTTTCAAGTCCATAAACTATCCCCCTTTGGAGGCCGTGATAGTAGCCAGTGACATGTTAACTACCTTGTACCTTCTCTAAGTATCTCTTGTGGACCGTAAGGGACTCGAACCCTTCCTATAGGCTTGCAAAGCCCACGTGCTAGCCAACTATCACTAATGGCCCATTTGGAGTCGGGTGGCGGATTCGAACCGCCGCATATTGGTTTTGCAGACCAACCCTATAGACCGCTCAGGCAACCCGACATAATAGAAAAGAGCATTACAAAGTTTGCAACCCTTGTAAATTGTTACTATACAACTGCACCTGCCTGCAGTGAGCCGCGACTATGGGGTTACTAGAGCATCTGTACACAATAACTCATCATCATAACCTGTATAGTATCTCTTCAAGAGCGGAGACGATAGGACTCGAACCTACACACCGGGTTTGAACCGATTACTAATAGTTTTCAGGACTATTCCCTTACGCAATTAGGGTTACATCTCCATAATGCGGTGAGTGAGGGATTCGAACCCCCGGACCGCTCATCACGATCGGTGCTTTTCAAGAGCACTGCTATAGACCGCTCAGCCAACTCACCAGTATATTATAATTTGTAATGCTTCATCTTCTTTGATTTGAAATTGTCTGTAATTGAATGACAATTAGGACAAAGCATTTGCAAATTTTCTAATTTATTATTGTTATGGTCTCCATCAATATGATGAAGCTCCAATACAATTGGATGTCCCATCCATTCTGTATTTCCACAACATTCACATCTTCTTTCTTTCAAACCTTCTTTCAAAAGTCTATCGTGTAAATGTGAAGTAGAATATCCAGGATATTTTCCATCCAAAATATCTTGCAAATTATATTTTACTCCAGGATGATTTGTATCAAAAGAGTAATCAAATTTCTTACAATATTTTTCAAATGTGTTTCTATGCATATTCAACTTGTGATATGCTTCTTGCTTTGTTTTACGCTCTGAACAGATTTGCAAAAACTCTTCTTTTGATATATCTTCGTATTTCATTTCTCAAAAGATATTATTTGCGGTGCGTACGAGGCTCGAACTCGTGACCTCCGGCGTGACAGGCCGGCATCCTAAACCAACTGAACGAACGCACCGTATAATAAAATGGAGAACATCAAATGCTCTCCATAATAAATCTATCAAGTTTTTACTTATTCCTTCTCCTCGTCCTCTTTCTCCTTTTTGGGAGCTTCCAGATTGTGGGCTTTTCTAGTTGCAACCGTCATAATCCATGCATAAGCAATGACATCAACAATTACTACAAGAACAGGAGTCATAAGCAACCATTTTCCAACTTCTTCACCCCAATTTGCTTCAACTGGTGAATGACCTAAAATTACAAAATGGACAAAGAATGCAATCCAAATAATTGCAACAACAGCAAGTGAAAGCCACAAATATGCTTTCTTGCCCCAATTAATACCGTCTTGTCTACTCATATACAAATATTTTGATTTTTGTTCAATATATTTATTATGATAAATTTAGTCGGGATGGCGGGACTCGAACCCACGACCACGTGATCCCAAATCACGCGTGCTAAACCAACTGCACCACATCCCGTTTGGTTGGGATACCAGGGCTCAAACCTGGAACCTTCAGAGCCAGAATCTGACGCTCTATCAATTGCGCTATACCCCAATATAGTTGAAGCGGCGGGAATCGAACCCACATCGCAGGGACCAAAATCCTGGGTCCTACCTTTGAACGACGCTTCAATGTTAAAGCAAATAGCCTCCGAATAGAATTGATTTGTTGATTTGGCTGGCAGGAAAGGAGGTGTGTGAACAACCAGTTCCGAAGACCAAATTTGCTTTCAAAAAGAAGTAGCGAGAGTTGGATTCGAACCAACGACTAACTCTGTACATACGATTACAGGTTTCTCCCAGCATCCCTGCGGCCGGGCGAGGACGCCGCTCCTCCACCTCGCGATATGTTGCGGGGGCCAGAATCGAACTGGCGTAATTTGGCTTATGAGACCAAGCTGGTACCATCTCCAGTCCACCCCACAATTTTTCATTTATTCATATAATCTCATAAAATCTTTTCCATAAATAGATACAACCTCTTCAATAATAGGCAACATATCTTTCCTCAAAAGAAGTTTGACTTCAGGATGTTGTTCATGCTTTGCTTTTGCTCTTGCTGAATAATATCCTTTTATTTTATAAATATCTTTATCATTTATCTAAATTTGAGCAGCATAGCAGAATTGAACTGCCATCTGAACATTGGCAATGTCCTATAATAACCGTTATACGAATGCTGCATTCTCTAACTATTTGATAGTGAGCAGGATAGCGGAATCGAACCGCCATATCCAGCTTGGAAGGCTGGCATAATAACCGTTATACTAATCCTGCATTTGTAAATTATATACTGGTGGAGGTTAATTTATTGCAATCAGGTACCACTCGTGTTTCTTCATTCCTGGCAGTATCTGGTAAGCTTTTCCCAGACTTACCAAAAATTGCATGCAAACCTCCATATGTAGGCTCGGAGAGACTCGAACTCTCAATATCTTGCTCCTAAGGCAAGCGTGTCTTCCATTGCACCACGAACCCATAAAATATAGAGAAGAAAGTGAATGAATCTGGAATTCAAACATCCTGCTTAATAGGCGGGCGCTCTGCCAACTGAGCTAATTCACCAAAATGGTAGTGAATACTGGACTCGAACCAGTGAAACGAAGTAAGATTCACTCTGACTGTCTCTATTAACTTATTTCCTATTTTAGACAATTCCTTAATATTGTCAGGCATAGGTACCAGGATTCTGTTTACGGACCCCACCAACACCCTTCATGGTTCGGCTGCTACGGACGGCAATACCCAGCTAACAGGCCGGTGTTTCCTGTAAGAAGCTGACAGTTATGGTCGATCATCATAATACCAGCAACTAGTCTAAACTGTAAACGGTAGTTGAAAGTATCCCTCGTTTGTAGTAACTTCTTCTGCGTGTGGTGATGGGCTACTCTTTAATCCATGCATTCGGAGCAGGCAGAAGGCTCTCTGGACTAATAATAAACGTCTTTGAGCAGATTGACGGATTGGCTTGTTTTAGTATCTGAACATTCACAGGGTAACCATGCCTCTCAATCTGGAATTGACCTGTTACAGCGGGAGGATATATCATTTCACCTCGACCTGTTCGTTCATTGTGCTCCCGGGAGGACTCGAACCTCCATACCCCAGTTACGCCGTTAATGACTGTGTATAAGACAGGAGCGCTACGAGAGCAGGAACAGTTAATACGCCTGTCTTCCGTAGGTCTGTTGACCCCAAACAAAAGTTTGGATTAACTGTTAAAATAATCTCCATCAAACTTACCGATGTATTCCCCTGGGATATCATCGCAGTTGGGATTCTGCTTGATTGGTACTTTTTCATTACCAGACCCAGTAGTGTATCGAGGTCGTCCGGTCAAAAGAGTTCCCGCTCTTTTCCGTAATAAGGATTTTCGTTGTAGAGGTCCCTGCGGCCTAAACTCTGTAATTATCAATTTACCCTTTATAAGAGGATTGGAAATACCGTTTGCCATCAGGTTTTCGCCCGGCCGGAGTTGAACCGACTAATATTCATAATTTTAATTTGAGTTTTGGCCGCCGCAATTATATTTCATTTAATTTAAGTTCATATCTGTAATTTATTGAAATTCATTGATTTCAATAAATTATCTTATCTAAAATTTAATGTGACAGATTTATTTTAGTTCACTCTGCCTATGATCCATAATTTAACAATATAATTGCAAGACTTGCAAGGAAAAAGGTCTTATGACAGCAACTGTCTACTAACCTTTCGTTTGATAGAAATTTATTCTTTGTCACGCCAACGAGATTCGAACTCGTATTGCAGGAATGAAAATCCTGGATCCTAACCATTAGATGATAGCGCGATTTGTACTGTAAGCCGTGTCCGATTCGAACGGACGTCCTATGATTGAAAGTCACAGCGCCTCGACCACTAGCTGATTAACGGCTCATTTTAAAATCAAAGAATAACCAATAACAGAAAATGTTCAAATGTTTGAGTTGCAGTCAAATTCGAAGTAACTGTCATTGTGACTATTGATTTTTGTGGACGGGGCTGGATTTGAACCAACATACGATTGTGCCATAAACAATTTGCTATACCTTCGAAGTAGCTCTTACCGATGACTACGTTTTGCCGAGAATGCTCAGAAGAGATAATTTCTTTTATTTGCATACCCGTCCATGTTTTTGCGGGGATATCAAGAATCGAACTTGATATTCTGGATTTTGTCCCAGAAATTACGAAGTATCTTTAATCTTGGCTGCTCCCTATATTTTGATTTTTCCTCGGTGATTAGCCGAAGCCGCCTAGCAAAGAGAAAACAGACAAAGACATTTTGTAACGGTCTTACCTGACCAATATCCCCATAGAAATAAAACATCAATATTGTTCTCTCCATACAGAATTCTCTTTGTGTATACGTCCTTCTGTTCTGACCAGATTTCAGTTCAAACAGAGGTAAACATGAATGAACCTTATACTGTTCCCCGAGTGTACTACCTTTATTGCGCACTAGGCAATGTACCCCCAACGAGTGGAGCCGGAACCGCCGGTATCGTCATACCGTACTGAGAACTTGATGTTTTAAAAGATTGTTTGGGAAATGTGTTTGTAATTAGTCAACTTACAAGATTGATGCTTTAATAAGCTAGAAGTAACAGAACACGTAGCCAAACAGAGTAGCGCAGGTGGGAGTCGAACCCACACGCCTTATTATGGCAGTAGATTTTGAGTCTACCGTGTATACCATTCCACCACTGCGCCATAGAATTTAGAGCCGGCGGAGAATACCGAGATCTCGACCTGAGGTTTACAAAACCCCTGCTCTGCCACTGAGCTACGCCGGCGTATAAGCAACCTCCACTATCACAGTATTGGTTGCAGAATAAATTTCTATGGATTTCAGTATTGTCAAAGATCTCCATGTTGATTTCTCAACAAGAGCTGCCTGAGAGAATTACGATATCTCGACCCGCGGCTTAACAGGCCGCTGCTCTGCCTCTGAGCTATCAGGCAATATTTGAAAGAACTTGTGTATATTTTATATTACAAATATATGAAAGTTTTTTGTAAATATAAAATTTTTGTGACCCCGACGGGGCTCGAACCCGTGACCCCGACATTAACTTACCACTATAGTTTTCACTACCAATATCATCCATTAACGACTTCTCGTTCACCGGGTCTTTAGCCTAGTACGGGAATTGAACCCATCATATTGTTTGTAGTCTGGACTCTATCTTAACCATATTGAAATCTTGCAAGATACCATCACGGATTTTACTGACTCTAACAGATTGTAGTCTTCCTTCACCAGCATGATAATTTCAACTTAGGTTCCTCCTGTATAGTCTCTACACACTGTCTATATCTCCACATCCATCCTTATGTCCTCATTAGCCAATATTGAGTGATTTGGGGATTTCATTTGCTTCATAGATATTAACATTGGCTCGGTATTGGCATATTATCCTGTCCAAGCGGAGCTAACAATACTTTAAGTCACTTGGTCAAGCGAAAACCAGATAACTTAGCTTTCACCGAATTAGGGAGATTCTACTTTTAGCATTTCTGCTAAAGCACTCTTATGTTGTTAAAACAAGCAAAAGTGTCGTGCTCTACCAACTGAGCTACAAGGTCTTCCATATTTCTTCAAAGAACTTTTTTCTGTTTGCAAGTACAAATATACGAATAATATTTTTAACCGCAAAATATTTTTTAAAAAATTTAAGCTCCTCAACCTTTTTGTTCGGATGAGGAGCTCTCGATTTCTTGTAATCTTTATCTTAAAAATCTTCTTCTATCTCATCCATTTTCATTCCGCCTGAGTCATTGCCTGATTCTGGTTGTCCTTGACCCTCGGCTACTGTGCATACACCACAACTTGCAAGGACTGATTTTCTGGTCAATCCTGCAAGAACGGGCAATATATTTGTATGCTGTAACATTGAATTCTAAAGTTTTTAAGTTTGTTTACAATTTATATATCGTAAATATACGAAAGATTTTTTAATCTTCAAAATTTTATTATTTATTGCGAACTTGAGAGAAATTTCTCACTATTTTATTTTTGGCCATGTCTAGCTTGTATATCAGCATATAACTGTTTTGCTGTTTCTCCGTCAAGATGACTTGCACCATCTTTGTCTACCCAAACTTTAGCATTAGGATATCTTTTACGCAAATCATCTTGTTCTTTTGCTTCTGTCTCTTTCTTATGGCAATTGTAACCATATCCAAATACTTGATAAAATAATGTTTCTAATGTAGGAAGTTCTGCATAAGATAAAGATTTTCCTATTCGTTGTTGATATGCTGCTACTGCTTTTTTAGAAACTGCTTTAGCTTCTTCCACCGGACTAGTGTTTCCTTCATCAAGATGATTGACATATTTCATAACATCTTGCTTTCCATAAGACTCAACAAGTCTCTGAAGTTCTTTTCTATCTTTATCAATTTGTTTCATATCAATATATAATATTTTTCTTCATGCACAAGAACGAGAGAAATTTCTCACATTTTAATCGTCATCAGTTAAAAGAGTTCTTGGACTTCTCATACGACCGAAGAATCCACGTGATTCAATCTTGTCATACATATCTCTATATCCTCTATTATATCCTTCGTCTTTACCGTTCTGATAACCATCATTATATCCTTCTTCATAGGCTTCATCATATCCTACTTTCTTACCTTCTTCTACTCCGAGTTCATAAGGTTCATTCTGAACAGTATCAACTAAATCTTCTAGAACTTGCTGTATTTGATTAAGTATTTCTTCTTTGAGACCTCCTGTAATTTCTGATATTCTACGTACACATTCCTGTACAGCATTCAAATCATCGTTACGGCTTTCATTGATATACAATACAAAATTTTTAACATCTTCTTTTCCATAAGATTCAACCAATCTCTTAAGAGTTTCTCTATCCATTTCTATCTGTTTCATATATACTCATTTTATTTTACATCAAACCAATATATAACTGAACCTCGCCTGTAGTATCATTGATAAATGCAAAGATTACAAAGTTAGGAAATTCAATTTTTTCAATAGAACAACTAGCATTTTCATATTCAAATCCTACAATTTCTTGTCCTCTGTTATTATTAACAACATTGTCCCAAATATCTTCTGCAGCGTTGCCAAAAAATGCATAGCAATCTTCATATTCACCCAATTCATCTACAATGTCACTTAATTCATAGCGCCATTCATTATATACATCATTTTGATCTTCTTCAGAATCAGGAACCCAAGCATTTATCATAGATGCAATCAAAACATTTTTGTCATATTTACAATAAGAATAAACATCTTGAACGAGTTGTGATTTTATATATTGTTCATTGTTTACAGTGTCATAAATATATGTTATAGCATCATCTTCGTTTATTCCTTCATTAAGATGATTTACAAACTTCAAAACATCTTGTTTACCATAAGACTCAACAAGTCTCTTGAGGGTTTCTCTATCTCTGTTTACAGTATTCATATTATAATAAATTTCAAATTTAAATATTTATCTAACAAAAAAGGAACCTCTATAAGGTTCCTTCAATTCATTTTTTGAATTTTGTCTTATTCAACAGGCTTAACTTCACCAGTTACTCCATCAACTGCTACGAAATTAGTTCCGGTAGTTCCAAAGATATACAACGGAGTAAATGAGTCTGCGTTAGCAGGACGGCGGAAGGTCATCTTGTCTCCTGCAGGAAGTGTTACCAATGAGTCTGCAGCTGCCTGATAAAGCTTCTCAACTGCTGCGTCAAAGTCCATGACAAGGTCTGGATGTTCAATATTAAAATCTCCAAGCCACTTTCCGAACTTCTTCTCAACTACAACCTCACCAGTCTCCCAAGTTCTGGTCTTAAGGAATACTGTGTCTTCAACAGCATAGACAGTCATGCTTGAAACAATTGCAAGGTCTTCAGGTGCTGTCTCTGCAACATTTCCATTGAGAACAGTCTCAACCTCATAAAGAGCGACGTGAGTGCTGTCATCTCCCAAAGACTGGACGTACTCATAGTCTTCCATCAAATAATCCTTAAATGTTGGAACAGCAGGCACAGGTTCTGCACTAGGCTTAAGAATGAGTACCAATCCAACTACGACAAGGCAGAGTGCTGCGATTGCCAAAATCCATTTCATTGAATTCTTCATAATAAAAAATGTTTAATTTAACTTAATATTCTTAATATTATATACTTAACAATGCAGAGATATTTGTCTACATCAGAATATCTTTGTATTTATCTGACAAAAAAGAGAAGCCGAAGCTTCTCTTAATTTAATAACCAAGGAACTTTATCAGGAATCTTGCTAACATATACCGAACTTGTGGCCCTATCTCCGAATCATAGGTTTTTGATAATAGTGGGCTTTCTCCTTCGTTACTTGTCATACTTATCTTATCCAACAACTTGTTACGTCCATATACTGCTTCCCACAACCATTAGAGAGTGTACTTAGTGTGAACCTTTCCGAACTATTCTTGTTTGCAACCAAGAAGTGCCTGTCAATTCAGGTGACTGCTCTCCCAGCTTGTTCCACTATCGTCTTCTTAGCTATTTGCACACGGAGTAGGATTCGAACCCACGCGAGATTTTCATCTGTCGGTTTTGGAGACCGATGCCATCAACCACTAGGCTATCCGTGTATTTAATCAGACTATAGCCAGGATTCTGTCATTTAAGATTGTCATTTAACTTTTCGTCTTACCCTGGTAGCAATAATTTGGGTAACCACCTATACTTAGACTTTCACATCCAAATCTGTGTCCTGAACTTCCTCTGTTTCCAGCGACAATCCATCTGATTATTTATTGAGCCCCTTAGAGGAATCGAACCCCCATCTTCTCATTACGAAAGAGATATACTCAACCGTTATACTAAAGAGGCAAACCAAAAATCATTCATGCCTTATCGCAGCGCTACGATTAGCAGTTTTATCAGTAGTCGACCTTACTTAATAGCAACTCCCTAACAAGGCTGGCACGGGATTTAACACTATTAAGATACATACCAGTTCGTCGTCATCCGCCTCAGAACAGGCCTTGAACCTGCAATTTCTACCGAATGATTTTTTTGTGAGCTCCTAATCGGATTCGAACCAATACTTAAGCTTTACAGGGGCCTCGTGCTCAGCCATTAAACACCATAGGAGCAATTTAGGGGACGCTGTGGCCCTCGCAACCACATCTCTGCAAAACTGACAGCATCTTTAGTCTACCTTAGACGAAGCCTCCCATATGTACTCCACCTCGGATTCGAACCGAGACTGAAGGGATTTTAAGTCCCATGCCATCTTCCAGTTGGGCTAGTGGAGCATTCTTCCGGCACTCTGCCTTTTGAGCTACCCGACCGCTTAATGGCCGGGGTAAGATTCGAACTTACAACCACCGGAGTTCCGAGCTCAAAGACAGAATCGAACTGTCATCTCATCCTTACCAAGGATGCGTACTCAACCGTTATACTATAAGAGCATTCGTATCCCCAAGCAGACTCGAACTGCTATCAAGAACTTAGGAGATTCTTATTCTTCCGTTGAACTATGGGAATATTTGGTGGGGCCGACCAGAATCGAACTGGTGCTAACGTCCTGGCTCTTCAGGCCAGCGCTCTACCTGCTGAGCTACAACCCCAATTTAAGTACCCCAGGAGGGAGTCGAACCCTCAGAAACTTGGTCCTTAGCCAAGCGTGTCTGCCATTCCACCACCGGGGCATAAAATAAGATAACCGTAGTTGAGTTTGTCCAAGGACTTCTATCTGCCATATTTTCTAGAGCTCAACATAGTGGCATTGATTACGTCCATGCAGTTATCTTAGTGGGGAGAGTTAGATTTGAACTAACGACACGGTCCTTTCAATGGAACTTCGAAGTAACTTTGACAATGACTATCTTTTCAGAAGAAAACTTGCAAAGCAAATTTTCGTTTTTACCTGCTCTACCAACTGAGCTATCTCCCCATATTTCAAACAACTTGCGGGCATAACCGGACTCGAACCGGCACCACTCACCGTGACAGGGTGGCATTGTTACCATTCAACCATACGCCCATTATTAGCGGGGATGGAGGGACTCGAACCCACAACCGTCGGCTTAACGGGCCGCTGCTCTCACCATTATAGCTACATCCCCATTTGGCAGGAGCTGAAAGACTCGAACTCTCATCGTGCTGATTTGGAGTCAGCTGTTTTCAACCAATTAAACTAAGCCCCCATGAGCGCCACTTAATCACTTTTCAGTAGGCTGGCTAACCTGATTCATTTCTTATCTCTCCTCCACCCGCTAGCGCGTTTCAGAATGTTAAAGAAACGTTTCCGATTAATAACACATTTTTGAAAGTAATAACGGGTAGCTACTCCCTCCTTTCGCAAACAAGATGCAGCACCAAGGGTCTTGTTGTCTCCTATGACTGCTTTCTAGTAGAGCCCTCCGGACTCGAACCGGAACTCTCCTGTGTATCAGACAGACGTGTTAAACCTGTTACACCAGGGCTCTATGTGTGGTCCCATCGGGACTCGAACCCGAATCTGATGATTAAGAGTCATCTAGACTAACCATTATCCTATGGAACCATTATAGTATGTTAAAGAACTTTCAAAAACTCGGTTTTGTCGCAGGTGGTTGTTATTACTACCGAGAAACCCTATCTCTGCAACCTTAAGTGGTGGGCCAGGCTGGACTCGAACCAGCAATGTTTCATAGTGACGATTTTACAGACCGTTGGGATCACCAATTACCCGCACTGACCCAATTATTTCATTCTTCTAACAATTTTCCCATACATCCTTTTCGCGGTTTATAACCAGTTCTACCTAATCTCCAACCATCATTTAAATATTCATCTAATTTTTTCTTATCTAAATATTTAACTACACCATTTCTATTTACCCATATCCTGTCATTTGTAGAATCTTTAGGAGTCATGGTTTCTCTTATTTTATTTCTTGATTCATCAGAATGATTTTTATTTGTCCAATTAGTGTCATACAAATCCATATTATTCATATACTCATCTTTGTCTATCAAATAAAAAGATTCTTGAACATTTTTTCTTTTTACAGCAACCTTTCCTCTAGTTGGAGAATAAATTTTAAGCTCTTCATTAATAATTCTTTCATCTTCCCTTGGAATCATAAATCTATTTCCGCTAGAATCTTCAACTACTACTAAACCTGTAGTGTTAATGGAACGGCCGCCCATTTGAATATTATAGCATTCATTGGATTTAATAAGTTCCTCATTAACTACTTCTGCTTCATATTCAAATGCTTCTTCAGCAGTATCAAAAAATTTCAAAATTTCTTTTGTAAAGTTTTCAATACCATATTTTTGATATGCAACATGAAGCTTTGTTCCACTTCCCATATATCCGTCTTCCAAGTTATCAGTATTATGAACTCCATAATAAAAATGGTTATTCAATGTATTGGTTATCTTGTAGAAGTAATGATATTTTTTCATAAAGTTTTACAGTTGTTTTTATATTTATCTGTAAATCTTTTTGAAAATTTGCTATTTCAATGAACTCTTTAGGTGGGTGCGGTCAGATTCGAACTGACATTGTTTACCCTGAGGGAAAGGTTTTACGGACCTTTGGAGCACCCCCGTCGCTCCTGCACACCCATATTTGGCAGTTTTTTAGCGGATACTGCCAACGCCATTCAGCAGTTTTAGCGGATACTGCCAACGCCGGTGACCCCGATGGGACTCGAACCCATAACACCCGGTTTAAAAGACCGGTGCGCTCGCTATTGCTCACCATTTGCGCCACGAGGCCATTCCTATTTCTGCGACCTCGTTTGCAAGAGGTCAATCAATGTTTCTGTTTATAATGTTTCATTTTCTATTAAATCTAGTTTGTGTTACAAATATATGAATTATTTCTCAAATCCCAAAATATTTTTTAACTTTTTTCAAAAATTTTTCTGGTACCCCTGGCGGGACTCAAACCCACATGTCTTTTCGTTCGTAGCGAAATATGTTATTCATTTACACCACAGGGGCATATTGTAAAAAAATTAGAGCTCCTCAATCTTGCAATGAAGGAGCTCTTTCTATCTTATGCTAATCTCTATCACATATGCTCTACTTCATCGACCTCTCGACATGTAAAATAACGATCCCAAAATAAATTATTGGTACCATTAATTCGCTTATATGTATAGAATTTAGTCATTGTTTCTAAGTTTTTAAAGTTATTTGTAAATTTTATACGACAAATATACGAAAGATTTTTTAAATCCCAAAATAAATTTTAATATTTATTACGATTTTGTGAGAAATTTCTCACATTTTCTATTTTAATAAAAAGGGAGTTCAAATTGAACTCCCTCTCTTTAGAACATCCACTCAAGAAGCTTGGTGTAGTCAGCAGCAATATCATCATATGATATCATCATGACATTGTCCTTCAGCTTCTGATAGGTCTCCTTCAGAGTTGAGAGGTTGTCCTTAAGGACCTCTTCCTTTTCAGGATTAGCCTTGATTGTCTCTTCATACTGAGCAATAAGCTCCTTGTAAGCCTTGGCCTGGTCTTCAAACTTCTGCTGCTGAGCAAGGAAGTCCTCATGAGAAAGGACGGTGACAGAAGCTCCACGAGCATTGCAGTTCTTCTGAATAAGAGAAAGCGCATTGAAATAACGGTGGTCATTCACGTATCTCTTGATGATGTCACCATATCTGCTAACACCAACAGAAGCAACAGGAATACCTGCATAATCTTCATCAACAACGTACATGCACATCTCCTGTAAGTCGATGATAGTCATGACGATGTTAGTGCAGACAGAAGTGAGTCTGAACCCAGTAGTGATAGTGTCAGGAGCCCAAGTTGTCTCACGGGGAGTTCCCATCTGAGAGCGCTCCATGACTCCAGCCCATGCATCTTTCTTAGCGAATCCCTGACCGTCATAGTCATTGACGTTCGCAATGATATAACGTACACCTGCAGCGAGAGCTCCATTGATGTCGACATCAATATACTCTGCACAATTTCCTACACGGTGGCGGACGTCACCAGAGAAGACAGCCCAATCTCCCTGCTTGTAATAAGTGTTCCAAGAAATTGAAGTGAGATACTTGAAATTGCTGTCAAACATCTGAGTTGAAAGATCAAGGTCATAACGACCCATCTTATCAACCCAACGGCAGTACAGACGGAAGATTCCAGTGTTGTTCTGAATCTTAATCTTAGAGCCGCGTGCCATCTGACCAGGCATGAAGTTCATGCTTCTCATATTCTTAGGAAGAGCGATTCCCTCAAGTTCCTTGTCAAGATAGACAAGCTTCTCAGTCATAGCATCCTTCAAAGCGAATCTCTTCATGAGAACGTCATCAAGACAAAGCATAAGCTTGAAGAGGACGTCATCATTAATTTCAGGAAGACAAGGAAGAGCAAAAGGCTTTCTTGCACCCTTGATAACAATGACACGGTTGCGGCGGATCTCGTCATCATTACGAGTGTAGAAGTGGTCAAGCAACTCGTAAATCATCTTGGTAGAAGACTTCTCGAGAGCATTGCGGACTGCATCGAAAATCTCATCAGTCTTCTCAGGATTGTTTCTAAGAAGGTTGTCGACGTTTCTCAACAACTCACCAGGACGCTCCTTGTAAATTGAAAGGAGGGAGTCGAAGTCATTGGTCTCACGAGCTGCACGAAGTCTTCCTCCATAAGTCTCGATGTACTGTCCAGAATTACGGACAAGGGTGAACATCTCAACAGTCTTAGGGAACTTCTTAGCATATTCACCAGGGTGAAGGATTTCACCTAGACGGGTCCAACGGCCAAGATACTTCTTCATGTCTGCAGCGACATTGTTCCACTTGGAATGAGTGATGACATATTCCATCATCTCAAGAATGTCCTTTCTCTGACCACGAGAGAACTTCATGAACTTGAAAGGCTTACGAGCGGCAGCAAGTCTCTCTTCGTAGTACTTGATATATCTGTCATAGTATCTTGAATCTCTAGACATAATCCTAGAATCCCAACCGAAATCAAGAATACTAGGAAGTGCAGGCAAAGAAACGTCACCTCCTGAAATATACACTGCATATCTAAGGACATCGGTGATAGTCTTTGGCATGTATTCAGAAGTATTTGCAAGCACAATACAAAGTGTCTCCTTGAAAGGAATAACCTCAGGGAAGACATCTCCAAAGCTTGCACCAAGCTCCTTGTAATGTCCACAAAGATACTCAACTGCCTTCTTGTCATAATCAGTCAAAGACTGCTGACCAGAAAGGACATTCCTGAAGTACTGAGCGAAATCAGCATGGCTGATAGGCTTGATGAGCTTATATTCGTCACGAAGAACACGGCCGTCATAATTACTATGAAGCAAAGCTAGCTCTGCGTCATCGCAAGAAGGCATTGCAGGAGAATACTGACCACCAGAGAGATAGTGGAAAATCTGGTGAATGAACATCTCGAACTCACTCATCTGAAGGACAGTGTGAGGGAAGTCTCCGAAAAGAGAAACGAAAGTTCCGTCACCATATGCATCAGCGAGATAGTTCGCCAAGTCGTTGGAATAATCTTCCAACTCGTCATCATTCATAACTGCAAGACAGCGAAGCGCTTCCTCACTGAACATATAACCATATCGCATCACCTCAAGCTGGAGGTTGAGAATAATAGGACGGTGATTGATATTCTCAAGAAGAACATCATACTTATCCTCCTCTTCAACAGTAGGATAGTTCTTAGTCAAAAGATAGCTCTTGTTAAGAGCGATAGTGTTGAAGTTCATGTTCTGCTCAGTGGTCTTTGCAATCTTAGGTGCAATCATATATCTTATTGTTTAGAGTTCATTAAAAAACAGCGGATAGTAGAAAGGTGGAAACATCGTAATAACAGAATAATAACTGAATGATTAGAAGTAACCGAATCTGTAGCCGCTGTGTAAAAATATTAAACGTTAAACATAAAGTGTTCGGAAAGTATAGTTGTGAAAACAAGCTGTCAAAACCATAAATGCACAATCAGAAGTAACAGACTATGTAGCCGAACAAATATTATATATACAAATATATGAAAAGATTTTTAAATCAAAAAATATTTTTAAGAATTTTCATCATTCCATGCGTAGTACAACAAAGTAGGGTTGTTCTTATGCACATCGATAGATGGATATAATTCTTTAAAAGTATCAGTGTCAAATGGATGGGTAATCAAGTGTACACCACTTTTAGTAGGAACAACCGCGAAAACCTTATCAGTGTCTCTACCTCCTTTACCGTAAAGTTCAAAAATCTGGTTCTTGATGTCATCGACGATAGGAGAGTTTTCAGTAGCGTCATCGATGTCAACGATATATTTCTTGTCACGCTTGACAAAAGACTTTCCAGCTGCAGTCGAATAAGCTCCACGGAGACCTATCCAATTCTGAGAGACATAAGTGTGAGTTGATAGCTCAATAGCTATGTTTGCAACACTCTTCAAGTTACGGCGGGTAGGATGGATATATGCTCTGGCATTCATGACTTCACATATCCCTTTCACTTCATGCTGTAAACTAAGAAGCTCATCTGCAGAGGTGACAATGTAATATTTGACAAGACGGTTCTTGTTGTTTCCGGAAACATCATTGCCGTCCTTTCCTCTTACCAGAATCTGCAAGAAATAAAACTCATCCTTTTCAAGAGGAGTCTTAAACAGAACATCTGCAAGCAGTTTAAAGTTGTCGACACAATGTTTCATATCTTTTAATTTAGTTTTTAAGAAATTTTTCTAACCGTTCTGCTGCATCTTGAGGAGTGTGACCATCCCAAACGTTCGCTTTCTCCTTTTCAGGAATATGGAACAAATCCCAATACTTCATCTCATAGTGGTTTGAAACCTGTCCAGTAGGAAGTTCAGCCATTACAATAAACCAACCTCCACCAAAACATTCTTCCCCATCAGAATGCCTCTTACTCTTATGGACGTCATATTCAATATGCCAACTTCCATCAGCCCAATTATCATAATAAGCTAAATCATTAAAGAATGCAGCATTATACAACATCCTATAATAATATAGTTCATCAAATGTATGATAACCATCAGAGAACTGTCCAACATCAGAAGAGTTTTGAATATCTTTCTTTGCAGCTTCTACAACTGAAGATAACCATGGCTCAATCTTAGCTTCCATCTGTTTGTCAGACAAAGTTGTATTGATTGTTCCTGCAATTTTGAATGTACCCAGAATCCTTTTTAATTTATTTCTTGTATTCTCAAACATCTGGCTTCTCTATAAGCAAATAGTTTTCAACATACTCGGCTGCAATCTTTGCCTTAATTTTGATTTCTCGCAAAGCAGCGTCATCACTCATAACAGTTCCATTCGTGGTTTTCTTATCATCTGCAAGTTTAGCAATAGTGTAAAACCACCTGGCAACTATACTTAATTCATCATATATGTTATAAATGTTCATGATTATTTTCTTGACAACCTCTCTCGGAGTTCATCTCTATCTACAATATTAGAATAGTAATTGGTTCTTTTTATATGTTCACAGTCAGAAACATAATCACAATAATCATAATCATTGACAATACTTCTGCTGTCAGGAATAACTTTCTTTCCTTCAATAATATCATCAAGATTGTTCTTCAAAAACATCCGTTGAGACTTCTTTACGGTCCTTCTGCAAAGTTTGCGACTTTTGCCGGAACCTTGTTTGAATATTGCTTTCTTTCTAGATCTGCTCATATACAAATATATGAATTAATTTATCAATGAAAAAATATTTTTACCACAAAGCAGTGGCTGTTCCAAATTTTGGCTTTTCATACTCATGTGGAGTGTTGAACCAATCTTCAAATATTTTTCTTGTCTTGTCATTACAGTATTGAGAGTACTTATCATAAACTGCCTTCCTCTGCAAAAACTTTATGTGACAATAAAATTCTTTATCTTCAGAAACACGCTTCACCTTGGCCGCGAAATCCTCAGGAGTTGCAACATACATAAACTCTTTAAGTTCTGGGTCATCAATATATTTGTGGTCCTTGTCATAAGGTTCATAGACAAAAGCAATGACATCAGAGAGCATTCCATCAAAGAATCTTGGAGAAATAAAATCATTGAAAGTAATCTCATCTGCAATTACAAAGGTAGCCTTTGCATTCTGTCCAATATAAGGAATCAAATCATCATAGAACAATGAACCTACTCTGTCAAACTTATCATGATGAGGAAACAGATTACGGGATGAAGTAATCACAAGAGATTTTTCAGGAATTGCAGCATAAAAGTTTTCAATCAATTCCATTCTCTTTGAACCTCTATTGTAACCGTGATACTCTGCAGGATATTTCTTATCTTCCCACTTATAAGATTTCAATTTGTTGGCTACATTATCTGTCATAGCCTGATAAGTGAAAATTGGAAACTGACACCACTTCTTGACAAACTTTGGAGTCAACTCGTTCTTCGGAGAGAGCTTTGACAGATAATCAGGATATGAAGTTCCACAATGAGCGATAATACAACCTTTGATACATTTCTCTACATTTGGCCAGACCTGACAATATTCTTCAAAGATTGGTTCTGGAACAATATGACCGAGAGTCTTGTACTCAAACATTCTTCTGTTGAATACTGTAAACGGATTGAGATAATGAATCTCAGGGTCATCTTGCATGATAAAGTAATGATCATCTCCATGAATCTGATACCACTCATTGACTCTCAATACATTGTAAAAGAAATCAGAGTAAATATATCCAAGAAACATGTTCAATGCAGCTTGAATCTGGAAAATGTCATCTGCTTCATCAAGACAATGAGGCTCTTCAATACGCTTCATACAACCTTTGAAGAAATCATAATCAGTCTCTGTCCTTCCTTGGAAAGTTGAAGCAAAGAAAACCTTCTCATAACCATAAACTTCAATCAAAAAATTCTTGAGTGCTTCATATGTTTTTGTTGAAATCAATTTGCTTGACAAAGAGATATACTTCGTCATACAAATGATTGCAGCAGTCTTACCTTTACCATAACCAGGCTTAAACTCTGGCATAAAGTCAGGAATATTAACTTTGATTTCTTTAGATTTGTCCATCAAAGTCTTACTTCCAGTATTCTTTCTAACTCTTTGCATATTAACTTATAACATTAAACCAACCGTTTATTCTACCGCTAAATGAATCTCTATGTGTAATTAAAGCAGTAACTCCATTGTACCAATACAACTCTTTACCAGTATCAGAATTTTCAAGATTCAAAAGGTTTTCATATTTCAAAATATTTTCACCCAATGAAATACTGGAATCAAGACCAAGTACTCTTTCAATATCATTACCAATCCAATAAGTCACAGTATTCCCGTCTACATCTACTTTTAAACTATTTACGATAATGTTGGTAACTATTATTTTCTTTGTAATCATTTTAAAACAATCTTACTGAAGTCTGTTCAACAACATCAAATTTCTGTCTGATATTATCTTGCTTGATAAACTTTGAATTTGTCATCTCAAGTTCTCCCTTGATAAACTTAATAACATCATCAGTCATATCTTGTGCAGTCTTGACAGGAACATTCTGAGTGACGTGCTGAAGATTTCCAGAAATCAATTCAAAGTCAGAAGGCATTCCCATCATTGCAAGAATTTCACGAGTAGTCAAGAACCTACACTCCTTTGGATGAAGAGTCCAATGCATATTCTTGGAAATGATTGCATTAGTTGCACCCTTGTAAACCATTGGCTGTGGTGCGAAATATCCAAGTCCTCTCTTGATTTTGTCCCAACGGTAATTGATATAATACCATGGAGTTCTCTGTCCTTGGTCTGACATCAGTCTGTCTTTTCTTGGGTCTTTTTCAAGCCAGTCTTTGTAATCTTGCCACAAATTGTTCTCCTTGATATAGTCATAAGGAGTCCTGATAGAGTGTTCATCAATCTGATTGTAGAAGAATTTCAAGTACCCCTCATAAGTTCCACCACAGAACTTCTGCATCATCCAATCCATCTCAGGATAAAGTTCAACAGGGTCTTTGTCAATAACTCTAGTGCATTGAGTACCAACATTCTTGTCGAGAATAAACTCTTCATAACAAGGTCCAGGAGTATTGTGCCAAGGAATCTTAGGACAACGGTCACCTTTCCAGAAAAAGAAAAATGTTCTAATACGATGTTGTGGAATTCCGTGAAGGTAAGTATCTGTCTTGTAGATAGTGAAAGCATAACCGTACTTCTCACCAAATTCACGAAGTTTGTTCAATACTTTGACGTTCTGTTCTGAATAAAGACCAGGTGCATTTTCTCCCCAATAAACTTTTGGCTTGATTGTTGAGAGTGTAAAATCTGCAACTTTGTAAAGCCAATTGTTAGTCTCATTATCTGCTGAACGTGTTGCAGTATTCAAACAAGACATGCCTGCACAAGGGCAGACAGAACTGACAAAATCAATATTATTAAATTTAAGGTCAACTCCTTCAGGTAATTTATTGGTCTCAGGGTCAAGCACAAACCAGGAAACATCAGGCCAATAATTTTGTAGATTAGATTCATTCTTTGCGAACCCAGGATATGACAAAACAAATTCAGGTTTATGACCGACTGAATTTGCATTTGCAATCGCCATTCCACCAATGAGTGGAACAAATGTGATATATTTCATACTATACTATTATCTTACATAGATTATATCAAAATAATATGAAAAAAATTTCTAAAATAAAAAAGAAGCATTGCTGCTTCTTTTCAAATTATCTTCTTCTTTTTCTTGGAGGAACTCTAAAAATTCCTGACTCATTGAGTTCTTCTTCACCATACAATGGAGTATCATCACCATAGTCATATTCTGGAAAATCATCAGAAGATAAATCACCGAAATATCTTGTATCAAACTGGTCTTCAGTCTCACCTGGGAAGAATACTGCATCTTCATGAACTTCAGGGTCATATTGATAATCTTCTTCACCAGGAACTTCTGGCAATTCTTCTTGATACAAAGTCTCTTCAGGTTCTTCAATAAGCTCAGGTTCTTCTTCAACTTCTACTGGTTCTTCTGCTGGAACTTCAGGTGCAGGCTGTTCTTCAACTTCATTTGCTTTAGCTGGTTGATTTCCAAAAATCCAGATGAACATATTATGTCCTTGCATCTGATTACCAAGTTCATCGATGAACTTCATCATCTCTTTAGTTGACAATGAGATGTTTGCTTTACCAAGAGTTCCACGAATAAACTCTGCAACATCATTCCAGTGATTCTGTCCATCATTCCAATATTGGTCATTCAAGAAAGCAAGCAATCTTTTTGCAAGGCTTGTGCAACCCTTCTTATCCATATAATAAGACAAATCAGGAAGTGAGCTGAAAGTTGAGTCAATCAAGTTAATCAACTCATCAGTCTTACTGTTCTTAATTACTGACTCAAAAAGCTTTGCACTGAATTTACAACTTACACTCTCATTTGTAGTCAATGATATACCTGCTTTAGCCGCTGCTTGCATAATAGCAGTTCTCTGATTGATGAGTGGCTGTTTCTCTGCGTTGAATCTTCTTTCAAGTTCTGCAATCTTAGCATTGATTATTGCAAACTCTTTAGTATAGTCTCTTGAATTATCTGGTTGTTGTGTTGATGCATCCTGAGATTGATTGTTAGTCTGCTCTACTTCTTCCTCATTCATATCATCTGACAACTTTGGTCTTCTTAAATATACTGACATTATTGTGTACTTTCTATTTTTTTATTTATCTCTTGTTTTGCAAAGGAGATAATATTCTCAACAAGTTTGTCAGAATATGGAATTACAGGTGAATATATTCCAAAATCATTTTCACCAATCCTAACAATAAGAGGAACAATCTCAATATCAATTAATCCATAGATAACTCTAAGAATGTAAGCATAGATATAAACTTGAATCGTGTAAATATTCAAATCAGAAGCATCATATTCATACAAAGGACCTTTGCATTTCTCGTAAGGATTTTCAATTGAAATCTTATCATTGTTCTTCCAATCAATCAATAGAAGTTTCTTGCCTGCAAGGAACAATGCATCACAACGTCCATTGACACCAAGCTTTTCAGAATGAAGCATAAGTTCACGACCAAGAAATACAATCTTATCTTTGATATTAGAAAAATAGAACTTCTGCCACTGCTTACATTTGTTTCCTGCAATCTCATTAAGAGAAGAAGTATATTTGTCAAGTACTTCTTGTGACTCATCTTTTTCAAGAATCATTCCTATGAATTTGTCAAGGAGCTTTCCGTTCTCTCGGCCAAATCTTCCTTTCTCTTCCCACTGATTTAGGATTTCTTCATAAGACATATGATAGTACTTATGACCAGGAACATCAAAATACTTTTCAACCATCTCATGTGCTTTCTTCTCTTTTTCAAATGGTTTGTGAAGAGCATCACAAATCTTAGTTACCGAGTAGGGACAAGCTTTGTAAATTGCTTTCTGTTTAGGAAAGGTGTCAGTTGCTTGCTTTATTTGGGTTAATACTTCCTGTATTTTAGAGGTCATAGGATGTGAATTTTCTTTATAAATATTATAATAGAAATATATGTAAATTATTTTTAACTATGAAAGTTGCTATATGTGCTATTGCAAAATATGAAAAAAATTATATAGTAGAGTGGGTAGAGCATTATAAAAATTTAATGTTTGACTACATTTATATATATAACAATGATGAATTAAATGATAATTCATTGTATGAAGTATTAGATGATTATGTTAAAAATAAATTTATTGAAATTATAGATGTAAGAAATGAATTTGCAAAACAAATACAAAGATATACCGAGTGTTATAATAATCATTCAAATGAATTTGACTACATGCTATTTGTAGATATTGATGAATTTTTAGTATTAGATGTTAAATATAACAACGATATTCATAATTTTTTAAATGATGAAAAATTTGCAAATGCAGATTGTATAAGAATTCCTTGGATGATTATTAATGATAATGATATTATTACAGTAAATGATAATAATTACAGTATTACAAGATTTGGAGATATTGGAAAAATGACAACTGCATGCAAAGCTATTTGTAAAACAAAATTAAATATAGATTCAATAACAGCACACGGACCTCTTTATTTAATCAACACTGTTGACTCAAACGGAAATATTTGTAACAACGGAAATGAAAAATCTATAAATCCAGTGTGTTTAGGAAAGCATCCTATCAAAACTAATACATATTTAAAACATTACAGATATAAAACACTCGAAGAATATATTTTTTGCAAATTAAAGAGAGAAGAAAATAATTCAAATATTCGAATAAAGAAATTAACTCTTGATGAATTTTTTGAATGGAATAAAAAAACTACAGAAAAATTAAATTATTTAAAAAATATAGGTATAGATTATAAATGAATTCACCTATTAATATATGTATTGTTCATTTTAATACTCCTCTTTTGACTGAATGTTTAGTTAAAAGTATAAACAAGTTTACACCAAATTCAAAGATTTATATTTTTGATAACAGTGATAAGCTTCCTTTTACATACAAGCAAAATAACATTATATACATTGATAATACAAATAACCAAATAATTAATTTTGAACAGTGGTTAGAAAAATATCCAAATAGAAACAAATCAACTGAAAAAACTAATTCTTTTGGATCTGCTAAACATTGTTATACTATTCAAAAGTGTATAGAATTAATTGATGACAATTTTATATTATTAGATTCTGATATACTTCTTAAAAAAGATATAAGTGATATTATTGATAATACTTGTGCCTATTCAGGAGAAATAGTCTTACAACCTCTTACAAAATCAATTCATAGAATATTGCCTTTTATATGTTATATAAATGTAAAAATGTTAAAGGCAAACAATGCTAAATATTTTAATGATAACTTTATGCACGGACTTTATAAATCCAAACAAAGTGATATGTATGATACCGGCGGAGGTTTTTATGAAGAAACAAAAAATCTTAAACACAAAGACATTAAAGTAGAAGATTACATAGTTCATTATAAAGGAGGTTCATGGTACAATGACAATGTAAAAGCATTTGGTAAAAAAATACTTCCGTTCCGTTGGGTGTTGTATCATTATGATTTATGGAACAACTGTGAAATTTCATATAAATGCTATTTGGATAGTTTACAGTCATTTTTATATGAAAAACAATGTAATTATGATATAATAAATCCAAAAACATTACCAGAAAAAATAAATTGGTTAAAAATATTTGATACAACATCTTTAAAGACTTTGTGTGCAGATAAAATAAAAGTTCATCAATATTGTAAAAAGAAATTAGGTAAAGATATTTGTATTCCAATATTAAAAGAATATAAGTCTGTTGATGATATTGATTTCAACAAACTTCCAAAATCATTTGTATTAAAATGCAATCATGGAAGTGGAATGAATATTATAGTAACAGATAAATCAAAATTAGATATAGATAAAGTAAAAGAAAAATTAAATAATTGGTTAAACTGTGATTTTTCTTTTAGAAATGGTTATGAAATGCAATATCATAAAATTGATAGAAAGATATTTGCAGAAACATACATGAATGATGGACACAGTGATTTAACAGACTACAAATTTTTATGTTTTAATGGAGAACCAAAGCTTTGTCAAGTTATAAATGACAGAAATAATTCTAATCGTCATCTAAATTATTATGACATGAATTTCAAATTTGTTAATATATCAAGACTTGATTTTCCAAATAATCCAACATTAATAGATAAAAGACCAAAATGTTTTAAACAAATGAAAGAATATGCTAAAAAATTAGCACAAGAATTTAAATTTGTAAGAGTTGATTTTTATGAAATAAACGGTAAAATATATTTAGGAGAATTAACATTTACCCCGGGTGCTGGAAGAATTGCATATAAAAATCCAAACGATGGAATATATTTAGGAAACATGCTAGATTTACACATAAATCTTCCGAAAAACAAAAAGGTAATATATACATGTATTACTAAAAACTATGATGTCTTGAATGAAAATCAATATTACTTAAGTGATTATGATTATGTATGTTTTACAGATAATCCAAATTTAAAATCTGAATTATGGGATATACGCCAAATTCCAAACGGTCTCAAAATTCTTTCACCTGTAAAACAAGCAAGATATATAAAAACCCATCCACATGTATTTTTCAAAAAATATAATTTATCTGTTTGGATAGATGCAACAATTACAATAAAAAGTGATTTTTCAGAATTAATTGATAACAACATTTTACAAGTTCCTATGCATCCAGATAGAAATTGTTTATACAGTGAAGCAAGAATGTGTATAAAACTAAAAAAAGATATAAAAGAAAATATAAATCCACAAGTAGAAGAATATAAAAAAGAAGGTTATCCTGAAAACAATGGACTGGCACAAACAAATATTCTTATACGAAAACATAATAATAAAAATTGTATAAAATTGATGGATGACTGGTGGAAAGAAATAAAAACTAAATCTTGCAGAGATCAGATTTCATTTAATTATGTTTTATGGAAAAACAAAGATATAGAAATATCATATCTAGACAAAAAAATATTTAATTCAAAATATTTTTTCTGGAATACAAAGCATGAAAAAGTAAAAAAAGATAAAATAGAAATATCTCCAACACAACCTCTTATTTCTTACACTTCACATATAGAGACAAAGCAAACAAAAACAAATACAATTATTAAAATAATAAATAAACCAACTGTTGTAAAAACATTAGAAACCTACAAGCTTCCTACAAAATCAATCAATAGAAGATATTAATGGAAAATAAAATAGTTAATATATGTATTGTTCATTTTAATACTCCATTATTAACAGAGTGTTTAATAAAGAGTATAAACAAGTTTACACCAAACTCAAAGATTTATATCTTTGATAACAGTGATAAACATCCATTTACATATAGGCAAGACAATATAATTTATTTTGACAATACAAAAGGGCAGATTATTAATTTCGAAGAATGGTTAAAACAATATCCAAATAAAGAAAAATCAAGAGGAAAGCTCAATAATTTTGGAAGTGCAAAACACTGTTATACTATACAAAAATGTATAGAACTAATAAATGATAATTTTATTCTTCTAGATTCTGATGTTCTTTTAAAAAAGGATATATCTTGTTTTTATGATATTAACTATCCTGCAGTTGGGAAAGCAGAGTATCAAACGAACTGTCATGATAAAAGACAACACTCTATAAAAAGACTGCTTCCTTATATATGTTTCATTAATGCAAAAATGTGTAAGCATAAAAGTATTTTGTATTTTGATGAAAATTATATGAATGGTTTGTATGTGACGGAATCTGCTGACTTGTATGATACGGGAGGAGGGTTCTTAAAAAATATAGAACAACAAAAATTACATCATAAAGAAGTAAATATATATGATTTTATAATTCATAAAGCTGCAGGAAGTTGGTCTAATGTTGCTCCAGAAAAATGGTTAAGTAATAATATAAATTTATTCAAAGACAGAATTATAGTATCACTAACATCTCACGGTAAAAGACTAAACTATGTTAGGGATGCATTAGGAAGTATATTAAATCAAGACCTTAAAGCTGATAAAATCATATTGAATATTTACAAAAAGGATGAAAAAAATGTGTCGTCATTACTAAAACAATATACACAGAAAAACAATATAGAAATTTATTATTATGACAATGACATAGGTCCTCATGCAAAATATTTCTATACGATGAAAAGATATAAAAATGAATGTATAATAACAATAGATGATGACATTATATATAAAAAAGATGTAATATCATCTTTATACTTTGATTATTTGAAAAATCCAAATTGTATAATTGCAAGAAGAGTTCACAAAATAAAATACAAAAATGATATTCCAGTAGAATATAAAAATTGGTTTCATGAATATACTTCTAGCACAATTCCGTCATTTGATATTTTTGCAACAGGAGTAGGAGGAGTTTTATACCCGCCAGATATTTTAAAAATATCAGACAACTGTTTATCAGATATAAATAAATCTTTATACGCCGATGATGTATATTTGAAATACAGAAGTTTAGAGTTAAAAGTGAAAACTAAATGGGTAAGAAACAATTCTATATCTTCTACACCAGTAAATAAAAATATTATTAGAAATTCTGGATTAGCATTAGACAATAATCTCAAAAATAGAAATGATATATATATCAATAATTTAAAAATGAAAAGAGAAAAAACTACAAACAAATATGTTATATATACATGTATAACAAATAATTATGACGCTATACATGAGATAAGCAATCCTATTCCAGGATATGATTTTATTTGTTTTACAGATAATAAAAGGTTATCAAGTAATACTTGGATGATTGACTTTTTACCAGAAAAGTTAAAAGGACTATCTCCTGTAAGGCAGCAAAGATATATTAAAACACATCCTCATGAATTTTTAAGTGATTATGAAGTATCTATATGGGTTGATGGCAATGTTGATATATTACAAGACCCAACTCCTCTTATAAATGATTTTTGCATAGAAATTCCAACTCATCCTGAAAGAAAATGCATTTATGAGGAAGGCACTGCTTGTATAAAACAACATAAAGATACTTCAACAAATGTAAATAAACAATTAAACAGATATAGAAAAGAAGGATTTCCAAAAAATTTTGGTCTGCCACAAAGCGGCATAATAATAAGACATCACAACAATCCGGATTGTATAAAAATTATGAATGAGTGGTGGAAAGAAATAGAAAATGGTTCACATAGAGACCAATTGTCATTCAGTTATGTATTATGGAAAAATCAAAATATTAAAATACATTACCTTGATAAAAAATTGTTTAATTCACAATATTTTAAATGGAATGTAAAACACGGCAGAGCAAAAGTAAAGCAAAAAGTAAATAGTTTACCTGTTAAATCTGCAAATTCTTCAGTACAATTAGAAAGGCCAAACAAAGTTCTTGTAGAATCTACTTGGAATCCTATTCAACAACATCCTAAAAGAACAGTAACAAAAGCTCCTGCTATTCCAAAAACAGCTAAAAAGAAAAATGACAGGATAGTTATTATCAAACGACTATTCTATTGATATAATTTATGATTAAATTACCGCCAAATATAAAAGTAGGTTGTCCTAGATGTAAATATGATTTGGAAAGGTTGCAAATCAAGGACGTCAAAGAGTTAGCTTTTTTGATAGATGAAAATGCACAATCATCAAAACAAACAACTTTGAATCCTAAGAAGAAACAACCTTCCAGTAAAGTAGTTTCTTTATTTTAATATGATTGCTAGTATTAACAAACAAAAAGTAGAGCTGAAGTATCTTATAGGTTTCACAAAAGAGAATCCTAGTATTTATGATTTGTTGTATGAATTAACTTATTTTTTGGAAGCAGAATCAAAAGATGAGTTTAATGAATGGGAATTAAAAAACAAAACTCGTTCAAGAGTTGGAAGTTTAGAAGAAAATTTACAAGCTCTAATAGATGAAGGTTATATTGAAAAAGGAAAGTATACTAAGTACAAACTATTGAAAAATAAATGGAGTTAAAATGTTTACACCAACAAAATATGGTTCACCTCATTTAGGAAAAAATGTTATATTTACAGATACACCAAATTTTGGCTCAGAACCATATTTAATAAGTATAGGAGACAATACTACAATTTCATTTGATGTTGCATTTGTTACACATGATGCTGCAACAAGAGTAATAAGAAATCTTCCAGGTAGAAACAAAGAAACTGTTATATATGCTCCTATAAAAATCGGAAAAAATTGTTTTATTGGTTGCAGAACAGTAATACTTCCAGGAGTGACAATTGGAGACAATGTAATTATTGGAGCAGGAAGTATCGTTAATAGAGATATATCATCAAATACTGTTGCTGCGGGGTCACCTTGTAAAGAAATATGTACTCTTGAAGAATATGAAGAAAAGCACAAAGATGATTTCTTGTATATGGTAAATCTACCGTTTGATAAAAAGAAACAATATTTACTTAAACATTTCAACATAAAATAAAGGAGAACTAATTGTTCTCCTTTTCTTTGTAATCATATTCATCTATTATCTCTAATTTTGCAGTATATCTATAATTAGGATAGTTTTTCCACTTGCCATCTTTGTATCCGTTTCTTACATATCCACGAGGCTTTGATACATTTTCATCTACCATAACTTCAAGAAACCTGCAATGAGCCATACAGTTATGATAACAATCATCATTCACAAATTCACCGTTGAATGTACAATATGGTCCTTCTTTCATTACAGCACCAACCTTTGGGTGCAAACGTTCTTCTTTTGTCATTTTACCAATTTATTATGAATGTAATCTCTGTAAGAATTCTTTCCAAGTTTCTCTACAATCTCTTCTAATTTCTTATACCCAATCCATCTGTTTTTCCAAGCAATCTCTTCAAGACAAGCAATTTGAATTCCTTGTCTTTTTTCAATTGTCTCGACATATCCTGCAGCTTCATGCAGACTCTCAAAGGTTCCAGTGTCCAACCAAGCGAAACCCCTGTCAAGCATAATCAAATCAAGCATAGTACCTCCGTCATTGGCTGTCATCTCGTTGAATCTCTTATTGACTTCAGTAATTTCAAGTTCTCCTCTGTCTGAAGGTTTGATGTTCTTTGCAACCTCAATGACATAATTTGGATAGAAATACAAACCAGTGACTGCGACATTAGACATCGGCACAACAGGCTTCTCAACAAGATTTGTGACACTATACAACATTCCATCAGAACGGACAGGTGCAATCTCTGCAACACCGTATCTCTGCGGGTCTGACACTTCATAACCGAAGACGACTGCACGGGGATTAGCCTCATCTTCAGCGATGGACTTTGCCTTAAGTAGTCTCTTTTCAAGTCCAGGACCGTGGAATATATTGTCCCCAAGCACGAGACAGACTGCATCCTGGGCAATGAAATCCTCTCCTATGATGAATGCTTCTGCCAATCCATTTGGCTTTTCTTGGACTGCATACTGAAGATTTACACCAAATCTTGAACCGTCACCAAGCAATCTCTTAAAAGCAGGTTGATCTTCAGGAGTTGTAATAATAAGTATATCCCTAATCTTAGCCATCATCAAGACTGACAATGGATAGTAAATCATAGGTTTGTCATAAATAGGAAGCAATTGTTTGCTGACTCCCATTGTAATTGGATAAAGACGTGTTCCAGAACCGCCTGCAAGTATAATACCTTTCATAAGCTGCAACTAATAAATATTTAAATATTATATGTTAAATATATGAAAAAAGTTTTAGATATTGTAATTTTTGTTTTACTTTGCATTTGGCAATTGCCTCAAGTAATTGTCGGAGGATTAGTTCTCTTATGCATGGGAAAATCAAAAGTGATTGCAAAACGTCATTACTGCTATTGTTTTCAAGTTGAAGGTGCGAAAGAGTGGTATATGATGGGAGTTTCATTCGGTCCTATTGTAATAGTCAATAAGACTCTTGCTAAATACCCTGAATATATTGCACATGAACTTGATGGGCATACTGTCGACTCTAAAATATTTGGTCCTTTGTATTTGTTTATTATTGGTATACCTTCTGGATTAAATGCATTATTCAATTTTTCAAAAGTATATTATAATTTCTATACTGAAGAATGGGCAAACAAACATGCAGGGTTGGTTGTCAACCATTACGGAAGATTAGAATTTGAGAAAAAAGAAGAGGTTCAAGAATGAACCTCTTTTTTATTCAAATCTTCTTGTCATACCAAATCCCCAAAATAGCCAAATGAATTCTGCATTCTTTACTCCTTCATCTACATTGTTATCTAATATAACAGTAGGCAACAAACTAAATGACCAATTGCCATTATTTGGATATATTGGATAAAGTTCTATCATAATATTACAGCTTCTGCGAGGTTTATTCCTCTAAGTTTACCATCAATATTAAATACAAATTTACCAGGATTTAATTCTGCCATAGGAACACCCTTTAATGTTTCACCCCTATATTTGAAAACTAAATAATCTCTTTTGGATTCTGTTTTTCCTAGTTCATCTCTTAGACGTTTTGTCAACTTAAATCCTAAATCTGTTGCTTTTATTTCTGAATAACCTTCAAACTCGTTCTCTTCCTCTTCTTCTCCATCATCTTCGTCATCAACGACAGCATCAATTTGGGATAGCATCATATCATAAAGGTCTTCATTAATTTCAGCATCTTCATCTTTCTTCTTTTTGCAAGGTTTGCTAAAATCAATTTTTCCCATAACATAAGAAATATATTTAATTTATATATCACAGAAAAAATTTCAGATTTTAGTTATCTTCAAAACTTCCTGTTTCCTTGTTGAATGGTGGAACTACATCTGCATCTGCCATTTGTTCAAGAGTAGCACGGGTTTCATCTGACAATTCTTCTACCGTATGAATTTTTGGCTTATTCAATTTGTCAAACTTTTCTTTCTGCCGTTCCTCACGTTTACGGATTTTCTCTTCATCAAAGAGATAATCATATTTTCCTTTCTTTGCATTTTTAAGACATTCTCTAAGCAAGCGTCTCTTGTCCTTTCCTGACATATAAGGATTCTGCTGAACATATTGATTGAAAACAACCTGTGCCTTGAACTCTGGACTTTCTCTTACACGTTTATTGTGTTCATCAATAATTCTTTGTTCCTCTTGCTTTTTTCTTATCTCCTCATTATAGTCTGCTTCTTGTGCTTCATCACTTGAAACAGATTCGGTACCTGTTCCAAACATTGAAGTAGTATCTACTCCTGCACTTTCTGTTGAAGCATTCAACAAACTATCTTCAAAAACAGAAGATGTTTGTTCAATAAGAGATTCTTCTTTCTGCTCTTCAGGATTCACTCCTAATACAGCATTCATATCTAAATTACTTTCCATTGTATTATCTTAATTTTATATTGTATATCAAAGGTATTGAATATATTTTAAAGAGAGTAAATATCATCTGATATAGGCACACGCATAGAATCTGGACATTGTATCTTGCCCAAACTTCTCCATCCTTTTGCAAAGCCATTTCTAATTACACTTGTAAAAAATGCAAAAGCATTCTGTGTTATTTCAGGATTGAAGTTTCTCCAATATCTTATACAGTCAAGAACTGCTGCACTTATACAATCTTCTCTATCATCTGGGTTATTATATTTCAACATAGTAGACATCTTGGTTGCAATCTGTACGAACATTTCTGCTGCCTTTGGAGTAAGTTCATCTTGTTCTTTGCTCTTGATTATCTCTGCTAATAAATCCGCATTCTTTACGTAGTGACTAGATGCTGCCTTTTTAGGTTGGTCTAAAGTATCATCAATAAATTCTACTCCTTCTTTCTCTGCTTTTATTTGAGCTTGTCGCTTGGTTGACATTATTAGAACATTATTATTTTATAAAAATTATATTTCATATATATCAGAAATATTTTAGATGCAAAAAGTACAATATGTTGTACTTTTCATCATAATGTTTATTATATTGAACAAAAACTATACAAATAGTTTATTATATTGTACTTTTTCAAAATTACAATATGTTGTTATTTTTATCATAATATGTGTTATCTTGTACAAAAGTTACACAAAAATAACAATATGTTGTTATTTTGTCATAACAAAAAGGGAGAACCGAAGTTCTCCCCAATTACAATATATTAAAAATTCTAATCTCTTATTTTATCAAGAAGTGTACTTAATATCTGAGAAGAGTGATTAAGTTCAGCAATGATTCTGGCTTTTGTTGGATGTTTCTTTTCATCTTTGAAGAAGAGTGTCAAGAATCCTACAGGTCCGTTGATTCCTTCAAGAACAACGAAGGCTCCGAAATTAACTTCAACAACTCTAAGCTTCGCAGCAAAATAAGGATCATCCTTTCCAACTTCATCAACAGAACCAATCCAAGTCTTCTCATTATAGTGAAGTGACACAAATGGAAGTTTTGCAAGATTAAAATTCTTAAATTCATCAGATGCATATCCTACATTTGGACTAATCTCTTCATAAGCCATATCACCATATATGAATGGAAGGCCTGATGCATTGTTAGTACCATTATGCATTTCAAGAATAGCTGCTCTATCTGCGTCAAGTGCGATAAGCAAACGTTTTAATTCATTAGAAATAAGAGGGCTAACTTCAAATCTTTTCTGTATCAATTCTGCATGATGTCTCTTACTAGCTTCATCACTGCGTTTGATAGCTTCCTCAACATCATCTATCCTGTCTTCTTTGAATTCTTGTCTATTTTGTTTTTGAATACTCTTTGCAAGTTGATAGAATGCTGATACAATAAAGAACAAAGCAACTATCATCCATACACTAGATTTGTCAAACTTAGACATAAACTCAGAAGGATTAACTAAGATGTCTGGATTTGAAAGCAAATACATTGCCATAACAATAAGAACTACCATTCCGACATTTTTCATAAAATATCCGAATCCTTTTGTTGATGCTGTAGTCAATTCGTCCTTCAAAGATTTCATTTCTTTCATTGATGTTTTCATAATCTTTTATTTTTACATTTCTACGGGGCGGACTGAATTAGCAGGCAAATAGATTAAGCTCTTGTCTCCTGTTTCATCGGTTACAAGTACTCTGACCGGTGTAGCGGAACCTGTAGCATGCTCATAGTCTTTAATGTTAAACAAAATATTTCTAAGTTCTGCACCATTTGATGCAACTTCTACTCCTTCAACATATTCATTTACATTTGCAAAATCATTTACATCTTCAGTAATCTTAACATACTTTTTCTTAGCAAAAGTCTGTTGGTTTTCAATTATCATTCTGATGTCATCATCATCTTTTGCATTAATATATTCTGAATACTTGACGTAGCAGTTATTAGGAGTCAACTGATTACCGTTCATGAACAATCCACAATGTACCATTTGTTCAAACAAACCCTTCAAAGTAGCAGGGTCAAATTTGTAAGGAGCTTGGACACAATCAAACTTCTGATTAGCAAGTTTCATTTCTTTTGGAGAAACTTCAATTGTTCTTCCTTCATCTGTTACGACTACGAAATTGTTGCTCATTGGAAGTTTTGAAAGAATCTGTCCTCTCATTCCGTTATTGAGGATTACATAATCCATTACATTAGGCTCAGCCTTTTGACAAGGAGATTCTGATTTTGCTTCATTAAGAACATTGTTCTTAACAGGAGTCTTTACAGATTCATTTGAAGATTTCTTTGCTCTGAACTTAAACTTAGGTTTCTTCTTCTCTTCCTTTGATTCTTCTTCTGAAGATTCTTCTGATGATTCTTCTGAAGTTTCCTCTTTGGTTTCTTCTGAAGATTCTTCACCTTCATTTTGTCCTTCTACATTTTCATCTTTCTTTTCCTCATCTTTTTCTTCATCTTTTCCCTCGTCTGAGTCCTCATCTTCTGATTTGAAAAGAGCACTGTCAGAAGCATTGAAGGTTGTTGTTACGTCCTTGAATGGGTCAGCCTCTTCTTTTTCCTCCTCAGATGAATTATCAGAATCTAAATTACTGGTATCAATCTTAACAGTCTTACCTGTCTTAGTATCTTCAACAGTAATTACAACTCCTTCCTTCAATGATTTCTCAGAGAGTTGAAAAAAATTCTTTACATCAATTGGAGTCTTGTCTCCATATACTGACTCGAATACTTTCTTTGCCTTGTTAACATTATTCTTATCAACAGCAATTGAAAGATTCTCATCTACTCTTGATACATGAATTCCCTTTGACTCAAGCTTCTGCTCCAAGAATCCGTTGAAGGGAACATTTAAAGTGTAAACATCACTATCTGCAATATCCTTGAAGTCCTTTGCATATTTTGTTAAGAACTCTTTAGCATCAGAATCAATATTTCCGTTCATTCTTGCAGAGTAGTTGTTTAAAGTATTATACAAATCTCTAGTCTCATCATAAGACTCTGTAACTATTTCAATATGTGAGGCCTTTGTTGTCTTCTTTTGATTGAACATTTTTGCATAGTCATCAGTGTAAGGAAGTACAATCTTTACAGTACCCTTATTAGATTCACTGTAGAGAACTGATTCATTGATTGCATTTACTCCAAGAATCTTAACTGACTCATTAGCATCCTTAGGTGCTACAGGAACCTTAGGTTGGTTCTTGAAACATTTCTCAAGTTCAGGGAAGAAGGTAATGAATTGGGTGTCTGAGAAATTCTTCCACTCCTTGAAGTAATCCTTAAGTGCATATACTGCAGCCTTATTAGCAAACTTCAAAGTTACGCTGTCATCATCTCCTTCAACCATTGCACATTCAATGCACATATCTCCACATTCCTTAATGAATGATTCTTTCTTAATAGGTTTGATGTCTTCCATATTAAGTCCAAGTTCAATAGGATATGTTGCATCTTGTGCATTTTCTTCTGCTTGTGCAGGACCCTCTTGCGGTGCAGCTTCAATTGGCTCTTCTGTTGCAGGCTCTTCAAGTGAAGGTTCTGCTGCATCAACTCCGTCCTCAGGTGCAGGCTCTTCAGCCGCTGGTTCTGCTGCAGGCTCTTCTGTTGGTTCATCATTGTCAAAATCAATGTAACCACCTTCTGGTGCAGGAATATCATCAGTCTCATCCTCAGGATTTACTCCGAACATATTGTCTACTTCTTCTTGAGGAGGAACTTCTCCAATTGGCTCATTGAGATTGTCTTCTGCTGCAGGTGCATCAGGCTCTGCTGTTGGTTCTGCTGCAGGCTCTTCAACTGCTGGTCCTTCAGGAGAAACAGGTTCTGCTGCAGGCTCTTCAGTTGCAGGAGCAGATGCAGTGACAGTCAAAGAAGCTTCTACATTACTGTCAGGATTTCCTCCAAGGAGGTCTTCCATTCCTTCTGGGGTATCTGTTGTTGCAGGGCTTCCTTCATCTCCTGCTGCCTCTATGTTATCGGTAGCACCTGCTACTTCAACATTTGCAGTATCTGAATCTGCTGAAATTGCAGAAACAATTGCATTGTAAACACTCAATGGCATGTACTCGTTGTTAAGGATAGGCTTACGGTTTGCATCAAGATAGAATGTGACAGTCTTAGTCTCATCCTTAATATCTCCGTTAGCATCAACTGAAGGGATAACAACAAATGCAGTACCCTGATTAAGCATCTTACCAGTCTTTACATTAGTTGCATAAGAAACTCTAAGTACTTGGACGTCCTCCTTTCCACCGGCTGCTGAACCAGCTGCAACGTCAAAGTCAGGGTCATAAGGAGTAGCTGAGTCAATTGCTTCCTGGTCAGGGTCAACAAATGCATCTTCAGCAGGATTCTCTGTAGGAGCATCACCTGAAATAGGTTGAGTCATCTGGTCCTCAGTCTCTGCAGGTTCTTCATCTGAAGGCTCTTCTGTAGGTTCAAATTGTGCAGGATTTGAAGGATCATCTTCCTCAGCATCCTTCTCGTCACCAGTTACATACTTCTCAGAATCTTTCTGGTACTCATCATACTTCTTCTGAACATCTTTAAGCTCGTCATCAATCAACTTGATAGCATCTTCAATATCCTTAGTATCATCTGAAGAATCCTTCATCTTCTCGAACTCTTCTTTTTTTGAATTGAGTTCATCAATATAATCCTCATACTGTTTCTTAGTCTCTTCAATTCCTTCAAGAATTGCATGCTGATTAGGAAGAATATCTTCAAACAAAGGTGAAACGTTAAGTTCCATATGTTCATTGATATATGAACGGCACTGAATAGGATTTACATTACGGTAGAAAGTTGAAGTTCCAAGAGCAGCATTGCTTGTATTTACAAAGATATTGTTCTTGATTCTGAATACATCAACTGATTTACCGTTTGAAGATTCATTCATTGAAAGTCTCTTAACGAAATCAATGTAAGCAATCTTATCAAAGTTCTCATTAATCATCTTAGTTGCAGCATAGAATCCTTCCTTATGTTCATTCATAAGATGTGAATTGTTAGCAATTGTATCAAGCTCTGATTCTGATACTGGCTTGCCATTGATTTCAATTGAGGTCTCAGTAATCTTAGCGACATCTGAACCTTCATAAATAGAAATCATATTGTTCTCACCATCAATATTTACTGCAGGATGATTAATAAGATTACAAAGAGTCTTGAATGACTCATCAAGATTTTCAATATTGCTCTTTGCAAGCTTGGTAATAGTATTACCCTTTCTTGTGTAATAAGTTCCCTTTACATTGAAAATACACTCATTCTCCTTGACATACTTAACAGGTGAATAAACCTTCTCTGTATGAACAATATTGTTAATCTTCTCAACTGACTCTCCAAGATAAACAGTATTTTCAAGAGATTGGTCAAGCATAACAACATTAAGAATATCTCTTACGAAAGGATCATACTCAAATGCTTGGAGTCTCTGCTTAAGAATAGTCTTGTTGGTCATTGATTTATTGTCCATGTAGTCAACAACTACATTTTCAATAAGAGGAACAATATAATAAGAACCTGTTCCTTCCATAACTCTAAGAATCTTCTTCAAGTCAATATCCTGTTGATACTTAGAAATTCTGTCCTTCAATGCTGAAGTTTCAGTATCAACTGCACTGAGATAATTCCATCTTGATATACCAGAAATGAAAGACTCATAAAGCGTTTCTTCTGCTTTGCCAGAATTGAGAGCATTAATGTATTGCTCGCAATAAGCTTTAAGTCCTTCATTTGTACTGTTCTTAAGAATTCTCTTAATTGTATAATCGAGATTTATATGTGTGTCAATGTCAGAAAGTTTCTTTGCTACCTTTACAGGTGTTTGTTCTGCCTTTGCTTCAGCAAGCAATTTATCTACCTCTTCTTGACTGAAAGTCTTGGGAGCTTGAGGAATCATTGACTCATTAAGTGAAACATTATGAAGAGTTTGATTTGTCTTCTCTTCATACTCATCAAAGGATAAAGTCTCAAGGATTGCATTGATTTCTTTAATTCCTTCAAACAAAGATAAGCTCTGTCTTGCAGCAGTTCTGGTATCTGCATTCTTGTCAGTCATATAATTAACAAGTGAAGACTCAATCATAGGAACTATATAACTATACTGTCCCTTACTCATGTTGTGCAAATTGTTAATCATATCAATATCTCTCTTGTTCTCATCAAGTTTCTTGCTTACAACAAAAAGAGCATCCTTTGCAGATTCATGAACGGCAACTCTTGAAAGGTCATTAACAAAATCATTAGCGATTTCTTCTTCATGCATTCCTTCATCTAATTTCTTAAGATAAGTTTTACACACAGTGGCTACGGGAATATACTTTGACTCCTTCTTCATAAGAGTCTCAATAGATTCTCTCAACCCAATAGTATTAAGCATATCTAAAGATTTGGTAAAAGTTGAATTTGCCATTATTAATGTTTAATATTATTTTTGTTTTGATTTTCTTGCAATTTATTAAGTTGTTGTAAAAAAGATACCACTTGCTCCTTAGAATATCTACGGACCAAGTACTCTAAAATAGCTCTATCTCTTTTAACAAGTTTATCCATAATTTCTAGATTTTAATATTTATTTCAAAAAGACGAGAAATTTTTCCAACTTTTATTTTGTTAACTGTTAGAGTATCAATATGTTAGAGATTTTGTCATTAACATTAGCATTTAACGGATATGTTAATTGCAGTGTAATTCTCTTCGGTTTGCAATTTTCTGTATATTTCATAGGCTCTCCGTTCAGTAAAACATCAACAACTTCACCGTCTACGATATGCAAGCTGTAAGCAGTAGAAAGAATAACATTTCCTTTGGAGTCAGTATAATCGAGTGTAATTGGCATCTCATAATCCTTTTCACCTAAGAATTTTCCAGGGTCTACAATGACAAATGATTTCTCTGTTATAAGTTTTGTATTGTAATCAGGAATTATCTTAAGTACTGGGTCAACCAATACTTTAGTATTGTCATCATAAACAATATTAGGATTCACGAATCCTGAAAAATCAGAAGGAATCGTCCAGTAATAATGTCTCGTATTCAATCTTGGTGAATCAATCAAGTGATGTTTTCCATCTACTCCATACCAAGAGAGACATATTGTACACATATCTGAAACATTTGAATTTGTTTCCCACTCTATAAGTATAGTAGAACCTGAAGGATAAATGACAGAATTGTCAATTGGTTTAAGTTTGACTGTTTGAAGAATAGGTTCTACATCTCTAACCTCAATATCCCATGCAATCTTTTCAATTCTCTTAGAAGCTTCAATTGCATCTGCATTGTAGAATACAGGTTGATAAGTTTCTACTGAAAGAGAGAATGTAAGTTTAAGTTGTCTCTCTGCATCAAAAGCATATGATACAGTCTTATCAAGATTATGTGATTCTGGAAATCCTGCTCTGCAAGGAATCTTGAGTCCGCGGAACAAGACATCATAACGGCGGTTTTTATAAAATGCTTCTCTGAGTGCCTGCTCTATCTTGAAAGCTGTTACTATGTTGTCAATCCACATCTCAACTTCAAAATTAAAAGTAAGAGGAATGCTCATCATGTTTGCAATATAAGAAGTAAGTTTTCCGTTTTCATTCTTAAGAAATCTTCCTTGTATAAAACGGTGAGTTATATTTGATGCATCAATCTGTGAGCCTGTATATTTGACTGCTCCTCTTGGAAGCATATCAAATTTGCCATCAATCTTTCTGTCACCAAAACAAGCCTTTCCAAAAAATGTATAATTGTCTTGTGCGAATCTCTCATCTGAAGAACCAAAATCATACATAAATGGAACACAAACATTTTCAACTACATTAGTATCCCATATCTGTTCATAATAAACTTCATGATTGAGAAGATATAAAAGACCAACGATGACTGTTCTATTGAAAACATCATCATAATTATATCTTGCAAACAACTCATTGTCTTGTGCCATAATTAACTATATATCTTTTTATATCTATCGCTTGAAATATCAATAACAAAAAGGGAGGCTATTGCCTCCCAATGTATTACATTAAATTTTCTAAAACAAAATCAACGAAATGTAATTCTCCTCTTCTGTCTTCTATAATTAGATTAATTTCTTCAGGTTTATACTTATCAATGAAATCATTGAGCATTTCATCTGTCAATTTGTTATTAGGATTTCCTATTGTAGTCTTTGGCTTTATCCATTTATCATTCTTCAAATACTCCTTAATTCCTATTACTGTTCCATATGCTTTTGTAGTTCTTGTAACAACGTGATACATAATTACTTTTTCTTTTTTCTAATTTTAAATCTTGGTGGTTTAGCCTGTTGTGCAGGCTTTGTAGAAATTATATTCCCAAAATTGTCACCAGATCCAATCGCAGCTGGGCTTGATTGTTCTGCTGCTGTCATAGCTGCCATTTGTGCAGGAACGGGATTACCTACTCCGCCTGTGTTATTCAATGTATTGAATGGAGCTGATACTCCACCAGTGCAACCACCGTCACATTCTTTAATAACTTTTTTTCTTCTAACTGTAACACTCATAGCTAACTAATAAATATTTAAATCTAAGTTATTTATTTATGGTCCTAAATAATACTCCGTGGATGTTCCTTCTTTACCTTCCTAGTAATTTCTTTTACAAGGAAGTAGTAGACAAATGGACACCTGTCATAGAGAAAATGAAGCTGCCATATACTTCTCTTGTAGATTTTATGAATGCTCAAATACAAACAATAAGTTTTCCAGGTATAAGCATGGATACTGTTATGCAACAACGTGAACAGTATGAAGTAAATTATCCTGGTGGAAAAGAGCTCGAACAGTTGATTTCAAAAGATTTGTCTATAACTTTCAAATTGACTGAGAGCTATATTTCTTATTGGGTTATGTGGGACCAAGTAGACGTTTATCTCCATTATGCAAATGATGTGACTGACCATCAACCTTGTTGGATGCAGCCAATATCCTTGTCATTCCTAAGTGATAATGGATATGAAATGATAAAATTCTTATTTCAAGAAATAACACCAACAAATCTTGGAGAACTCTCACTAAGTTACGCTGCTACTCTGGCACAATACAACACATTTACATTCTCTGTAAAATATAATCGCTTCGATATTTTGTAATCGAAGCGATTCTTTTTAATATAATCTTCCAACCATATTTGATGGAGTAAATACTGTAGGAGGAGTTCTCTGTTCTGTTGGTTTGTTGAACGGAATAAGTTTGAGATGTTCATCTGCAAGTATTGTAACCAACCTATTAGTCTTTTGAGTCTTTATATAAATGTATTGAATTTCTCCATTTCCATTTTTGACTATTCTGACAACTTGTCCTGTAAAATGTTTTTCAGGATTATTTGCTCCTACTCCTGTGACAGTACAACCTGGGTGAATATAATATTCCTCTTGTTGTGGAGTCATATCTTGCTCCAAGTTGTGAGTCAATGGCAATATAGCATAAGTATAACCAGGCATACCCTGAACTGTATATGATACTCCACCTACAGTAGGGTCTGCCATCTCATTGAGTTTCTTTTTTCTAATGAATTTCATATTATACAAATGTCATATATTTAATTTGTACTGGGAATCCGTTAGGATTGTAAATGATAAAGCTAGGAATCAAATTTCTTGTCTTTGAACTAGGGTCATCAGATACAGCAGTCCTTGCATAGAACTGTCCCATCACCATCCAAAGATTGTGTTTTGAAAGATAATTAGCATAACCATAAAGACCGATTGCATCATAATGCTGAACATCTTTATACAAAGAATTCAACATATAATAATTTGGTACATGTGAGTGGTCCCAATCTGAATGAAGATTACGAACAAATGGAATCTCTTCTGGGTCAATCCAGTTGTCATGATAATTTATATGTGTATAAGCATTACTCCATTTGTTGTAAATATCGTATTCATATTGTGAGAAATAAGAATCAACGACATCTCTAAGTACTCTTACATATAATGGAAGTCCACTATACTCATTCTGTATTGTTGTGTAATACTCTTCAACTCTATCTACTAAATGTGCAATCTTCAATGAACGCATAGGTTCAGTAATAGTCTCTGCATTAAACTCTGGATATTTTGCAACTACAACACATCCTTTCATAGCACCATTTCTGTACTTGTGCGCAGGAATATATTTAGTCAGGTCTTCAAACAAATAGGTGTTGAAAAGAACATTAGTAGAAACATCATAAAATTCCTGGAAGAAATCTTCTCTATCTTGACTGATAAATGTTTTTCCGAGGTTGTCATAAATATCTCTATAAGTAGATTCTGTTACTATTCCAGTATAAGCATTTCCTGTACCAAGTTCTCCGTGGCCAGCTGCTCCTGTTGCTTCTGCCCACTCATCATCATATCCAAATCCGATATTGTTTGAAGTTCCATCTGTTGAAGGATCTACAAATATATGAGGGAATTCATCTGCTGGGTTTCCTGAACCAGTATATGTCCAAAGCTCGATAACAGGTATCCAAAAATCAAAACCTAGTTGAGTTGCAGTCAAGTAAATATATCCATCTTCATAAGTTATATTAATAGGAATCTTTTCCTTGTCAAACAATTCCTGGCAAGCTTCAATAAATGTCTTGTCATCTTCAAAAGAACCTGCAGCACGAAGGCACTGAAGAACTTTATTTCCGTATTGGTTTACATACTTGATATGTATTATCATAGTAGAAATATACATCCAATCTTCATATTCCAATACTCTTTTTCCTATTCTACCAAATGCCTTTGTTGTATATGCTTCTCCAAAAGCTATTCCTTTAATATAGATAAAACTATAAGGGTCAATAATCTTCATGTCAGAAGTATATTGAGTAAGACCAACATGAACATCTGACAAATCAATTTTTGACAAGGTCTCATCATTAGAAGAAATAACACCGTCACCTCCAACAATATCAAATGACATTTCATCACCTGATGCACCATTACAAAGAATGTTGCTGAATATATATGACTTAGTAGGATTATTATAATATTTTCCAAAAAGGTCTGTAGCCATTTATAGTATATTCATTTTAATATTTATCCGTTCTCTCGGAGGTCTAAATCTGTCAATTTAATCGTTTTGCAGTAAACTGTATAAAATCTTTGTAAGAAGAATCCAAGAAATAATATTCTTTTAATAGAATATAAAAATATTCTAATACTTTAGCCCACACGTAAGAAACTATCTATTGAAGAAATGATGATAGTCAACACTCTCGAGAGAGAAATAGATATACAAACAGAATTTTTATCATCATGAATAAGGTATTAGAAATCTTGTCTAAGATATCAAATTATATTAAGATTGGTGCACAGTGGATATTATCCCATCTCGAAAGAACAATAATAATTATTTTGCTTATAGTTGTTGCTGTACTTAGCATCAGGTATTGTAGTTCCGAGCGAGAGCTTGCAAAGACAAAAGCAGAATTAGTAGAGAGTGTAGATACTTTAACTACTTACAAGAACAAACTTGGTGAAGTATATCTTGAGAGAGAAACATATATCACTGATGCTAAGACATTAAAACATCTCAATGACAGTCTCTATAAAGAATACAAATACTTGAAAGACCACCCAACAGTGATTGTCAAGACAGAGACTGTTGTAAAGATAGATTCTATATATGTTGACCATGAACCAGTGATTGCAGATACATTAAATAAAATGTATACTTCTAATTTCGCAGTCAATGATTTGTATTACAATATTGCAGGTAATACTACTTTCAATCTTAATAATTTAACTGCACAAACATTCTTTTCTAACATAAGTTTTCCTGCAACCTTCACTACAGATTTAGTAGAGAGAAATAACAAATTGTATTTTATTGCAAAGTGTGATAATCCCTATGTACAAATAAATAATATAGAAGGTGCAGTTATATCTCCAGAGAACTCTAAGTTATTAAATAAGAAATACAACAATCCTTGGGTTCTTGCTTTGGGTCTTGGTCCATCAGTAGCGATAGTTGATGGAAAGATAAAAGTTATTCCTGCTATAAACCTTACTTTAGGTTTCAAAATTATTGATTTTAAAATATGAGCATAAAAACTAGATATCTTCAATTATCTGATACTGTTATAATGGAATATTGTATGTTGACTAAAAAGGGAGATGCGGAGTCAACAGGATTTGTAATGACTGAATTGATGAACGGTCATTATGCTATTTTTTCACAGGCAATGGCAGAGGTAGAAGAATCAGATTCATCAACGTATATTAAGAAAAACAGAGATGAAATAGAAACATTAAACAATATCAACCACTTAGCAGTTCCTCAAGATAGTAATGACTCGTATTGGTTTACATTTCTTGACAATGATTATGAATATGTTAGAGATGGAAATTATGATGTTGTAAGAAGTGATGATATCAAAGTTAGAAATATAGAAGAATCTATATCAATTGGATATAGTACTCCTCCTGGAGGATATGGAAAATATTGTAGAAATCCATTCAATAAGAATGAAGCCTTTCTTAATGTATCTTTGGCGAGTGTAAATGATGCTCCTGGTTGGGACAAAGTAAAATTGTATTTTGTTTCAGGATATGATTTCAGTGATATATTTGGAGCATTACTTAGAATATCAGTTCCGAGATGTGATGGTAAAATGTTAGACTTGTGCAATTTCTTCTACACAAAATCTAATGTATACAGATATATTAAGTATCTTCCTAAACCAATAATTTTTGGAAACTATATATATGACAAATATATTGAGATTGCAGTTCCTTCAATTGCAGGTGTAGCAGAAAAGGGAGCACTTGCAAATCCTGTAAATGATACTTCAAATAATATAAGATATGAAAATATCGGAGATTTGCTTAATATAAATATGACTGCTAACATAAGACTTATGTTTGCTTACATTGATGATGAAAACAAAGAATTGGCAGATATTGTATTAAACAATGATGAAGTATTCAAAGGAAATAATTATCCATTGAATAAAAATGTTCTTTGTCAATTTGCAAGAACACATACTATAAAGGGTTCTATACCTACACAATTTATCCAAAGTGACAATCTTGGTGTCTACATTGCAGTCAATCCGGATTATCCATATATAGAATTTTATGGAACATGGAAAGATATGCCTCTTGATTGTGCAACTGTACAGTCATTTAACACATCAATTCAATTGTATGACAATTCTCTTATTAAGCGTGATACTACTTATCAAGTAGATAAGGATTATCAAGTTGAGTACAATATGAAGAAGTGGGTTGTCCTTCATGAAATAGATTGTCAATTTGTAAATACAGAAAACAAAGTTGTAAAAGAAGAGACATACAGCTTGTCACAGACATTTGTTTCATCTGACGGGGAAATAACAAAGTTCTATTATAGACCAATATACTTTGATGAACTTGAACAAACTGATTTGAACTCATTGTCAATTATTCTTCATTATGATATGAGATTAATGAACATTGAAGACAGTGTGCAGTTTGTAAAATCTGGTTCATTGACATTATCAAATGAAACCTCAGATATAAACCGTTTCTGGGGTAAAGGTGCTAAACTTCCTTTTGCTGATACACTTTCATACAAAGTATATAACAAAATTGTAGAGCCAAAGCACTCAATAACTAATAATGCTAATCCTTCAGGAGGACTCACTAAGTACGTTAAAGTATTTTATAATGTATCTGAAATATCATTGTCTGTGTCACAAGGAGATGTAGCTAACGGAAACTACACATTGATTATTAGCAGAGCACCAAGAAATTATAAGTTTATATTCAAACAAAGAGACATAAACGGAAACAATAAGTATGTTGATTTGACAGATTCATATTATAAACTTTATGCCAAAGATGCTAACGGAAACGATATTATTATAGACCCTACTTATTCAAGCAATATGAACCTTATGCTTGGTGAATTAGAGTTCAATATTTCAAATGTTAATATTTCAAAATTGTATAATGTTCCTCCTACAGATAGATATATTTCTATTGTTGCATACAATAATGATAATTCTGTAAGTTCTTTATATGATATGAGATACACATTTTAATCTATTCTATGATTAACAGATAAAATTTTCAATAAAATTATATTTTATAATATGCCTATTAACAATGAAGAAAGAGAAGCAATGAATGCTTATGTTTCTAGTATGGAGCAAGAGCAAGTTGAAGCTCCTGTACAGCAGGCAAAAGTAGAACCTGTTCCTCAGGCTACTGTCACACCTGTTCCTGCTAAGAAGAAAAGCATGACTACTGCTGAAGCTGCAAGAGCTGCTAGACTAAACGGAAGAACAGAAGCAGAAGCAGCTGACGGTCTTAATTACCGTGATAATTTAGGTTACCTTCCTATTCCAGTGGATTCACTTCCTACAATGGGATTGTTCTACCCAGAAGGAACACGTATTCTTATTCGTGCTGCAAGAGGTGAAGAGATTAAGCACTGGTCAACTATGAATGACCAAGATTCTGCACAGCTTTCACAGGTAGATGATATACTTAATTATATCATTGAGAAGTGTGTTACTGTTAAATTCCCTGGTCAAATTCCTGGAAGCTGGAGAGACCTCAAAGATATTGACAGATTCTATTTGTTGCTTGCTGTTCGTGAATTTACTTTCCTTGATGGTGATAATGAATTGATGGTTCCTGTTTCAGAAGGAAAGAATATTCCTGTAACTAAGGAAATGATTGATTTCATCACTATTCCCGATGAGATTATGAAGCATTATTCACCTGAAGAGAGATGTTTCGTATTCAAGCTTAAGACTGGTCGTGAGATTAGAATGCATATTCCTTCACTTGGTGCTACTGCTTGGTTGAAGAATTATGCACAAGCTAAGAATATGGCTCGTGAGGGATTTGACACTGACTTTATTCTTTATGCTCCTATGCTTATCGCTGATTTTAGAAACTTGTCACAGAGAGCATATGAAGAAATGGTAGCAGATTCACAGCTTTGGTCTGTCAAGGAATGGTCTTTGATTGGTCATGTAAGAGATACTCTTGCTGCTGCAGCTGAACCAAAGATTAAGTATCAGGATGAGAATGGACAGGAGGTAACTATTCCGCTAACCTTTCGAGGCGGAATTAAAGCTCTTTTCACTATTCAAGATCCCCTATCAATCCTTTGTTAATATTGAGCTTGTATTTGCTCTTCGCTTACATATTACTCCTACTGAAATGTGGAAAATGCCGTTTTACGACATAATGCTTCTTTATAGAGCATATGAAGAATATGTTGATAAAGAAAATGAAGAGCAAACAAAACAACAAGAACAATATGAGCAACAGGCAGAAGATTACAAGGCTAACATGCCAAATCCTAGTGATTACAAGATGCCTGATGTAAACAACATAACTAGAGGATTTACAAATTCTGTAGGCAATTTTTCAATGCCTAACTTCTAAGTAAAGGGAGCGCAATGCTCCCTTTATGAATAAATATCAAAATGTAAAATTAATGTAATAAGAGATATGAACTTTAAAGAACTAGTTAAAACCTATTGGAAAACTGCAGTGATAGTTCTCCTAAGCCTTATGTTCGTCAGCAAGTGCACATCTTCAGGAAATTATAAACGTAAGTATAACAAGCAAGTTAAGCAAACAGAATATGTTATTGACTCAATGTCAAATGTATATTCTAACAGCTCAAGATATATTGATAGCTTAAAGAATGTTATCGTTCTTAAGAACAATGAAATTGATGCATTGAATAAGCAGTTAGATATTTACAAAGAACAGAACAAAGCTCTTGCAAATAAACCAGTAGTTGTTACTGTAAAGAAAGATAAAGAAGAGAAATAATTATGAAACAGAGAAAACTTGATAAGGTATTCATTTGGGGATTCTTATTCTTGTATCTTCTTGTTGCAACAATTTCATTTTGCCACGCAGTACAATTCTTCAATATTGGTAATGTAAGATGGATGAGTATTGTTCTTGCATTTTCATTTGAACTTGGTCTTGCTTTATCACTTGCAGCTATATTGCTGTCAGACAAAAATAAGTCTAAAGCTTTACCTTGGATATTGATGGGAGTATTGACTCTTGTACAAGTAATCGGTAATGTTTATTCAACATTCAAATATATTTCATTATCTGAAGTTGAGTACTATCAATATTTGGCAAAACCATTATTGTTCTTTATTGAAGATGTAAGTGAAGATACAATTCAGATTATTGTTAGTTGGATTATCGGTGCTATACTTCCTATTATTGCTTTGATGATGACTGATATGGTTGCAACGAATATTAAGAATACTAATGATGATGAAGTTGAAGAACAACCAAAGAAAGAAGAAAAGAAAGAAGAACCTGCTCCTGTAGTTGAAGAACAAGTAAAGGAGGAAGTGAAAGAAGAAAAGAAAGAAGATGAAGACAATATTCTTTCATATATGAATGACGACGGCAAACCTGTTTGGGAAGAAAAACAAGAGGAACCTAAAAAAGAAGAGAAACAATCATTTGCAACAAGATTAAAAAATGTATTTCCTTCAAGAAAACCTGTTAAACAACCAACAAAGGTAGAGCCAGTAAGAGATGCTGAACGTCACGATAGCACTCCTAAGAGAAAAGCAAATTCATACTATTTTAAAGGTCCTGAAGTAAGACATTAAAAAATTAAGAGAGGCAATTGCCTCTCTTTTTTATTCTAGATTTACCTTGTTTGAAAGTATACTAGCGAAGTTTTTGGTAGAACATTCAACTCCTTTTGGATATTTGTTATCAATTGCAACAGCCATTTCCATAAGTACTCCTTGTAAAGTTTTACCTTTAACTGCAGGTTGATTTGCTCCGTTGCATAGATTAACTTTGTTTGCATTCACGTTCACATTCGGTGCAGTAATATTTACTGAATTAGCGCTTGAGATATTGATTGTTCCTGTAGGTTCATTACCTCCGCCTGCTGCAGTAGCAATTGTAATTCCAGAATCTTTTATTTCAATGACACAATTGTTGTTAGCATTTTTTGCTTGTATCATTCCATCTGGGTCAATTATAATTCTTGAGCCTTTATGATATATCTTAAATCCTGTTTTCTCCTGGTACAATACCATTAATTCTGCTTCAGAATCAAATAACAATACATGTGTTCCAAGATAGTCATCTTTAATTTCATTAATCAAATCAGGGTCAAGGTACTGCAGTGATGAATATTCACCTGAGTATAAATCATTGTTAGAAAAAGATACTCTTACAATATCACCTAATTTAGGAACAGAGAGACTACCTCCTCCTTTTGTAGAGTATATTCCTGAATTTACTGGTGTAAACCAAGGAATAAACTTATCATCAAGACCGTCAAACATACCGAACACTCTTATCTTACATCTTCCTGAAAATGTAGGGTCTTCATTATAAATTACCTTTCCAACATAAAATTTATTATTCTCCATAATTATTCAATATCATTTTCTTCATCAGTGGCAAGAGACCATTTCTTAGGTCTACCAAACATATCTAATTGTGTATCATCATCTGTTGCTTCAGAGAAATCCTTTGGTCTTTCAAAATCAGGTTCTATAGAATTGTCGTCCTTTGATGCTGCACTGAAATCAGCAGGTCTCTCAAAGTCTTGCTCTATAGTATTGTCATCAGAAGAAGCTGCACTGAAATCAGCAGGTCTCTCGAAATCCTGATTTATGCTGTTATCATCATCTGTTGCAGCACTGAAGTCGTCAGGTCTTTCAAAATCTTGGTTGATTGAATTACCATCTGCTGATGCAGCACTGAATTCATCAGGTCTTGTGAAGTCAGGTTCTATAGAATTACCATCTGCTGATGCAGCACTGAATTCATCAGGTCTTGTGAAGTCAGGTTCAATCTCATTGTCTTCACTTGTAGCAGCTGAATAATCATCAGGTCTTGTGAAGTCAGGTTCTATAGAATTGCCATCTGCTGATGCAGCACTGAACTCGTCTGGTCTCTCAAAGTTTTGTTCAATTGCATTGTCTTCATTTGTAGCAGCTGAATAATCTTCAGGTCTTACATAATCAGGCTCTAAGTGATTGTCTTCATTTGTAGCTGCTGAATAATCTTCAGGTCTCTCAAAGTTTTGTTCTATATCATTACTGTCTGCAGAAGCTGCACTGAATTCATCTGGGCGTTTGAAGTTCTGCTGGATAGCATTGTCTTCATCAGTCGCTGCAGAATAGTCATCAGGACGGTGGAAGTCCTGTTGTATTCTGTTTCCTTCATCAGTTGCTTCTGAATATTCATCAGGACGGTGGAAGTTCTGTTCAATCTGATTTTCATCAGATGATGCAGCACTGAATTCATCAGGTCTCTCAAAGTTTTGTTGAATAACATTATCTTCATTTGTAGCTGCTGAGTAATCTTCAGGTCTCTCAAAGTTCTGTTCAATTTGATTTTCATCAGATGATGCAGCACTAAATTCTTCAGGTCTTTCAAAGTCTTGCTGTATAGCATTGTCATCATTAGTTGCAGCTGAGTAATCTTCTGGACGATGGAAGTTCTGTTCAATTTGATTTTCATCAGATGATGCAGCACTGAATTCATCTGGACGATGGAAGTTCTGTTGGATAGCATTGTCTTCATCTGTTGCTGCTGAATAGTCATCAGGACGGTGGAAGTTTTGTTCAATTGCATTGTCTTCATCTGTTGCTGCTGAATAGTCTTCAGGTCTCTCAAAGTTCTGTTCAATTTGATTTTCATCAGATGATGCAGCACTGAATTCATCGGGACGGTGGAAGTTCTGTTCAATTGCATTGTCTTCGTTTGTAGCAGCTGAATAGTCTTCTGGACGGTGGAAGTTCTGTTCAATCTGATTGCTATTTGCAGAAGCTGCACTGAATTCATCAGGTCTTTCAAAGTTCTGTTGCAACTTATTTGTATCTGCCGTAGCTGCTGATATTTCAGTAGGACGGTGGAAGTTCTGTTCAATCTGATTGCTATCTGCAGATGCTGCAGATATTTCATCAGGACGAGCAAAATTTATTTGAAGATGATTAGATGGATCTGTTGCAGATGAATAACCACCTCTAGCAGACATGCCAAATTGTATTGACCTGTTGTTAGTGGCAGTAGATATAACATCTGGTCTTGGAAATCTAATTCTTGCCATATAAACTTATATTATTATTTTTATATTTATATTATCCTCCAATAGGATTAGGAGTTGGGTTTACTTGTGGATTTGATTCTATCATTTCTCCATCAAGTTCATTTATTTCAGTAGCTTTTGAAACATATTCACCTCTGTCTTGCAAGTAAGCAAGCAATTGTCTACTCATAGCAGAGAGGCTAGATTCAGTTGCAGTAGACCTTGAAAGATTTTCAAGAGCATTTGTTAAAACAGTATAACGTAATCTATCCTGTACTTCTGGGTCAGTTGCAGCGCTCTTAATCATTTCTGAATATTGACCGTGGTCAAGTGAATATTTTATTTCACGGATAGCAGTAGCAGCAGATAAAGTTTCATCAGGACGGAATTGTCTCAACACACTATATACAAGAGACATTCCTGACATATCTTTAGGAGAGTTGAATAACTGATAAGACATAGCAGTATTAGTCCTTGTATCAAGGACAGGATTCATTCTTATTGCAGCATTAGTTATTTTAATATCTTCATTTACTCTTCTATCCAAATAATTTTCTGTATCTCTATTTGGTCTTTGTAACAACTCGTCATTGAGAATAGCTCCGTGCATTATAGTAACTCCGTCTTCTCTGTCAGGTAAAGAATATCTGTCAGAGTTTGTTACCAAATCTACATTTAAAGGATACATTTGTCTGTCAATAACTCTTCCAACTTTTATTGAAATTGTTGGCTCTGTCTGTTCTTTTGATGTTGATGCAGACAATGAATTAATGTGTGACAATGTATCTTCAAGAACAAATTCACACTGATGACATTCGAGGCATATTGTTGGCATAACATCATTCAATGCATTGTTGCAAAGTCTTACGAAATCTCCTGGCAATGTTGCTAATCCGTTCAATGCCCCAGTTGTAGTATTTGCAGCTTCAATAGCTTTAGTTATAGTAGAATTCGTTCCTAATATTTCAGCAGAAAGAATAGCAGCATTGTCAAGAATCCTATCTACACTTTTCAACATATCAGAAAATGATTCCTTGTTGTAAGCTGTAGTATTCATATTCTGATTGATATTGTACATTATAGATTTTTTTGGATTCAACTTAGAAGCAGACAATGAGTGGAATAATCTTATTTCTGAAACATATATTTTCATTGTAAAATATCTCATCATATCAGGAAGAATCCATCTCTGATAAACATCATCCCATACAACTTTTCTATACAATTGCATAAGTTGTGTTATCTTCATGTCAAGTCCTTCAAGACATTTGATTTTTATTATTCCTTCATCATCTTTTATTCTTATACCATTTTGAGGATGTACTTTCATCAAGTCACCAAGTCCTTCAATTGTTTGGAAATAATATGAATAATTTTCTGCAATATCCCTAAGTTCTGCAATAAATGACCAAAGAATATCTGACCTGTAAACTTCTCCCAGTGATTCTTTCAAATAATACCAAGATGAATAACCAGATGCATAATGTGTTTTACTTGCAGGAACATTTAACAATGGCTCAGGAAAGAAGTCATGCATTCTTTCATATGTTACATTTCCATGAATATCTCTTTCTGCTCCTGGTGGATTGAAAACAAACTCAACTCTAAATGTAAGATAAGTAGGTTCATCAAAGAGTCTTGAAAAAACATGAGGTGAGAATTGTGTAGTATCTCCCAAGAAACCACCAAGATATGCATCTCTTATTGATGATGATTTCGGGTCTTTTCCAGAATCAAATACAGATGTGACCTTAGATATTTTGTCAGATGCATGACGAGCTATGCCGCCTATTTTTGCAACAACATTATTATAACTATTTATGAAATTGTCTAATCCTCCTGCCATTGTAGTTTAAATTTATTTTTATGCATCTGCATCCTCCTCATTATAGAGTTGTTCATCTTTGATTACTGGTTCTGGCGTTGGCCATTCTCTTCTCTTAAGAACAAGTTTTGTTCTATATCCTTCTGTATCATTTCCTTTTACTTTAAATGAATATTCTATAGAGTCAACAATATACCAACCTGAATAAAATTTATTTGTCTTTGAAACAATATCATCATTCTTAGGGTCATTGTTTATAGTAGTATCCAATACACTTGCATATATCAAATATACAGGAACTTTTTCTCCTCTCATAACTTGTAAGCAAAGACCTGGACACTCAATTTCAATATACATCTTGTCAAGCTCTTTTGCATTTATCATATTATGGAACGGAGCATGACCATAGTTAGGATGTACATTTCCTGACCATTGTGTATTATCCTTGGTCTTCTTATCTTCTTCACCCATCGTATATTCTATACCACACCAAGTACTATCTACATAAGTATGTATATAATCATGATTGACTCTTCTAAGGTCATCTTCTGGCTGTTTTCCTTCTTCCCATTTTCCTCTTCCTCTGAATATGATATGGTCATCAAGCTTTGTTTCATCATAATTTGGCATATTGTATGAAACATTGAAACAAACTTCTGGGTCACTTTCAATTATTTTTTGGTTATGAACAAATACATATGAATCAGATTCATAACCATAATTCATTGATATTCTAGATGAATTGTTTATAGGTGTCCATTTGTCAATAAAGAATGGAGAGTTCTGAAAGGCAGAATCATTTGAAAATATCTTAACAAACTTCTGTGTATTAGTAGCAGCAGGGTCTGTCATTGCTTCATAGAAATTTCTAATATTTGTCAAGAATGTGTAGTCTAATGTGTCTTCTGTACTTTCAGTTGACAACAAGAACTTATTAACATTTACAAAACAAATATTATAATAGAAGTCAATCCATGTTTTATAGAAATTCAAACCGTTTTTCCAAGAATGTGATATTACATCTTGTAAGAATGTTGGAATAGATTGTTTACAACATATCCAATCCATCATATCATCTGTATCTTCTTCATCATTGTAAGCAAATCCAAGACCATACATCTTTGCAACTTCTTTGAATACATCTTTTGATGTTCCTATAAAACCAAGAGCAGTCTGTATAGAATCTATTTTTGGAATAAACAATTTACCTGTCAAATCAACTTTGTTCTTTTGTGAATTTTTAACATTTGACTGACAAGATGTAATGATGAAATCATTTCTAAGATAATTCAACGCCTTTGTATTCAATGTTACATAAGTTGAAATGATATCACCATCTTTTGGCATATGTCTATTTACAAATTCAGTAGTCTTCAAATCCAATGACAATCTGATGGTTGGAACAAATCCTGAAGATTCTATTGCAAAGTATTTTATATCATCTCTAGCAATCAATGCGTCATTAATACGGATGATTGGATATGCACTACCAAGAACAGTGTGAACTGAATAAGTACCTTCATGTCCTGACAAGTTTGGAACATGCTCTACTTCTGGGAGTGATAATTCATCGAACTCAATTCTTTTCTTAATAGCTGGGTCTTCTACAAGACGGACTATCTTGGCAGAAGTATTGTTATACTCTGTCTCATAAGATGCAGGCTTTTTAGAATTATTATTCCATATTGTTTTTATATCACTCACGAGTCTTTACATTATTTTTTAAAGTTGCATTTAAGAATTGTCCAAGAGATACACCAGACCTTGCGCAATCTACCATAGGATCATCGACCTTATTTGTTCCATCAGTATCAGTTATATCATTTATACTGCTTGAAACTTTATTGTCTCCAAAATAAATTCTTCCATTTGTTATTGTTATTCCAGAAGTAAATTCATTTGCCATATTTGGTTCAACTGGTCCAAATTCTTCAACAGGAGTTTCACCATATTCTGACCTATATTGTACTTCATTTCCGTATTCATCATACAAAGTTTCAGTCAATATTTCCTCATCGTCATCAAATGATACTCCATTAATCAATCCTGTAGAAGTTCTTCCGTTACCAAAGCTACTTCCTCCTTGACCGTAACCTCTTGAACCTCTTCTATACAAATCATTGTTTGTTGTATTAGCACTCTTTCCACTTCCTCCTCCGTCAGGATAACCACCTGATAATGAATTTCCACCTGCATTAGAACTTGGTGATGTTCCATAATCTCTTGTTGTTTCTCCTTCTCTTACAGGATACCCATTACTATCAAGATTATTTGTTCCAGGATAATCGCTGTTTCCTCCTACATAACCGCCATCTTGTCCATCGGTCAAATTGTAATCACTTCCGTAACCCATTACATTTCCATAACTTTCACGAACAGCAAGGTCTCCATAATATGTTTCACCGAGAGTAGTTACAACATTCATATTTCCTCCAACAGTAGAACCTAAGGTGCTTCTTGAATTAGCTCCATTTGCAGCATCAGCATATATGTTACCTGAACCAGATGAACCTGAATTTGTTGGAAGTTTACTTTTATCTATATACTTATGATAGTTCTTTACAAATTTATAATCATCTGTTTTACCATTTTCACTAATAAGAAACAAATCTTCAACATCTGTATATACACTTGACAATGAAGGAACTGCTATTACATCTCCTTCTTCTATAGCAAAAGGATTATCAATCAATGAATACTTGAGAACCATTTCTGCATAATCCATATCACCATAAACTGCATATGCTATTTTGTCAGGTCTCATTTCCATGTCTTTCATTACACGGTAATAAGTAAATACAGAATTAGAACTGATAGAATCTTTGAAGATTGACCTTGAAAGTTCTACCATTTCTATTCCATCTTTGTTGGTAAAATGTAATTTATTATCTATAGTATTAGTAAACATAATCTAACAATCCTTTTTATAATGTCCACCTCATTTGCCAAGGAAGGGCAAAATATGTTCCCCAAGAATAATATTTCTTATCTCTTCCTATGTCTTTAAGGTCTAACTTATAGTTCTTTAATTCATTGTTGTATGCAAATCCAGCATTAGTCAATGGATAGATTCCCTTTGCAGTAATAGCATCTCTTCCTGTAGTTTGTATTCTTTGCCACATATCTATGCTGTTCTTTCCATTGTCTTCATAATTTGTATAATTATCAACTTTAGTTCCTCTATCAGCAGAAGAAATGAATGAATCTGGCAATGAATAAGTTCTTCCATAACCGCGGTTAAACATTGACATTACACCATCTCTATCTCTTCCCATTCCATGTTTCAAATGTACAGTAGCTTTAAATGAAACGGGGAAATCATCAGGACCTAGTTCTTCGCTGAATTCATATTCACAATTATCAACAATTAAATTTCCTATCATAGCAATTGGGTTGAGAGGATTTCCTATAGTTAAATGCCAGTCACCTACTGCTTCACCGGTAAGTATTGCTCTTGCTCCTTCAAGCCAAGGGATAGAAGCACCCTTCAACATATGAGCAGCAACTACTCTTCCTGCTGTACCTGCAACTTGTTCTCCTGTACGTTTTAAATCAGCACGCGCTTGTCGTCCTTCTGCAGATGGTCCTTGACCTGTCATCATTCCAACAAAATCCTTTGCAACTGCTCCAATATCTGCTAAAAGGTCTTTAGCAAAATTCAGCATAAATGAAGTATTGCTATGTGAGAAAGCAGTCCTTAACAATGAAGCAGGAGCACCATCTTTTCCGAATATCTTACCTTTGTATAATTGTGTTAAAGAATAAGTATCTCTCATTGGATATACAGCAGGTTTTTCAGTTCTATAACGGTGCATTCCACCAAAGAATGTTCCTGAAGAAGATGTCATAACCAACATATTTGAAAGTAAGTCAATCATAATTGCTTTGTTATTAACTCCTGCAATAGGTCTTGCAACATATTCAAATGTAATATTAAGACCGTCTCCTGTAAATGTAAGTCCTCTTTCACGTTTCATTACTTTGTTGATAACATTTATAGGACCAATTATTCTATTTTCATAAGGACCATTTGAATATGGGTCAGGACCAAGACCAACTGCATCAGTAGCTTGTATTCTATTTTTTCCTTTGAAATCATCAAGAATTCCAAGACCTTGTATAATCTGTGACAAACCTGTTCCGAAGAAACCTGCTGCAGTTCCCATAAGACCTTGACCAGATTCATTCTGTTGTGATGTAGTTTTCCAAACATCTCCTTCAAGTTCTTTCCAATTATATCCTACTGTAAATTTAAGAATATCCTTAAGTGAATTTCCTGTTCCTTCTCCAAAATATGTAACTGCAGTTGCCATAGGTGAGAAAGGTTCACTTGAAGTATGTGCAATTTTTCCATCAAAATCATAGTTTGCAGGTTCAACACTGTCAGGAATTGGCATAGGATATCTTCTGAGAGTTATCATTCTATTATTCTGTATTTTGTTCCAATATTTACAATATACAAAATCAGTGAACGAATAAGGAAATCTTCCTCTTCCGTCCTGTGCACCCCAGTTTATTATGGCAGTTGTTGTTGGATTCTTTGCATATCCTCCTCTGTTATCTCCATCAATTTCATAATATTTTCTAAATTTAGCATTATCAAAATAATATGTGCCATCATTTGAAGATAATGTTGTTCCTGCGAGAGTAAACAATGCATATGGGTGAATAAATGAATGACCTGATTTATAGTTCTTCATTTCATTATTCCACATATTTTGCAAAGCTACTGCTCTTTGCTTTCCTATTTCAGCAATTGCACTCTCTTCAAGAGGATTGTCAGAATGACGTTCATCTACTGCTTGAAGTGCAGCTTGAGGCGTTTCAAAATAATCTCCAAAGTGAGAACCAATTGACCAACCAGGGACAATGTTTATAGGAGTTGTTCCAACTATAACAGTTTTTAATACACGCTGGTCAAATAGATAATCATTTGGCATTTTAACCTCATCATATGAACCAACTTCTTCATCTCTCAATCCTAAACCTCCTTCTGATAATTGAGACCTGAGTTCTTCAGTTGCAGCATCAAGACTAGTTGCAGTATCGACAGGCATTGAAGTATCATCACTTAATGATGATAACTCCATTGCTTTGTTCATATATTCAACTGCTGCATCATTATCTCCTGCAAGACTTGCTGCTTGTGCTCTTTGTACCAAAGATTCATATATATTTGTCAATGATGACGGATTAGAAAGAGATTCTCTAAATTGTCTCTTTGCAATATCATCAAATGATATATGTATTGGATTAAAATTACTTGCCATACTTTCCGAATACCTCTATGTGTTCTTTATTTATATACAAATCAGCACTATCATTAATGATAGCATCTCCGTTTTCTACAATATTGTAAGAAACAAGATTTACGATTTGTTTGTCTAAGTCAGTCATTTCTCTATTATAATATCTAATGTTAGTCATCTTACAAGGTGAAGGATTGATTGCATAAGATGTATAAGTACCTGTCATATCAAGCCTGAATTTAACATTACTTACTTCACCTACTTTCTTAAGTTCTTCTGCTCCTTCAAATATTGCAGCACTAAATGGGTCTCCAATATTGATTATCAATCCATACCAAGTATTAGCTTTAAGCTTGATAGGAAGCTGACAATTGAAATGCTTTTCACCAAGTTCAATATAGATGTAGTTGTTTCCTTGAAGATTCATTGTCAACTTACCATTTTCACATTCACCTTTAAGCAAATTGATAACATTATCTTTTCTTATAGTATATCCTGGAAGTTTATACCAATTAGGAATCTTTCTGTCTAACATTCCTACAAGGCTTCTATCAACTTCAACTTTGTATTCTATATCATTTACAATAGTTCCACAGAATAACAAATTTCCTCTTTCAATAACAACCTTGTCATAAAGTTTGTATTTGATATTAGAAGCAGATGCAATCTTAAGATATTGTTTATTTCCTTCTCTTACAGGTTCTATAGATTTAAGATTCTTGTATTGAGGGAAATCATCAATATTAAGCCAACAAGTATAGCATCTTGTACTATCTGCTTCAAATACATCATTTATATTCTTGTACTTGATTGCAGGTATTTCATCTATTCCCATATTGTAATATGTTCTTGCAACTAAATGGCCATCAACTTCAAGGTCATGTGAAACAATATTGTTAACCTTAACATTTGAAACAAGTTCTCCAGGTTTTCTGTATTTTGCATTCTCCTTGTAAGGGTCATTAGGAGTAGAGTCAAATATACCAAGCTGAGGATTGTCTACAATATTCTCAATAGTATCTTTGATATCTTCACCAAATTCTGATTTAAGATTGACAGTATGATTCTTGATGGAATCTCTAAGGTTATCTCCAACCAGTCTGCTTCTTGTAGGTTTGTAGATTGAACAATTAACTTTGAAGCTTGTAAGTTGTGCTCCAAGTTTCTTTACAGGAGTCATACTAACTACTTCAACAAGTTTGTTAGAAATAGGAATAAATACGATGTCACCTCTTTGTGGAAGTGTTCCATCATTATTGGTCACTTCATACCAAGTATTAACTGCAATTTCTAATGTCAAGGGGACAGCGTATTCAAGACCCATAATATTATATGTAATCGCGGCATCATCATATCCTGTGTCAGCATAGACAGCATTAAATTCAAGTGGACAGTCTTCTACTCCCCATAGTGTATAACTTTGGAATATAACATCCTGGCTTCTCTTATCAGGAGTAGCTCTAAACCACATTACTGTAACACCAATAAGATTGGCAACTGCACTATTTAATCCTGCGACTGTAGTATTAGCATATTGTGCTGCTGCCTCTTGTAAAGAAATTGGCATATAAACATTTTACTATTTTTATATTTATCGGTATAAATTGGATAACCTCTTTTTTAACAATTGTATATAATTTTTGTATTATTATGATTACAGCTAGACTTACACAAGACAATCAATGGATTATATGTGATTCAGATGTCCCAATTGAAATGAGGCAGCTTAAGCTTTCATTCTGTGTAAAAATTCCAAATTGGTATATCATAAAGAAGAAGTATTCACATGCAAATGTTGATGAAACTTTTATGAATTCTTACGGAATGATACCTGCTGGATTATGGTTATATCTTGTTGATATTTGCAAGAAGTACAATTACTCTCTTAGATTTGATGATGATTTCAATTGTAGAATGACAAATTGCAATATATCAAAAGATGACTTTACAAATTACGTAAATAATTTATTCAGCAATTCAGATATGAAACCGTATGGATATCAAGTAGAAGGAATTTGGAATATCCTTACATATAAGAATTGTTGTGCTGAAATATCAACATCAGGTGGTAAAACATTTATGACATATGTTATGTTCAAGTATATGATTGAAAGGCTTGGATATAAGCATATATTGTATGTAACACCAAAGACAGTATTGACTACACAATCATCAGAGAAGTTCATGGAATATGATAAGAGAAATCATGTAGAATCTAATTGGACTTATGGTGAAATTCATTCTGGTGCAAAGAAACAGGAGCAATATGACCAAACAATTGTATTTGGAAATTATCAATCTCTTTGTAAGAAGAAAAAAGAATTCTTTGACAAATATGATGTAGTCATAATGGATGAAGCCCATCACGGCGCATCACCAAGTTGTAAAAAGATATTGTCAAAATGCACAAATGCAAAATACAAAATAGGATTGACAGGAACTTTTCCTAAGGAAGGAACATATGAAAATATGATTCTTCAATCTTACATTGGTCCTGTTGTTTATCGTTTATCATCTTATGATTTAATTAACAAAGAGAATGCTGCTACTCCTGTATATGTATATGCATTTGAATTGAAGTATCTTGACAAAGAAAAACTTGAAGCATTATATCATTTAAGAATAAGCAAAAATAGAGATGACCCTACTGCAGGTGGAAAGATTCTTGAGATGGAACAGAATCTTGCAAGAGATTCTAAAGCAAGATTCAAATACATTTGCAATATGATTATGAAGACTACCAAGAATTCTCTTGTTATATTCTCTGATATTAAGAATGAATACGGTGTTAAGATATACGAGTATATAAAAGATAATTCTGATAAACAAGTATTCTATATTGACGGTAATGTAAATCCTTCTGTAAGAAGTGATATGAAGGAAGAGATGGAAAATGATACTACAGGAAATACTATCATTGTAGCATCAATGAACTGTTTCACAGAGGGTATTGATATTGCAAATATGGGAAATATATTCTTGATAGAGTCAACAAAATCAGATACTATTCTTGCTCAATTACTTGGACGTGGAATGAGAAACCATCCAGACAAAGACAAGACTATAATGATTGATTTCATTGATGACTTTAGACACGGACAAGGATATTATTCAGACAATTATTTGTATCGTCACGGTAAAGAGAGGCAAGCTATTTACAAGAAGAGAGGATTTCCTTATAAATCTTTTAGTGTTGAATTAAACAGCACATCACTTCCTTTAATATAAATAAATATTGAAATTTAAGAAGTTAATATGAGACTACACAAAAAGGAACGTTTGTATGAAGAAACTTTTTCTTTAGCAGACGTCAATAACACAATAGAAGCATTGAGAGGAAATTCAATTGCACAACCTCAAACAGAAGCTACTGTATCAAATAATTCTTTAAGAGATGATGCTCTTAATTATATTAAAGACCTTGAAGGTTTTAGAATAAGATTAAGAGAAATACATTGGCAAACAGAACGCCATTCAGAGCACAAACTTACTGATGATTTGATTTCAACATTTGAATCACATGAAGATGAAGTAGCAGAAATTGTAATGGGCTTGTTGGGTGTTAGAATAAAAGTTGGTGAAGTTGTTCCAAATATTCCACAAGCAGAAGACCTGAAAGGATTGCTTGAAGCAGCATTAAATTCTGCGGTTCATATGAAAGCAAGTCTTGCTTCTTCTCCTGGTTATTCTGCATTAGATAGTTTGTTAGATGATTTCATGCAAAGCATTTCAAAGGGAAAATATTTGCAAACTTTGGCATAAATAGAAGAAGGAGATATTCCTTCTTTTATTTTTTGTATATAATTTAAAAATAATCAGATTGTCATGGAAAATAAAACTCTATATGCAGATTTTATATTAGGAGACAAGAACAATAACATGTTTGTTGTTACCCCAGAGGGAACAAGGTTTAAGTTCGATGCTCCTGAATATAATGAGAACCATGCTGATATTGTCATCATTGACCCGTGGTCTCATGAAAGATATACAGTAGTTTTCAATGAGTAAGATATCTAAACTTGGATTTGGAATTATTGCATTTGAAGGAACGGAGCATATTGCAAATATCATTTATGAAGTAAGAGATTTATGTGATGAAATTGTAGTTTGTTTACAAGAACATTCATATCACGGAAGTCCTATTGCACAAGAAGATATTGATGCAATTGTAAATCTTCAAAATCTTGGATATGTAGATGATGTTATTTGGTTTGTTCCTACAGATATGCATGAAGGTGAAGGACCAGCAGGACCAAGAATGGTCGAGACAGATAAAAGAAATTATATTCTAGATTATCTACAATATGATAAAGGTTGTTCACACAGTATGATAATTGATTCTGATGAGTTTTATAGTAAAGATGATTTCAAAAGAGCTAAAGAACTTATCAATAAAGATGACAGTATTCATGTAACTTATTGTCAATATATCAATTATTATAGAGACTATACACATGTAATGTTATGGCCATATCTTTGTTATGTTCCATTTATTACAGAAGCAAGTTACAGATTTAATTTCAAGAACGGAAGCTTTGACAAAGCAAGTGACCCAACAAGAAGATATTACATTGACGGAGAAAACAAAGTATATCACATTATACCTTATCAAATTGTAAAGATGCATCATCTTTCTTGGATAAGAAAAAAGATTGAAAAGAAACTAGATGGTTGGTCAGCTAAAAAATATTTTGAGAATATAAAGGGGTTAAGAGAAGCAATACTTGAGAGATATTACAATTATGTAGATGGACAAAATGCTATTATAATGTTTAATGTTCCAATGTATCAAGTAGTTGTAAACAAATTACCAAAACAATATATTCATCCTCACTTTAGTTTATTAGAAGAACCGACTGAAATAACAAAATCATGAAAGTAGCAGTTCAAATATTAAGTACATTGAAAGAGCCTTCAACCAGAAATATTGAGGCTATCAAAAACACATATATTGCTTTGGCCAATTCTTTAGCAGAAAAAGGTAAGCTTAAGCATACATATGATTTTTATTTCTATTATGGAGGTTATGAAGACCAACCTGAGACTACAGTAGAGAAAGATGAAGCTATTGAGCATTGTTATAACATAAAAATTCCTATCGCAGAATCTATTTACAACACCTTTGAAAAAGGAATTGAAGCTCTTAAGGTTGTAGATGGATATGATTTTTATATAAGATGCAATATCTCATGTTATATTCATATACCTGTTCTTGATAAGTTATTGATATATTTTAGAAGAGATGAAGTATATTCATCATCTATTAACAGTTATGTCAATGATGAAAATTATTACAATGACCTTTATCCTCGTGGAGATTTTGCAGTCTTTTCTAGCTTCATGAGAAGAGGAATTCTTGAAAATGCTCCGAAATATATCCGTTGTGATTATGCACTAGAGAATAGATTGAATGTTCCACATGTTGATGACTGCATGTTTGGTCTTTGCATAATGGATACTCTTGGTAAGAATTATTACAATAACCTTAAAGCATTACATTATAATTATATTCCATCATATAAGGAAGAAGAGCCAGCAGTTTGGGTACCAGAGTATATAGTTACTCGTGTAAAAACAATTCCACCGGGTATCAACTTCTCTGGATATTCTTGGGTTGATAATGATTACAGAAAGATGGATGTTTATAAGATGAATCTTATCAATGACAAAATAAAGAATATGGATTTTTCTAAGATAACTATAAATCTTGCAAATTCATTAAGTGATAAGAAACCAATTGTATTCATAACAGCAAAGTTTGCAGGAATAGATGCATTCAAAACTTATTTGAAACAAAGAAAAACAAAATAAAGAGGTTCTTACGAACCTCTTTTATTCTTCTACACTCTCTTCTAGTGCAGCTTCTCCTAAATATATTTTTTGATATGCAGCATTAGATGTTTTATAGTATGCATATAATTCTATATCGTAGTTTTCAACAATTGACTCAGGAACAATTTGTTCAGAAAAATATGTTTGCTGGTCATTTCCTTCATCAAAGTATTTTATGAATATTGTAAAATCTCCCAAATCTTCCTCATCAAAATTCATTCCTGGTTTATAATTACCTATCAATCCAAAAGGATGTTCATTTGATGCACTGTTTATAATATCTGTTTCAGTAATTGAATCTCCTTCTGCTGTAGGAGAATCCCATAGTTCATTAGTTACAGTTGATTGTGTAAATACTTTTTTTCCGTTATCTCTTTTAATGAAGTTTGCAATTACTGCTAACTTCTCTAATTCTTTAGCTGACATATTGGAAAAAACAGAGAATGATATACACATAAAATCAGTGGTCTGTTCTGTTAAAATATCAACACCATATTCATCAACAACATATGCTTTGGTATAAGGATAAACAGTAGATGTATAAGGATAATAATCTGTTACTGAAATATTTTTAACTACATTATCACCGGTGTATGGCATAACATATACATTCAAGTCTAAATTAGAATCTCCTTCTAATCCTTTCAAACAACCTCTTTTTCCATATACACTTGAATCTTCTAACAAATAATATGAAGTAAGATAATCTTTTCCTGCATTAATCTTAAGAAGTTTGGCGACAATTGGATATTCTTCTCCTGCATCATATGTTACTTCATATTCTTCTAACTCTCCTATTGTTGTAGTTTTATCATTTATTAATGATGCAAAATCTAGATTGCTATAACCTATTTCTGTTTTGTTAAATTCTGCTGTAGGTATAGTTGACATATCAGCATAAGTATAAGCTTGAACATTTACAGGAGTCAATATTTGTTGGTTGGTTACAGCATCAAATATTTTAATATTAAGTGATTCTAAGTTCTGCCTCATATCAGATGATGCAGCATAATCACTAGGAATATTGTAATCATCTCCTAATGTTACAATGCTATCAATTATTTCAAATGTTGTATTTACTGCTGCCTCTCCCGTCTCATCATCTGTTCCATCAAATGTTTTATAGGTCTTTTGCCAATCACTATAAGATATTTTCTTACTTACAATTTCAACTTCTAATTCATCGAATCCTTGACTATTTCCACGAGATTTCTCATATATTAATGTATCAAGTTTTTCAATGATGCATATCTTATATTCTTTAAGATATTCAAGATTGTTAAGTATGTTTTCGTCGAAAGATTTGGTTTTATTATTATAATATGACTCTATTAACTTTACAAGTATTTCAACAATATAAACTCTTGACTCTTTATTATCTATATAATCTTCCAAATCTTCAATACTAAAATTACCAGAAGAGAATAATGGATATATGTCATCTTTGACCAAATCCATAGTAATTACTTGTGATATCTCATACAATATTAATGAATCTTCTTCTGTTTTCAATAGTCTGTCATGCTCAATTGGAGACAATTGCATATTAGGAATACAGACAAAACTGTCTAATATTCCGTCATCATTAGAAGAATAGAAAGCAAGAGTTTTAGTATTGTATTCTACTTCATTTGTCTTATCATTTTCTATATACAATTCATATGATTCATTGTAATTGTAAAAAGTAGTATAACCTCTTTTTCCTGTTTCTCCTTTTGTTCCCTGCATCGTTAATCCAGGAAGACCATCTAAACATTTCTTTTTCATTATGTTGTACTACGAGTTATTTTATATGTAATTGGATCCCAAAGAATACCAGTTCCTTCATAATCTATTGTATTTGTTTCATCTGTATACTCTGTGACTATATTGAAATCTTGGGTTTCAGCTTGTTCCACATTATCATTTTCACTGATGTTGTTTATAAACATTATAACTTCTGGCTCTCCTGCATTGATTTCTTCTCCTTCTCCAGCAAAAGTATAGAATGCATCTTCTGGTCTTGAACCTCCTCCGTGTATTTCTTCTGGAGTAAGTAATCGTAAATCAGTGTCAGAAGATATACCATCTTGTGTAAATATTGTTTTACGGTGTTTATCATTTGTAAAGTCATTGAATACCATTGCTCCAATTTCAATATAGAAATTACCTTCTTCATCAGGAGTATATTTTGTTAAATCTATACTTACAACAGAATAACCTGCATCTGCTACAGAAGTTGCAACCGTTCCATCATTTAATTCATATCCGTATGGAATTATCTTATACAAATAATAAATTCCTGCTGAACCATCTGCTTTACCATCTAATGATTTTATAGAATTCGGAAGATGTACATTTCCATCCTCATCATCTGCAGGATGATATAAAGGAAGATTTGGATATCCAACATATATTACAGTAGCAGGAAATATCCTTTCATCAGGATTGTCTGTTGTAAATGAATTGTATCTTATATTAAGATTTAACTTTCCGACTCTTGTAATATCCAATTTCAATGTATGAGGATATTGTTCAATATTATTAGATGTCCATATATCAAGAGGTGCATTTCTATCAGGAGAATATGATTCCCCTTCTGGATATGTAGTACCTTTTATATCTGTAAAGTAAAAACTTTGGATATATTCATACTCTGCAGATTTCAATTTGTCATCTGTTCTGCTTGGAAGAACAACAAAATTATTAAAGCTTCTTGTAATCTCCAAAGTATTTTCTTCATCTTCCTTTTCTTTTATACTAATAGGAGGAAGTTTATCGTCATGTGAATCTTTTTCATAATCCCAAGATACTTGTTCAATATATGGTTCTATGTATGAACTCGCAGGATTATTGCTTTCTGATTCTTCCTTTGTCATTCCTATTTCATCCAAATCATATCTATATATTTTTCTTGTTGCAGTATTTTTTATTTCTACATAAGCAGAACAAAACTTATGAATGTAATAAGAAACAAGCATAGATACAAATTTATTGTCCTCACCGTTGTCAAAAAATGTTTTGTAATCAATTATATCATCTATAGTTTTTGTTCCAATTTTTTTAAGTGTATCTTTTCCAAACATTTTTTCAACAATAGAACTATCTATTACTTCTGCAGATCCTTCTGTATGCTTCAATGAAGTAGTACTACAATTGTAACAGGCATACAAATATCTATTATCTACAAACATCTTTGCATTTGGATAAAGAGAATTAGTTTGCAATATTTCTCCGTTTGGTAAAACAAGAGAGAATGTATATGTAAAATTGGAAAATTGTGAAGTAAGAGGTACAATTGAAAATGATACCCAATTTCCATAATAATTTTCTTTTAATATATCAGAGTGATATAACTTATATGACTTCATATCAGCATAAGATATATTATTTGGATTTTTTATATAACATGGAAATTTTGATTGCTTTAGATATGATGTTACTATTCTTGCATTGAAGTTTTTAAATAATTCACCACCTAAAGTAGAAGATTGCTTTGCATCAAGATTGACATTTATTGCTAATGTTCCTGATGAAGAATAACCAATAGTATATATTCCTCCTACAGAGTCAATGACTATATCTCCTGCCATATACTCTGTATTATAAGAATCTTCTTGTAAATTATTGGATAGCAATTGATTGCTAGCAATACGAAGATTACACTCTATTTGTTCTTCTTCATCAGACAAATTATATGAAGTATAATATACAGATGGACCGTTGTCACCTGTATTACCTTCTGAACCTTCTTGTCCGTAGGATGTAACTCCTGGCATATATGTTGGAACTACATCTTCTCCATTGTATGCAAAGAAATCTGTCATATTATATTAACTTTCTAAATTCAACAGGTAATTCTACTGTTGTAATTTCTTTGGTGTTCTTATTTTTAATGGTTAAAATATATCTATTATCTGCAGCATTATTTATAAAGTTAAACATCTGTGAGTGTACATTATCAACAGTATTTGAAGAAAAATACACAGAATCTCCTGCTCTTAAATTTCTTTCCCAACCATTGTTGTATCTTTGTGAAACTTGTATGATTTCAGAATCATTTGTTTCAAAATTATCCAAGGCGTCTTGCGCTTCATCCAAAGAATTTGTAGTCAATGATTGTCCTAAACTGTAATTTGGAAATATACTTATGTCTATATCATCTGATGCTTGGTCATTTGATATTCCACTTTTATAAAACTTAAGATTAGTTAATTCAGTTCTTGTGTATTTAATATCATTATCAGTTGGAGTAGCTCCTTCTTCAAGATAAGGATAAACATAAATTTCTCCATTTTCATCAATATCAATACTAGAGTCTGCAGTTCCTAAACCAGATTTGTACCATATAGTCTTATCTTCTGTTCCTGTAAATTTAATATTGTTGCCAGAAGGATGGAGTTTATCCATTGCATAGTCAGAAAGATATACAGCATTCAATAATTTGTTCTTATCATATTGATTTTCTATATTGTTTCTATATGCAACTTCAATTTCTTTGCTTGCCAATATATTAAAATTAGATGATTCAGATGCTCTTACAGGAATTACAATTAAATTAGTAAACTCAATCTTTTTATAGAAATTTAATTTTTGATATAATTCTTCTGGAGATGGGTCCCAAGGAAACTTGTCTCTATCAACAGGTACAGAATTTCCTTGCAAGCTTTTCTTGTTATTTAAATATACAGTAAGATGAAATGAATAATTTTTTAATAAATTATCACACATTTCATCATACAGCACCTTTCCTTGTTCATTACTATATAATGCATCTACTGCAAGAAAAACTTTAAGCCATATTCCATTCATCTGTTTGTCATCTTCAGTAATCTCTTCTGAGATAAGTTTGTTTGAACGGTTAGTATATATTGGGCTATTAGATGTTGCATTATAATCATATGATAGTGTATCACCAGTTTTAACATCTACCTTGTTAATTCTTGTTCCTGTAATATCATATATAATAGCTTTTGATATTGCAGTAGAATTGTTTTCATGCATAGAACCTATATATTCAATATCAAATTTGTAGTTCTGTGCTGATGTTACTGTTGCTGTCTTTATCTTGTACATCTTACCTGATTTTGACAGCAACAAATCATTTTCTTTGTAAGGTCTATCTTTAATTGTTTTGCTTGCAACACTAGAAAGAATTTGATTATTTTCTATTCTTTGCAGAGCAAGTTGAATGCTATAAGAATTATCAAGGTCATAATCAATGAAGTACAAAGTATTTCCAGATATTCCTTGCTTTCCTACATTACCGTCATTACCAGGAGTTGCAAATCCTGGAGCATATGATAAACTACACTGGTTCTTATATTTGAAAACAATTGCCATTACAAATTAATAATCATTTTTGCATAATATCCTGTAATGTCTTCAGGATAAACATACATGTAGTACTTACCGTTTTCATATTTAAGTTCGTTCTTGTAATTGATTATTTCAGTAGCAGTGTCTTCATTCAAGTCACTATTGAAATACAAGTACTTGCTTAAATTAGAATCTTTGTAAAGCACAAATTTGGTTTTATTATTTATATTGATTAGAGGCAATATCGTATTTTTGATGTAATTGATTTTGTATGTATTATCTGACAAATTCAAATACTTCCAATACTTGCTAAATGCTTGTCTAAACAATATGTTATAAACTAGACTATCAGTGATATCAAGTCTAATATAGTTGTTCTTTGTAGAGATTTCAGTATTCTTCCAAGAAACAATCTCAATTGTATTTCCGTTTGAGCCATTTAGATTTATTCCTCTACTATGAACAAATGTTTTAAGTTCATAACCTGTTTTATAGCCAGGAATATAATTAAATATTTCTGTTTCATCTCTATCATTTAAGATAGAATAATTTCTATACAACTTGTTGTTCCAAGAATCTTTCATTATACTTACTTTATGCTCAACACCCAAAGAAGTCTTTGTTCTATATGTAGTCTTATCTTCTTCCTTGATAGGTTTCTTAATGCAATAGTTAAACTCTTCTGTATATTTGTTAAACCACATTTGGCTTATTGCATTTACTTTTGACAATACTACATTTGCACCATCAAATGATTTCTCAAATATATCTTCAATCTTAGGATTATAAGAAGAAGTCTCTTCATCTGACATTTCAACAACAGCTTGTGTAGGAGAATAATCAAAATTGAACATATCAATTGTTACTGGCTCTGCATAAGATGGATGTACATAACCAAGTTCTACTTCCTTCTTCTTGTCTATTCTTGTTCCTGCTTTTCCTAGGCCTTCATATCTATAGTACTTGATAGGTTCCAATACTTCAATATTTAAAAGTCCTGTAAAGGTTGTATAATCCTTTCTTCCTTCAGGAGTCTTTACATATATTGCACAAGATTTGATTGCATTCTTTAAGTTGTCAAATGTTCCTACTTTATTTGGAATAGAGGTAGGGTCATCTGTAATTAAGAATGTTTCAAGAGATGGATTGTATTCGTAACAATAGTTATTAATATTAGAATTTGTAGCATCTCCATGTAATTCATTATGCCACAATACAGGAGAAACAACGGTAAGATAATTCTTATGCATATAATAAGAATATGCATAATCTGCAGGAAGTGTTCTAACAGGAACATTTGGATAAATTTCTCCTGTAAATACAAGACGATTATATTTTGTGTACTTTGTATTATCAGTATTTACTGAACCTATCCACACACCGCCTTCTCTTCTACAAAGACGTTTTCCTAAGAACTCTGTCTTCTCTCCGTTCTCTGTATATACTGGAACATCTCCATATTTAGCATCATCTTTTACTTTAGCTATCTTTGTTCCATTTACAAAAGCACAAGAGATTTCCTTTATATCCTCATCATGGCTTACTCTGCAAATATATCTATCATGATATATTGAATTATACAAGTCATATGAATTTTCCAATTCATCATATGATTTTCCAAATTCAAATGTATTTACCGCCTGATACCAAACAAGCATAATTTCTTTTCTTATTTCATCTATAATGAGTTCTGTTTGTCTAGCATAGTCTCTATTTATGTCAGGAAGACTAACAAATACCGCTGAATAACCATTATAGTTGCTAAGATTCAATGCATCATTATTACTTGTTCTCAATCTGAATTTAATACCAGATGAAATGAATTCAATTGTATCTTCACCAGCATTGTAGGCTACAGAGAATTTATTAGAATTGTTGTTTGTACTATATAATATATCCTCAATACTTCCTTCATTGGTAAGAATATATTGTTTTTCTGTTATTCCTAATGATGAACTAGGATTATTAGGATTTGCAACAAGGTCATTTAAGTTTCCAGGAATATACTTCTTATTATTTGCCCTTCCCTTGAATGAAAGGAATCCAAGATAAGTAGAATAAGTATCAGAACCTACTGCATAGTATGATGATGAATCTACAAGAGAAGAATACCATTCACCAGTTGAAGGATTTATATTCTTGTAATCATACATTATTCTCATATTTTCACCTCTTGCATCTGTACCTATTCCTTTCCATTTGCAAACATGAGGGGATGTTAATGATATATCAGATTTAACATGGTTATTTTCAAACAATGTGTTGAAATATTTACTTGATACTCTTTCATAATTATTATCTTTATCGAGTACCATTCGTGACAAATCAACTTCTTTCTTTGTTTCACCATTATCTTCCAAGAAGAATGAACGGTGTTTATCAATGTAATCCTTTATATTTTCTTCAGAAGTATTACGAATAGGTTTAGCAGAATAACCTGTAGAAATAGAAGTATTCCATCTAGGTGAAATAATGCCTACATGTTTCCATCCTCCTATTTTATACATAAACTTCCAGAAATCTAAATAAAGTAAATCTATATTAGCTTTTTTCTCTGCTGTGCTGTCTTCGTAATTTACACGCTCTTTTATTCTATCAATATCAATTAAGTCAGATTGTAAATAATACAAAAATACTTGCAATCCTGCTCTAGTTAAATCTTCTTGTCCAACAACATAGAATGGAACTTCTGTTTCTTTAGTAAATGAATCCCAAGGAACAGTGTGTACTTCAGCATCAGATTCTGGGTCACCAACAGGTACAAGTTCTTCTACATAGAAAATATCATTAAGAATCTTAGTAACTCCTCTTATTGTAGATATATTGTATTCAAACACATAATCTGCAACATACAATGTATAATCTACCAAGTTAGTATTTTTATTATCATTGTCCTTTATAAGAGGTTGATATACATAAGTTGAATTGAAATCCAATACTTCTTCATTTACATCAGGAGAAGTAGAAGGATATGTTCCATCAGAATTCATAAATCTTATGAAGTTCGAACCATAGGTAGCATGATAATATGCAGTATAATTATGAATAGGTAACAAATCCTCAGGAAGATTTCCATCACCATCATAGAAATAAGTAGTTATACCATTTGTAGTTATAGGTTCTACATCAATATCCTCTGGTGGGTCTTGATTAAATATACTTTTCTTAGCAAATTCTCCCATTTCTCCGATTGGTTGAGGATTGCTTTCAATTGCTATATAAGAATTATTATCTAATACGTCAAAATCAAAATCCTTTAAGTTAAATATAGAACATACTCCACTATTAAGAGGATATGAATTATATAAATTAAATATGTTATTTTGTATATAAGGTGATGATACATTTAATATTGCTCTTCCATCATTGAAGAAAGAAGAAACATAGTTTGTATATATGTCTTTCTTTTCAAGTAAAGTAGATTTCTCTTTTTGTGCAAAAGAAATAAGCTTTATTTTGTTGTATTGTGCAGGAACAATCTCATTATCTTCATTGATTGAGTTATAAACTAAAGTCTTATAATCAAATACATCATCAGATGGAATATTAATTGCATATAAATACTCATCATTAAATGAAGACATGTCTAAGAATGTTATTGCATGTGCCATTCTATTACCTACAACCTCAAAGTGAAGAGGATATAGATAAACAAGTGGTGAATTCTGCCATGATACATTATCAACATTGAGAATAATCTTATCAGGATAAATTCCATTGAAGAATTCTATAGTATCATTTTCAGTATCATCTTCTTCAAGATATATCTTTTGTTCATCAGTGAATCCAGAAGGAGAACAAATTCTTTCAAATACAAGAGATGATGTTTTTCCTACAATAGATATGAGACTATTTTCATATTTGAATGGAGCAAATGATTCTGAATTAAACTTCTTAAATGCATAGTACAATTGCTCTACTTGTCTGTTAACTATATCACCATAACCAGGATTTTCTCCTCCTTCTCCTACCAATATATCATTTTCTTTTCTACTACTAATAAACATGCTTACATATTTGATAGTGTAGAATGATGAATTTATCCTGCTGTATGCAGTAGTAACATCACTAATATTATAATCATCTGTATAGTTATCAAGGTTAGTAGTTACTACTTCATATATTATTTTATTGTCAATGTCTGCTATACGGATATGGTCTCCAATTTCAAGAGGTCTATTCAATCTGAATGACAAGAAACTCTTACACATATCTGTTTTTATCTTTCTTACTTCAGCAGACAATATATTTTTGTATGGCTTGAGAACATATTTTTCTAGTTCAGGAGCATATGTTACGCCTTCATTTAATCTTACAAATTCTTTTGGAGTAGTTAATCCATATAATATATTTGAATATGGACTAGATGATAAAGTTCCAGGTAAGTTTTTAAATGTATGAATTGAAGAATCAAACAAATACTTTGTAACTGTAGGAACTTCTTCTGATTCTTCATCATTAGATTTAACTGCTTCTTCTGTTTTTCCAATGCAGCTGAAGTCTTCATCTTCTGTATTTACTTTGATATAGAGTCCAAAGTATGTATCAATAGAGAACAATTCAGCATCAGTATCATTAAACATAAATTCAAAATTGATTATGTTCTTTGACACAAGATGGTTTCTTTCAAATCCTTCTGTCAAGAAATCATTCATTGCTACTTGGCTCTGAATGTTTTCTTGTTCAAATGGGCTTTCATAAGCAGAAGTTACAACACCTCTATCAACAGAAATTCCTATAAATCTGTTGTTATTGGTTTCACTATATGAAAGATATGCATCACCAGGATATTCATTTGACCTGTTATAGATTGTTCTAACATATTCACCAAGAATAGAATCCTTTCTCATATCATATGATTTGACAATAGTTCCATTCTTTAAGAAGTATTGCATCTTCTCTGTATCATCCCAAGATTCTTTATAATCTGCTTTTGTTGTATCAATCTTAAATACAACGAAGAAATCAGGAATAACTTCTTTTATACACAATGGAGCAAGCAATGCAAAGTTTTCACTATACATCTTGTCATCATTTGTCTTTACCCCATAACGGTACAAATCATAATATTGTGAATTGTAAGTTTGTGCAGTAGTAAACAAGTTGTAACACTTATCTTCAATCTTATAGAAGTCAGATGTTGGAACATCCTTGTACTTTGTCATTAAAGTTTGTCCATAGTATTCATTAGAATTTACTTTAACATGACGGAAGCGTTTCTGTTCCAATGATTTAGATACTTTAAATGTATCTAAGTAAATATTATTTTTTGAATCTATAACAACTTTAACATTACCTGTAAGCTTAGGATTTGCTCTCAACAGTCCATAAGACACATTTGGAGTATTCATCTTCTGTGCTCTTGTATAAGTATTTCCTGAAACATTTGTCATTGATGGAGTATACTTATATGTCTTTGGATATGCTGTCTTTGAAAAGTTTCCGAATTCATCAACAACACTCATAGTAATCATTGTGTTGAATTTTATTGGTCTAAGATAGTTTTCATTGAAATGAATTCTTATAAACTTATCACTTGATTTAAGAGTATAAGATTGTCCTTCTGTTTCTACATTTGGATTTCTTCCTGCAGAAGTTGAAATCTCTTTAAGTGTCATAGAATTTATATACACATAATCCGTTTCTTCAGGATATGTGACAGTACCTATAATAGTTACATATTGTTCCTTTTCAGTATCACCTATCGGTGTATCAGAATCTTCAGACGGAGGATTAACTGGAGGAACTTCTGGAGGAGTTGGCTGTTCTTCTTCCTCTTCTTCCTCTTCTTCCTCTTCTTCCTCTGGCGGTTCTATATTCAAACATAAATAAACAGGAACATATTCTGAAGTTATATTTCCATTCTTATCTAATTTTGGTGCTTCAATACTAAAATATAGATATACTTTATCTCCAGTATGATATGCTTGGATAGGAACTGAAGAACTTACTGTTATAGTATCAACATCATATAGTGCAACAGATTTATATGGTACAACTTCTTGTGCCAAAACATTTCCATTGACACTAATCTTGTCATAATTGCTATTATCTATATAATATTCTTGTTCCCATCCAGCATCTCTTACTGTGACATAAGCATATGTGACAATATTAAAACTTTTAGTAGTATCAATATAGTCATTTATTGTTTGTTGTTCTTCTGTAAGTGATGATGAATTTACATATTCACCTGCAGCCATCATCAAGGTCTTGTATGACAACTCGAATGGTAATTCATCTACCTTAAGTGATACATATTTTCCATCGTATTTTCCTATATTCGCCATTAATAGTGATGATAATATTTAGATTAAGGTTCAGGATGTTTAGAATTGATGTAATCATAGATTGAAGTGATAGAAGTACCGTTAAGGTATTCAGGATCTTCTCCGCTTTCAATTGTAACTTCACCTGATGTAGGCATCTTATAACCTAACAATTTCTTAAGAATTATAATTTGGTCTGCAAATTTCTTAAGTTCTTTTGTAACTGCATCTGTTATCTCTTCTTTGACTCTTGTAAGAGCTTCAATCTTATCTTGCAATGACATTTCAGTAAGAGTAGTATTTCCTGAAGCATCGGTAACAGAGTCAGTATAAGATATATTCTTTGATGTATGTTTATATGTAGAGTTAGAGTCTGCAAGGTGAGTATAAACACCTGCTGCTGACAAAGTCTGTTGCAAAACAACAGCTGTCATATCATTCTTAACAGTTTCAAGAATTGTGGTTACAGAATCATCTGATGTAAGATTTTCTGGGAATGAAATGATAACTGATGGTGACCATTCTGATTTTACAGGGTTATAAGGATAACCTGCTTCTGAAATTGAACGTACTTTAATTTCAACCTTTTCTCCATTTCTGATAGGAATATCAATTTGATTGATATTAATCTTTGTTCCATCAGCAGTTGACTCATTCTTCCATACATAAATTCCCTGTTCAGTATCATATACCTTTGTCAAAATTGAGGAAGTAACCATGTTCCAATCAGTGAATACACCTGTTTGGATTGCATCGTTTGTTGAATATTCATATGTATTAAGCTTGACACCGGTCTCATCTGTATGGAGATAACGGTACATAATATCAAATCCAATAACTGCTTGTTCACCATTTCTTCCTGCTTCATCAAGATATCTTGATTGAGGAATCGGGAAGAATCCTCTGATATGATATTTAGGAGTATAGTCAATTGCTCCTGACTCATTCAACAAAGTATTAAGTTCTTCTACAAGAGAGTTATATTGTGTAGTCAAAGAGTTCAAAGTCTCTGTATCAGTATTGATAAGGTTCTGAATATTGGTTCTTTCATCTGATGATGTAGACTGTATCAAGAGGTCCTTATTAGAGGCTATAGTATTTCTTGTAGCAGTTATATTAGATTTTGTTGATGCTATTTCTGAGGTCAATTGGTTGTATGTCTCCTTATCCAAAGTAGCATCAAGTTGGGTATTGATTTGGACAACTCTTAAATCATCTGCATTTATGACAGGTGAGTAAGGAGTAAGACCATTATAAGCGTGAACTTGTTTTTCCTTTGCTTGTGCAATCCATTCTTTACCGAAGTCTGCAACATTCTCTGCATAATATGAAGCAAATTTAATGTTATCATTTTCAGAGAATGTCAATTCATTAGTATAAAATGAGATAGGATTTGACCAATCAGTTGAAAGAAGATTGAAGTTTTCATTTACACCTTTAACATAAATAATATCAATCTCATCTATTCCTATTCCAACTTCAATAATCTTTTCGGAGAACGGTTCATTATAAAGTTCAAGTACATCACCAGAACCTATGCTTTCATATCCGACTGCATATTCAAGTTGAATACGTTTTTGGTCTTGAACAACTTTAGTTACTTTATACAATGAATTATGAAATCTAAGATAATCTCCAACAGCAAGAAGATATCCGTTTGATTGTTCAATTCCGTTTTCATCTACTATAGAATATGTAATATTGTCGAGATAATACCAAGCACGGCTGAAACCCTTTTCATCTTTTACAAGACGAATCTCAGTTACTCCAAACTCTCCTTTATATTTTTCATAAGTGAGAGGAAGTTTAATTTCATCTTTGTCCTCTCTATAAGGAACAGATTGGCTATTAAGCAAAGCAATCAAAGATGAATAACCAAGATTTTCATTTGATATATTTCTTGTATAAAAATCATATACGCTTTCATATGTAGTTCCTACATATGCTCCTGCATCAAGTATAATTCTACTTACAAGAACTCTATCAGAATCATCATCTATCTTTCCCTTAAGATTAAGTTTGACAACACATCTTGGATATTGAAGTGCTTCAAAGAACCAGTTAGGATTTATAGAGAATGATTCTATATCATCAAGACCTGTTATTGCTTCAGGAGGTCTTGATATATTTGTAACTTTTATTTTCCTATATGTACCGTCATCTGTTTCTACAATACCCTTTCCTTGTGTGAATTTAGCAATTGTATCTTCAGCTCTGTTCACTCTTTTAACCACATTAGAGAATGAAGGTAGAGCAATCTCATCTGTTACTCTAATCTCAGGCTCCGTTGATGACAAAGCTTCATTGAATGCTTCTGCAAGAGCAAGAACATCTGCTGTGTTTTTTGTCAATTGTGCTAAGTTATCTGCATATGAATTCATAGTATTCGTAACTAAACTTTTTCTTTAAATATTTATTGGTAAAAAATAGGTTGTCACTTTTTGTAACAACCTATATAAAATCAATATGTTTAGGATTTAATCCAAAAGACCAAGGTATCTTAAGTGTTCTTCTATTACTGGCTTAATTATATTCTCTTTGAGATTATACATATTGTTATCTAACAAATAACCTAAGCTTGCTTCTAATTGTTGTATGCGGCTTTCATGGTCTTGCAAGCTTGCATCAATGTTAGTTAATGTTTGTACTGAAGCATCAAGGTTTGCTATAGAACTATCTAATGATTCCAAAGATGAGTCAACACTTTCAAACTTTGATGATATATCACTTAAAGAAGAATCTACATTACTTGCAAATGTTTCTAATAATGCTACAGAAGAATCAAGTATAGTAATTGCATCTTCTAATAATGAGATAGAAGAATCAGCCGCAAGAAGTGAATCAGTAATAGATGCAAGTGAAGAATCTATTGTATCATGAAGGTCATTTTGTTCTTCTACAAGGTCATCAAAATCATTTTCTATAGTTGATGCTTTATCCAATGTTGTAAGTATATTACTTAACAATTCTGTAGAACTATCTGCATTTGACAAATCAAATACATTTAAAACATTAAGTTTTGTTACTATTGCACTGAGAAGCAATTTTGTATTTACACCTGCAGAATTTGATATTTCTGCTTCACTTTCAGGAGTTCCAATTTCACTAGCAGAAGTGTTTTGAGATGATATTGCTGAGTTGATTATAAAGTTTCCATCCTTCAAAGGAGTAAGAGAACCCAATATTGTAGATGCATCAGCAGCATTCATTCTATCTGAAGTGCTAGCAGAAGTTGCAGTATTGAAATAAACATTATTAGAATACAATCCTGCAGAAGTAAGTTTACTCTCTTTGCCAAATGCAATCTCTTCATTCTCTCCAAGTATTGTTTTAACAGTAAGAGTATTTATACTTGCATCGTCTGCTAATGATTTACCTGCTATAATAGTATCATAAGTAAATTCATTACCATCAAATGAACCGTAATCTCCTATAGACAATGATGCATCAAGTGTATTAGCGGCAAGAGCATCAGTAGTCAATAATGCAGTATTTAATTCTCTTACCTTTCCTGTCTTAAGAGTCTTAATATCCTTTTCAATATCATCAATCTTGTCTAATGATTTGATTACTATTTCTTTTATTGTAGTATTTTGATTGCTTAATACAGAAATAAGATTGGCATTAGAACGAAGAGTTTCAACTGCAACTGCAAGATTTCTGATAGTGTCATTGAAGTCTGTTGCCATTTGGTAACCAGGAACAGAGTTATCTGAAACTATTACATCGCCATTGTAAACAGAAGAAGTCTTTATATTAAGACGGAATGAATAAGAATTTCCTGAATCATTTAAGCTGCTTTGCTTTTTAGGAAGATGCTCATAATATGCAGTGCTATCTTGAATTGTAGCTGAATCTAATAACAATAATCCATAAGCATTAGTAGCAAGGATGTTCTTTCCTGTTGAGTCATATATAGAATAATAAACAAGAACTGCATTGAAATAAAAATTACCGTTTACTTCGCTTGGTCTTATTGCTTCTGATGTACCTATTCCAAGGTCATCATAATTAAGTGTTTCATCATCATAGTATTTCCTTAATTCAGACAATGAAAATTCAACACACAATTCTTCTTCAGGACCTTTAACTGTATATGCTTTAAGACTGTCATCATCATAAACAGCAGTTGCTGATATTCCTGTATGAAGATTTCCGTTCTCGTCTAATTCTGTAGAAGCATCAATGTTTTCTATTTTACCAGTCTTAGAAGTAGCTTTGAATTCTTTTCCTTCTTTTGTTATATAATAGTTCTTATCACTTACTGGTTTAAGAAGAATCTTTGACTGACCGTATGAAGATGGAATCTGTACAAATGTTTCATTATAAATTCCGTAAGCATCTGTACGTTGTGCTCCAGATGAAATCAAGCCAAATCCCTTGATTACACTATCATCTGCAAATGTTGATGCATCAATATAATATCCTGTTAAATTTCCTGATGAATCTTCATCTTGGACAAATTCAATATATCCTTCTTTCTGCATCCATTTCCAAAACACTCTTTCAGAAACAGTCAATGAATTTGCAAAATTATAATTGTCCTGATTTCTCAAGACTGTTTCCATATTCAAAGCATAGTTCTGAAATTGTTCTGCAAATGTATAATCACCAGGATTGCAATCTTCTGATGAATATGAAGAGTTGACATTGAATGAAGGAATGTTCAATAAAACATAGTGAGACAATGAAACTTTATTTTTAAGTTCATTGATATTCAATCCTACATCTTCAAGAGCAGATGCAAATGTATAGAAGGTACCGCCTTGGGTACGAGGTTTAATTATCGGTGTTCTTGATTTAGGCATGTTTTATTGTAATTTCTTTTTAGCTAATAGTGATGCTGAATATGTTGATTTAGAAGCTTCTTGCTCTAATAACAATACTCTATTATATAAATCTATCAATGATATAGTTTGGTCATTTAACATAACTTTTATATCTCCCAAAGAAACAATTCCTGTATTAGCATCATTTCCTGTTACTGAAACAGATTTACATTTGACTGAAATATTATCTCCGCCAATATAATTTCCGTTCTCATCTTCATGGTATATCTTATCAAAGGCAGTCTCTATCATTTTGAAGCTGTCATTAATAATTCTAGGTAAATCACCTATAAAATTTTTGATGCTTAATTTTTTTAATTCCATATACATCAGTCTATCATTTTATTATTTATTTACAGAAATATTTACCGTGATTCTGAGATAAAATTTTCAAGCAAATTAGAAATAATGATTAACCAGTTTATACAAAATATATTTTATCATTACATATTGACTGAACCGTCTTTAGCAATAAAGATGGAGCCAGATTTTTTTGATTCCAAAAATCTTCAGTTGGCCTTTCAGATTGCAAAGGAATATGTTATCAAGTATCATACTGCTCCTTCTGCTGAACAAATGAAACAACTTGTCAGAGGAGAAAACAAAGAAGATATACTTACAGATGATATTATTGATATATTATATTCTTCACAGAATTCTACAGGAGGTTATACTAAAGAGTGGTTGTATGATAATGCAACAAGTTGGGCACAGTGGAAGAACTTCTTGAATTCGTTGAAGAGTACTATATCTTATGTCAAACTTAATCAAGACAATGTTTCAGTTGATAATGTAAAAGAAATAATGGAGCACGCAAAGGCTTCATTTAACAGGTCTTGTATAATTGAATTTGACGATGACATTAATTCTGGTTCTGATTTCTGGGATGCTAGGTCTCATAAACAGAATCAACTTGTCCGTTCAAGCACTGGTTATTCATTCCTTGATTTATGTTTGAAGGGAGGATATTTTCCTGGTATTCTTGTTTGTTTTGTCGGTGCTCCTAAGAGTGGTAAGTCTTTGTGGCTTCAGAACTTATGTGCTGCATCTGTAAAGCATGGTGAAAACAATGCTTATATTTCTCTTGAGCTTCCAGAAGAAATGATTCATAACAGAATTGGTGCCAATATGTTTAGCATTCCTTCTTTGGATTATGAAAAGTATTCAAATGATGAAGCTGAAATGAGAGACAGGATGATAGCATTTAAGCGTTCTTGTCTTATTCCACCTGGACAATTGATTGTCAAATCATTTCCTACATCAACAATGTCTGTTATTGATTTGGAATCATATTTGCTTTCAAAGGAAGAGGAACTGTCAACTGAAACAAGCAAGTTTAAATTCAAGAATGTGTTTGTTGACTATATCAACATCATGAAGAATTACAGGAATCCTAATACCGAAAACACATATATGAAGATAAAGCAGCTTGCTGAAGACCTGAAAGCTATGGGGTTGAAGAATGGGTGGGCAATTATAACTGCAACACAGACAACCCGCGCACAGTATGATACTACTGATATGAGTCCTAATCAAGTTTCAGAATCTGTTGGTCTTGGTGCTACAGTTGATGCAATGTTTGGTATTATTGCCGATGCAATGATGAAAGCACAGGGTAATTACTTTTTGAAATGTATGTATGACCGTGTTGCTCCGTATGACAACATGCGTAAACTATTCCATCTTCAAAAAGAGTTCTTACGTATCACTGAAGATATGTCAGCTCCAATTGAAGAGGTTACTACAGCACCACAACTACCACAAGGACAATTTTATAATAGACCTCCTCGTCCTCAGCAATCTACTTTGTCTGCTTCACCAAATCAACCAGCTTCAGTTCCTATTATGACAAGCACATTGGACAATAGTCCATCTTCAAAACCAGCAACTCCTGGTAATTTGTTTAGTAATAGTTTAATAACTGTAACTGGTGAAGGATTGTTTTAAAAATAAATTACCAATATAAACATGTTGGAAGATAAAATTATAAACAACAATTATGACGCTGTTGAATACGGAACAGAATCATTAAAACCTTCTTCAATTGCAATCAGTCCTCTTGTAGCAGATAGATATGAAGAATCTATATCAGACAATATAGAAGAAGTATTTATAAGAAAGAAGCTTGATGAAGTAGTAGCAAATTTATACGAACAATCAAAGTATTTTGAAAAGTACGGTAAAGATTATAAGAAGGTAGAAAAAGCTGACATATCAGATATTTACTATACTTTCAAAGCAGAATTGAAAAAAGAAAACGAATATAGCATTGTTCAGATATTTTGTGCTATAGCAGAATTTTTTGATTTCAATTATAAAACATTATACAATGACATCATTACAATTGAAGACAAAGCAGCAATACTAGAAAATTTGAAAGAAACATACGGGCTAGAAAAAGAGTTTGCCAAATCAAAAAGACTGTTTTAATGGACACTTTTATAAGAACAGACGTCAACAGAGTAATACTTATATCAGATATTCATTTAGGAATTAGGAATGCTTCTTTTGAATGGATAGAAAATATGACTAGATATTTTGACAACTTCTTTATACCTCTTATCAGGAAGTATAAAGAGGCTGGTGACAAATGTGTAGTTGTAGTAGCAGGTGATTACTTTGATAACAGACAGCATATTGACATCAATGTTATGAATGTTGGTGCAGAAATTATGCAAAAGATTGCTGCTGAAGTAGAAGTGTTTGTATCAATTGGTAATCATGACATTTATAAAAAGAAAGAAGTTGATATATCTTCTGTTAAGATATTCAAACTGTTTAAGAATGTTAAGCTTATAGAGAAATTGACAACACTTGTAACATCACAGGATAGAAAGTTTCTTATTGTTCCTTGGGTAGGAGACGCTAAAGAGGAAACACGGATTCTTACAAGGAATAAGAATGTTGATTTCTATATACTTCACTCTGATATTGCAGGATTCAAATATGATAATGGCCGACAGATTGTAAACGGTGTAAACATTTCAACTATTGAAGGTAAGAAGATTTATTCTGGACACATTCATAAAAGACAATCTACAGATGTTGCAACATATATTGGTTCACCATATCATTTGAAACGGTCTGACATTGGAAATACAAAGGGAATCTATTCAGTAGTCATATCTCCTGATGGGGTTAAAGAAGAATTTGTTGAGAATACTTATTCCCCCAAGTATTTGAAAGTTCCTCTCGAAGATATTCTTGATTATACTCTTGATAAAGTAAAGAAGATTGTTTACAACAATTATGTAGATATAATAATCAAGCGTAAGTGGAAGAATGATATTAGTATGTCAAAACTTATGGAGGCTATGGACTACTGCAAACCTCGTAAGATTGAAATTATTCTTGACAAACTTGAAACAGAATTTACAGATGACAATAATATTGTAACAAAAGATATGTCAATTGAAGATGTTTCAAATGATAAGATTGACAAACTTGGTAAAGAAAGAGGATATACAGAAGAAGATATTAAGAAATTGAAAGAAATGAATGCTGCTTATTTAGGAATGGCTGCAGACCTTATCGGAAATGTTGATAACATGAAATGATATGAAGATAATAAAGATTGAATGGAGAAACATATTCAGCTACGGAAACAAAATTGAAACTCTAGATTTTGGAAATGAAGGTAAACTTTGGCAATTGTCAGGACGGTCTGGTTCTGGTAAGAGCTCGTTATTGAACATTCCAAAATTGTTATTGTATGGAAAGACAGAAGGTTCAGATGGTAAGCCAGTTAAGATTGGAAATATTGCCAACCGCATTAATAAGAACGGTTGGATAAGGGGTGAGATTTTAAAAGGAACTGATTTGTTTGTTATTGAAAGAACATTTTCTCCGCAAAGCTTGACGGTGTATAAGAACGGCGAGAATCTTGACAAAGCAGGATTGAAAGATATGCAAGGTATAATTGACAATGAAATTATGGACAATATGCCATATCATATCTTTGCAAACGTAATGATGTTGTCTTTAAATAGCTTCAAGTCATTCATTTCAATGTCTCCAAATGATAAGAGACAAATCATTGACAAGATATTTTCTCTTGAAATAATCAACAAAGTATATGAGCTTGTCAAAAAGGATATGAGAGAATTGGGAAATGCAATCAATATTTCTAATTCACAAGTATACAGTCTTGAACAGACAATTAAAACTTCTAATGCAGAGTTGGAAAATTTATCAAACAAAAATGAAAATGACAATAAAGACCAGCTTGAAGTATTAAGAAATAAGATGACAAAATGTAAAGAGATATATGATGAACAAGCAGCTAAATATACAGAAATGTATAATAAGTATATTGAACTTACAAACAGTGAATCACAATATCTTCAAATATACCGTAATCAAGAACATGAATGCAATGCTACAAGAGAGAAAATAAAATTATTCAATGAAGATAAATGTCCTACTTGCGGTACTCCATTTAACGGTGAAGAGTTTGATGACCTCAGGAGGACATTACAGGATAAATTAGACAATCAAGAATTGGCATTACAAACTTATTTAGATTCTTATAATACTGTCTCTAATATGAAAATAGAATATGCCAATGCATTAAATCAATTGAAGATTAATCTTGACAAGATTGTAGCAAAGCAAAATGAATTTATCATTGAAAGCAAGAGTATAGAGAATGCAGCATCAAAGACAAATGAATATGCATCAATCCAAAGAATCATCAATGAAACTACTATATCAAAAGTTAATCTTGAAAAAAGTATTGAAGATGCAAATAAGAGAATGAATTATCTTGAAGTGTTGGAAACTATGTATTCAAATGACGGTATCAAACAACAGATGATGCAGAACTATCTTCCTACTTTGAATGAAGAGATTAAGAATACATTGATTGCTTTGAGTTTTCCGTATTCATTAGAGTTTGACAATAACTTTGACCCTCATCTTGAATGCTTGGGTGAACCAATTGAATCACAATCATTATCAACCGGTGAACATAAGAAAGTAGATTTGACTGTATTGTGTGCAATCCTTAGAATGTTGAAGAGAAAATATCCGCAAATCAATCTTGTTTGTCTTGATGAAACATTATCATCTCTTGATTATGAATCTTCTACTGATATCATTACTTACTTGCATGAGATTGCTTCATCAATGAGCTTGAATATTTTTATTGTTAGTCATACACAACTTGATGAAAACTTGTTTGATGTTAGAATTCATATTGATAAAAATTCTGGCTTTAGTGATTTAACTTTCGTATGATAAATATTGAAAGAGATTTAATTTGTAATGGACCAATATCAATATAATAAAGAAGACCTTGAAAGAAGATTAACAATTGTTCAAGAAAAAGGAGAAAAGATACAGAAATGCCTTGAATATGCAATCGCAAGATTGTCAGAGTATCATAATCAAGGAGCAAAAGGATTGATAGTTGATGATGCTATGTATGATGTTTATGCTAAATTAGATGCAGCATTAAGAACTTATACATCATATAACAGTCGAGTAACTAAAAAGATAGAGGGTAAATTAGCTGATATGACTCCTCCTGTTGAAGAAAGAAAAGCATCTTCTGTTCCTAGAAGAAGTATATAAGAAAAAAGATAACCTTTCGGTTATCTTTTTTATTAATCTAATATTGTAAATGAAATTATAAACGGCCCTCCTATTTCTTCATCTGGAAATATTTTTTTGTAAACTTGTTCTTTTTCTGATATACAGTAATCAAACATATCTTTTATTTTAGTTTCATACCCATAAAAATATTTTCTATCTTTTCCATCTTTATCTCTATATGTACCCTTTATTACAACACATTTTAGTTCATTTACTTTTGAACTAAGTGATGTATTATAGTTATCTGTAAATTTTGTACCGCAAGTATAATATAAAGATACTGTTATTATAGGTCTGATTTCATCATTATCTGTACCAAGAAGGTATTTAATTTTCTCGTCATTTAGTACTTCTTCACAAGTAAGACTATGTCTTTTTCTATGATTAACTGTGTACTCCATTACTTATTTCTATTAAGTTTATACGCAGTATACATTATCTGTTTGTAATTTTTATATTGAAGCAATATAGTTAAATCCTTTAAATACTTTTGGTCTTCTGCAGTAAATGAACTGAACTTATTATCAGAAACATTCCTTGAAAATGTATGAAGTAATAATCTGAAAATGTTCTTATTTACTTCATTATGCATACAAAATATCTTAACATTCTGGTCAGGAATTATATCGAGGTCTACATCACCCATATATCCTATATGAGGAGGCAACAAATCTTCTGGGTCAAATGAATACTTTGAGAACAAATCAGTATTCTCTATGTAGAATAAGAACAGCTTTGATACTTTGTTTATATAAGTATCATTCTTATCAATAATATCATATGTGTTTCCGCTTATTGTGTTTATAAATGATTGCAAAACAGTATCTCTGTAAACAAGTTTTGTGCTCTTATCTACTTCCTGACTATTAACATCATTTACAGTGATTTGATAAATGATATTCTTGCTCTTCGAGCGGATGATGAATCCCTCTACATCGGTAGGTTTCAATCCTGTAGTTGGTTTGAAATTGCCAATTAAGTATGTAAGTGTTGGCCAACTAGGTGATTTCAAATATGCTTCTATATGTCTTTTAACTTTATCTATATTGTAAGATGAGGAGTTAAAAACTACTTCATCTTCATTACAATACATCTCATCATTTGTACTATACAGCTGCAAATAAGTCATCAACTTACCATATTTACTTATGGTCGGAATAACATTGCTGTTATATGTATAAGTGTCACTTAAAATAAATTTTCCAGCTAATGCAGGATTGTGCTTACTATAATCAATTATATGATAACGTTGTTTCGGATTGTAAAAGAATCCTACTCTTAATTCACCATATTCTGTAATAATGTCATTTCTAACAGGATTGATTACAGTATCTACGAAGTTACATATATCTTTGTACATCGTATTAGTTATACAATCAATATCAGAGATAACATTTTCAGTAGAACCTTTCATAGCAATTGCACCTACTTTTGTTATTTCAACCCTGAAATAATACATATCTAATTTTTCTTGAACATAAAATCCTTCATTATAAAGGGCTTGAAGTTCTTCAGGAGAAATATTCTTAAATTCTTTAATCATAACCTATATACCTAAATACAATTTATACTTCTGTAAATTCTATCTTTAGATTGTAAGATATATTTGAGGAAACTTGAATAAATAATAAAATATCAGAATATAATTTCTGATTTCAGTCAAAAGATTAAATTTATTAAAAGTTAAAAAGGTTTAAAAGGTTAAAAGGTTAAAAAGTTATGGCAAATTCAAATTTTTCTAGTCTGTTCAACATTACGAACAGTGTCCAAGAGCCCCAAAATTTTCGTAATTCTGACGAATACAAGCCCTCATTCAAGGACGGTAAAGGTGGCGTTTATCAATCAATTATCAGATTCATTCCGTGGTTTGCAAATCCTGAGAAGTCTATCATTCAGAAGACTGTCTCTTATGTGAAGAACCCTATCACAAAGCAGGGTATTTATGTTGATGACCCTCGTTCAGTAGGTCAGCCGTCTTCTATCATTGACATGTTCTTCAAATTCTACAATTCTGGTAGTGAACAGATGAAGAACTTCGGTAAGGAACATCTTTCAAGCAAGCCCCAGTACAGTTCTCTTGTACAGATTATTCAGGATGAACAACATCCTGAATTGGTAGGACAAATTAAGGTCTTCAAGTTTGGTAAAAAAGTTTGGGATAAACTTTATGCTGAAGAACATCCTGCTATGGGGCAGGGAACAGTTCCGTTCCATCCTATCTATGGTCGTTATTTCCTTCTTAAGATTGTAGGACAGTCTGGTTTCAACAATTATGACCAGAGTGGTTTCTTTGACAACAAGGGAGCCAACAATCAGACTCTTCCTATGGGTATGTGGTACATCAATCCTGCAACAGGACAGTATGAAACTGTCACAGAAAATACTGACCAGCAGGCTGTATTCAACTATCTTCAGACTGCATCTCCTGATTTGGCAAAGTATGATTATCAGCCTTGGACTGCTGAACAGGAAAAATTTATTAATGACGCTCTTAATATTGCTGCAAACTACTTGCAGACAGGAACTCTTCAGAACAATTTGGCAGCAGTAAATACTCCTACTTCAGGTATTGCAGTTAATCCTGCACCTGTATTTCCTGGAGCTACTGTCCCGGCACCAGCAGCACCAGTAAGTATGCCAACTCCGGCCGCAGGTATTCCACCTGTTGCACCAGCAGTTGCACCTTCATTGACTCCTAATATTCCACAGCCTGCAGCTCCCGCACCTGCAGCTCCTGCAATGGGTGCATTCAGCATGGGTCAGACTAATTTGGGAGGAGTTCCTGCTCCTGCAGCAGCTCCGTCAATCAGTGGAATTAACATTCCTACTGTAGAGCCCGCAGTTGCACCTTCAGGTGGAGTATCAATTATGGGAGGAGCTATTGGAAATGTTGACGATGTTCTATCACAAATCTAATAAGTAGTTTCAAAAAAAAAAAAGGAGATTCGAAAGAATCTCCTTTTATTATACATTGAGGT